CGGTAGGGGAGACCTACGATACTGGCCCCTTGTCGTCTGACGAGATTGCCTTGGACTGCGTTGTCAACTTCATGTTATAGTGAGGAGACAATGTCGACCCCGAGACCGCTCCAGTGGCGTCGGCGCCTCACACAACACGGAATGTGTGAGGCGTGTCGAGCTATTTACGTCAAGCGGTGTGTCCGGCAAATCACCGAGCGTGGTCTCGGACTCGAAAACCGTCTCGAGGTTCTTGAAGCGGTGCGCCGAGATCCGAAACTTGTTGCGTTGACGCCTCGTGGATTCTGTCTTTCGTACGACAGGGGACGCTCAGCGTTTGTCGGCGTCGGTAGCCTCTACAAGGAGGGCGGTTATTTGATGACGGTTCACGATCTAGAGCCCAGATGGTCTGCACGAACCAAAGAGCCTGTTATGGAGTTCTGGCCCTGACACACTTTGTGCTATACTTCACCCCGTGACACAAGCGGCTGCCATCCGAATCGCTGCCCGATACGTGGAGTCTTTCCACGTCGAAGCCATGAGCAATCTGCTCCCTCGACGGACGGGGGTGCGGGGAGCTGTCATTTGGGTTTCTCCGGGTGAGTTCAGTGGCGTTGACGTCCAACACGGTCCGAGGATCAAAGTCATGTTGGGTGAGAAGACCACGACAGAGGGCCTTCACGCGGCAGTATCTGTGACTCTCACAAATCCGCCGCGAGTCCTAGGAGTCTTGCCAGGTAGAGTTCGAGGACAAGTTTTCGCATTCATCAACAAGAACCTAGACGTGCTCTTACGCCACTGGCGAGGTGAGCTGGATCCTGGAGACGTTCTCGAACTCATCGAACGCGTCTGAAACTAGTCTAGTAGGTCTTGGTATCGGTGTCGACCGTTTGGGTTCAGGACGACAATGAAACCGTGGCCTTTCGACCACAGCTTGAAGTCCTTCAAAGCGGCGTTGATCAATGTTACGGTCTTGTTCTTCTTCGGGCTCGGCTCTGGATCAATGAACTTCAGCTTGTCGAGTGAGATGATGCCGTACTCGTACATCGAAGCGTCGCCTACGAAGTCCTTTGCGTTTTTGGTGATGATGATGTTCTTGGCAAGTCGCTCCTTGATGTGTTCGTCAGGCTCGCCGGGGCGAGGTTTGAGAACACGTAAGTTGGACGCCTGGAGAGCTGTCTCTAATGCGAGGACGTTCTCATCAAGCATGACGATCCCGCGGGACATGGAGATTCGCTTCGACGCATCTTTTTTGTAGGCATCGAGGATCCGGTCGATAGCTACGTCTCTGGACATAGCACATATTGTAACAGGGATTTAGTCGTATGGCGACAGAAACAGAAGAAGCGGAAACCCGATACTTCCTCGACCAGGACAGTTCGTGTCACTGGTATTTGGTGCGGGCGGACAAACGCACGGAATGGGAAGCCTGGAACGAACTCAACGAGGAAGACGAACGCGCCTGGGAACCGCCAGAGTTTGCGAAAAGACTCAGCGGAGGACCCATGGGCGTAACCTTCACGGATCCTGTGGGTGTTGAATGACTTGGGGCGACCTCAAGGAAAAATTCGACACGCTACCACTGTCGACGAAGATCGTTGCCCAAGTCTGGATAGACGACATTGACGACGACAATTGGGACGGCTCGTTTGACGGGGCTTTCTACGACGAAACTGAGGAGACGCTCTACTTGGTGAAGCACGAAGAAGAGGCCGACGTGGTCGACGAACCAAACACTACCGGTAGCCGAGTTTGAATCCGTCAGATGTTGAGAGGTAAGGTATGACGCATCGGTTCTCATCAGGGGTGCCGTCGCTCGACCGACGCTTGGGGGGCGGTTACCTGCCAGGAGTGGTCGAAGTCTACGGCTCACGAGGTAGTGGCAAGACAACCCTCGCGAGGCGGGCCCTAGCGGCAGCAGAGAAGGCCGGAGCCTCGGTTTCTTACTGGACTCCAGGGGTAACCAAAAAGCCTCCCAAAGGGCTCCTAGTCGAACATCACACGGAGCGGGACGTTGAGGAAGTTCTCAAGGGGATCCTGGAAGTGCTCAAACAACGAAAGCGGACGCTTGTCGTTCTCGATCCGCTTTCAAATTTGGTCTCCTTGGACACGGATCTCGTATCAGGTGTCCGTCTGTTCGTGATCCACGCGCTCCCAAGACTCTGTCGAGCACTAGTTCGAACACAAAGCGTCTTGATCGTCACCTCGCCAGACAACCAGCGACACAGGGCGCTTCACTTCTACGCGACAACCTGTTTGCGCATCAGAGAGGACGCATCCCGAAAGTCCAGGAGCATCACAGTTACCAAGCATGTCGAAATCGAGTGTGGTGCAGGGAGTGTTAATCGCCAGGCAAGCGTGCGTCGTCGACAAGCTTACGGCCGATCCCTTGAAGGATTCAGGGTCGGCTTCGGGCCAAGCTCAAAATGAACCTTTGGGAAGAAGCGTGTGTCAAACGAAGTCAAGATCGACGTCTCGTTCGAAGCACACCAAGTGAGCTACGCGATCCAGTTAGCTGTCTCCGACATCAGGGATGAGATGTCGCGTCCAAGCGTGCTCTTCCGGCCGACACTGACGAAGGACGGAGACAAGTATTGTATGCACTGCGGCCTTTGTGTCGGGTTCGAGGGCGCAGGGCTGTGATTTCACAAATCACGAAACCGGCACAAAACATGCTGTCAAAAATAATTGGTTGACACCGTTTGGTCTCGGGTTCATTGGAGCCCTGTGAAAAAACTGCGATATTCGAAAGCCTGGGAAATACGTGTCAGCGGAAATCACGCTCTTTATACCCGGGCGGATTTTCAAGCGGAGCGTGTCAGTTACGATACCCCTACGCCACCGGCTATGGCCGGGATGCTTGAATCGATCCTGTGGCGTCCAGGTTTCAACTGGCGTGTCAGTGAGATTCTCGTCCTGAACCCAATTCAGTGGACCAACCTCACTCGAAACGAGGTCAAAGAGATCACGTTTAGTAAGGGCTACGTCGATCTGGATCAGCAACACACACAACGACGATCCAGAATCCTCGTCAACGTTGATTGGATCGTGAAAGCCAAACTCGTAACAAGCACGGAAACACCTATACCAGAACTCCGAAAAATGGAGGCAATGGCCGAACGGTATTTGGCTAACGGGAAATGCAACCACAGACCGTTCTTGGGTTGTAGAGAGTTTCCAGCAAAGGTCCGTCTAGTGAATGGGTCCGAGACTCTACCAAGTCCGGTCGACATCACGCGGCAGTTGGGCAGGATGCCACACAGCTACCGTTGGGTTCAGGACGTTCGAGCTGAGGTTTTCATGTTCGATGCCGAACTGAATCGTGGTCGGCTCGTCGTTCCGGAGGTCGCATGATCCTGGAAGCCCTTTGGGCCTACGCCCAAAAAGCACGTCTTGTTCCCAACGAGTACATGGCGCAAACGGCGGGCCTCACTGTCGACCTAAACAAGCAAGGGGCCTTTCGAAGCGTCACCGCCAATAGGTTTTCAGTCGACGCCCCAACCCCCGTTCCTGCCAAACGGCCGGGTACGACACCTAAGCCATATCTGTTGGACCACGTTGGTTACGTGCTTGGATTGGGGACCGATCCGAACAAGCTAGCCCGGCGCAAAACACAACAGCGAGCCTACAAGGCATACGTTACTGACCTAGCAGAAACCGTCAAAAGTCTGCGACCGGTTGCCAAATTCTTGTCGGGACCTGTACCCAAGGAAATCAAGCAGCTGAAATGTGCGGATCACATCAAGGTGGCCTTCACCGTCAACGGCAAGTCGATCTACAAAGATTCAGGACTCAGAGCGCACTATCGCAGTCTGCGCAAGGAGACATCCCCTACGGAGACTTGTCGAATCACCGGCAAGCCTTGCACGCCAGGTTTTTTTCCACTCTTCAAAAACCTTCCAGGATCCAAAGGTTCAAACCTGATTACCTTCGAGGAGAAGGCGTGGCAATTTGACGGACGAGACTCTAGCAGGTGCTACCCGCTCTTGCGCGAGATTCGTGAGGGTGTTGCAGCTGCCTGGAACCATCTCACCGAACCAGCAGAAAAGGCGTTTTGGAATCGACGTTCAGCGTTCGTCCTTGAACGATCCAAAGGTACAGAAAAAGACGACAAGTCGAAGCCTTTGGCGATTTGGTGGACGTTAGCAGATGTTGATCTTAGTCCACTGCAACGCGTTGTGGAAGGACCTGTTTCCGGCAAGCCCTATCGGGAATTTATGGATCAGGCTTTCCTCGATCTCTCAGCACTAGAGGTTGAGGGGGACCTATTTGTCTTGGTGGCACAATCGTACGACTCGTGTCCCGGACGTATTTCCGTTCTGGATTGGTTGGTCGTGCCCCTGAGAAAAGTCGCAAGCAACCTACGACAATTTCGAACTGAAACGGGCAATGCGACGCTGCGACGATTGTGTCGAAGCTCTCCGAGTTACCTAGTAAGTCAGGCCCTCTTGCGAGCCGCCTTGGTGGGAGAGGATTACCCGCCAGGTGTCATCCGAGAGCTGACTCGTCTAAACAACCAACGTTGGCCGGATACTAACGGGCTAGCACCAGGACCTCTACTCACCGGCGTCACAGCCAAACTAATTGGAAAAGGAAATCACATGAACAACGGAAAAGATCTGGAAGAAGAAAGAGACAACCCATTCCACACGACGGACCCAAATTTTTGGGGCGGCTGTTTGGTAGCTCTGGGTAACCACCTACTGGCTGCTAATGGTGTTGGTGGGAACTTGGACGCACAACTTGACTCGATCAGCACTCAGCCAGGAAAATACTTTCCGAAGTTCGACGGCAAGGTCCGACGCGCGATCACACGACTCCGCAAGGCTCCGGTTGAGGAAAAACCCGAGATCCATACGGCCATCTCACACTACGACAGCTCGTACGTCAAGTTCGTACAGGACAGCAGCAAAGGCATCGTACCACTGCGTTTGAGCGGCACAGAGTCTCTCGCTTTTCGACGTGGGTATGTCTTGCAGCAGCGAAGCCTAAGAGTCAACAAGGCCAAAACAGCGGAGAAACCAGAGAAATTATCAGGGACATAAATCGTCCTTGTCGGTAAAACAAAACCAACACGAATGGAAAATCAAATGGCGACAGCTAAGAAAACAACACAGGTACCCGCATTGGACGGGATCATCGTTCCAGAAACCGTCAACGCAAATCAAAACGGGGATCCAGATGACGGGGGCAATCCTCGTCGCAACGCCGTGACAGACAAAGGGCTCTGGTCACGTGAAAGCATCAATCGACGGATCCGGGATTACGTCTACGACGTTCACAAAGGTAAACCCGGGTTCGATTTGTTCATCAAACGAGGCAATGTCCACGAGACACTGATCCGGGAAGCGTACGTGAGTTCCGGAGCAGGAATCGACAAGGGCAGAGACTACGCTAAGGGCAACCTTGCGTTGTGTGAAAAGTATTTCGACGTGCGGTGGTTCGGACTTGTAGTCACCAAACCTGGTGACGGTGGGATCCGAGGGCCAATTTGCATAAATATTGGTGAATCTGTCTACCCTATAACGCACGAAGACATGGCGGGTACGAGACAAACTCGGACGAACGAAGAACGTGCCAAAACTGGCAGTCGGGAAATGTCCCACAAGCGGTTCATTCCGCACGCGGTTTTCACGATTACCTGGCACCTCGATCCGTTTTACGCACAACGAACCGGGTTCGACAAGAACGACTTGGAAATCTTCCTAGACGCGATTACACGTGTCTTCAGGAACGATCACTCGTCTATGAGGGGGCGAATCAACCTCCGGTACTCGGTCGTGTTTGAGCACGAGGAGCCTACCCGCAATGCCGAGCCGTGTGATTTGTTCGAGCTCCTCAAAATCAAGGCAAAGGATCCGCATACGGCTTCGCAATGGTCGGACTACACCGTGACCTTACCGACGGCCAAAGATCTGCCCGCCGGTGTAACGATGAAAATCCTGCACGCAACGAAGGCTGCTTGAACCGCCCTTAGAGGACGAGTGCTGAACTTCAGCACTCGTCCTCTATTTCTGATTGGAGTACGAATCATGGAATTTCACGATTACCAAGCTGTTACCTTGGCCGACGCCTGTAACACAGATTGGAAATCTTACTACGTTTTGTGGGCAATGGCAGCCGGGAAAACGGCGTTTTGCCACGCTTACCTCAAGTGGGCTTTCGAGTGTGACGTCTATGACCACGCAGTAATCCTAACGCCCTACAAAACCACAAGGGACGGATTCGTCACCCGTAAACTGGATGATGAGCGCCGCATCTTGTACGTCAGCGATCTGAAATACGACGTGAGAAAGGACCTGGTACGCCCGCTAGAATCGGACTCAATCGCAGAGCTTCGTGAATACCTGCGCACACCAAAGCCTGGCTACGCTGTGGTAATTTGTGACGCCACAGCAAGAGCCTTCGTCCAAACGGGGGCTGACCAGAACGAACGCCTCATAGTAATTGGCGACGAGTGTCATGGCCATCAAGCCCCCGCGATGAGATCATGGGTAAACGCAATTCGAAGCCGCGGAGCAAAAACCATCAGTCTAACCGCAACACCCTATCGTCACGACAACGTCCCTGTATTGCCTCCACCAGGCACTAAGGGGGTTCGGTTGGGCCCAGTCCGCACGTACACCGAGCAGGTACGGGACGGCCTGGCGCCCGACATCACGTTGAAGTGTATTCCTGTGGCCTGTGCAAACGCTATCAATGACGACGAACGCTTTCAGGAGATGGCTGCGGCAATCGTGGCTAATTGGTCACCAGATCGCAAAGCCATGGTTCAAATTACACCACGGGCTGCTGGTTGGAGCGGGCGCGAGGAGGACGAACTGAACGAAGTCCAGAAAACTTTCTGCAACCAATTTCGATGTCGCATCATTGAAGCTCTCCAAAAGGCCAAGATCAGGTGCGTCGACATGACCGACTTTGAGGAGCACGACGGCTGTCCGCAGAACTATCAAGAGGTGTTACTCGCGGAACGTAAGGTCAGACATTTCAAGGACTCAAAGGTGGACGTCTTTATTGGGATCAACAACATATCCCTAGGTGTTGATTGGACATTGTGTAACACAGTAATATCTACAGATTTTATGAGTTCCTTGTCTCGGATGGTTCAATTCAGTGGTCGAGGAGGTCGAAACAAAAAGGATTTCCTGTCATATCCGAATAGGTATCTAGACCAGATGGAGTTTTTGGTCTTGACACCTGTCAAGCGCGAAAACGAGGATGCTGTACGAATCCGGGAGATGGCTCGTCACGCCGTACTGCTGTCACTGACACTCTCTCAGTTGACACTTCCAGCAGGTTTGACAGGTTACACCGCCATCCAACGGAGATTGCGTGAGATCCATGCCCCAAAGATTGCCACGGAGCTGCGAGACCACCTTGGAAGACGCGATCACTTGACTAAAGTCCACGCGAATACCGTCGTTGTCCTCTCTGATCAGTGGGGGCGAATCAAGGTAAAGAACCTCAGAGTATTACTCCTTCGACAACAACGGCAGCAGTATCCAGACGAGACCCCGGAGCAGAGACAACATGCTGTCGACGCGGCCATACAAGAGCTAGTGTCAGCTCAAGTGGATCCCGGACAGATCGAGAAAGCAGTAGCTTCTATCCCACTACAAGAAGGGACAACTCTCCGATACGTATTCGAGGAGTTGGTCAAGTGGTTCAACGACGAGTATATTGACGTTCGAATCAATCCGTTTCTCCGCAATGCAAGAGAATTTGTTACTGAGTTCTACCCGGATACTTGCGACAATGTATTTCGCCGCCTCCGAGAGCTGCAACAAGAGGCTCTGGATCCGACAATCGTATGTGACTGGGCAATTGCCTTTTACAAAGAGCACGACAGATGGCCCGAGGCAGGCCCCATTCAGGAAGCACCGCACGTCTCCTGGGGGGATGTCAATCAAGCTCTCCTCCACGGGACACGAGGGTTACCGCGGCTCCCCAACGGACTGTTGCAATTCCTCGGTGAATGGGCCCACAACCACAAACAGGTCCTCAGGGTGTTCTCGAGAGTCTTCCACGATATCCACCAGGACAACTCCACGGAGACGGAGTGGCGGCCTGTACTGAGCGCCCTAGGCATTCCAGGAACAGACAATATCCACGAAGCCTTTTTGCAATACGATCGTGCGCGATTGTCCTCCAGAGTCTACTTTGGTGAGCGGGAGCAAGCCGGATTCGAAGCAGCCATGTCCCACGTGGTGAAACACATTCAGCTGTTCCATTTCTTGCGGCTCTTCACGAAGGCTTTCTACAGTCGCCAGGGCTCGCATTGGAACTTCTGGTGGACAATTGCAGAAGCCCAGCGCCACGACACAGCTTTGACTATCAGACAACTCCGAAACCTTGCGAGCGGTTAGGTGCTGCGACTAGGTCCTTAACCGCTCGCAAGGCGGCTTTGTTCTTTGAAAACTCACGACATTTTCACTTCCGTTCACCTGTAGATGGTGAACGGAAGGACGCCATTCTGTTCTCTGCAAGACAACCTCTCGCAATCCACACTGCAAAACCTCGATAAAACAGTCTTTAGTGACGAAGGGTCGAGACAGGGACCAAGGTCCCTGATGATTTCAACGACATCACCAGCGGCATGCTGCTCGCTGCCCCGGAGTCGAGACAGGGACCAAGGTCCCTGATGATTTCAACCAACGGACCGATCAAGACCTCTGGTAACGCCATCAGGTCGAGACAGGGACCAAGGTCCCTGATGATTTCAACGACCATGTTCGGAGAGGACGATGACGCTGTTCGCGGTCGAGACAGGGACCAAGGTCCCTGATGATTTCAACAACCCAGCCGGCGACGGTGGCGGCCCCGCCATGAACTGGTCGAGACAGGGACCAAGGTCCCTGATGATTTCAACACAATAACGCGGAGCAGATGAATGTCACAATTAGTTGGTCGAGACAGGGACCAAGGTCCCTGATGATTTCAACTCTGAGTTGAGTCCGCATATGTAGTCACCTACTTCGTGTCGAGACAGGGACCAAAGTCCCTGATGATTTCAACATGGAGGTCCTATGTTCGTTGATAACAATTGCACCGGGTCGAGACAGGGACCAAGGTCCCTGATGATTTCAACTCAGCGTGGCGACCAAGGAACGGACCTTACAGGTTGTCGAGACAGGGACCAAGGTCCCTGATGATTTCAACACTGGACGACCCCGCCGGCGCGCGACTCCACCATCAGTCGAGACAGGGACCAAGGTCCCTGATGATTTCAACATGCCTGATCGCGTGCACGACTCCTCAGTAGGGGGATGTCGAGACAGGGACCAAGGTCCCTGATGATTTCAACGCGGCGAGCCGGCCCGGCGTCACGCGCCACAAGATCGATCAAAAACAGAGGCCTAAGCCTCTGATGATTTCAATATTGGAGCCCTAACCCACGCGATATACGAGATTCCATTGTCCAGCAAGCAGGGATGTGACAGGAGCCTTGGCTCCTGATGATTTCAACCCAGAGGCCCCTGGCGGTTTGGATGGACCCGAACTGACATGTGACAGGAGCCTTGGCTCCTGGTGATTCCAACAAGACAGGTGCTTAGGCACCTGATGATTTCAACGGAGTGCGCGTCGTTGCACAGCAGACCGAGGTGCTCGGATCGAAACAGGGACTCAGTCCCTGATGATTTCAACTTGTCCACCGGTGCATCCCAATGCACCGGTGCCGGAGCTTCAGCTCCTGTTTTTGACTCGTCAAGAACAGCGTTGAAGCACCTGATGGTTTCAATTCTTGTACCGATCCTGGCTTCACTAGAACGACAGCAGGACGTGACAGGAGCCTTGGCTCCTGGTGATTCCAACATGAGCGCCGCCTCGATGCGATCCTCAACGCCTTCAAAACGACAGGAGCTTCAAGGCTCCTGATGATTTCAACACACTGCACAGCGAGTCCTCGACAGCATTGGCATCGCCTCAAGACAGGGGCTACAAGACTCCTGATGATTTCAACACTCAACAACAGGTGGCAGAACGAGGCCTCTCGTATACAGGTGCTTAGGCACCTGATGATTTCAACCAAAGCGCCCGGTCCATCGGGATGCACTGCGCCTTCAACTGGAACGGTGATTGTGTATGAAGCAAGAGCAAAAAAGCCCCTGGGGATTTCAATATTGGTGCCCTATCGTGTTTGGTATGAAAAGTCTAGTCAGTAACAGGGGTTCAACCCCTGATGATTTCAACTCGTATCGATGGTATGTCGAACTTGAGCGGGCAAAATCAGGAGCTTAAGCTCCTGATGATTTCAACAAAGGCAAAGTCGATCGAGAGACTACTGTGCCAAAATCAGGGGATCAATCCCCTGATGATTTCAACATCGACAAGCAGGGATTCACCGGAGCGTTGCTGGTTGTCGGTCCAGGGGCTAGGTCCCCTGATGATTTCAACGCGCAGACCATCGACGGCGTAATCGAAGAGCTCTCGGTCAGAGACAGGAGCTTCGGCTCCTTGGTGATTACAACAAATGCACACCGGCCGGTCTTGTCGGCGCCCCGTCAGTAGCAGGGGTTCAACTCCCCTGATGATTTCAACCAGCCCGAAGCTCTAGAGGACGAACTCGCGGCGATGACAGGAAACAGGGACCTTGGTCCCTGATGATTTTAACGTTGAGAAACCAGGGCTGTTCCTTCAGCTTGGCCTGTCGAAACAGGGACTCAGGTCCCTGATGATTTCAACATCAAAAGCTCAAAGGCTTGACGGACTTCGTGGGGATCGAAACAGGGACTCAGGTCCCTGATGATTTCAACCTCTACGGGATATCGGCCATCCGAGATCGCCAAAAAACAGGAGCTGAAGCTCCTGATGATTTCAACTACCAATCGTGTTCGTCGAGAGCCCCCAAGATCGAAGACAGTCAGGGGCTTAGGCTCCTGATGATTTCAATAGCACAGTGGACGGGCGCGACGCTGTTGGTGTACTATCTGGTCATCGGTATCTTGTCGAGATATTGTGCCTTTCGGCTGTGGCCAGATAGCTGACTTGGAGGAGGCCCCACGAAAATGAACGAAGAAATCGATGCGATGTACTTACAGCACTGCCCTCATTGTGCGGGGGTGCATGTCGAACCCGTCCAACTTCCTGAGCCGCAAACGGCACGAAGACTTGCGTGCGGGAATTGTCACTTCACGGCGGAAGAGGAACAATTTCGGGAGTACCAAAAGGCACGAATAAGGGAGTCCGAGCTACTGGCGCATTGCCGGGAGCAGTACGAGACGTTGGTTCTTTTCGACAGAGTCGTCGATGTTGAGCCCTTACCTGCTGAGTGGTGTGAGGTGATCGACACATACCATCGCAAATGTGTCGCAGCTCGAGAGGAAGCTTTCTTCAGTAGCTTCGACAGTGCGATGTCGGTCCAGAATCGAGTTTGAACCCGTCAGATGTTGAGAGGTGTGAGTCACGACCGGAGGCCGCCTTGTTCGCTCGGGGTAGTTGTGTTTGAACCCGTCAGATGTTGAGAGAATAATCGCGCTCATGGTAACATTAGCGTTGCTTGCCCCCTAAACTACGATGGCTACGAAGTCTGTGACACTGCAAGTGAGACTCGACGCTCAATCTGTTGAGTTGCTCGACAGGGTCCGCCACGTCATGCGCCAGCGTGTAGGAGGGGCTGAGGTACCAGAGTTCCCAAGATCCAGGGTCCACAGGCTGGCGCTGCTGAGAGGGTTGCAAAGCTTGTGTGACGAGTTCGGGATCAAAGCGGAGCGAAAGCAAAAAATTGCTGGTGCCTTTCCTCGAAAAATCTGAGAACCTGTAGAGGGAGACAACAACCATGAAATTCGCCCGCAGAAAATTAGTGCTTGGATTGCCGGCCTGGTTCGCAGTGAAGGCCCAACTTCCTGAGGAGACAGAGCTTGAGGATCCGCTAGACAACAAGGGTCAGTTGACCAAGGAAGACTTGCGACTGTTGGTTGAGGCCGGGTTGTGACAAAGGTTGCTCGCAGTACTCCTTGCGCCTCTTGGTTGTGTCCCAACGGGTGACTTGAAGGAGGCCCAAGCACTCGTTACTACTTCATCATCAATACCAAGCGGCCGAACCGGAAAGTGTCGGGACCTTTCCCGCTCAAAACGGCTAAGCAGTAAGGTTGGCACCGAAGTATGATGCAGCCTAAGTTGTGGCCCGTCTCGTTCGATATTCCGTCAGGTGGCGAAACGTCTAGCCATCATTCGGGGAACCCTACGGGAGCCAAGCAGGATTTGAGGGCACAACCTCCTGTAGCGGTGGACGGGACACAACAAAGACTCGCGCCAGTACAGGGCGAGGACCGCAACGAGGACGGTTCAGCGCCTTCTCCTCGACCACGCGACGGTTGGGTTGTGAAGCCGGGTCGCATCTCGTGGTCCGAGCACCTGGAGGCATTTGAGGCGTATGCTGAGCAACATGGTCGAGAGCAAGGACCTGAGCGCATGGCTGAACGTGGCGGATTCAGTTACTACGAGTTGCTAATGTTTCTTGGACATCAGCCCAAGACGTGGGAGCCTCGCAAGGGCTAAACCTCCTCCTGCCAATTCAAGACCTCGGAGAGAAGCTGTGACAAGGTGGCGAGTTTACGACTATCCGGCGTCCAAACAGGTGATTGTCAAGGAGGGCTTCAGCTGGCCGTGTTTCCTTTTCTGGCCAATCTGGGCATTGCTTGCACGGGTTTGGGTCGTCTTCAACCTGTGGGTGTTGTACGCAATGTTAAAGCCAGTATGGCTCGCGGTAAAAAACCGAAGCGTTCAAAGGTCTGTCGGAAAAGTTTTTGAACCACTTGGTGTCGCCAGCAGACCATGAGTACGTTGAACCCTCTGGTCTCTCCAACGGTGGCAGTATGCTAGGAGGTCTTATGTTGTGGTGTCTTTTCGGAGTCCTCCTCATCGTAGTAGTCGTGGCGGCCTTCTTGTAGTCACGTAGTCGTGGTTTTTCAAAAATTTGACCGGGGCGAAATTTGAGAATCCGTACTATTTGTATCCCTTTCGTTTTCTGTTCGCGTATTGGATGTGCAAATTTGCACATCTTCATCAACCGCTAAGGATAATCAAGCGGTTCTGGACCCACTCGAATTAGCGGCGGTGTTTGCGGAGCAGGCTTTGAAAGGTATTCAATGGAACAAATGACAACTGACGACATCAGAACCAAGGTCGTGGCTTCACTCGAGCTAATCGGGATCAAGTACAGCAAGGTCACGGTTTTGGATCTAGGCCTCCAGTGGGTCGTGGATTGTTTTGAGCAATTGAGCATACACCTCGAACACGACACACACTTGATTCAAGGAGTTATGATCCAAGCACCAAGAACGTTGCTGCTTCTTGGCGCCAACGGCTACTGGTATGTATTCGTGGAACGACATTCTCCTGAGGAAGCCCAACCTCATGAGACCTTTGCTGACGGATTTTACTGCGTCTCCGACAGTGAGGAAGGCGGGACACCTGATTGCCTCATGAGCGGTATTGTGGAAGTCGTGCGTGAGTTGGCCGAGCGTCGTCTTCCAACCACAGGAACGGACGGGCTGCGAACAGGACAGGGGAACGTGCCTGTGTTCAAGAGATAGGTGACACACTTGTTCCTAGAGTTCTTGGAACGACACAGCATACCTGTAGTGGGCCTGCTGTGTATTGCCTTCCTCATCTGGATCACCAGCGAGATAGGTGAAACCAAATCACAGATCGATACTGCTGTGAAAGACCTCGACGAAATCCGCGCACACGTGTTACGTATCAACGAGTGTTGTAAGGAGTGTGCTCAATGAGCTCACCTGATCTTGAAAGGCGTATGGATGAGGTCATCGCACGACATCGTGCTGAGCATCGAGAGGCGCGAGAGAGATCCCTTGCCGTGTACGAAGCGTGTTACCTTGCTGCGATGAAAGACGTCATGGAGCGTGCCGCGAAGGAGTCGTTACAAGATGAGTGAAGGAACAACAACACTCTTGGCTTGGGCTGTCTTACGCGAGTACAGCGTTGGCATCTGTGTGATTCTCCTCACCCCTGGGAATCGGTGCTTGGTTGGTCAGTGGTAGCCCGGATCAAACTCCACAGACTCTCAAGGCGCAGCAAGCACAGATCGAGGAACTCAAGATGGAGCTAAGCCGATGCCGGCGATCCCCGTGACGGGTCCTGACAACAACAGGCCAAGGCCGTCGGCTGATCTTGAGCGCCGTATGGCCGAAGTCATCGCACGCCACCGCGCTGAACACCGAGAAGCGAGGGAAAGATCAAAACTCATGTATGAAGCCGTGTGGCTTGCCGCGATGAAGGACCTCATGCTACGTGCAGCCGCAGCCGGTCGAGAGGACCCTTGAAATGGATTACAAGCAGCATTGCCCGAACCCCCTCTGCGGGCAGTCGGATTACATGTTCCTCCGACTGGATAATGTGTTCAGATGCTCGGACTGTGGACTGAGCCTCCCAGAACCGTCCTTCAGAGCCTTCCAGGCCCTCCAGGAAGCCCACGCCCTGCTTGCCAAGCAATACGAGCTATGCCTCAAGCGGGACCCCACCAACGTCGTCGTGGGGCTAGCAGCGTGTATCGCCACCCTGGACCAGGCAGCCGGGATGGCTGACGAGTACCGCGATCGCTGCAACGGTACTGTTCGTGTGGTGGGCGCAGAGGGCGGGTATTAGGTGCCCGAGGGAACAGTGTGAATGCCCCTCGGGCGAAGGCCGACATCAAGCGTAGTCACACCCACCTCTTGGGGAGAGCCTTAGAGCCGTGTGTCACACCAGCTCCGACTACGGGCCTAACACGTCGTCGGAGCTTGCGTGTCTAGAGGCTTGTGCGTCGAGAGGCTTGTGCGTCGAGTGGCGACTTGGATCCGCCTTGAGTTCCTTGAACGCTTGCTGCCCCGACCTGAGCGTTTCACCTGTAGAGCTTCTTGCCCCTCGGTGACTTTCTCCTCGGTGACTTTCTCCTCAGTCCAATGCAAGCGTCCATCGTCGGAACAACATCTACACAGGTCACACCAGCTCAACCATTTGCCGTCGACATAAAGATTTCTTCGAATCGCAGGCGGATGACTGCATTTCTGTGTGACCTGGTGCGGCACTTCGACTAGTCGAAGTGGTTGGATTGGAACTGTCGTCACACCGCCACAAAACTCGATTTCGATTTCGCGAATAATCTCTCGAGTCCGAATTAGCCCGACTGCTCCAATGAGACGGCGCAAGTTTTGCAAATCCGTCAACGGAGGTATGGGGCTGTCAAGGTCCTTGACAGACGCTTGTGGGAAGGCTTCTTCGGCTTGTGGAGTTCCATTCGGCGGTTTCATGTTGATGAGCTCCGTCCTTCAGGCCACGGTACTTCCGGCCAGTACACGACCTGACCGCGTCCTAGCTCGTCGTAGCTGAGACCTCGAAGTTGTTTCGCCATCGCAGCCACTTCCGCTGCTCCATTGAGAGAGGCTTGCGTGAGCACATCACACACGAAGGCCCAAATTGGAGTATCGCGATCGAGGGCAACCGAAACACACTGAACGCCGTACATGCCGCGACCTGAATAGGACCGCAGTTCATAGCCCGAGTCTTCTAACGCCTCGATGAAGGCCGCCTGTTCAAGTTGTAGTTCGGAAGAAGTGGCGTACTCAGCTTGGTACGAAGTGTCGACAGTCAGGCTGTCGAGGTCTTTGACAGAGGCCGGGGGTGTTCCTTGATTAGACATGGTTCAATTCCTCTGCGAGTACCTCTGTCAACATTTCGTCTACGAGCCTCTGGCTCAAAGCTGACTGGATCTTGTGCTCGGGGGTTTCGACCTCGACACAAATCTCGTAGCCGATCCATTCCGCACAGCAACCGAAGGGCGCTACGATCGTACGCACGGACTTGAGTAGGTCAACTACTTCACGTCCGACACGAACCATCAATTGGGCGTCTCCTGAAGGCCCTGGTACGAGCTCTGTTGAGTCGTAGCCGGCCGCACATAGAGCCTCCTCAGCAGCTTCGAGACTCATGTTGATGCGTCTTCAAGAGCAAACTGCTCAATGATTGCGTCGGCGACACGGTTGCGATTGGCTTCGAGAATTTGAAACACCGCCTTGAGTGTGATGTAGTCCGGGCATTCCCGGATTAGGTTCTCGACACGAGACCGATACGCGTTGAGTCTGATACGTGTAAACTCCGCATCGCTGAAGCGACCACCAGCTTGTTGAAAATCTGCAAGTTCATAAAAGTCACTTTGTGTGCACTTGCCACTTTCAAGATAAAACTTGAGCCTGTGGCCGTCGATCACAAGGTGAACCGTGCGGCTCGTTACCCGAGTGACCTCCGCCACCACGTAGGGCAGGAAGGGATCCGAAACTCGCGCCCGGTGTTCGTCCATCAACTTGTCACCGATCTTGTGTTCCATGTCTCTTCCTACGAATCTCGACGCCTCGAAATTGAAAACCATTTAGGAGCGTTTCAAATGGCTCCCCTGCTGACGTTCCGTAGGCCTTGCTCTCGAACCTCATCTTGTCCGAAAGACTCCTCCACGAGGGTCTTGAGTAGCTCGCTGTCCTCGACAAGCTCGACGTAGTCTTCGTGAAGCCACGCCACGGCCCTCCTGAGGTCTTCGTCGCGGGCGAGGTACTCGTAAGCCTTGAGTAGCTCCAAAGCCGCTCTCCGTCGCCCTGGGGCGTCGTCTACCTTCTTCCTGAGAAGACTCCTAGCAATGAGCGTCGCGTCCATAGTCAGCTCTTCTCCTGGAACGACCCTAGAAGCCGAGTAAGCAGCTTTGGATCCTCTGAGGCTGTGACGCGGTCTATCAACGCCCTCTTGAGCTTTGCGAGCCGGTAGACTTGGAACTCAGACTCGGTCAGCTCGTTCAGGGACACTGACCACATAGTGCTCGTGTCGCCGACAGGCTTCCCACTGTTCCGACCAAAAACGTAGCTCTCGCTGAGCTCAGCGATGAGCGTACCCGTGGCTCGCTTGATCACGATGTGGCGTTCATTCTGACGCACAAGTTCACAGAGCTCGATAGGTAACCCGTCCTTGCAGAGCACAATCCCCTTGGTCTCTTTTTTCATGATGCTTGTCCTACGGTTTGAAGCTGCTCGGAATGGAACGAAATCGGAAATCACCTAGGCGATGCGCTTGACACCCTGTGTCGCTTTGAGCTCCGCTGCTGCGTCCATGAGGTCCCCGATATTCGCTACCTGTTGCAATCCTGCCGAAAAGCCTTCTTCCCAAAAGTGACGCGCGACGCGGTCCAGGGCGAATATCGCGGAGACATCCCCGTGGGGGTTACCAGGACTACAAATCCGTGAGTCGTATTTGTGCTCAGCCAAGAGGGCAGTGAGCATTATCGTGACTTCGTCACCTAGTGGTAGGCAGCGGGTTTCCCGTGGATGTCGATTGTTCTTTTTGGCGGTCATTGTTTCAGGTTCCTCCCTTGATCTTGTCATACTTTTTGGCACAGACAGGACACGTCGGTCGACTGTGAAGCCCAGCTAGACACTCGTCAGCCAAGTTGTCTAGAGGTTGCCTACATCCAGCTTCCATCCAAATCTCGTGATCGCGACGGAACACAAGATGTGTGAGGAAGTGACGTTTCCCTTCCCCGCTTTCGAGCTCGCATTTGAGCCCGCCACGATAGACGCCGGCTAGGACACCCACCGTGATTACATCCACGTACTCGATGTTGCGCTTCTTCGAGAGTTTGAACGTTGCCATGTTACCCCTACTACGAATCTCGTCGCTTCAAAATCGAGTACTATTTCGGATCATTTACCAGATTCTCACATTTTCCGTTTGCACCGGGGCTTACCTGCTAGAACTTCTTCTTGGTGAGGCTGTCGGTTCGTGACCCCCCTCTGTCCGACAGCCTCACTGCTTTTCAAGCAGGCAGCGTAGGAAGGTGCCCAATGCGGCGTTCCTCAGCTCTACGCAGTCCCTGAGCGCGTTTGCTCGTCGTCATGACCCAATCCGTGTAGGCGCTCCTTGGTACCCGAGGAGCCTTCAGAAGCTCGCTTGATGGGTTCCTGAGCGAGGTAGGGGGAAGAGAGTCGGGCTTACCGAATAGGTCGAGTATGAGCTCTTCGAAGGCTGTGAGTTCAGTTTGCACATTTCTACCTACGAATTGGGTCGGCTCGAAATCGAGTACTATTTCGGGGACGTTCCCATTTGATATGGAAACGTCAGATCAAATCATATTCGCGGACCACTGTCCTGCGTGCGCCTCAACATGGCTCCAAGTCTTTTGGGACACTCGATGGCAAACGAGGTGCACCAACGGAGACCTTCCGATGTTTTCAGAGGCAAAGGGAGTTGGTGGCTCTGCTGCTGCGCGACTGTCGAGAACGCGAAGACAACGCTGAGTGGAGGACCGAAGCCGGGCTCTTCGAGACGAAGTGTCGGACGAAACGAGACGACGAACGGCTTCGGAGCGCGCTTCTCGCGTCAGCAGGATCTGTTGAAAGCGACGAGGATCCATCCATCACCAAACGATGATCTCGTCTTGGGCACTTGTACTGAACGCAGTTGCCGATGTGTACAAGTCACATTGCAGAAGTGAAATCGAGATCGGAAACACGTGAAACACAGTGGTTTGCTCAATGAGATCAAACGTAGTGTCTTTTTTTCTTGACAAACGAGTGTTGCATACGTACTTCGGTGTTGATGGATCCGATCTGTCGAAAACAGCGGGTGTTCAGTGGGTTTTATTTATCCAAGAGTTCAACACTCGTTGAACTCTTGGATAAATAAAACAGCTTGTTTTGGCTTCGCCTCTAGACTGCTTCGCTCCCACAACGAAATAAACCAGTTCAACCACACCACAAAAATGCTACCCAAGAGGCACACCTTAACCACTTTCGACTTCCCTTCTTTCGTCTTAAATGTTCGCCGATCGGCGAACATTTAAGACCCCTAGGTCTCCCCTGGTGTCCTTAGTCCTTAGTCCTTAGTCCTTAGAGGCACTTAGACAGCACCCTCATGTCTGACCCACATACCCCCACACCAGAGTCTCCCCCTCTTCCCCCTGCCACCTCCATCGCAGCCGCTTGGGAACGCTACCGCGCCATGGTGTTGCCTGTGGTAGCGAGCGAGGTCCAGGTCGTCGAGACCCGAAAGGCCTTCTACGCAGGGGCCATCATGCTGTTCAGGACCCTCATCTCCTCGCTTACGCCTGGCAAAGAAGCGACTGCCGCCGACATGGCCTTCCTGACCGCCATCGACAACGAGATTGTGGCGTTCGAAACCGAGCTCTACGCTCGCTTGGAAACGAGGCATTCTTCCTCACCACACAGCCTCTCCTGAGACTTGGAGGCACAAGCCTGGCCTGTGGACCCTCCTAGTGGCTTAGCCCTTCTCAGGGCTTCCTGGGAGGCCCTAAGGTCCTCAAGACGGATTCGCAGCTCGCAGCTCTCAGGTCATCCTCATCAGGGCTGCTTCGAGCACCTCTTGGTAGTCCTTGGAAGGGGTCGCTGTCATCATGGGTGTGGCCTCACAGGCTCTCAAGGATGTCGTCCCAAAGGTCCTTCTCCTCGGATTGTGGTGCGTCGTTCTCTTCAATCTTCTGTTCCTCCACAGCCTCAGGCGATTCAGGCAGTACAGCCAACCCTTCTTCTACAGGTCGTTTCTCCTGACCGTCCGTCGCTTCTTCTGGCTTCTTACGAGTCTTTCTCGCACGACGTGGTGAGACGACAGTAGCAGTTCCTGGAACGACTTCGAGTGTTGGTGAGACGACTGGGGGCGGTTTGCGCTGCCCTCGTTTCTCTTTCCGGTTCTTCGCACGTGACCTCACCTCTCTCAGAATAGCGTCGTAGGCGCCTTCCTTGGAGGATGCCATCAGCCCAATTCCGAGACTGAATGCCGCATTCCCTATCGTGTAGCGTGACGCCACGGGGTGCTCGTCTTCAAGCACCTCTAGTTTTGCCAGCGTCTCCGACTGTATTCTGAGCGTAATCACTGTGTCGGCCATACAATGCGTATTCTCCTGATGTACTTTGAGTACACAGACACCGGATGAAAACACGTCACGACGTGTGCACAGAATGTAACGCTTTGACACGTGTCAATTAAGTATTCAATTTCTACGCAGCACGCAACGTACTTTCTAGTATGCTAGTAGTACAAAGTATACAGAGGAAGCGATGACACCTTCTACAGCACGGGCGAGTCACTCTTACCGGCGCACTCGTCCTCGCCAGCAGCTTGGCGTCGGAACACGTTCCCCTGTCCTCCCCGGCGTTAGAACCGCAGCAACCGACGTCTTAGCGGGCAGGGCACAAAAGTCCTTGATGCGCTTCAACTCGAGGCCGAAAAACTCGTCGCTCTACTCAAGAGCCGCGAGATCGGTCTTTCCACTTGGTGGCTCTTCCTAGACACCCGTATCAAGAACACATGCGTTTGGCCATGGATAGAGCCGAAAAGGGCACAGGATGAAAAACACGAAAGGCCACCCCCTTGAGAGGGCGACCTTTTCGAGTCAAACAGGCTTTCGATTTTTTAATCGAAGAGACCTTTGGCACAGTACGCATGCACGTGCTGGTTGTCGATGTTGTTGACAAAACTCTTCATGTTCTTGCCGCAGTACCCTTGACAGGTCAACCAGCTCCAGGCGGCGAACCAGCCGTGTGTTCGCCAGCTGTTCTCTGGGACTGGATACACAGTGGTCTTGTTTCCGATTTTGATCGAGTAGTTGGACGTGCCCACCCCGCTACAGACAAAGCCGCTATACTCGATGATGTCGTCCGCGTAAATCCAAGAGTAGCCAAAATCCATCAAGAAATACTGGTAGTCGAAATCAGCGGCTTGGCACTGTATCTGGCTTGAGAGCCAGGTAAAGTCACAGCAGCCATTCCCGCAAGCCGCTTTGTTTGCAACTTCGCCGGTTGCGCCGAACGCGTCACTCGGCTTAGCCAACTTGGATGGAGCAGCATCGGTCTGTACCGTTTGCAGATTCAGGCGATCTTGCAACGCTGCAAGATTGGCAGGGACCGCCTTGTCTGGCGCCAGACGTGTCCAGGCTTGCGTCAGTGTCTCGCCAGCAACACCCGCGTAGACAGGGTCGACGAAGGCTTGGCCTCTTTCAGTAATCAGGACTCCGCCTTCAGACGCGAAGTCGAGAAAATCTACGATATTGCCGTTCGGGAACTTCAGCGTAGCTATCACGCTCCCCGACGGAACAGCGACCGCTTGAGTTTCAGAATCCAGGGCAACTTCATCACCCCCACTGCACCCGACCAATACCAAACCAACCAACATTCTCACTATCGTGTTTTTTGTCACAATGGACCTCCGAGCGCGATTAACGCCCGGTTTGCCTGTTAGGTAAATATGGCCGAAAATGCCATGTCTCAAAATCACACAGATACGTATTCAAATCATGAATTCGACACGACTTCATGATGGTGTCATTTTGAGAAACACGAGAACCGCAGGCCTGCCCTCGGAAACCAGTTGTCTGCAACCTCTGCAACGAAGTACAACCACAGAGCTCCTGATTTCAGGACCGGCCCCCACCCACAACAGCTTGTGAGCATATATGAAAGCGAAGACGAGAGTGAAAGCGACGAAAGGCGCAGCAGTTCCTGCGACGGACAGAACAGGCGGCTTTGACATGGCCCTCTGCCTTCTCAAGTTAGGAGTCCTTGTCACGCGTCAGTCTTGGCGTGACGGGATCCGTGTCTATCTCGCGCCAAGAAAACCAACTCCGCTCTTCATTTACGACGATCCAGGAGGTAATAAATACAAGGCCGGTTGGACACCTTCGACTGACGACCTCTTAGCGCGAGATTGGGTCGTTCAGGATCCTTACGAGGACGTCGCTCCTAAAAAGAAGCGCAAGACCCCGACCGTCTCGTCTCGCACGTTGAGGAAGCCGCTTTAAGCTCGCAATGGCTCGGCTAGATTCGCCGCATCCCAGCCATGGAGCCACGCGTCAAGATGGCCCGTGATTCCGTTCCCGCCTTGTTGGACCAGTCTCATGGCGGACATCAGGTCCCGGTCTTGTGACGGGACTCTCGGTTTCCCGACCTTGAAAGCGTCTTTTCCCATTTGACGCGCTTCTGAAGTCGACACAGCTTGTGACGTTGTGCTTTCTTCTGCCTGAGTGGGCTTGAAGGACCAAAGGACGCTCCCACCTGGGATCGATTGAATCATTGCGAGTCCGTTTCGAAGCAAGACCTTGAGTCCACCATCATCCACCGCGAACCGGGCCGCGTGGCTCGAGTACGCAAACTCGTGCAAGCCTTCTCGGTACCCGTAATCTGGTTTTGCAGGGCCCAAGGTCCGATGGAGCAGAGCGAGGAGTCGTTTTGGTGGCTTTGCCGCCCCGAGCTTGTACCGCTCAACGACTTTCGTAGTGGACGCTGTGTGAAGGAGTCGATTGCTGTTCATGGTATCCCCAAGCTCTTGTTGGATGATTCCTTCCGCGTGGTCGAAGCTCGGCTTACGCGACTTTATCTCGTGTTCCTTGCCATCCAATGTCAAAAACCACGTCTTGTCTCGCTTGTGTAGCACTGCCCGGCCGAAGAGGCCTTCGTACCCGCCCCCAGGTGTCGGCTTCCAGGTCCAGGCTAGCTTCGACGTGGCCTCCATGCTACTTGGTGTTTCCCATCAAAGGGACAATACTTGCTGGTTGGGCGCCTGGATGTCTGCGGTGACCGACGACGAGCACGACGCCGCCTACGCATTCGAGGCTCTCTGGTATCACGCCTGTGAGACTGATACTTGAGTGAGTCTGTCCGCGGAACGGATCAGGCGTATAGACAGTGACTCGCACGCAGTAGCTTTTCTGGTGTTTCCGTAGCATCGTCGCCATGTGGTTTTTTCCTTCACGCCTCCACTTGTGGCTCAGTCACTGAATCGCCGTCACGTAAAGGCCAAAGCAACTCACCCTTGCGCAGCAAGGCCCATTCCGTGTCTGTTAGGGGCCGAAAGCTCCCTCGTGGTTCGCAGTGCCCTCCACTTGTATCTTCAACTCCATCGACGTAGTCTGGAAAGAAAATGTATTTGCCTGTCCAAATTGACAAGCCCGGTGGTGCATCCTCTAGACCAAGATCCTCCAGGTTGCTCAGTGAGGCGTCTTCGATTTCGCGGGTGATCCCAGGGCCGGTGTACTGGAGTACGGTCCCACTCCGTGAGCCATTTGCGATGAGGGCGTGGGACAGTTCGACTCCTCGGTCGCCTGCTCTGACTTCTTCCGGTTGTCCGTGTGCCATATAGTCTTTTGTTCCGCTGTAAGATGATGAGGAGAGAGAAATCATCATGCCGTTCAAGGATAAAGTTGGGTCTACCGATCACGTCGAGGCATCTCTGTCTACGTACACGCCTCCTGAGTTCCCCTGCCCGAATTGCGGGAAGGCCACGAAAGACGACAACACGGATGAAACGAGGGAGGCTGGCCAAAACATCAGAATTTGCTCTTCCCGTGTGTGCCGTTCGCAATCTGACTTCGCGTCAGGCTCCGGCGTTCTAGTCTCCTGAGTGCGCTGGCAGCAATCTGGGTCCGCTTTCTACCGGCCCTTGCTTGACACCGCGGTGCAGCACAATCTCACGTCCACGGGCAGCACCTGCATCGTGTATCGACCCACTGGTTAGATTGAACTTGCGACCAGTGTGTCGGTCGGGGTTGCGCTTTTCGTAGTAGTCCCGAACGGCTTTTTCCCCTACCCAAACGAGTCCTTCTTGCTGACAAACCTTTTTCTCGTCGTCGAGCTTGTCGAGAAAGCCTGACATCACGCCGGCTCGGAACTCACGCCTAAAGCGATTAGATCGCAGGCCCTCACCCTGCCTGTACTTGAACCACAACCGGTTCGCAGTGCGGTTGAGAAAAGTGTGCACGTAGGAGGCTAGCTCCAAGTTGTCGTCTAATCCACAGACCTCGAGAACGCGTCCTTGCTTACCTTCCGCAATGCGCCAGATGTAGATCCAGATACAGGCAACGAAGAAATGTCGTGACAAGATACAGCTGAGCAACTTGTCCGCTTCCGTGGTCCGTAAGCTTGGTTTGCCGAGATGTCGAAAGCCGTAATGACTCGTCGTGACATCCAACACGTTTTCGATATTGTACTTCAGCATTAGCCGTTGCGCCGTTTTCATGGCTATCTCGGCCTCGTGTTGGTTGGCGCTCTTCGCTAGTGCTAAAAGACCGGCTATCTTTTGCAGGACAGCTGGACGCTCACCATTGCTCTTGGCTTGAGGCAATCCAGATGCTCGTCCGTCAAAGCCTCGCTCTTGACAGACCTTTTGGAACAAGTCTCCGTGAGGTAGCGCGTCGTCGGCTTTGAGGACTTCGTGAACGTACTGGTGCGCCATCTCGTGCTTCAAGACTTCGATGACAGCCCCCCACTCGGACGTGAACAAGAACCCGCGTGTGATTTCGACACACCGCGCACTCGGAACCCACCGACCCAAGGTCTTGGCGGCGTCGGTTAGTTGGAAAGCGCAGGCCTTCAACTGATTTGCGAAGAAATTGTGGTTGATCGATCGGTACTCGCGATACAAGGCGCGAACCGCGGCACTCTCTAGTTCGTTGGAGAGCTTCGCGTGTCCGGGGTTCAACATGATGTCCGTGGCTATTGCCGATTCCGGAAAGTTCGGCGCTTTGGTGGAAAGTGGAAACTAGTGTATAGAAGGCAAGCGGAGGAATCAAACGCGATGTTGGAATGGTTGGTGTCGTTAACGGCGAATCCGGTATTTGGTGGTTTTCTTGGAGGGGCAGTTGTCGCTGGTGGCCTCTGGCTCCTACGCAACATTCCAGGTCAAGCAGCTAACTTCATACTTTGGCGGTTTGGAGCTTCGTTGATGGTCTTTAGCGAGGACGCGGCTTTCGAGCGTATGAACGAGTGGCTCAGCTCTCTTGAATACACCAAGAGGTGCCGCCGGCTGCGGCTCACGACAACCTACGACGAGGATACCAGAACGGAGCAAGAAGTTGTAGCCCCAGGTATCGGCTCACATCTGTTTTGGTATCGAAACAGACCGATTCTCGTGAAGCGTTCCATCCCTGACAAGGGCGGACTCGGCAGCTGGAAGCGGTTCGAGGACATTGAAATCAAATCGTTTGGCTCGCCGAACCTGCTGAGGGATCTTGTACAAGACGTGAAGCTCGCGCGTCAGGAGCGGAACTCGAGAACCATCAACGTGTACCTTTATCGACACCGTTGGAGGCTGGCTGCGCGGAAACCGAAACGGGAACTCGACACAGTAATCTTGGAGGAGACAACCAAGAAATTGATTGTCTCGGATGCCGAATGGTTCATTGCGTCGCGGCGTCGTTATGACGAACTCGGACTGCCTTACCGTCGTGGTTACCTCTTTGAGGGCCCGCCAGGATGCGGTAAAACAACTCTTGCCATGGCGCTAGCCAGCCATTTGACGCGTCCGATTTACGCGCTCAATCTTGGCAGTGTCGTCAACGACGACATGTTGATCGACGCTGTTTGCGAAGTGCCAGAGCATGCCATTCTCTTACTTGAAGACATCGACGCGACAGAAGCCAGCGTCATGCGACGGCCCGCAGAGGAGACCAAGGCACCTGTGCAACAACCGCCACCCGGAGCAATGTTTGTAGCTCGTCTGCGGAAACAGATAGAGGACAGCAAGGCTATCGCCGTTGTTTTAGCGTTCGAGTCCTGGCTTAGAAGCGCACCAATAGGCACACCACGAAGCGCTATACCGGATGATTTGTCTACAGATCCGTTGCGTGAGGAGGGACTATTCGTCACTGTCGAAACGCCCAACAAATGTGAAGGCAGATTTGCCAAGATCCGACGTGACGAAAGTGGGAAACCCAGTCTCGACGAATGGGAGTATTTCACAGGAACCCACGGACGCTTCGTACGGCTACTCCCGCCCATTTGGCAGTGAGGTGTTCTCGTGCTAGAGTCTCTGTGATCATATGAAACCACAAGAACGCGTCGCGCAACGCTTCCAGCGTGAAGCGATGGCCAGGGGCACGCTTGTCGTGGACGAGAATGTCCAGGCGCTTGCAGCAGCTTTGAAGGACGCCAATATTCGTGTGATCATTCCGCCAAGCGGCATGCCTGATGAGCAGATCAAGCCAGCTCTCTTGTCAAACCGGATCATTGTGACACGGAACTCGAAAGACTTTGTACATGATGCTAGTGTTTACGATTGTGGCATCGTGTCTCTTGACAAGTTGAGCTTCATCGATGCGTCCCCGAACTACGAGACGAACAAAACAGCTCAGCTCATCTCGCGCGCGATCAAGGACTACGATTTGTGGTCGAAGCGCAGCGGCTTTATCTTGGTCCTACACGACAACGGTCGACACGTTTTGCGGCCGTTGACTGTCTGATTTACGGTTGGCGAGGATCCTGGGGAGGAACATCCTCTTGGCCACCCAACACTTCGGTAGCACCTCCGATTCGGAGACCTCTTCCGTACCAAGCCTCGCGCCGTCTCGAGGCAATGTTCCACGCTTCGAGACACTTGGACAAGAACTCCGCTAGGATGAAGTCTGGCGTGTCCGATCCGTTTTCCTGACAATGCCTGTTTATTAGGCATTCCAGATCACGTTCAAATGCTGTTTGGGGTTCCGCTGGTTCAACTGGAGGAGTTGTGTGGGAAGGTCTCGCCACCGTTGGCTCGGGGTTGGATTGTTCTATCAAGCGGTTTGGATCGTCACTGTGCGATCTCTCTTCAGGTTCCATTTCCTCAGACGTGAAAGACCACAAGTACCACTGGCGCCGACATTCGGAACAGTTGACCGTGCGGAAATAATCGGGGTCGTTCATGACAACCCAATTGGGTACGTCGTGGCCTCCGCAGAGCGCTTTACCGTGCCGCAAAATGTGAATCGTCATGTTCCCGACCGTTTTCTACTGTGAATGTTTGGTTTTGGAAAGGGCAATGTTCAATGCGTTAAGGATCGCGTCACCAATTTCTTCTACTGAGCCTTCACCATCAACCGTCACGATTGAGTTGCCTGGAAAAACATCAGGCAAAGCTTGGTAGAAACTGACGAGCCTGCGCTGTAGTGTTTCGTATTCGAAGAGCTCCGACTTTCCGCCACGGATAGCTCTTCGCTCACGCGCTGTTTTCACCGACGTTACGACTACGATGGTGAGGTCTGGCTTCGGAACACTTTGGTTTAATTTCTCGACCCATGTCACGAGGTCTGTGTAGCGAGAGGGTCAGAGAGGCTTTGGTAACCAATGGAACTCCAAACCGCTCTGTCGCTGACAACAATCTTTCCGTCTTTGACCGCGGGTTCGATGACCGACTTGTAGTGGTCTCTCCGGTCTGCTGCAAAGAGCAGTGACATGGTTTCGATGTCGTGACAGGCTTCTGACTCCCGAGTCAAGATCTTGCGGATCAGCTGTCCAATAGGCCGGCTCCTTTGGGGCTCTTCAGTCGACACGACTTTGTGGCCCTCGTTCCGGAGGTGGACGACTAATCGGTCTCGTTGTGTCGTCGTTCCTGATCCGTCGACACCTTCGAGTGCGATGTGGTATCCCTTCTTAGCTGTTCGCGGTGAAGTCATTTTGGTACGTGACACCGATTCTACTCGATTTCTGGGGTCCGTGATTCGTAGTAGCTGGCATGACGGACTTGCACGAGGGGTATCTTGACGGTCTTTACGGCCGAGACCCAAATCAGTGCGATCTGTTCTTCGACACCCACGAATGTTGAGTCTGGAGGATCCCCGATGAAGTTTACTACTGTCTCAACCACTAGTCACAAGAGAGTGACGAAAGGCAAAACGCGGAACTTCAGCGCAACTCTGCTTGCGTCAGTTGAGAGCGCGTTCTTCCACTCGGCAGCTTATGGGAAACCTAAGCGCCCTGTCTACCTGTCGCTCGCGGGGACCGGTTACACGATGCGTGCGATCCAAGCCAACTTGGGTCTCGGCAGTCACCTCTACGATGAGCGTGGCGATTCAGCTTTCGAGGTTCTGAAGTCCGAGAAGTTCGTGTCGGCTTTTCAAATCGAGCCGGAAGGTACGATCCTGTCCTTACATCACCCAGACTTGTTCCGGCTTGACCCTGGTTTCGTCGACCCGGAAGGAATCCAGTTCTTGATCTTGTTGCCGACCTACCTCAAAGGAGAGCCCACGTCTGACTCAGTCTCGCACGTGAAGCGCGTCTTTCCAGGTGTCGAAGAGTCAGACATTTTGAGCTTGAGGGCTCTAGCTCCATACTTCGCCGCGTACTTGGATCGTCGAACACGGTTTCCGCTGGTCGTCGATGAGCGGTTTTACCTACAACTGCTTGTGGCGTCTCTGGGAGAGGGGTTCGCGTCTCTGGCGGACAGCGACAACTTGTATTCTCGGAGCAGTGATAAGTTTGGTGTGCACCCGGGCCACGGCTTCGTCGCACAAGGACTCAATACGATGGGTTTCGAGCCCGCGCTTTCCTTCCGGGCAGGTCACGAGAATTTTGGTGTTTTCTTGTCCGAGGAAGTCCGGAAGTACTTCGACGCAGTGGGGGTGTGAAATGTCGGAAAGCGACCTTGAAATTGCAGCCGCGTACACACGTCTCTTGCATGAGCCGGCCGTCGCTAAAGTGATGTTGACAGACTACGAATTCAAGATGGTATGTGAAGCACCGATCGTCTACGAGAAATTTGGTGGATTCACTTGGAAGCAACGCCGTTTGCTGAGGGAGATCGGCAAGAAGCTTGGAGTATTGTTGTGATGATCGATTGCACGAAACACTGTCCGTGTTGCGGTAGTGTCAAATACTACTCGCCAGGAGAACCGAGACCGATCTTTCAAGGCTACACGTGTTGTTCAAAAGTCGACGAATGTGGGTTCAGTTCGAACGAGGTCGTCTGGCGTCGATGGCAGGCTTTGCGGGTGAGTCAGGCTGCTTGGGCGGTTGCTGTGACCCCCGAATTCTGTCCATCTCCCTCGCGGACTTGGACAGTAGCGGCGGCCAGATCGTACTATTACTTGAACGCGGCAACGCAAACAGCAGAGGATGAAAAATGAGCCAAACAATCACGCATGAGCTTTTCGCCGATCAACGCAGATGTGGCCTATTTACGCTGCCAGTCGACATTGAGCCGACCGCGGAGCAGATCGACGAGCTAGCCGGGTACGGCATGACGATCGAGGGCGGGATCGTATATTGTGAGGGCGTTGACGCGCACATCCTGTCGCGCCGCGCTCGCGAGGCCCGTGTGGTGCTCGGGACATAGTGCTGAGTGTCGGGCTGCTCAAGCAATACGTACTAAGCAACGGGATACCGGCAAGAAACACAGTCTTGAATCTAGGTCCAACATGTCGAAGGGACAGTTAAAGCGGGCTGCGGACCTGCGACGTCAAGGAATCAAAGTACGAAGACCTTCAGTGTCGCCTGAAACTTTGAAGAAAATGTCTTTAGCTCAAACTAGTAAGGTTGTTTCTGTTGAGGCGAGAGAAAATATGAGAGCTGCGGCTTTCCGTGCCGCTACTCCTGAACGTCGACAGATGTTGGCGGAGGTAGTCAGCCGACGTTCTGAGGATTGGAAAATTTGGTTTGCACAGAATCAAAAAGGTGTGCCGAAGTCCCTTGATCATCGGCTCAAGATTGCAGCTGCTAAGCTAGGTGTTCCAAGATCAGAAGAGACTAAACGGAAACTTTCTGAAGCGAACACAGGTAAGGGGCTATACAAGAGTCTGGCGGATATTGACCAAGCGATTTTGTGTTACTTTAAGTCAACGGGTCGACGTCCAGTTGCACACAGTTCGCTCGATTGGGGGAAGGCGTGCGGTTGGTTACGGGCTCATCAAGACACGACGCTTGCAAAGAGATGTGACGCACTAGGCCTTCCTAGAAGAGCCACAAAACGTGTTGTTCCGGAAGGGATTTGAGGGGTGGCACGGTTAAATTCAACAGCAATAGCGGGGTATTACCCGACTCCGGAACATCTAATTCCGAGGATTGCGAAACACCTTCGTGTGATTGAGTCCGATCAATGGTCGGGGGCGTGCGCTAGGTGGATGGATCCGTGCGCAGGTGATGGGGCTCTGATTTGTGATCTCGTTACTCGAGTGATGGATCAACCGGGCAAGGCAGGGCTCTACCTTTGTGAGCTTGAGAAGGAACGCGCTGAACGTTGCAAGGCCAAAGTCTATGAACTGTTCGGCTGGAAAGCTCAACAACAAGTTTTGCACGGGGACGCCTTTCACACGACTTTTGATGACGGTGACTGTGAAATCCTCTATCTGAATCCGCCGTATGATTTCGATCCGAAACACGTCCGTTTGGAGCAGAAGTTCCTTTCACGCTTCACGCAAGCGTTGCGACTCGACGGCGTGCTCGTCTTTGTTGTCCCGCATTATGCGCTTTCGGCTAGCGCTGAGCTTCTGGCCAAGGAGTACAAGGATCTCGTTTGTCTGAGATTTCCCGATCCTGACTACGCCACCTTCAAACAAGTTGTTGTGTTCGCCAGACGGTCGCGTCGTTTCGAACCGGATCCTGTGGTCGTTGCTCGCGTTCAAGCGTGGGCAGACTCAGTGGAGGGACTGCCCATTCTGGGGGAGACGTCGGCAGTCTACGAAGTCAAAGGGACGATGTACACAACAACGTGGAAGGTCCAAGAGTTGGATCTGCACGCTCTTGTCGCTAAGGCCCGCCCGTGGCACCAGACGACCCGTGAAGGGCTTCTTCCAGTTCCCCACACTCTGCCAACGACTCCCCCAGAGTCGCTCCTCTGGAGGCGTTACACGCTGGCTACTCCCCCTAGACCGGCGCACATCGCGAGCGGCCTCGCTACGGGTCTTTTCAACGGGCTTCGGATCAAGCCCGACACTGACACATCCGGGCTACCCGACCTCTTGGTCAAGGGGACTTTCGAACGAGAGTTCGTGCCTGTCGAGGATCGGCTTGACGCGGACGGCGTAATCATCGGCGCCGTGGAAGTTGAACGACCTCGGTTAAGTGTGACCTGCCTCAACCTGACAACGGGCACCTACCAGGAGTTGGGGACGCCTGGGAACCCTACGCTTGGTGACCTCTTGGCGAACTATCGCCAAAGCCTCATGGCTCAGATGCGACACCAATGCCCAGTCTTGTACGACCCGCAGGATCCCCCTGTTGTCACACTCAAGCCTGTCAGGCGGAAGCTGTACAAAGCTCAGGAGCACTCAGCCAAAGCGATCTTGAAATTGCTTGAGCAACGCGAGACGAACCGATCAGCTATTTTGCTTGGCGAAATCGGCAGCGGCAAGTGTCTAGGTTTGGGCACCCTCGTGCTCAAATATGATGGGACACGCACACCTGTGGAGAGTATTCGTAAGGGGGATTTGTTGATGGGGCCCGACAGCAAGCCTCGCAAGGTTTTGAATACGACTAAAGGGACGGGTTCTCTTTACAAAGTTGTACCTGTTACTGGGGATTCTTGGATCTGCAATGACGCGCACATTCTGACTCTCGTACACACGATGAGTGATGAGATTTTTGACATACCGTTAGCGCGTTATCGCAGTGGCCGCAGACTCAATTTGCGCTTGCGAAATGGACAGACTTCGCGAAGAACTACACATCCTGTTGAAGAGTTCAAGCAGTTCTTCCCGGAAAACGGAGTTGATTTTCCGGCTCAGGTAGTCACACCATTAGTTGATCCTTACTTTTTAGGTGTGTGGTATGGCGACGGGACTAAATTTAGTCTAAACGGGGTCAGTCGTTCTGTCGAAGTCACAACGGCGGACCAGGAGATCTTGTCGCTGTTGTCTACGATAGCCTCACAGTACAACTTGAAAGTCAGAGCCCGTAAAAATTCCAATCCCGACAATAAGGCGACCACTTACGCGCTCACTGTTGGGAACAGAGTCACAAAGAAGCCGTGGGCACACACGAGGGGTAACAGACCTAATCAACTTCTGCGACAGTTACAGGTATTGTACAAGGACGGGTTCCATCTGCCGCAAGAATATTTGACAGGCAGCCGTGAAGTGCGGAGAGCGTTTCTTGCGGGGCTGTTGGACTCAGACGGGTATCGGAACGGCCCTGGCGTTTTCGATTTCATTCAAAAGAAGCGAGAGTGGTCCGAAGACGTTTGCTTCTTAGCTCGTTCTCTAGGTATCAGGGCCACACTACGGAAGACAAGAAAATCCGCTTACCGTGGCGTTGCGGGTGACGTGTACTGGCGGGTCACCATGAGTGGGGACTTTTCTGATTTGCCTTTACGTATTCCTCGTAAGCAAGGGCCAATGAGAGCTGCGGTGCGAAAGAATCGAGCCGGGGAGCCGAGTTACCGTCGCACGAAACATGTAAGCCGCACGGGCATTCGTATTGGATCGATTGGCCTGGGTGAGTACGCAGGCTTCGAATTGAGTGGTGATGGACGGTTTTTACTAGGGGACTTCACAGTCACACACAATACGAGCACGGTTTTAGCTGTCGCAAAAACGATCGCCAAAACTGTGTTCGTCATGTGTCCTCCGCACTTGCTCGACACGTGGAAGAACGAGATCAAAGCGAACGTGCCGGAAGCACGTGTGCGTGTTTTGAAGACGATCGACAGTGTGAACCGTTTCGCTGAGGTCGTTGTTGAAAAGCCTCAGCTCACGATTGCGATCGTGTCGCGTGAGAGTGCCAAACTTGGCCACGGTTGGGAAGGTGTGGGCTCTGCATGTCCCAAGTGTGGCGCTGCAACGCCTGATACAGATTTAGCTCGGAAGCGCGCTCATTGCGAAGCTGTCGAAGTTCGTGCAGAGGACAGTCTCGCAAAGATGGCTGTTTCACTGGCTGCAACATTGTCTCGATACGCACCTAACCACTCAACGGTTCGAGCCTTGTTGAAGGGGCGTCATTGGTCACGGATTTTGACACATCGTGTAGCCAAAGCGAGTCCGCCTGCTTGGAGTGGTATTGAGCTGGAATCACTGACTGAGATTTTTGATCAGATTTTGATCAACCCCTCGGAGGACGGAATTCGTCTCTTTTTTAGGCTCTTGGCTGCGATCAAAAATCCAGCGGAGATCATACCGGATTTGGTGCGAAAGACTAAGGCGTGTATTGAAGCAAGCCCATATGCTTACCGCTTGGATTCTGTGGAGCGTGTGTTGGGGCTTTTCCTGCCACCAAACTCCGACCTTCAACGCTTTCTCGGTTTCAAGTTTTGGGATCACGATTTGGAGGCTATCGTGTCGACTGGTGTGTCGACCGTTGGTGGTCGCCTTTGTTGGGCTGGGGGCACTCTCTTTTGTGATGACCGTCAAACAGGCTCTGTCGAGGCTGCCCTTGCGCTGCTTGACGAATTGATGTCTCAAGGCAAATTCACCATGTCCGATCCGTGTGGTGAGCCGTTGTTTGGTGCGTCAGCTCCGCGTCGTTATTCGTTGTCGAAGTATGTCGTCAGACATCATCCGGATCTTTTCGATCTATTGATCCTAGACGAAGGGCACGAATACAGTAAAGCGGATACGGCCCAAGGATCGGCCGCACACAAGCTGATACAGCTTGGGATCCCGACCATTTTGATGACAGGGTCCCTCATGAACGGCTACGCACGAAGTCTGTTCATGAACCTGTGGAGTCTGTCGCCTGAGTTTCGACGCGAGTTCAATCGAAGCGACTTGCCACGGTTCGTGGATCGTTACGGTTACCGCAAGCGACTGATTGTCGAGGAGCAGGGGGAAGTTGTTGCCTACGGCTCTGTGTCGGATCGTGTCGTGCGTGGAATCAAAATGCTCGGTGACGCACCAGGGGTCTTGCCGCTTCTCCTGTTCCGTCACCTCTTGCCGATCAGTGTGACGTTACACAAATCGGACCTCGCTCTTGAGTTACCACGCTCAGAACTTCGACAGGTGCTCATTGATCCTGATCCTGCGACGAAGGCAAAGTACGACTTGTTGGTGCAAAGCCTCATGTCACAAATTAAAAAGGATCAGTTCGATGAGAAGCGCTCCGGGAAGCTCTTTGGTGCTCTAGCTGAGATCCCGAGCTACCTAGATCGCGCCACGTCGGACACAGGGAACACAGATTACGGGGACTACGAGATCCGATACCCTGCGAGCATTGGCGCTGAACTGGTTGCGTCAGCGCCAGCAATACCCGAGAGCGCCCGTCTCACCAAAGAAACTTGGCTGCTTGATACAGTTCAACAAGAACTCGACGAAGGGCGTCGAGTTCTTGTATTCTCGTGGCACACGTGCTTGTTACCGCGTCTTGCTCGGATCCTGTCCGAACACATCATGGAGCCCGTCCAGGTCCTTTACGCGGACAAGGTTCCGACCGGGAAACGTCAGCAGTGGATCGACACCAAGGTTGTCAAGAGGGACGTCCGCGTCATGGTCGCGAACCCGCTGACGGTACAAACAGGGCTCAACAATTTGGTACACTTCGCGACAGAGATCTGGCACGAGAACCCTGCGTGCAACCCGCTCATTTTCCGCCAGGCCATCGGTCGAGTGGATCGGATTAATCAGACCCTTGAGACCAGGATCCTGGTCCCTGTGTACCGAGGCACGATGCAAGAGACCGTCTACGATCTTTTGCTGCATAAGGTCGCCACGTCGACAGCCACCGATGGTGTGGACCCCTCAGCAGCGCTCATGGCGGTTGGTGGCGTCGAGGAAAACTATTCGGCGGGGCTCAGCCTCGGACGGGAGTTGTGGTCGGCGTGGACGCGGGGTGCCGGCGCGTCTCTAGTTCAAGCGCAGCGCGAAAAGCGGTCTGCTTGAGCTCCCCTGGCGTGAACCCGTGTTCGGAGGCTAGAGCCATAAGGCAGTGAACAGCGGAGCGGAAAGCAGGGTCATCTTTCATCCGTTGATCCGTGTCTCGGTAGTAGTTGCGGCTTCTCAACGAAGGCGCAATGTATCCATTACCTTCAATTATGAGGCACTGAGCACACTTTTCTCCCAAGATTGCAGGGCATCCACAGGTCTCACAGTTCACGGTTCAGTCTCCAGATATGGTCGGAACAACGCCACAACTGCCACGTGACGTTCAATTTGTGATGACTCGTTTCATGTTTGTGCAGAAGCGACAGCATGCACAACTTCGAGTAGCGACGCAACAGATTCGTTTTTGGAAACCGTCAAGCCTTCGATCACAGGTATTTCGGTCCCTGTGTAGAAAATGAATCTGGCAGCGAGTTCAGGGTTGCTCGCCTTGACACGGTCACGGAGCTCGAGACCAGTGAGCCCCGGCATATCAACGTCGCTCACGACGACGTCGTAAGGAGACCCGTTCAATTCAAGCTCAGCTTCAAGACCGTTGGTACAGCTCGTCACATCGTAATGAGGGCTCAGAATCCTAACAATGGTCCGTGTTACCATAGGGTCATCCTCGGCGATCAGGACGCGTTTCATGATCTCAAACGGTTTCCTTGATTAGGTTGTTGATAAGAAATTTTGGCGTCTTATCTAAGAGACCCCCGCATCAGAGGTCAAGTCGAATCGTGATCTCCGTAGAATCTCTTGCGCAACTGGGGCATAACTTTTCCTGTGTATGTGACACGGCCCAAGGGCACGTAATGCCCTTGCATGGTCCTCCGTTCCGTAGCCCACATTCTTTTCGAAGGTGTAACCAGGATAAGTTGCCGCGAGGGCTCGCATGATACGGTCTCTTGTGACTTTGGCGAACACGCTGGCAATTGAGACCGCAGGCACTGTGTCATCGGCTTTGGGGATCCATTCGACGTTAAGATGTGCGAGTAAAATCCGTGACGTAGGACTCACCACACCATCGAGGACGATCCGACTTTGAGGCTCAAGACTGTGTAGATGGAGAACGACGTCAGCGTGCGCCTTGCCTAAAGCGAATGCTATTCCAGCTCGATCAATCTCAGTGGATTCTACCAGGACTGTGTAGTGTTGGATCTTGTTGCGGTAGAGTTCGTAGATTGTCTCTCGTTCTTTTGGGGTCATCTTTTTGGAGTCTCGGACTCCAATGGCGCGCCAATCGTCAGACACGATGGCTCCGACGACACATAGAGGCCCGGCCCAGCTACCAAGTCCACACTCGTCGACGCCGATGATCATTTCTCAGTACGTTGCTCTGGGCGTGTTGGGTGACGGAGACGCTTTGAGTTGATACGTCGGCTTTGAAACCGCAGGCTGTTCCGGCACTACGGCCTCCTTTGCCTGCGGTTTAGGCTTTGGATCGTCGTCGGTGCTGGGAGGTACCTCTTCTTTTGCGGTCAAGTCTAGAATGCCCTCTTTGGTTACGAGCTTGGGCCCCGTCTCGTCGACCGTGATTTTTGGTTGTGTCTCGACGACGGCTTGTGTCGCCTGTGTCGATTTCTCAATACGAGCTTGAGCCCTGGAAAGATCCTCGTGTTTCTCGAGGAGTTCGTGGAGCTGACTCTTGATAGTGAAAACTTGTCCTACTGCAATGACGAGTGATACTAGACACAATATGAGCACTCCCGTGACCACCACCAACATGCTGGTGGCACGCCCGAATTTGAGCACCAAGGTTAGCAGGACGTTGGTGACCGCGTCCAATCCTGCGACGAACTTGTCAGCTGCTTTCACTGACGATCTGGCCGAGATCGGCTCTTCATCATCGTCAGTGACGTAATTCACTTTGATCGCTTCGATCGACTCTATCGAAGACGGCTTGAATTTCTCGGTCACGATCCAGACCTTTCTACTTTGAGTGCAGGTAGGCGTCGTGCTGTAGACCGGATTAGACGCTCTCGAGCCTCGCGCATTTCAGCCGTTGCTTGTTGCAACGTTTGCTGACTCAATAATGCTTCTTGCAGTTGTGAGCGAAATTCACTGTCAACGGCTTTTCGCTCTTCCTTTTTGGGGCGTCTCCAGAAAGAAAACCAACTCATTTGCTCACCTCCTCTGTGGAAGTTGGCTGATCGCATTTCGAACTTGAATAAGCTCGTTCCTGAGTGTGTCAATTGCCCGCTCTTGGGCGCCGAGTACACCCTTGACTTCCGCTACCATGCCGGCTGTACTTCTGGCGGTCTCCACCGTCAAGTCAGCTGATGCTTTGGTGTGGTTCTGGAGCACGTCTGTCATGCTTCGCTGGTCTGACAGCTGGGCGTCCTTAGCCTTCATGAGCGCCCGGAACAGGACTACAACAGCTGCGAGCAGTAGAACGCAGAAAGCTCCGAGCACGCCTCGTTCGAGGAGCACGTTGAGGCTCTGAGTGCTGGCTTCGGTCATCTTGCTGTAGTAACGGCCTTACTGATGTGCGACTTTACAGAGTCCCCGTTCCCGCCCGAAGTGTTGAACCTTCACTACCGTCTCCAAAATGCTGAGACACCGGAAGAGCAAGCGGCTCTGATAGAGGAGCTTGCAGAGTTGTCATCGATATGTACATGGAGGAGAATGAACTCACTTGGACTGAAACAGCTGTTTTAGACGCGTCGTCCAACTAGGTCACGATATCGGGCGGCGACTCGTTTCTTGAGCGCATCGATTCGCAAAGGATACGTGATACAGCAGCGTTGGTCCCGCTCGTCGCCAGCACCAAGATGGATTTCGTGTACGCCCCATTCGACTGGAGTGCTCAGGACTTGATCTGAAAATGACCCCTCGGTATAGCCGAGTGTGACGTGTGGTTTGTATTCTGGGAACTTCTTGCTGTATGCGATCCTGTAGTGGTCGAGTACGACGCACAGTCTTTCTTGCAGATAATGGATCTCTGGAGAATGAATACGACAGATTACAGGCGTCAAGCCGGAGTCATTTTTTGGAAACGTCGTGATCTCGTTAACTCTCACAGTGAATGGGGGAGTCGTGCTGACAACGTCGTATGCGGCTACCATGGCTTGCGCCACAGTCTCTAGAGGTACATCGTCTCCTAGGTAAACGAGCGTGATGTGTTTCCACTCCTCAACGTCGAGTTCGACGTTGGGCAGTGAAAGACCAGAGGTCAGCAGGCGCTCAGTTTCGTGTGGGAGTTTCGTGTAAAACAAAGCCATGAACGTTTCTCTTCCTCTGTTGTACCGAGAAGCTTCGATTGGTTTCCGGCTCTTCCACCTGCCACCGAAGCCTTTGTATTGTTTGACAGCCCACGCGGATCCCTTCTGGCTAGGCCAACGACGGAAGCCTCGTCCGTGATTGGGAGCGTGGATGGTGCGTGGTCCTTTTGGTCCTGCACGGGTCATTTCTCGACGATCACCTCGAGCAACAGCAAGAACTCGTTCCCAAAGAATGCTGTCCGTTGGTTCCCACTCGTCTGTGAAACCCGGCTTTGAAGGCGCGTTCTGTGCAGCCGTTGGTGTTAGAGCGTTAATCACGTGGCGCTAATCGAGGAAGGACATAAACGGAAATGACAACACCGGCGAACATCCAGTGGGGATCCTACAAGGAATTTGAAGGTCCGTTCTTTCGCGGAACACAAAAGTTCAAACTTCCGGACAACCCAACTGAGAGCCAACGAGTCGTGGGCGTCATTACTGCAACCGAAGGCGGTTCGTACGACGCAATGAACCTGTACGACAGATGTATCATCAGCACAGGTTTACTGCAATGGTGTGAGGCGAATTATTTCCTTACCAGTAGTTTGCTCGGAGCTATTCTTCAAAAACAATCCTCATTGATGTCACATCTTCAGCCCGCGTTAGACGCTAGTAATGCGACCTTCCGCTTGAAGTCAGGCGACAAGTGGAGGTTTTACATTGGCAAGACCGATCCGGAAGAAGTCGACACGTTGCCTGAGCAACAGCGACTGTTCTTGTTGAACAGCGATGGGCACCTCGGTACGTGGGACGATGCTTCCAAGCAACATGCGAAATTGTGGGCGTCGTGTGTGGCAAACTTGCTTGCAGAGCCTGCGGCTCAAGCCATCCAAATTGACTACACAGCCGCGCGAGTGCGGATGTTTGCCAGCACACAGGCCAAAGAGATCCTATTCAACGACCCGACTCCTTCGGAGAGTTGGTGTGGGGCGATGCGAGCTGGTTACTTGAGCTTTGCGGCGAACCTTCCAGCGGTCGCCAGCCGACACTTGATCAAGGCTGTAAGTGCGACGACGGCTACGAAGTGGAGCCCTGACTGGTGTTGTGCAGTCTTCCGCGAACTGACGTTCGGCCCGGGGATCGCGATCTACCCTCACCGATACAAGGCTATTCGTCCGGTTGTGGAGCAGCTCTATTCGGTTGACTTGCCGGACATGGCAGAAGATCTCAAGAACTGGAAGTCCGGGTTAGCCCAGACTGCTGACCTGTCTGAGGGAGCTCCTGACTTTACGGAGCCTCGAGAGATCCAACGACTTCTCATCGCATTAAAGTACGACCTCGGTCCTTCTGGGGCGGATGGAGTCTTTGGTAAGAAATCCAGAGAGGCCCTCAGCACCTTTCAGCGACTCAACGGGCTCACAGCGGACGGTATGCCCGGCTCTAATACCAGAGTCAAGCTCATCGCGTCGTGGGGCAAACTGAGCGCGGAAGAACTCGCTGTCGGACTGTAAGTTGTCCACAGATCACTCACAACTTATGTGAGTGATCTGACTCAAATGGTTCACGTCTAGCAGTCTTGTCTGCGGCGAGCTGTGTCACTACGTCCGCGTCGAGAAACGTTGGCTTGTGGTCATACCACCAACGACGTTCGGTGGTCATGCGATTTCGGCTTGCTGCAATCCCGTCAGTACAGTTACCTGCGGCGTAGACGCTCAACCGATTCTCGAATGGACTCTTACGGCATGTCGCGAAACTGGATCTCAAAATTCTCAAGCCGATTTCAAAGCAGAGCTTGCGGTCTTCGAGTAGTTCAGGACCGGTATACCCTGCGTGGATTTCTTCTGGAGGATCTCCCCACTTCGGTTGACGATTGTGTACTGCGTTCCAAGGACGTGTCCGGTCCTTGTCGATTTTGATCTGCATCAAACACCAGGACTTGCCGTCGTCTCCGCGACCGTACTTGCCTAGACCGTAGTCAACCTGTCGATGGAACTCACTCTCGTGCTTCATGACCGCCAACATCACACTCAGTGTGCGTGCACGTCCTTGGGACCCACGAAAAAGTGGTTTTGTGATCGGATCGTAAACAAATTCGACCAAGTCTTCGACGATCGAATCGTAGCGCGCTTGCGCCACTTCGACAGCTTCACGGCCTTCTGGCGCAACGGTGTGGAGCCCTGGTGGCGACGTGTTGACGATGAACGCCAGGATCCAGATTTTCACTAATTCAAGCATGTTCTCTCCATTCGGTGTTTGTAGATTACTCGATTACTCTCTCTTCTTTGTGGAACACCATGCCTTCACTTGCTAGGTTTCATTACTCGCTGTTACGCCAGCACCCTACACCAGATCAATTGAAGCTTTACGCTTCATTTCCCGAGTACAGAGGATTTTCCAACACCAAGAAGAACCGCGAGTTGTTTGTGTCCGCTTTTGTTACAGGTCTTTGGTTGACGCGTCACTGGGATCGCAGGAAAGCAGAATTTCGGCTTGTGGTGTTCGCAGTGCCCGAACACCACATGAGCTGGGCCACCGATTCGTTGGGCCAGCTCATTCGGTGCATCAAAAAAGTGAGATCGAAACGACCGTTGTATAAGAGACGTCGTGGTGACCAGAACTTGCAAAACTCTTTGTCACACCTGTTGATCGGGAGCAACGTCTACTTTGCCACTAGTGAGCCTCCTTTCTGGGTTGCATTCGGATTTTCAAGTACGGCCCCGGCTCCAAAGTGGCTCAAGCACGCTTTGTTGAAACTGTGACACACACAAGCTTGCGCGTTCTTGTCGAACAATGGCGTGAGGGGATTGGACGTGAAGGTTTTTGTCCATTCCTCGTAGTGCCTGCTTACGCTGTCCCATCGACGGCGATTGTTCTAGGCGACTGGTTAAGCTGCGGCTTAGTGAGTCGCTTTGCTACTTGTGTCTTACATGAGGACTTCGTTCGAGACCTCTCCCAATTGGATGAGACGTCAGTTGTCGACGACTTCCGAGATCTCGTCGACCAGGGGGAGATTTACGGAGACGCCTTCAGATTTCTGTGGGAAATCAAATGCGAGCTTGCCGAGCAAAAGCCTGTCGACTCCTTGGTTCGAAACCTGTTGCAGTGGGCGTCTGGAAATATGACGAATCACGACGCTTTGTCTGCATTGGGGATCACCACGTTACCGACTACTGTCGTCGATCGCTTGGATGTTTTGTTTTTCCTGATCGGCCTTGGACAGCGCCATCGGCTTCTGCCGGCGTTGGTCGTAACTATTCCTGATGTGGTCCAAGCTCTGGAACATGAACAATCACACAATGAGTTGTTGATCTTCTGTACGTTGACAGAGCGTTGGGCCCGGTTGGGCGTAGCTGTTGGTGGTGTGTTGTCGACGGATGTGTTGTTGAGTCGAGACCTGACAGATCGTTTGGCACCTTACGTAGCGCCCCAGCATCAGTCGATGACTGTGCACTGACGGTGTTTGAAGCCTCCATGGCTCATCCATTTCTGAAATGGGTTGGGGGCAAGCGCCAACTGCTGCCGATCCTCCTCACGTACGTACCCGAGCAAGTTGAAGGCACGTACTACGAACCATTCATTGGGGGAGGTGCTTTGTTCTGGTCCTTGGTGAGCAGTGGTCGGATCAAGAAGGCCGTGATCAGTGATGTCAACGACGAGCTCGTTACCGCCTACAACATCGTACGATCGAAGCCCGACGAGTTGATACGCCTTCTGCAAAGCTGGCCACACACGTCAGATTTCTTCTACGAGCTTCGAGCAAACACAGACGCAAATGATCCTGTGTTTCGTACGGCTCGGATGATCTATCTCAATAAGACAGGCTTCAACGGGCTTTACCGCGTCAATCGCTCAGGGCAGTTCAACGTTCCTTTCGGCAAGTACGCGAACCCGAAGATCTGCGATGACAAGAATTTGTTGGCTTGCAGCAAAGCACTACAAGACTGTCGAATCGAGGTTCGAGACTTTGAAGAGTCGGTCAGCGACGCCGCAGAGGGAGACTTCGTCTACTTCGACCCTCCGTATGTGCCAGTCACTGCGACGAGCAACTTCACGAGCTACACGGACAAAGGGTTTGATGTTGACGATCAAGCCCGCGTAGCGAGTGTGGCGCAGCGGCTCGTTAGTCGAGGTGTTCAGGTCCTTGCATCCAACTCGGACATGCCGGCTGTCCATAGCTTATACTCCAGCTTTCATCGCACCTCAGTACCAGCACGACGTAACCTGAATTCCAAAGCGGATGCGAGAGGCCCTGTGGCCGAGCTGGTGATCTCATCGCACTTTTCAACGCCTACGCTAAGCGATCAGTTTCTGGCGATGTGCCCTTGACTAGACTCGTGGAAAACACTAAACGCCGCATCACGCTATGGAGCTGCTGCTGCGACGGTCTGTCGGTACTGAGGTTGCGTACGAGGTTGACGAGAACTGTCACTTGGACTTGGTAGGCGTTTTCGGAAACCGTTATGTCCCGCACGTACAGTGTGTCGTGTTAGGAGACGTCTCAATTGAAGACGACTTGGAGATTTTCAGAGCTGCCCCCAAACGACTTGCGGCCCTGGTTGAGTTGTTGACCGGCTTGCCGGTTCTTGAGTTCGATGGCGTCACGATTCGGGGACCTGATAATTTCGGTATTCGCCTAGACCGTGAGGCGTTTGCGAGAGGAAGAAGCACGCCTCCTCAAAGCGTAAGACAGACGTCAACGGTAGAGAATTGATCTATCGTACGTAACTGATATTCCAGTGCTGTCCTCGGTCTCTAGGGCATCGCTTTTTAGTACTTCTTGTGCGAACAAAACGTCTGTGAAAGCCTCATCTTCTGTGTTGAGTGCGTCCGCCGAGGCTTCGACTTCGTACCAGAAGTCTATGTGGAGACCGTCGCCTGCGTAAATCGTGTCGTAAACTTCGACCGCCGAGGCTTCGACTTCGTACCAGAAGTCTATGTGGAGACCGTCGCCTGCGTAAATCGTGTCGTAAACTTCGACCTCAATTTCGGTGACGGACACAAAGAACGAAGCCCTAATGTAGTAGGTGTCGGAAACATGCGACGTGCTGATGTCGACGGTGTCCAGAAGAACGCGATCGTGTGTGAGACTGACGCCGCACGTGTCACCAACACTGATCGTGTTGTCGATGTCGATCACACTCTCAGTGCCCGCTAGCGCACTGGTAATCTGATCCGCTACGGTTACAACGTCTTCAACTTTTCGATCACTTTGGCTCTCGATTACGACCAGTTCTGTGTGGCTGATACTGTCTTGGTTTTCTCGGCTGTAGGCTGTGTCAGCAGAAGTTGTGTCGCTTGCAGTGATCTCGTCGGTGATCGATCTGAAGTGTTCCAGGGAGACGTAATCTGTGATTGAAACTTCGTCGTTCAAGAACAGTGTTTCGACTACGGTTGTGTCGACTAGCACCAATTCGTCAGACAGCGCTACGAACGTCTCACGTGAAATCGTGAAGCCGTCCAAGACACCTATGGTGTCTTGGACGACTCGATCGACAACAACGTCAAATGTGGTCTGATCGGTTACTGTGAGCGCATCGTTCGTTTCCCGTAGATGTTCGGCGGATCGATCCGAGCTGTCTGTTGTTGAGAGACCATCTTGCAGGTTTAGGGACAGGTACAAACTCCGTAGAGTTTGGTCGCTGAAGTCTAAGGAATCCGTGACAATAGTCGCCAGATACAAGCTGAGGGCAGCTTGGTCCGTGAAGCTCGCCGTGTCTGTGTTCGTGACTTGCAGTGAGAGACTGGTTTGTGTTTGGTCAGTTGTGTTGAACGCATCTTCAGCAAGAACAGAGTAGACGACCACGAGGTTGATCGTGATTTGATCACTTAGCACCAAAGAATCAGAAGCACTTGAGGTAACAGATAGATCGACGTTTGACTGATCTGTCAGGTCAACGACTTCTTGGAGTACTCGGACGAAACTGCCTTCTGTGTTTAGGTTGTCTGTGAGCGCCAGGACTTCAGACAAAAGACGATCGGCTGCCAGGTCACGAGCGACAGTGTCTGCGCTGACAACTGTGTCTGTAGTCGACCGATCAAGTGTGGCGTTTGAGACCCCACTGTCCGTGACGGATAGTGTGTCGGTAGCTGATCGATCGTAGGTAAATTCGTTGGATACTTGGTCCGTCAGTGCGACAGTTTCATTGACGGAGACATCCAAAGCTGTGGCGGACGTCGATGATGTGTCAGGTAGAAGGCCGAGTTCCGCCGCAGCCCCGTCCCATAATTGGGACGAAGGCAACCCAATGTCGAATAGGCCGATGGCTGACATTACTCAGTCCTCAGCAAATTGAAGACAAGCTTGCAGGACCCCGCTGGCGGTTGTCTGAGCGCAAACAGCCCAGAACAAGCAAGCATCACTTTGGACGTCTGGGATTTGCTCTAGATCTAAGAGAGCATCCAGAAGTCGAGGGGCGGAGCCGTACGCCAGAATTGGAAGAGCCACCAACGGTTTGAAAATCGTGATTCCGAAGTTCCCCGCTATTCCCGTCGTCGCTAAGACAGTGGCAGACGCAACTGCTTGGACGGCTGTGTCCCCCTGCTGTAGTGTAAATGGGATAAGACGCCCGACTTCTCGGTTGTTGGTGGCGCCGAACACAGAAGCCAGTGTCGTGCGTCCAGTTGTGCCAGCTTGATTTGTATAGCTGGCTGTGATGGTCGTAGCAGTAGTCCCGATGATCGTGTAGATTTCGTAAGCGGCTATTGCACCTGTTGTGTAACGAGTCAACGCAGCTGTCGGAAGGTTGGTTGTTTGAGCCGTCGTAGTAGTGCCTGAGAGACCACCTTGATGGGAAAGCCGATCACACAAGACCAACATGCCCCCACTTGCGAGCGACAACACGTACTCGAGAACACGCAACGTTGTGGCCGAGTTGCCTTGTTCTAGAGCACCCGTTGTTGCATTGGTAGGAACAGCTGCCGTCGTCGGTGCAGCCCCTGCCAGTGGAGCTGTTGCCCAAAGCGAGTACCACTGCCCTGCGACTGTCGTCAGCGAGTTTTTGGTAGTGTGTCGACTCTGATACGGTGCTTGACGTTTGGTCGTGTATGTTGAGAAGTCCGTAATCGCCATCTCAGCGCTCGCTCATGTTGAGTCCGTACATGATTTGCGGCACGGTCGTCGTGTTGGCCAACCAGGCGAACGCGAGACACGCGTTGGTCAGGACTTCTGAGAAGCCCCCCGATCTGGCTAGTTGTAGGATCCCTCCTACGCCCAAAACTGAAATTGGAATCGCGTACAATGGGCGAACGATCGATACTCCAAAGTTGCCAGCTGTTCCTGTCGTCGCCAGAACTGTGACGCTTGCCACAGCTTGAACTCCAGTGTCGCCGGCCGCCAACGTCAGGGGAATGATTCGTTGGGCTTCGTTGAGACCTGTTCCCCCGATTGCCACAGCTTGCGAAGTGACTCCGCTGGTTCCTCCCTGATCTGTGTAACTGGCTGTGACGGTTGTAGCAGTGCCGCCGATGGCAGTGTAGATTTCGACGAAAATTTGGTTACCGACGCTAGCCGTGCTCGTGTAGCGAGTCAGGGATCCACCAACGGTTTGTGCGGTTGTAGTAGTGCCTGACAGTCCTCCGATGTGGAGCAGTCGATCGTAGAGGATGAGAGTACCGGCCGCGTTTGCCGTCGCCCAACCACCCGTCAACCACTTCTGTCTACCGCCCCCAGGGTTCGTTTGCTTGAGGGCTCCGTCAGTAGCGTTGGTGGGCACTGAAACGGCTCCTGGGGCCACTCCGTGGGCAGGACTGCCGTTGTATTGCCAGAGGGAAGTCAGCCTCCCGGCAACTGGTGCTTGGGCAGCAGCGGCTCCGACGCGGTTGTCTTTCCAGCCAATGATCGCTTCAGGCGTACCGGAGTTTCCTCCAGTTGCTCGATTTACAAGTTCTGACAGATCGGCAAATGCTGACATCTAGCGGTGTGGTCCCCTCCGACAATCCGGAGTTAATAAGCGGAAATCATTACGGATATGACTCATATGAGTCATGTTTGGAACTTTTCTCAGATCCAAGACAATAGCTATTGATTCCAATAAAGAACCCTGTACGTATCCTAGAGCCGCGGACCGCGGACCAAAACGGGGAAATCCCGAAGAGCTTAAAACCCTTTTGAATTTTCCTTGGTTGCGATGGCAACACTCGGGGTTCTGACAGTTGATTCGATTGTCGTCACCGACTCCTTGTCGGTGTGGTTGAAGGACGTTGTCGTTGGGGATGCGGTTTCGATTGCGGATACCGTTCAGCCTTGGCTGAAAGACGTTGTCCTCGCCGATACCATTTCGATCCCTGACATCGCGCTAGCAGCGTCTAGGATTTCAGCCCTCATCAAGTTTGCGCAAGGGGCGAATGTTGGTGTCGGCGGCGAAGCGTTTGTCGTTGCGACTGGAACAGCTGTCACGATCACCAACTACGACAATACCCTTGTCGCGAGTTGGCAGATCGATTTGTATTACACGCCGCAAGGAAGTTCCGTCGAGCGGGCCGTACCTCACACCTTTAACAACAGTAGCAGCACGCCTTCGGCCAGCGTCACGCCGGATGTCTCGGGCTCCTATCGCGTCCAGCTGACGGTTTGGGATACTGCCGGCAGGATTGGGGCCTCTAGCGTCGACATCCGCGTATTCGCTGTTCGTGAAGCTGGCCCACTAGCTTGGATCCGACCACCTGCACAAATCTACCCACTGTCGTTGCCTACGCCGGAAAGCAGTAGACCCAACGCAAAGCCGGAAGAACTGAATTTCGGTAACCAGCCGTACGGCTGGTCTGGTGCCCAGAACCAGGGTTTGATGGATGATATCCTTCGTCGCATTTCGGCGGAAGACTCAGTCTCTACGATCCTTTGGGTAGATGCCGGCACGGCTCTGTCGACAGCGTCTCAAGACGGAAGCATCGAGAAACCGTACGCGACGGTTCAACAAGCGATCGATCATGGTGCCGCAAGTGCCTTAGTGAGCTGGCACATACAAGTCGCGTTTGGGGACTACTCGTCCCAAAGTCTGACGATTCCGCAAGAGAAAGACTTTGTCATTGAGGGTCGTATCCGACGCGGCTTGATGACTTTGGGGTCTGTGACGTGGACGGTCACCGGAAACCAAACGTCTAGACTTGCGTTTCGACGTGTCATCGTCGGAAGCCTCAGTATCGCCGATGGTGCGGCGCCCGCAACGGATGCTGTCTTGTCGTTCGTCGATTCTCAGGCAGGTTCCATTACGACGCTTGGGACCAGTATTACGACAGTTGTTCTGGCGGGTGTCTCGCTGGCTAGTTTCGATGTGATCGCGACGCCTAACGTTGCCAGCATTGTAACAGGACCAGTCAACCTCCTTGGAACGCTGCTCGCACAAAACACACAGTTCCAGGCGACATGTACGTTACTGTCCGTCACAACCTTGTTGGCCGATGGCTCATCGTTTGAGCAAGACATCCGCGTTTCCAACACGGTTAGCCAGCTGCAAGCGTGCGTTTGGACAGCGAACGGGTTCGACATTGAGTTCACAGGCTCGGCTGGCATGTTCCACATGGATTCGAGCACGCTCGATTCCTTCCTTGATCACGCCGGCACGATTACGAACGGCAATGTCAGCTCGGACTACCAAGATTTGTCGGTTACTGGCTTCATCTCAGGTGGTGTTGTTCGTCGCGTTTCTGGACTCACGCTTTCGATCGCAGCAGGTTTCGGTAGTACGGTCCTTGGTACCTCTGCGACATATGTTGGTTGGATGGCAACGACAATTGCGGCTCCAACCAACACTAGTTTTCAGGTTTATGTCGATTCGACTGGTACGATCTTTTGTGGGACAGGATCAGATCCAGAACAACACATCATCCTGTCCAAGGGATATGCGGACGGTTCGGACGTTATCGTCCTCAGTCGCTACGATCTCACAATTCGCCAACTGATTGCCAAACGTTTAGAATACGCCCGGGATGTCGTCGGACCTGTCACCGTCTCAGGGGTCGCAGCATCGATTTACTCCACACCGTCTCGCCAAGTCTCAGTTTCATCTGGTACATTTTACGTTGACCAGACACGTCTCACTGCCACGGCCTCAACCCCCATTACCTTCCGGTATTGGTACCGCAATGGCAGTGGTGGTTGGACGACGATTGCCAATCAAATTCAGGTCGACAATGCACAGTATGACGACGGGGACGGAACGCGGGCGGCGATTCCAGCTTCGGCGTGGAAAAAAGACCTCTTGTTCGTTTCCGTGTCGGATGACGGCACTGAATACCATGTTGTTTACGGACAGGAGACATTTTCAACTCAAGGACTAGCAGAAGCAGGTGCCAATCCATTGCCGCCTGACCAAGTCCTACGAAGTGCTCTGCGAGTCGCGGGCATTGTCCTTCAACTCTCCGGCAATATCGCTAGCGTTGTCGACGCACGCCCATTCCTAGGGCAGCTCTCCACAGGCTCGACGAGCACGACCGACCACGGTTTGTTGTCTGGGTTGGGAGACGACGACCACACACAATACCTACTCACCAACGGTTCTCGTGCCATGTCGGGCGGTCTCGACATGGGCGCGAATGCCATCAGCAACGTTGGCACCGTAGACGGGGTCGATGTTTCTGCTCACGCGTCTCGACACAATCCGGGTGGAGCTGACGCTCTCGCTACTGCCACGGCAGCAACTGTTACAGATTCGACGAATGCGGAGGGATCCGCTACTTCCTACGCTCGATCTGATCACACACATTCTCACGGTACCCGTGGCGGTGGGACGCTGCATGCGGCTGTTACGACATCGGTCGACGGCTTCATGTCTGCCGCGGACAAGGCCTTATTGGATTTGTTGGTCCCCGCCAGCAAGCGGCCGGTTCGGGCCGCTACCACAGCCAACATCACGTTGTCCGGAACTCAGACGGTCGACGGCGTTTCTCTGGTAGCAGGGAACCGTTGTTTGGTTAAGGACCAGTCTACTGGTGCAAACAACGGTATTTACAATGTTGCCTCTGGTTCGTGGACACGGACAATAGATTTCGACGTAGACGCAGAAGTTCGTGGTGGCCTATTGGTGCCGATTTCGGAAGGCACGGTGAACGGCGACCGTGTCGCGATGTTGACAACTAACGATCCCATCACAGTTGGGTCGACAACGCTCACGTTTGCAATGACGCAGGTCCCCCCGCTGACTTCAACGGCTCCTGCTGATGTCACGAAAGCAGCCGCCGCAGTTGGCACTTCGACGTTAGCCGCTCGACAAGACCACAAGCACGACGTCACCACAGCTACAGTCCAGACGCTTACGGACTCAACGAACGCAGAAGGAACAGCGACTTCTTTAGCTCGGTCTGATCACACACATTCACACGGCACCCGCGGTGGTGGAACCCTTCACGCCGATGCGACGACTTCCGTGTCAGGATTCTTGTCAGGGGCGGACAAGACCAAGCTCGACAACATGTTTTTCGGTCAGCGGCAGTTTGGTGGCGCTGACTTTGACGATCCGAACAGCTCGAACTGGACGATCAATGCAGCAGCTGCGTTGGCTGCGGACTCAAGCAATGCGGGCCTAGTTGTCCGGAGATTTGATGACACAACGGAAGAGGGTGTGGGGTTTGACGTCTACCTGCCTGTTGGATCTACCAACATCATATTTCGTTTCGTTTCTAGAGCACAGACGGCTCCAGGATCCACACAAACAGTTCGACCTGTCCTGTACGTCCGGGAGATCCCAGACAACGCAGCGGTGGAAGCCTGGTCTAGCGCGACGTTGATGACAACGATTAGCATCCCCAACAATGCCAACTTTCAGTACGATTCACAAACGATCGCCTTGTCTACGTTGAGTCTCGTTGCTGGCCGTGTCGCACAGTTTGAGCTCACACGTCGAGGAACCGACGGCAGCGACTCCTTGTCGGGTGACTGGGTGCTTCAGACGTTGGTTGTTGAGTTCACTTAAGGGGGAACAATGGCTATTGATTTTGAGGCTGGAAACACCGATAACTTTTTGCTTAGCGCATCAATCTCTACATTTCAAAACGTGAGTGGTGCGACACTCATGTGCTGGTATCTTGGAGAGAGCCTGGCCAACACTGAGGACTACATCGTACATTTCTCGACAACGAACAATATACAGTCACGCTGCGGTATTGGCCGACGAAGCGGTTTATTTCGCGCAAGCGCGCGAAGGTTAGACGGGGATTTGGTCACCAATTTAGATGGGGCAACTAGCCCGTCAAATGGTGTGTTGTATCACTTAGCAGTTACATACAATTTCACAGGTCAATCACTTATACTTTACGTGAATGGGGCACAAGATGGCTCAGCAGCACCTTCGTCTTGGACGGGAAACACGAGCAACACCGCGGGGACAGGCCGGATAGGTACAAGGGCTGACGGATCGGCAACCAACGATATGGATGGCGTCTTGGAAGACGTTCGTGCGTATAACCGTGCTCTTTCCGCTGAAGAAGTCAATACCATTTACCAAGCCCGGGGACGTGACAAGATAGTAAACGGATTGTTGCATAGGTATAAAATGATCGAGGGGTCCCCCGGTTCTGCTGCAAGCACAATCGTGGATATTGGATCTTTGAAAATAGACGGTTCTGCGTCTGGAACACCAGCCTACGTTACATCGTTGATAGCCAATCGACATCGTCGAGGGTAGGGAACATGGGAACAGTTCTTCATCGAGTTACACTTGAGCTGCTTGAGAGTGTCAACACACCTGATTTCAATCCAGGTCTTTATCTGGTCAATCCAGATCTCAGCGCAGTTATTGGACAGCCAAAAAAGTATTGGAAAGTTGTCGGATCGAATGTCGTACTAAAAACTCTGCCTGAGCAGGCTACTGCCGATAAGCAGGAATTACCTGCGACCAAGAGACAGTTGTTAGACGCTGTTGATTCCAAATCCGAAGCTTTGATCACTGACGGTCCGGGTCTCGAGCACCCAATTGGTAGCGGGAAATTCATCAGCATGAGCATGGGGGCGCAGCTCAAGTGGATCGGTTGGCAGGACATCGCAGACGACTGGACTTCGTTGGGTCTTCCTTATCCGTTTCGAGTTCGTACCCGTTATGATGATGACTTCATCGAGATCCAGAATGCTGCTGAAGTGAAGGCTGTACTTGGCGAGATGGCACAGTTGATAGCTAAGATTTTGACTGAAGCGGAGTACGTCAAGGCGGCTATTGTGAAGGCTACAACACTGACTGACGCTGAGTCCGCTGCTGACAAGTATTTGGAAGCGACCACCCATCAGTTGCTCTTGTCTGACCTCGTCGACATGACCGATGACGTGGCAGTAGTCCTAGAGGTTCTATTTGATGCGATTGAGATCACAGATCTCGTAACGAATTTGCTCACGAATTTGCTCACGATTCAAATTTGAGCGGTTGGGGAAGGTCTGGTGCGTAGTGAAAGCCTTAGTGCTCAGTGGTGGAGGGTCGAAGGGGGCGTATGAGGTCGGAGCGATCTACCATCTGTGTGTAGTCGCTGCTCGAACCTATGACGTGATTTGTGGAGTTTCTGTAGGCGCTCTGAACGGCGCTTTTTTGGCCCAGTGGAAAGCTGGGGATGAAACCACAGGAGCTATGAAGCTCGACGACTTCTGGGCGACCATCAACCAGTCCAAAGTCTACAAGGCTTGGTTCGGTGGATACTTGGCGGCCCTGTGGAAACCGAGTCTTTACAATTCCAAGCCACTGCATGATTTGGTGCACAATAATTTGGACGCTGAGGCTGTTCGTCGCAGTGGTAAGCTCCTGCGTGTTGGAGCAGTTGACCTCAACACAGGTGAATATAGGCTGTTTGACGAACGACATCCAAAGCTTTGGGACGCAGTCCTAGCAAGCGCTGCCTATCCCGCGATTCTGTCTCCCGTAAAATTGGAATCGGGCCTTTGGATTGATGGAGGCGCGCGAGACATCACACCTCTTGGTGCTGCGATACAACTAGGTGCAACAGATATCGACGTTGTCATGGCCTCTCCGTCGGCTGTGAAGCCTAGGAAAGCCCAAGGCATGAACGCGATCGACATTGCTTTTCGGGCTATCGACATTTTGACGGACGAGGTCAATCGAGGAGACCTGGCCAAGGCGCAGCTCTACAATCAACTGGTTGAGAGCGACCAACGCCCTGACAAGCGTTACGTGAAACTCACGGTCATCAGGCCGGATACCGAACTCACCAGCAATTCGTTTGACTTCTCTCCGAGCCTCCTCGCTTCGATGCGGAAGCGAGGTTACGAGGACGCAGATCGTGCCTTGTCCCGTGCTTGACTGGCTAGCGTATGAGTGCATTTGGCAGCGCCCACTGGGGGAGGAACTGGGGCGACGGAGGCTCTGCGGATGAGCTTGTCGAAATCACAGCGCAAGATTCCGTTTCGGTCACAGACCAGCTGCTCGCGCTCGACGTCGAAATCAACGACCTCGATGAAGCGTTTGAGATGGAGGACGACGTCCTCTCAGAGATCCAGACGTTCTTGGTTCAAGTCAACGACACGATCTCGGTCAGTGACGAGCCGTCTACAGCGATAGACTACACACGACTCGTTGAAGACGGAGTTTCTACTACAGATACTGTTACGGTTATTTTTGTCTTTGTGTTTGACCGTGGAGTTCAAGACGCTGTCGACGTAACGGATCAAACAACTGTAGAGACATTTACCAATTCAATCGAGGTCCTCACTGCTTTAGACGCAGTGGACATTGTTGACGTTGTAGCGTTTGTGACTGGGGGAACGACCAGCGTGCTGATCTTGGAAGATCAGCTGGTCGTCTTTCGATCCGACTACATGAGAAGAGACCGATCCGTGGCGGGGTCCTCCACACTCACTACAACCTTCACTGAAACCATTTTGACCTACTACGAGGCGGCGGAATAGCATGTCCTCGCCTAGTTTTCTTGATGTCTCGGCCCACGTAACCGGTACGACAGGAACGACACGTACTCCGGACGCGTCGGGGTTTGGACTGGCCGCCGACAACATCCTGTGGTGCTACGTCAATTTACGATTCAGTGGTTGCTCTACGGCCACTGTTACGATGCCGGCCGCACAGAACTGGAGCCTAGCCAGCGACCAGTCACGGGGCACTAACGCACGGTCGTTGCTCTATTGGAGGCGGTGGGGAGACGGGACCGACGATACAACCCCTACCGTAACGGTCACCACAGGCGGGCTCTGGGGCGCCACCCTGGCGGCTTGGACGGGATGCAAGGAGACAGGAAACCCCTACGACGCCGTCACAGAGGACCAGGAAACCACAGCTTCGACTACGATGACAGCCCAAGGGGCTACTTCTGACGGTATCGATCGGACTTCGACACGTTGGTTCTTTTCCCCTGATGACAACAACCACGGCTCGCCGAGTGAGGGTACCCTCGCGTTTGGAGGTACGAGCTACCAAAACTCCTCTGGCGTCGGATATTCGACATCCTGCTCCTACTTGACGGGGGAGGTCTCTGGCGACGTTGGTACGGCCACCATGACCCAGGGCTCGAACGGCCCTGATACCTACAACTGGCACACGATCGTTCTTGCACCAAGTACCTACGATCCGTCGATTAGCGACGACACGATTTCGACGACAGACAGCGTCGCTGTTTCGATCGACTATGGTCGAAGTTCTTCAGACACGATTTCCGTAACGGACTCCGTTGCTGTTTCACCGACGTTCGGACGCGCAGTTTCTGATGCGATTTCGGTCGTTACGGATCTCACAGTTGAACTGCTCACAACAACTATCACTTACGACGTTACGGTTTCTGACGCGATCTCAGTCACGGACCAGTTGTTGGTCGAGACTGCTTTCCCAGAAGACGCGATTTCGGTCACAGATACAACAACTACCAGTTTGGACTATGGGCGTTCTGCCAGTGACTCAATAGACATTGTCGACGAAACCGAGATTATGACAGCCAATCTGGATGTCATGGTCGAGGACACGATCTCAGTCACCGACACAATTTCGATTGACTTGGTTTACGCCCGCACTGCCGACGACACAGTATCCGTCACAGATCAAACTTCTGTTGACTTGGTCTACGCTCGCGAGGCAAACGACGCGATTTCGGTTACCGAGGACACTCTTGCCGAGACCGCGTTCCCTCAAGATACGATTTCGGTCACGGACCAGTTCGCAGTTGAACTGTCGTTTGATCGTTCAGCATCAGACACAATCGTAACGACAGATCAGATTCTCACGTCGGTCGAGTTTGACCGCTCAGCATCAGACGCGATTTCGACCACAGATGAGACCTCGATTGCATTTGAGCGTGAAGCCAACGACACAGTTTCCGTAACTGATACGTCCACGACAAACGTCGAATACGAGCGTTTGGTTTCAGACGCTGTTTCAATTGCAGATCAGACAACAACGGAACTCACGTTCAATCGTACGGCTTCCGATTCGATTGTGGCCACGGACACGACGACCGCGGAGCTTGAAAGCGGGGAGGTCGTAGGGATCGATGACGACATCGATGTAGACGTCGTCTACGGCAGGATCGTCAGTGACGTTGTTCCAGTAACTGACGATCTATCGGTTACGACTTTCTACGACCGCACACTCTCGGATGTTGTCTCAGTAGCGGACCAGACACTGATCGAGACTGTCTTTCCAGAAGACTCGATTTCGATCGTTGACGCTGTCGCCGTGGGCTTCGTATTTGATCGGCTTCTTTCGGATGCAGTTTCCGTCACTGACACGACGCAGGTCAACGTTGAATTTGATCGGACCCTTGCTGATACAGTTTCGGTCGTTGACGCAATCATTGTAGGGATCCAATTCGACAGGTTCGCGGATGAGGCAATCTCTGTCGCTGATTCAACGGCTATAACTGTCGATCGGAGCCCGTCCGACACTGTATCGGTTACAGATGAGACCGCTGTCGCCGCCGACTATAGCCGGACACTCGTCGATGTGATCACGGTTGCAGATCAAGTCACGTCCTCAGTCGAGTACGATCGCGTCGCAAGTGACACGATTTCTGCTGCCGACACGACGGCTGTCACTCTCACTTTCACGAGAACGGCTTCTGACACGGTTTCGGTTGCCGACCAGACAATGGTCGAAACCAGCTTTGACGCTGATGTCATCGACATCACGGACACTGTTGCGACAGCGGTTGACTACCAACGAACGCTCAGTGACACGATTTCAGTCAGTGATCAAACGACTGTCGAGAACGCGTTCCCAGAGGACACAATCTCCGTCACTGACGCAACGGTCGTCGACTTAGCCTACAATCGCAAACCTGCGGACACGATCTCGACGACTGATAAGGCGTCTTGGTTCTTCTACTTGGGACTCAGTGATGCCGTTCTCGACAGTGACGTTGCTTACACATCGCTCACGTACGAGAAATCTGCGGCGGACACGATCTCGGTTACTGACCAAGCAACAGCGTCGCGGGAGTTGGGTCGCGTTGTTAGTGATACGATTTCAGTATCTGATACAACGACTATTGATCTCTATCGGATCATTTCCGTCACAGCTTCAGACACAGTCACTGTCGTCGACCAGACCACACCGGCAACCAGTTACGTTCGGAGTGCTCAAGACACGGTTTCAACGGCCGATACCGTAGCTGCTGGTCTCGAGTTCACACGCTCCGCCTCCGACACGATTTCAGTCACTGACACGTCGGCGACTTCAGTCAGCTTCTCGAGGACCGCCACCGACGCAATCGTTGTCACCGACACACTGACAGCGGAAACCAACTACGTTCGAACTGTCCAAGACACGATTTCGATCACGGATCAAGTCGTTCGCAGCATTTCATTCGATCGTTCGGCTTCAGATGCGATCTCTGTCGCTGACGCAGCGACTGTCGCCCTCACGCTTGGCCGAACTGCCAGCGATATTGTCTCGACGACCGATACGTCAGCAACAGCTCTCGATTACTCGAGGCTTGTTCAAGACGGAGTAGCACTCACCGACGTACTTCTCGCAGCAACACAGTACTCACGCGACGCCAACGACACGATTTCGATCGTAGACACGGTAGCAGTCGACAGGACCCGTGAAGTATCGGCGTCCGATACGATCTCTGTCACTGACGCCGTGGCTACGGAATCTGTGTTTGGACGGACCGTCAGCGACACGATTTCGATCACTGACGAGCTTTCCACGGTCACGAACTACGTTCGGTTTGCTGATGACGCGATCAGCGTCGTCGACACAGTTACACGTGGGCTTGAAGCTGGGGTCTTTGCCCAAGACACGATCGACGTAACGGACGAAGTCACGAAGATCGTCACGTTTGAGAGGATCCTTACCGAGGTCCTGACTGTCACCGACGAGCTTCTTACCGTCACGAGCTACGTCCGGTTCGCGGATGACGCTTTCACGATTACAGACCAAGCCACATCCTCAGTCGAGCAGGACCGGTCGGCTGACGACACAATGTCGGCCACAGACGATGTCGGCATTGCCGTCGATTACGTTCGGTTCGTAGACGACAGTCCACCAGTTTTCGACGACGTCATCGTCCGGACTTTCGATTTCAGTCTACGAAATCAACCCCCGACAACCACGATCCTGCCGCCTGTACCCACGGTATTCCGTTACCTACAACGCCTTGTCAATGGGAATCTGGTCTTGACACTAAGAGACCGTCAAGGCCCTTTCACGCCAGCGATTTTGTACTACTGCCTCTACAGAGTCACCAACTCAGGCGGACGGATACTTGTCGGAGCGCGTCACATCCCCAACACAGCAGGAGTTGGAGTCTTCTATGTCGTCGCACGCGCCGGAGAGCAACAGCAACCAGGTAATTGGTTAATCAGATGGGAGTACCAGAAGACACGTAATTCCCAAGTACGTATCGTGGAGCAAGCATTTCAAGTCGTAGCCGGAACCGTCGCGAACCCTGTGCAGAAGTTTGGTTGGGAGTGACAATGCAGAAATTGCTGGAAAAGCTTCGCGCGTTTGAGGCGTCAACTACTTCGGAACTTTGGATTACACGTTACGCAATGCGTGTGATCTGTCCTTCTTGTGCGGACAAGATGGCGTCTCTCGGGATCCGCAGTGTCCGGGCCTCAGTGTTATTTGGTGAGGAGCGCCTAGCTGCTGCTGCCTTGGACCGTACTGTCACAGCCGCTTGGGGCACGTTGCCGAAGGGGTGGACCAATAAGTCGGTCAAGAAGTTTTGGGAGTCGTTGACAGGGGATAGAAAGCACAAGATCACAGCCTGCATGAAGGCCCTCAAAGGAAAGCCTGGGATCGACGATCCTGGAGCCTTTTGTGCTAGCCTGAAGCGGAAACTCGAGGACTAAAGCAATGGGCCACTACACGTATGATCGTCGAACCGCGGCGACAACAGACCCAGATTGGGAAGCACTCGAAAACGACCTGGAGCTCAATCTTGGCGACTTGCGTAAAGCAGGTGGAAGACACGGGACTCCGGGAATTGCGACTGAAGCCAACACTGTCAAAGTGACTCGTTCCGGACGTTAAGTGTATGTCAGGCGTCGCGTACTTTCGAGGGCAGCAGTTAGGGATCGACGACCTCGACCTATGCCTTGAAACGTCGTCAGGCCGACCTGTCAACGCGGCTGAGATTAGCTACGCTCTCTACGACTTCACGACTGGGCAAGAGGCTTTGCTCGGGATCCCACGACGGACACCGGTCAACGATGTCGTAGGACACTACTACGCCAGCCTCATCATTCCTCTCGACGCGAACATTGGTTGCTATCGGATCCGGTGGACCTTTCGTGAACTCATCGGCGGAGCCGTTAATCAAGTGGTCCAAGAGTTCAATGTCATCGACAAGGTGGCTCCTGAAACGACCATCTACACATGTTGTGAAGCCGAGTTGATTCGCAGCTTGCGGTACAGAACCCGCGACCTGCGCCCGGATCGCAATTATCACTTCAGACCTCCGGCGCACGAAGAAACCATCCGACAGTTCAATCGTGTGTTTGGTTACATCTGGGAAGATGATGAGCTACGAGAATTTTTGAGCCAGGCACTCGACATGGTGTCGGCTGCTCCGCCACGTACACCGATTCCGAACTGCGACATCTTGGCTAGAACCTATCCCGAATGGCGTTCACTCGTGGTGACAGGCGCCATGATGCATGCGATCTTTGCGTTGATGCTGAATTGGATTTCTGACGAATTCTCAGTTGTAGGGAGCACATTGGTTCGTGTTACGCTTCCGGATGGGCAGGTACTAGACTTGGCAATCAAAGAGCTGCACGACATTCTCCATGAGGATTTGTGATGTCGTCTGGGTTGTCTAAACGGCAAGTGGCTCGTCAGTACGGACTCAATTTACACACAGTTGATATACTCTTGAAAAGAAATGTGCTGTCAATTCAAGCGGGTTGTTCACGACTTCGGCCCAAGCTTGTTGGTTTGGAAAAATTAGTTGAAGGAGAGCATTACATTGTGTGCTTGGAGTGTGGAGCATTCCAAGGAGCGATCATGTCCAAGCATCTTCAAGCTTGTTCTGGGACCACGTACGCCGCCTACTTGTGTAGATATCCTGACACTCCTACGATGTCTGTTTTGACTGCTGCCAGCAAAGCCAAAACAGACAGTCAGAAACGGTGTCAGTCCTTGACTTTGAAAGCGAGATTCAAGACAAAATCTGGTGATATTACCCGACGACAAATCTCAGAGGCGTCACGTCGATTACATGATTCCGGATATCGTGAACGTGCCGCACGACACCTTCGTGTGTTGAATTCCCAACCAGAGCAGAGAGCAGCCCGGTCCGCAGAATCTAAGGCTAGGTGGGATTCAGGGGAGCAGGGATCTGTAAACAAGAGGTGGAGAACGAAGCATAGAGGTGAGATGCTTGCACTGGCTGCCAACGCACGTCGACATATTGGACGGAAGCTAACCAAAATACACAAGGCTGCCAAAGACGCCATGCACGCCTCGGGACTTTCAGGGTTTGTCACTGAATACGAGGTGGGGTACTACTCTATAGATGAGGCCCGTCCTGACCTCCGATTAGCCGTAGAGATTGACGGTTGTTACTGGCACGGTTGTCTTGTATGTGGTTTTTCCGGGATGGACAATACTCGGTCCTACGATAGACGTAAAACCACTTACCTGCGCAATCGCGGGTGGACCATTCTTCATCTTCGCGAGCACGAGATTAAGGACAATCTCAACGAGTGTGTGCGTCGTGTAGGTCGTATGGTTGAACAATTGTCTGCTAGAGAGGTTGCAGCATGAACATTGAAACTCGGAAAGCGATACAAGATGCTTTCCGCATAGGTCAGCTTCGTGTTCAAACTGTGGAACCGTCAACTGGTCATGTAAATCTGTGTGTTGTATCTGACGTGTTGCGCCACGAAACGGCACATAAAGATAATGTACGTGTGGTACTCAATGACGGCCGGACAGTTACGTCAACGATCGATCATTCATTGTTCTCCAGACACGACAGCAAGATTTCCCCTATTCAAGCTGGGTCTCTCAAATCCGGAGATACTGTCGCTACAGTGTCTGGAGGATCTTTAGAATGGTCGGAGGTGGCCAATGTCGATCGACAACCACCTGAGAAACACACGTACGACTTGTCGGTTCCGGGCCCAGAGAACTTCGTACTTTCGAACGGTATCCTTGCACACAACTCGTACTCGATAGGGGGTGTCTCCCTCGATATTGAGAAGTCGAGCAAGTACGAGTCTGCTTACCAGGCGATCAAGGATCAGTTCAACGAACAACTTGAAAAGGCCAAGGCGACAGTGAAGATCGTCAAGGGGCTACAGCAACCGAGATTCGGCATCGGGATCCGATCCAGCTTCGGTCCTATGGTTTCAGCTGGTGCCCTCACTCCTTCAAAATTTGTTGGATTTTAGATTCGGTGTTTCTTAAGCCTATGTCTGAAGCAGTTGAAACCCAGAAACCCACCCAACTCACACCGAACGATCCTGTGGATCCAGAGCAGCTGGACCTATTTCGGCAGCTCGCCGAGTCACGTGCACGATTGTCAGACACTCTTTTGTCCCTGGAGCTGGAGAAGATCCAGATCCTCGGTGCAGCTCGCCAGATAGAGGCACAACAAGGCAAACTCATGGCGAGGTGCCTGACAGAGCGAGGACTGGCGCCTAATACTGCCGTGAGTATCGACCCGAAGACAGGCGTGTTGACTGTCATACAACAAGAACCTGAGATGCCCTCCAGTTGAGAGAGGCGCTACGTTGATCTATGTGGATCAGTTGATGAGCGGCACTGTAGATGGTTGTCGTGCAACGCAGTGGTGCCATCTCATTGCTGATACCGACGAAGAGCTACACAGTTTTGCTAAACAGATAGGTATGAAACATGTGTGGTTCCAAGATGCGCCGCCGGCCAGTTTTCCCCATTACGATTTGACGGCACGACGACGTACAGTCGCTGTCAGGCTGGGTGCCACAGAATTAGCGCGACGCGAATTCTCGGCTAAGATGAAGCAGATCCGTCAAACTTGGTGATTTTCAATGCCGTACGCTTCCCAACGAGATCGTGATCCCTCACTACTCGAACTTGAGGTTACGCCGTGGCCAGCCCCGCCACTCAATCTGTTTCTGACGAGCGGTTACAAGCCTGGGGTTTTCGATCTTGTTTGGACGGATCCTTCTCAGCTGACACTGAATTCCAGATTCATTCTGGTCGGGGTCAACATTTATCGATCCTTCGATTCTGAGTTTGGACCCTACGACCGTATCAACGAGTTCCCCATCGGTTCAACGTTCTGGCGAGACCAGACCGACAATGTCCTGATCTTGGACGAACCAGTTACTGACGATCGTTGGCTTCTTCGAGGCCCTTGTACAGGCTCTGAGCTGGATGCTCCTAGGTATGTGTTCCGAACGCTTAGGTGCCCCCTGGTGCAGCCCGGGTCGCAAGCCCTACCAGCGAACATCCGGGACGTGGAAGTCCGCGTCAATGGCGTTGTGGCCCGTCTCAGTCGCGTCATTGGACCAACTGGTGAAATCGAGGTCGATCCAAATTCCTACCCCAACGTAGCTCTCCAAAAGCGGGACCCTGGGATCATTCCGGATCCTGGAACAACAGTCACAGTCTCCTACACCTACGACAGATCGTTGCTTCGAACCGATCTCTTACAGCGGGTCTTTTACCGGGCGACGACCGTTGGCTATTTGGTTGACCTCAATTGTGCAACTGAGGTCACGCCAATCCTACGTGAGACACCTCTAGAGCGTGCTGCGGTAACGAGCAGCGTCGAGGTCGAGAAGATTGATTGGATCTGGCGCGAGGCAGTTCGTCGCAATCGGTGGATTCTGGATCAAGGCGGCGAACGCGTCAAAGTGTTCATTCGGAAGCATGTGGGTGAGATTTGTGGTTGCACACAAACGACAACTCATAAACAACCGTTGAACGATTGTCATGTCTGTTTTGCACCGCAAACTTTGGTGCGCACTGATACCGGATACAAACCCATTAACACAGTAGCTGTGGGTGATCATGTTTTGTCTTCGAGCGGCCAGTATAGCCGTGTGACACGTGTGTTCGAAACCCCCTTTACAGGCGACTTGTTGGCAATCAGGTCCGCAGTTTCAACCAATGCGATTTTGACTACTTTGAATCATCCTTTTTACACCTTGGTTGGACACCACGGTGTTGTCCAGTGCCGCCCGACGACTTGCCACATGATTTTGGACCGTGATAACGTTCTCTACAGTATTCAAGGACAAGGTACGGGGGTACGACAACTCCCTAGTGGGCGTTGGTGGGCGAGAGCTGGTGCTGGAACTAGAGGAAAACGTATAAGTTTGGGTACATTTTCTACTGAAGAGGAAGCCAAACAAGTTGTTCAATCCTATCGTCTGCGTCACAAGAAAGCCCACTCTTTGGAGTGGCTTCGAGCTGAGGATTTGGACGAGGATGATTGGCTTGTCGCACAATATCCGAGAACCGTCAGGGACTTGACCTATGTGGAGATCCCTCTATGTTTTCAAAAAACATCCCAATTTGGTCCAGATCGTCAAGGTGTTACACGATTTGATGTCGATGAAGAATTTCTGTGGGTTGTCGGATTGTACTTAGCTGAAGGATCTGCCGGTGGTCGCAGTATCACCTTTGCTCTTCACGCGGATGAAGTAGACTACCAAAGTAGAGTCAAACGGTTTTTTGATCAACGTGGGTACACAGCCTCTATTAGAGTCGATAGTGGCGACGGTCTAGGAGCCGTCGTGGTAGTCAACGGTTCACATTTATCAGAGTGGTTCCCTGTTTGGTTGGGTAGACACTGCGATAAAAAGCGGATACCAGAAGAGTTGATGTGTTTGCCTCCGAAAAAACAACAGTGGTTGCTTCAAGGGATCTACGATGGCGACGGATGGAAAAACGGTACTGAAGTAACACAGACTTCCGAATTACTGGCTCTGCAATTGTCGGAGGTTCTACACCGCATTGGGAAACGGCCTTTAATACGACAACAACGTAGCAAGGCGTTGACACCTAAAGGCAATCCACGCAAATTGGCCTACTGTGTGAATTGGGAGGGTTCAGAGTTTACCAATGCCAGTCGAAAAGGTCGGTGGTCTTTCGAAGGACAGGAACTGTCTAGGATCAAGGGGATCACAAAAGTTCCATACGAAGGACCAGTATACAATTTGGAGGTCGAAGGGGATCACACGTATGTTGTGCAGGGTGTAGTGGTGCACAATTGTTACGGCACCTCAATAGTTGGTGGGTACGAAGGACCGTTCGATGTCGTCATGGCCCCCGACGACGCTGAACGAAAGCATTCACAACGTGACACGGGACGTACGATCGAACATGGGTACGAGGTTTGGACGGGTCCTAGTCCACTCCTCAGTCAACGTGACTTTGTCGTCAAGATCACAGGGGACCGCTACAGCGTAGGTGCTGTCCGAATGCCGACGAATCGCGGCATGGTGCTCCAACAACACTTCATGTTGGGGCATTTGGACGAGAAAGACATCAGGTATCGTGTTCCGATCGATCTCTGCAATCACGTGGTGTCTAGGTATGTAGACCGGTTGGTTCCTCCTCTCAACTCACCTGCACAAATAACGGACAAGTCAAACATACCTAGTGAGCGTCAGATTCGTGGCCGCACTATTACGTGGGAAAATATCGTCTGGTGACATGATCTCTCCTCCACAATTTCGAATCAACGTGAAGTCGTTGCTACCCAAGCGACGGAAGGTCGAACCACGACGTGTGTTGCGAGAAGCCCAGAAGGAGATCCTCCGACAGCTTCGACGGGAGATCCAGGACACTGCATTCTCGACTCGAGCCAAGCGGGCCTTGAGTCAGGGAATGACGACTCGGATCGGAAACCGAAGTCTCAAGGTTATTGCGAAGCATCCTGCCTTCTTCCCGCTTCTACGTGGACAGAAGAGCGAACAGATGACTTGGCTTACGAAAGCGAAACGGCCTATCCCGATCATCCTAGATGATGGTACTCTGATTTTCCGGAATGCGACTCCTCGAAGCATGCAAAACGGTAGTTGGATCCATCCTGGGCGTTCTCCGACGACCGTCATCGAACGGGCACGAAAGAAGACCCGAGAGATCATTCAACGACGCGTCGTGGAGTCTTTGCGGAAGGGTCTCGGAGTTTGACATGTCGGACGGAGGAATCACTGTTTCGAAGACAACGACGGGGGCCTTTCTAATACAAGATATCCGTGTTTATGTCGAACACGGCAAGGCGACTTTTATACCGGCTGACAAGGTTGTGTCGTCACGGGACCTGCACCGGGCTCTCTCAGACAAACAGCTCTTTCACTTGACGAGCAGCATGTTGCAACAACAGGCACAAGATCCTCGAGTAGCTGATCTGACTCGTACAAATGAGGATCTGCGACGTCAACTCGCCGAGCAGCAAGGCCAATGGCAACGGTCTGTAGAATCGTTGGAGAAGAAATTGGACAACGTCTTGGTAGCGGTGTCTCAACAACCGAAGGTCATTACCGTTCAGGCACCTGCGGCTGAGACAGCAGTAAAGATCGATTGGGAATTGAAGGAAGGAGCTAACGATATCGTGGACGAGACTGGAACATACGTTCCGAATATCCGGGCCAAAGCGGACAGTGTGAATGTGACTGTGACCCCCAAGACCGAAGAAGTCTCTATTGAAGAGACTGCCAAACGCTTGCGACACACTCGCCGCAAACCCTTATGAATAGTCGTGTGGTATGGACCCCGTTTGGCAAGCTGTTTGGCACGATCCGACTTCTTATGACGCCCTGATTCACGGGCCGCCTTACTTGCCAACGCAAAAGCTGAGCAGCGAAGACCGATCTGAGGTTCGAGCTTTTGCTCGAAAGACTGCGGACGATCTGCGTTACGTTACTTCAGGCACCACACTATTCGGTCTTCTGGCTTGGTTGCACGCAATGAGCTTCGTACATCAAGCACACCACTGGAACACTCGAGGACAACAGTCGTATCAGGACCATCTCTTGTTCGAACGGATCTACAAGGATTCACAAGCGGGGATCGACAGTCTGGCCGAGCGTGCGGTTACGTTGGAAGGTCCTTTGCCTTTGATTTCGCACGTGAAGCGCATCCACGAGATCATCAATGTGAATGAACTCACAGGTCAGTCCGCGACAGAAATGTTGAAAGCTAGCCTAAACGGCGAGTCCGGCTGCCTGGGTTTATTGGAGCAGTTGATGTCCGTTATGACGTTGTCCCACGGAACGTCCAATCTCTTGGAGGGGATTGCAGATCAACACGAGGTCTTCATTTATCTGTTGAAGCAACGTCTCGCTCCCATGCCTGTTTACTCGCCGAAGACTGCGAGCGCAAAATACACATACCAACGATGAGATCAAAATCAAATGAAAGAAGACGAAAATCCCAAATACAAGCGAGGTGTCGGACTAGACATCGGGACCATGAACATTGTAGTCGCTCGCCAATCCCTAGCGGGTAAGGTGGTGACGACTCGGATTAGAGATGCTTTCCTCGATCTCGAGAGCGACGCGAAACGGTCTCTCAAGCTATCCAAAGTCAACTACATCGAGAAAGACGACACACTGTACGTGATCGGCGACTCAGCTTTGACAATGGCCAATTTGTTCAAGCGTGAGGCCCGGCGCCCATTGAGTCAGGGGATCATCGCTCCAGGAGAACTTGACGCACAAGAAGTTCTGGAGATCTTGATTCATGAAGTCTTGGGTCTAGCAACTGAGCCTGACGAGCCTTGTTACTACAGCGTTCCGGCCGACCCTGTGGATCGTCCTGGTGTCGACACTGTGTTTCACACTGAGGTGTTTCGCAAAATTCTCAAAAGAGGCGGACACGACCCACATCCTACCAATGAGGCACTCGCAATCATCTACAGCCAATGTAGCGAAAACAACTTTTCTGGTTTAGCTGTGAGTCTCGGCAGCGGAATGGTAAATGTTGCCCTTGCGTACCAAGCCAACATGGGTTTATCATTTGCACTCTCTCGCGGTGGAGACTACATCGATTCACAATCAGGAAAGTCTGTTGGCAAGACCGCAAGTCAGATGTGTACGATCAAGGAGAAGGGCCTTGATCTAGCGGCTCCAAAAACTCGCGAGGAAGAAGCGATCACGTTTTATGTCCGGGCTCTCATCAACTATTCATTGCAGAACATTTCGATCCAGTTTCGCAAGACCGCGAGTGATATCACACTACCTGAGCCAATCCCGTTCATTGTGTCTGGCGGCACGAGTCGCGCGACTGGATTCATGGGCCTGTTCGAGGAAGAGTTTGAGTCTGTGCGAAAAAAGTTTCCGATCCAAATCAGTGAGATTCGACAAGCTCGTGACCCCATGACAGCTGTGGCGGAAGGCCTTCTCGCGTTGGCAACCGAAGAAGAGTGAGGACGTCATCTACTACTACTTGGTCCAGGCGCTTAAACGCCGATTGATTCTAGAGCTTCAAGACAGTTTCTCGAAGCATCCAGTCTACCAAAAGATCGTTCCATACATCCAGAATCGGTTCTCGTTTACGGAACGCCCTCAGTTTGGGATTGTAGTCAAAGGGTCGAGCGCCAACAAAGTTGCCCTGTCTGCCGACAACTACGTCGGCACTGTCCAGAGTCACGTGATGTTGGCGTACGTTGGTCAACCAGCCTATCCTGTTGAATGGGTGCGTGAAGATCTCGCCTGTCTTAACAGCAATGGCGGGAGGATGCCGACGCTTCCAGGGGTTTACTACCTCGAAATATTGGAAGCTCCGACGGCTTCGAACACTCCGGGGTATTTCGTGATCGATCCTCTCTACACAGTAATTGATGAATCTCTTCTGAGATTTCAATCAGGAGTCGAAAACGATGCACAGCTCGCACAAAAGCCCGTTCAGGGAACGGTCAGGATTTGGGAGAACCGAGACTATCTTTTGCGAGAAGGTACGGACTACACCGTCAACTACGACACGGGTGCAGTGTCTCTAGATGTGTCGTTTGGTCCGGGATCAATCCTGACCGCGGACTACCGCAGTGGCGGTACATCAATTGGCCCTGTTGAGTTCCTTTGGAACTCGAGCAACACAACCATTTTGCCGGGGGTGGTGCTGGCATTCGGTAAACGATCCGAGAAAGGTCAAAAGGTCGCCGTGGTCGTCTACCAAGACCGTGTCGATACTGCTGAGGCCTTTGGCGGCAAATTCGAAGTCACATTCGACTTTGACGTGATCGCCCGCGATACAATTCAAATGGAAGAGATCGCAGATCTCACCATCATGTACCTTTGGGGTCAGAAGAAATCGCGCCTTGGCCTTGAGGGTATCGAGATCATCGATATCTCCATGGGCGGAGAAGCTGAAGAACTTGCGGATGAAACAGGCGAGGAGTTCTTCTATCAAGCGAGCCTCTCATTACAGCTACGTGCGGATTGGGAGCTCCACGTGCCCTTGCCTTACGTGATCAGCAAAGTGACAGCTACGACACCTGAAGGGGACACAGATCCCAGTGCGCCATCCGGGTTACAGCCTGTGGCGAGCCAAATCTTCTTTACGACCCATCCTGTCTTGGCTGGTCGTAACGACGCGTACGAGCGGATTAGCTAGGAAAAGCTTCGCTTTCCTTCAGCTTTATTGGTAGAGATCAAAATCGTCAGATGTTGAGAGATGTTGAGAGATTAGCTAGGTGCCTCGCTACACGTTTCAGTGTTCTTGTGGCTTCAGGCACTCACGAGCACTCCCGATAGGGGACTACCCAACTACCAGTTGTCCGAAGTGCCAACAGGCTGCCACAAGGGTATTGGACACGTTCGGTTTCCGGTTCAAAGCCTCTAAAACCGCAGCCCCTGCCAATACTGGCGTCGCCAAGGACGACTTCCCAACGGCCGATACCGCTGTTGGGAGGGATGCCGACGCCCGTTGGGCCGAGCATGAAGCCCGGGAGAAGGTCAAGAATAGGGTCCGAGAAGTTGGTGGTCATCGAGCAATTGTACGGGAAACCCACGCTGGCTACATCGAGTACAAAGCTGCTGGCGAACCCCTGCTCAAGACTCGCAGGAAGATCAACAATGAACTGAAGGAGGTCCTGCGACGCCCTCCTCCGGCGCGATGACTCCGCACGATCAGCTTCGGCCTTGTATTGTGTACTCCGCCAGGTGTGACGTAAACGGTAAGTTGTATTTTGGGATCCGAAAACACATAAACACAGCTAAACGCGGTTCGCATTACATTTTCCATGCGGCTTTACGTAAATACGGAGCTTCCAATTTTGTGTGGACCGTTTGTGAAATCACAAATTGGCGTGGAGCTTGTGCGTCAGAGATCCGACTCATTGAAGAACACGACACGTGTAACCAGAACAAAGGTTACAACACTGCAAAAGGTGGCAACGGCACGTTAGGATTCAGCCTCCCAACGGAAACGCGGCGTAAGATTAGTTCGTCACTGAAAGCGTGGCACGCTTCGGGAGATCCGAAAGCACAAGCGCTTAGAGCAAAGGTGAGTCATGTGCGCCGCACTATGGAGACTAGCCTAGCCACACGGTTGAAGCGTGCTGAAGTCAGTCGAGGTCGGGGACTGTCTAAAGAGTCTCGATCCAAACTACGCGCTTCAAAGCGTAAGTATTCGGACGCCATAGTAGCTGAAGCGACCAACTACGCTAAACAGCACGGTTATCGAGCAGCAGAAAGGGCTTTCAACATCCCGCGACCCACAATTCGCCGCTGGTCCAGAACCCCGGAGGAGCAAGACGAAGCCCGACGCCTAATGCGAGAAAACCATCGTAAACGACAGTACGGCTACGCTTTTCCTCTTGTAGGCCCCTGATGGTTAAAAACACTGCCCCGAACCCAATACCACTGTCCCAATTTCAATATCCGATCCCAAAACCACATTCGATCCCAAAAACCGCTAGTTCGAAGTGAGGTCATCAATGAGTATTGGTCCATTTTCAACATACGTACCCCCAGGCGTCTACACCCGCACATTGACTGAAGCCAACGCGGCCAATCTGGTTGCTGGCCTTAGGATCCCGGCCGAAATCGGAGTCGGGCAAGAGGAACTCGAGCAGTTGGATCTCGAGTTGGTTCGTGGGTCATCATCGAACCTCGACCAACAAATCATCAACGAAGACGTATCTACGCGCTTTGTTGTCGACGAGACCAATCCGAACAACCCGGTGCTTGGTTCGCCCAACGGGCTCGTAGCTAAGTTCAAAGTACGAAACTACCCGATTGTTGATGGTCAAGGATTCGGCAAAACTACGAACAGCGTTCGTAGTGTCACAGTCACGATCAACGGGACCCCGGTTGCTGTTGGTGCAGTCCAAGGCACGCCTGGCTACGTCACCTTGCAGGTTCCTCCACAAACAGGGGACAACATCCGGTGCACGTACTACTTCCACCGATCGGATACGAGTTTTCAAGACGACGTTTCAGAGCAAGTGACTGCGGAGCTTGCCGAGCTCACGTCACCAGGGTACGCGTCTTTCATCATCGTTACCGGTACAACCGACACGTTCGTCATCGAAGTCGACGGTGTCTCCTTGACTTTGCTCTTTGCAGCCGGGACCTACACCGCGACTGGTTTGAAGAGCGTCATCGATTCGTACCTGGTTTCCGGACTCGCGACGGCAGTTTATGTCGACGGACAAGGGCGTAGCCATCTCAAGTTTTCAGCAGCGCGTAGCGTCAAGATCGGCAGCGGGAATGCCAACGGTGCTCTTGGGTTCGCGACTAACACACAGACGAATCGAAATGCTATTTTCCGTGTTTTTCAGCGGCCAATCGTGGACGGTACAGACGGTGGAATCACGACTACGGATCCCACCAAAGTTGTCGTGACTGTGAACAACGTTCAAGTTGTCGCAACCGCAGTCGATGGGTCAAATGGGCTTGTCACACTACCGTATGCGCCTGCCAATGGTTCGACAGTCAGGATCCAGTATTTCGCCAACACGTGGCAAGACACGTTCGACTATTTGCCGAATACCTTGGTGACGAGTGTCATTCGATCTGGTTTTGCACCCGGTCGCAACGACTACATCGAAAACCAAGACTTCGTCATCTCGAATCCGAGCCCTGATGTTTCGATCATGCATTGGGGTGCGAGTTTCGATGTCGCTAGTACTTTGCGATCAGCGGGCGCCACGCTCCTCAATGAAGTACAGATCCTTCCAACACTTGTTGACGATAGAATCTACCTCGCCGAGGCCGAGCATTTTGTCGATACGACGGTTGTTCCTGCGGTCGCATCGTCAACAGTATTTCTCTTGCCGGATGTGCCGACTACTGGCAACGGACGAGACACACCACTCAGCTCAGCAACCTTCGGAGCTGTGACGAACGGTCGAATCGGACTCAATACCAATCGACCGGATTTGGTGATCGTCTACACGGGCCGCGATTTGCAGGACGCTCTTGGGCGTGGAGCTGTGGCGGTTGTCGAGGTCGATGGTACGACGCGCAACATCACACTCAAAGATCCTGTACCGCCCGACCACATCGCGTTTTGCACGTTTTGGTACAATCGATTGCGTGACGATACATACATCCTGACCAACAAAGTGGCAGGTCCGATTGGTACGGGACAATTCGAAGTCCTCTCGACCTTGACAGGATTGAACGTTCTTCAAGTTCGATTTGGTATCAAGACAGGGTTGCCAGAGACAGTGCAATGGCCACGTGGTGTCGAGCAAATCTCAGACGCGTTCCACACTGGAGCCGGTGCCCCTGTTGCTGAAACAGTAACTGTACTTTTCGGTACGAGTCTTGCGAAAAATGCGGTCTTCACGAATGAAGGCGCAGCTCCCTATTCGTTCTTCACGACGTACTCCAACAACTGGCGAACGACGATCAACGGTACATCACTGGTCACCAACCTTGGCACGTCAGCCAGAGGTTTCTTGGTTTCTAGTCGTGTTCCAGTGAGCGGGCTGAACCAAATCAGTATCCCTGTTTCCCCGAACAACGTCCTTGAACTCACCATCGACGGCACGGACGTCACGGTGGCGGTGACAGCTGGGCTACGCACACCTGCTCAAATCGTGACAGACATCAACGCAGCAATCGACGCAGCAGCGGCCTTCATCGGCACAGCTCCCAACGTCCTTGCTTCGTTTGTCCAGATCGGCGGCTCTGGTGGTGACGCAGTCTTCATCGTTCAGTCGTACTCAGCGCCTGCGGCACTGCCTGGAGGCTTCGATCACGCGTCTGTGATTTCAGTTCGTCAGGGAACGGTCGAGGCAGTACTTGGCTACGACACGTTCCAGACCGCGTCCGGGACGCCTACTGCGACGAACAAACCTGCAACCTTGTTGGGAACGGTTGCAGGTCCTTTCACGATCACGGCCGATGTCGACGACGAACTCATCATCCGAGTCGACGGAATCGACTACACGATCACGTTGCCGGCGGGAGCGGCTGTGACAGCCGCAGCTGTTGTCGCGTCAATCGCGGCTCTCCCAGGGCTTACCTCAGTTCCAAGCGTCGGGACTTTGGCGAACCTCAACAAGATCCGTTTGACGAGTACGTTGACAGATCCAAGCTCAGGTATTCAGATCCTGAGCGGGACAGCCAACGCGATCCTCGGCTTCACTGAGGGCGACATTGCAAGCCAAACGCTCGTCACAGCTATCGAAGTCATCGATCGCTTGAACTCGACAGTAGGGTTCCTCACTGACGGCTTCGCCTACGTGGGCGAGATCGACGGCCAAGAATACGTCACGATCGAGTCGTTGACGACGGGTGCGACAACTTCATCCGTCGCTTTCGCTGACGGGACCGCGAGTGCCTTCAACGTCTCGACTGGAACTCAAATCGTTCCTGGTACGAGCGGTGACAATGGGGAGAGCTCGTACGGTAACTTTACGGTTTCGAGCAACAACGCGGCAGGTTCCGGAGGTACTGGCGTTCCTGGTCAGACCTACACGGACGAAGTGACAGGACTACGACTCACAGTCTTGCCAGCTACATCTGGTAGCTACACACCTGGCGGCTCCTTCACGTTGGAAGTCAGCCCGACGTGGAAGGTCAATCCTGCTGTTCCGTACCTCTCCATTCCCGGTATCGAGACCGTTGTGACGGATACTGTAGGGGTCGGAGTCAACGACACAGCTACGGTCCAGACCTTCAATCCAAGCGGTCTCGAGCCCGCGATTGGGGACTTTTACTATGTCTCCTATCGCTTCATGAAGCAGGACTTTTCGACGAGACTCTTTCAGCAATTCAAGACGATCGAGGCCAACTTCGGGCGGTTGTCACCAGAGAATCGCGTCACACTTGGGGCCTTCCTCATGATCTTGAATGGAGCTGTTCTGGTAGCCATCAAGCAAGTCTTGAAGGTCCCCAACACGGCTCAAGCTTCAGACCTCAGCTTCATCGAGGCTATTGGAGAACTTGCGACGCCTCTTCCTGGGAACGTCAAGCCTGACATTCTGGTGCCCTTGTCGGCCAGTACGTCGGTCTACAGCGCTTTGATGCAGCACTGTGAGGTCCAGAGCAACATCCGAAATCAAAACGAACGGATGGGCTTCATAGGGGTCGCATCGGGTACGTCACCGATCTCGGCCCAAACGATCGCCAAGAGCCTGCTTTCGAGTCGGATCCTGCTTTTCTACCCAGACTCAGCAGTCATCACTCTCTCCAACGAACTCGGTGAGAGCTTCGAGACTCTGGTCGACGGTACCAACTTCGCAGCGGCAGTAGCAGGTGCAGGGGTCAGTCCCAGTGTCGACGTAGCAACTCCGTACACCCGTCGACGAATCCAAGGCTTTACCAGGATCCCAAGAATTCTTGATCCTGTGGAAGCCAACCAAACGGCTGTGGCAGGCGTCACCATCCTGGAAGATCTAGATCCCTTGGTCAGAATCCGCCAGGGCCTCACAACCGACATGAGCACGATTCTGAGCCGGTTGCCGACCGTGACTCAGATTGCGGACCACACACATCAACAGTCTCGTGGGACACTCGACGCATTCATTGGGACGAAGTTCTTGGCGGCTCGAACCAACGAAGTCGAAGTTGCCATGACTGCGTTGTTCAAGCAGTTGGTTCAGGCGGAAATCGTCGGAGCCTTCACAGGTATCACGGCAAATGTTGACGCTGACGATCCTACAATTCTCAGGTTCGAGTGCTTCTACGCACCGGTGTTCCCACTTTTGTACATCGTCATGACCTTCAACCTCCGAGCGAGGATCTAACCTCGCGAATCTTTTCCTGAAAGGCACAAAAGTACATGACGTCTATTCAAACCGCTCTGGGAGAGTTCGTACGAGTCGCCAAGACCTTTCCAACAAATAAAGCGCTCAGGGACTACCTCAGCGAGCATCCAAATGCAGATGCTAACGCACACAAAGTTGTTCGCAGCCCCGGCCGACTTGACAGAATCAAAGACCCACATGACCGGGCAGAGGCTTGGCTGGAGAAGCAAAGGGAACAGAGAAAAGAGGAGTCCAAGGCTAAGCGCAAGGAGAAGAAACTTAAGAAGGACGAGGATGCCAAGGCAAACCCCGAGCCGTCCAAGAAGGAGGCCTCGACACTCAAATCAGCCTTAGACGCCTTTCAACACGTTGTTACTAAGCAAGCGTTGAGGCCCCTCCCGTGAACAACATAGAGACCTCGACAGCACGGATTGTCCGGCGCTTTCTCGTTTTAGCTAGCCGCACGGACTCCGGTGACCACAGTCCTGATCCCTACACGTATCGGGCTTTCTTGTCGGAGTTCGAGAAAGGTGAAGAGACAGGCTTAGAGCAGGGCGAAAGCATGATGCACCAGGGCAAGGCTCGTGATGTAGACGTCGACATCGACAGTTGCGGCACCATCGTCAGCCAAACAGTTTGGGACCTCATGGAGATGGCCAAGCGCATGAACGCGATTACGTCGCGAGGTCAGGTCATGGGTGTCAACGAAAGACGTCTGTCCGCCAAGATGAGTGGGATCCTCTCCACGTTGTTTTACTTCACAGGTCGACAGAAGGGTCTCACGAAAGCCTTGAAGGAGACTGCCTATTCACCGACCCTGCCGAGTGCCCCGGAAGCACCTCGTGCTCGCGTTTGACCGAAAAGGGACCTTTCCAAATGAGTCAAGAGTCTGTCCAACGAATTGTAGACCGTGTGGTGGCTGCACGCATTGTGACAGCGCTCAAAGATCCAAATATTGTGTCCTTGAACAGGGCACTGAAGACTATTCGAGCTGAGTCAGTCAAGTACTTGAACGACAAGATCAACAATCTGATCTGGAATGCAGGAAGCGTCTACGACTACATCGGTCGAGGATCACAATTTCGCGTTTTCGGCAGGACGTCGCCCGAGGCTAGCCCAGACTCGGCCACCCTTGAAGTCACCATCGTGTACATCAATCGTGATGCTCCAGATGACGCCCCCGTTCTCTACGAAGGGTCTGTAAGCGTTTACGGCAAAAATCAACGACAACTTGACGGGTCTCGAGTCGAAAAGGTATCGCTCGAAGACTTGAAGAAGAATGCTGGAAAGATCTTGTTCGGCGATGTGATCAAGACGGTCAAAGACCACCTTGAAGGTTCTCTGGAGCGCGAGCTTGATCAAATCCGAGACTACGCGTCAGAAGCTGAAACCGCGGCAATGCACGCAGACGAGCACTTGTCCGCGCTCAGGAAGCTGCTCGACAAGACCAAGAGTTTGGATACTGATGCCGGCGCGATCGCTAGACACGCTTCGGAAGCCTCAGGTTTCTTTAGGGACGCTGAAAGTGAAATGCGATACGTTGCTGATCTGATTCAGAAGATCCAAGCCACTCGGTGAAGTACTTGGACGCTGATCTACTCCCGTCAGTTTATCAGTTCGAACGTGTGCTTCACCGTGAGAGTGTTCGACGTGTCGCTCGTCGATACGCAACGGAGTTTCCTTCTGAGTCCGCCAGGAAGCAGTACCTGAAGGAACATCCGAAAGCGGATCCCCACAAGCACACCGTCGCTCCTGAGAGTCGAGAGAAGCCAACATCAGAGGAAGGCGACAAGCCTGAGGAAGGCAAGAAACAAGAGAAGCCGAAAGGAAAGCCGAAGACCTTCCTCAAAGGCTTGGCCGAGAAAACCAAATCGTACTTGAGTGAGGCTTCGGAGGCGGTACAGAAATTTGTCTCGGATGGAGAGCACCGGTCCAAACTGCTGAGTGAAGCAGGAAAGTCTGTTCTCAAATCGCCCAAAACTTACGCGAAGAGACTCGTAGAAACAGCCAAACACGAGGTGCACGAATTCAAGGAGGCTGGGGAGGCGCTTGCACATTTGGCGAAAGGCAAGAAACTTGATCCTGCACAAAAGAAGGTCTTGAAAACCGTTGCCATTCACATGGGGATCGCGGTTGCCGCAGCGGCTTTAACGTCAACAGGTGTTTTTGCAGGTGCTGCTGTATTCAGCAAAGGCCTGGCACAAAAGATCGCTCTCAAAGCCGCATTGAGGGCACTTGAGAACGTGCATCTACTACAAGAAATACACCACATCGGCCACGGTGCCATGCATCTCCTGGCATCTGAGGAGGAAGAGGCCAGCCCTGAAGAAGCTTTCGCGGCTTTGGTGATGCAAAGCGTGTCCAAAGAACTGGACGATCTGAGCGGCGACGACTTGTCCAAATACCTAGACGAGCTAGCTGACGACGCCTAGAACATCGTCCTCTTTCAAGATGATCAGGTCTTGTCCGTCGAGCTTCACTTCCGTGCCGGCGTATTTCGAGAAGAGTACAAGATCGCCTTGTTTTACTTCGAGCGGACGTACTCGTCCGTCTTCTAGGACCTTGCCACTCCCTACTGCAAGGACGTCCCCCTCAGACGACTTCTGTTTGGCACTGTCTGGAATGATGATCCCTCCTTCAGACATGGTCTTCTCTTCGATGCGACGAACAACTAGGCGGTCGTAAAGTGGCTTGATCGTAGTCATACTCGTCCTCTAATTAACAAGCTGGCACACGTCAAGGGACCGTCTACCTTTACGCCGGTGTCGTGGTTGTGTAGAGAGCTTGGATGTACGGCGACGCAGTAGAGGAGCTCCAAATCCGGCTGGTCGGCAAGACTGTCGCTAGTGTGGTGAAGTCCAGACGAGCAGAAACTGTGTGCCTCATCACGACCACCGATGGGGCTCGCTTTCATCTCCATGCGACCGAACTCGGCTCGTGGGTCGAAGACGATGTCGACACCACGGACGTGTTCACTGATTTGAATTTGTTTTGTACGTGGGTTGGGGAAAACGTGTCATTATCCGACGCGGTTGTCGTGACACGCGAAGCCACAAAGCTGTCTCTCACAGTTAGAGGCAAGACGTTTGTGATTGACGCGGCCCTAGTTGCTGACCCTTGGGAGAGATCGGTGCTCTTGCACGAACAAGCGCCATTGTTCCTTGGGCAAGTTGTCGCTCTTGGGGACTGCTGGCGCATGTGGTTCCGCAAAAAATCAAACCTCGTGGGCGTAGAGGCCACAATCCCTGAGGAACTGAAATTTGATGATTGACGGGGTCCGTGCTAGTCATCGCTGATTCATTTTTCGACACAGTAGTGCTAGGATGGCTACCTCAGCACAACGGATCGTCACACGGTACAAAGCGGCCAGATCGTCACCTGCTGGCGTCGGTACAGACCTTTTGACTGTAGCCGTGCGGCAAGTCGACGACGCGTACCGCGCTACCCTCAAGTACGTGATCCGGGATCAGAATCCAGAAGCGTATTTCGACTCGATCAGCTACCTTCTGGAAGGCCAGATCAAAAAGTACCGACATTGGGTCGACGAATTGAGACGTCTCGAATTTCCTCTCTCGCAAAGGGGTCGTTGAAATTGGAAGCCTCAGCTGCTCGCGTTGCAAGCATGTACCGTCGAGGACGTCGCGATCTCAACTACGAGACTGCCAAAGAGGTCTTGGGCTTCCCTCCGGGTTCGAGTCCGACTGACGACGAAATTCGCCACGTACAGCGCGTAAAAATCGTCGAGCTTGGACACGATAGAGGAGGGGATATTGACGCTATCAAAGAAGTTAATGCTGCGGCAGAGATTCTTCTTGGCAAGTTAAAGCCAGACAGAGGTCCTGACGACATTGCGGAGCCGTACGTGCCTCGAGGTGGGCCACCACCTCCTGAAGAAAAACCGATCATCATCACCTTCCAGGAAGCTCTCGCCAAAATCAGTCTCCCGTCGTCAGTCACTTGGAAGTTCGTGACTGACAAGGCTCGCGGTCGGGGTTGGGCATCAGATGAGTCGGAATCAAGACACGTGGGCTACGTAGCCGTGGGGGAGACGCCAAATTTTTGGGTCTTTGTCGCGGTCGAGGAGCGTTCGTACCAAGCTTTCTTCGTCGGAGGTGGACCCAAGACACACGTCTTCCGGATGAAGGTCTACGAGCAACCAAATAAGGGAACGCCAACGCCAGCTTTCTTGTACGGCGGCGTCATGAAGGCTTGGAAGTTTTTCGAGAAGCTCGACAAGCGCTTCAATTCCAAGATCCATCCTCTAGCTGAGGACTGGACCTTTCTAGATTTCGCGAAACGTTTTCCGCTGAGCCGAGCAACGACGATCAAAAACTGGCTCGTCGACACCGGTGTCGTCGAAGAAGCGACGCTTGCCAAACCACGCAAGATCAAGGTTGAGATCAAATACGTCAGATTACCTTCACACATGATGCCACCTGACGCGCCTCGCTCAGCAGAGGACCATTTCGTTTTGATCGTCAACGGCAAAGAGGATAATCTCTCTCCGAAAGATGATGAGGCTCTCTCCAAACTACGGATCGGCGGAAAGCGCTTTGCGGAACGGGTCTTCGGCGAATACCACTACGGTGGCGAGATTCGAGACTTGACACGCAATCGTGACGGGAAGACCATCATGAGCTGGATGGCAGAACATTTGATCCACCTACCAGAGTTCTTCAAGAACAGCCTTCTGACTGCTTCGGGCGGTAAGACCGCGACCGAGCGTGTCGCTGAACGTTTCAGGGGATCTTATGTCCACAGCCACTGATGTGATGAGAGTCTTTCATTCTTCGGAAGACGAAGATGAAGTGGTTGGCGAATTCCAAGTCGCTGAGTACATCATTTTCCTGCTCGCCCTCGACACGTACATGAGGTACGCTGAGGAATCTTCAGGAGTTGATGACATCGAAGACGCGATTATTCGACGAGGCTTGCAAATTCTGCGTCGGGCCGAAGCCGATCTCGAGAACTATGGAAGCTTTCTAGAAGAGCATTTGTCGACTCCCGTCCAGAAACAAATGCTCAAGAGGGCTTTGTCGTTCAAGTCGTTCACCCCTAACGGCATGGCGCGTCGAGCATTGCAATTTCGGACCTTGCTATCCAGAGGCGGGGCACAAACAGTTCGAGCCGTTTTCGAATCCAACAAATACATCCGGCAGATGCGTGAAGCGATCGCAGCTTCGATGATGGAGGACGCGGACAAGGCTCTAGACATTTTTGCTGCAATGCCTCTCCGTAATTCACGGTTTCGTGTTTGGGTCGATGAGAGCGCAAAGCAAGCGGGCTCTGGTGAAAGCGCACCACAACCTGTTGAGGCAGCTTCGAACGAATCGTCGAGCGAAATCCGACAAGAGCTTCTGGTACAACAAGTCCAAAGCACAGTTGCCGTGGGAGCTGAAGCTGCTCGAGACGCCAAGGACTCACGATCAGCGCTCCTCGAGCAAACCGAGAATGAGGCGAGAGAAGCCGCCAAGCGGAGCATTGAGGTCAACCAACAGCGTGACGAGCCACTGACAAGATCCGAAGTCGTCGGTGTTGCAGCAGCGGCTGCTATGGCCGCAACAACTGATCCGTCGAATCCTCAAAACATACCTGAGTCATTGAGGGCTCTTGACGACGAGCAACGAGCTGCTGCTCTGACCAACGGTCGCGTAGTTGTTGCAGCAGGAGCCGGCGCGGGAAAAAGTTTTACCTTGGTTCAGCGCGTCACCTACCTTGTGAAGGAACAGCGCGTAGGTCCTAGTCGGATTCTCGTAACGACCTTCAACAACAAAGCCGCTGAAGAGTTGAAGGAGAAGATCGGGAAATCCCTTGGTGGACAGGTACTGCAACAAATGTCAGTCGGCACCATGCACTCGCTCTTCAGTCGGTTCATCTCAGAGCACGGGACACCTGAAGAACGCCAAGCAATGCAGGCTCCCAGGTTCATGCGTGACGGCCTCTCCATCGCAGGGGCCGTCCAAAGGATGTGGAGCGACTGCTACGGCACAAAGCGACCAACGCCACGCATGAGGACGATGTTGGCCTACAAGTCTCAGTGGTCAGGCAACGGCATCACGCCAGCGGAAGCTTTGGCCACGGTGCCGCCGAGAAAAGAAGCACAAGACGCCGCGACTTGGTACACCATGTACGAGGGGCTCAAAGGGACACTGCCCGACTGGAGGCCTCCTTGTCAGTCGAATTCCTATACAAGGTTCATGTCACAGAACCGAGGCGATGGAAGTCGACTCGGAGACTTCTCCGACATGCTCCTCATCTTCCGTGACATTTTGAAGCGATCGCCTGTCGTACAGTCTGCCGTACAAAAGATGTTTGACCACGTGATCGTGGATGAAGCACAGGACCGAAATACCATCATGGCTGAGATCATTGAAATGATCTCAGGACACATCAACGAAGATTCACAAGATAAATCTCTGTGGATTGTTGGAGATGACAAGCAGTGTGTACACGTAGACACATTGGTAGACGTTCCTGGGAATCGCAGAGTCAGAGCAGGTGGCTTGAGAGTTGGGGCACAGGTATTGTCTTACCGTAACAGCAAGGTCACACCCCAAATTGTCGAATCTGTAACGAAGTCAGACTGGGCTTACGGATTCAAGGTGGTTACGGCTTCAGGTAGGTCTCTGACGATGTCCCCCAATCACAGGATTTGGGCAAGCGAGATCAATCCTGAGATCGAAGACCGTATTGTGTACTTGATGCACAGGCCCAATTTAGGCTTCCGTGTGGGGGTCACAACTAACGGGAGGACCAAGAAAGGCAGACGGAGCATTCGCAGTCGAATGGCGATGGAGAATGCCGACAAGTTGTGGATCCTGAAGTTGTGCGGGGACTACGAAGAAGCCCTCCTTGAGGAGAGTTCTTATTCGTTGACCTACGGGATCCCGACTGTTGTATTCAACGGCGTGTGGCGAGACCTGAACCAGGACCGCTTAGATGAAGTTTTCCGGAGATTTGGCAAGAATGGTATGAAATTGTTGGAAGCATCCAACTTGGATTTCGACCACCCGCATGTGACGGCCTACGCCTCGGGTAACGGTCGCGTAGCACGACGTGTCATTCAGATGTTGGCACACCACTCTAAGGGCACTTTGGTATCCTTAGAGTGGACGGGAGATGACTTGGATTCTCCTCTCAAAGCCGCGCAGGTGATTTTTCAAAGCACAGGTCCTCGACGGAGATTGCGCAAACACTGTAACAGCTATCGGGATGCCATTTCCTTTGCAACAACTTTGAAAGGTCTGACAGGAGCTATCATCAACCGTCGTCTGTCTCGGCATGAGTTGGAGGAGCCCTACCAATTGATCCCTGCTGCCGGGCTATTTCCTGGCATGCGACTAGTGGTTCTAGAAGGGGAGGATGCTGTGGATTCTGAAGAGATCACTTCTATCGACAGAGTGGAGGGCTCTTTCGTTGACCTGAGTGTCGATGATGCCTCAAACTTTTTCGGTAATGGGATCCTCAGCCACAACAGCATCAATGCATTCCAAGGTGCACGTGCTGAGTTGTTCACCTCATTGTGGGATCAACCTGGGTGGAAGACTAGAGCCATCACAACCAACTACCGATGTGAGCCTGAAATCGTTGACGCAGCGAACGCTTTGATCGCAAACAATGAAGATCAGATTCCGATGGAGGCTAGGGCCGATCCCCGCAAAGTTCGCGGCGTCGGTAGCATCAAAGTCTTCAATCCACCTGATGAAGCGTCGGCGGCTCTTGATACTGTCGAGGCCATCAAGCAAAATTTGGCTCTCGGAGCCAATGTCACAGATCACGCTATTTTGTGTCGAACCAACAAAGAGCTTCACGCGTTTGAAACTGCGTGCATCATTCGTGGCGTTCCCTACGCACGCAAAGGGGCGTCGAGCTTTTTCGGATCCCCAGAAACCAAAGCAGTCCTTGGTTATGTACAACTCGTGACCGGAACAGATCCCATCAAGATGCAGGGAGCTTTGGCCGATGCCATCAACAAACCCAATCGCTTCTTCATTGATCCAAAGAAGGGCGCAGAGGCTGTTGAGAGGGCTATCGTCGACTACGCACGGACAAAGCAACAAGACCCTAAGACTATTGATCCTGTCGAAGCGTTGTCTGATCGCGGTTTCGTTAACGGACTTGCTCGTCGCCTTCTCGACTTGAAGGGTGGACGTGGTCGGGATTTTGATCACAAGCTCCGTGAGCTGGGAGACGCTCTGAAGGAGATGCGTGCTTTGGCACAGACAGGGGGCTACACGACTCGAGACTTGTTCGATCAAATCTTGGGACTTGAAGGGACTGCAATCGTTGGCGGGAAGTTCATTGAGCAGACTTTCCGTGAAACACTGCAAGCTGATTTGAAGGATCGTGTCGGCGACGAAACGGATGACGATGAAGAAGAGGAAGACGAAACTGATCCGACTCGCGGACTCGGCAACGTCTCATTCCTCTACAAGCTCTCTGAAATTGACCCCACTGACGAAGACGATGCCCTGACACCTCCCACAACTCCCGCTGGTTTCAAATCCAAGATGGAACGTTACGCGGCTAGAATGCGGGATCTTCGTACCGACGTCACTGCGTGGTACAAGAAACAGTCAGCTCTTCCACCCGAACAAAGAACGCCTCCACCAGGAACTTACGTAGGGACAGTGCATAGTGTAAAAGGCGCTCAATGGCCCAACACTTATGTGTCAATGCCGGCTGGTAAGTTTCCTTTCAACATCCCAAAACGTCCAGGTGAACCGCCGCCTGATCCAGATGAAGTCAAAGACCAAGTCGAGGGAGAGCGTCGCCTTGCTTACGTCGCCTTGACTCGCGCTGCTAAGAATTTGACCATCATTTGCCCGGGCGAAGTGGGAGGAAAGCCCGCTGGCGTCAGCGTGTTCGTCGCTGAGGCAAAACTCAAAGTCGGAGAGAATGTCGTGGCGATCGGAACTGAATCACCAACGGCGGAGGGTTGACCTAATGGCCGCAACTTTCACCTCAATCACACTCACAGAGGTGGACACCTTTCTGAAGCGAGGTTTCCGGATTTTGAGACCGAAGCCGGGACAAGACCGCGGTGAGCACTATTACGATCTCGGCTTGAGCCCATTTGTCATGATCCGGGTCTGGACCAGCGTTCCTGCAAGATCTGAGATAGGGGCTCCTCAAGGAGCTGACGCGATCCGCGTACAACTCTTGAACGCCAAGACGAAGCGACCACTCCAGTCAGGTAAAGCCCCCATCGTCAAGCGAACACAGAACTGGCGCAACAGTCTACAAGATCAAATCGAGAAACTGATCGAGGCCTACGAGGGGGACGAAGTACAGCGAGCCTCCTGGGACCGTGAACCAACGCCTGAAGAACAGAAGCGAGGTCCTGGACCAACGACGAAGCAAGTCAACTACCTCATTTTTCTCCTGAACAAAGCGTCTCACCACAGCGTGTGGGAGGAAATCACAGAAGACTACGGGCTGACCAAGCCGATTTCGAAGAAGCAAATCGAGGACAAGTTGACAGGCGGCAGGGACGGTACTGCGAGCAAAGTGATCGATAAGCTCTTGGCTGCCGGTGTTGGAGGTAGTCGGTATGCCTCAGATGACGACTGGGACGAAGAACGTGTCATCCCAGATGTTTGGAACTGACAAGGATCCTGAAGAGCTTCAGTTTCGTGTCACTGTTGATCCAAAATTAGGCCCCAAGGTACTTAGCGACACGGTCGCTTTCGGGGAAAACTTCATTGGACAATACTGCTACCGTGATGTGTTTGACGAGCTGTTTCTTGATCTAGCTTTTGGCAAGCCTCTTCCGCTGTCTCTCGTGATGAGGACTGTCGACGTTGAGGCAGCGGTCGCAATTGCGTTGTTCTTGCATCGGGACCTAGCAATCCATCCGCGAATGCCCGGACTGCTCGCAGCAGTTCGTCTGAACAGGTTGGGCGCTGCTGGACGTGCCCACATTGATTGTGATCTTTCTAGGTTCTTCCAGCACCTTGAGTCTTACCTGTCTGGAAATCCTCCGATTGAGAGGATTTTGGGGATCGTGGACGGTTGGATTTGGGACTATGTGCACAACGAGCGGTTGCCTCAACTCACGCCTGACAAGGGCATCCTCCTCATCGATAAGATTGGAACCAATGGATTTGTTGTTGCCACATTCGGGGACTACGCATCAATCAGATCCAGTTGGGAAAATCTCGTCTGGGAGCAGTTGTTCCGAGACGGATACCTTCGAGGGATTGTGACTGGCCATGTGAGCGACGACGGCAAGCGGTCTGTCTCAATCGCCCGTAAGAGCCAGTGGGCACAGCTTGACCTAGTCAAGGCGCAAGCTGCGTTCGAATCCGCTGAGCGAGCCGCAGGGGGGCAAGGGACGTGGAATCACACAACACCTCTAAGGCTCAGCTGCGCTGGTACGCTGATCCCACCAGATGCCCTCGTCGAAGTACTGATCCGCGTCTAGTTTTATCACCCGGCCCACATTTGGATGGGCAGCATTCTCGTTTCCGCCGGAACTGACGGACACACCCGTTATGTTGTGTGCCCGGACGGCACGCGACTTAATTTGGGGGCAGTATCGGTGTACGAGCTGGTGAAAGCCTCGCTTGCAAGGGGGTCTGTAAACCGAGTGGTGGCCGAGTACGAGCGGAACCACGAGGTCATGTTCCCGGTCAACGAGGAGCGGTTCTGGGCTGCCTTGATCCCCCACCCACGCTACCAACGGCGTTCGACGACGCAAAAGCCTTTATCAGCGTTGTCGTATCAGGAGCCTCCCACTATGCCGACTCTTGTTCAAGACACACAAGTTCTCGCCAAACACGTCGATCTCTTGAGTGACGCCGCATCCAAGAAGGCGTCGAACATCCAAGAAGGTGTCAACATGTTGGTCAAGCTTGTAAACCGCATTGCCGGCCAAAACACCGAGTACTACAACGTCGGAAAATCCGACGTCAAGGAAGTCACGGACACACCTCTTAAGGTGCCGACCGTGAATGATGCTCCGCCCAAGGTCAAAGGTCTCGACAAACTCGCTTTCGATACCTACCAAGCAAACGAGATTCTAGCGCAAGACATCATCGTCAAGGCGGAACAAACCACGGACCGCATCGCGAGACTCGAACAAGCAGGGCGAAAGTTCAACGCAAGTCGCGCACGTACGGATGTTCTCGAAGTCACGAGCAAGGTCAGAGGGATCTTGGCAGCTGACCTCACAGCGAACTGGGTCCAAAACGATCTACAGAAGCTGTCGAGCCACATGAATCAGCTACACGGGCTCTTCGTGAAAAACAGCTGACGCGCCAAGGACCTCCAGAAGTTTCTAGGCGTCTAAATAATCAAGGAGAATCATGGCCCAGCCTACAGACGTTTCCAACTACATCTACCGCAGCGGGACGGCACCGAATACTCGTGCCGCCATCAGTCAGAAAAACAAGGTTTTCTCCTACGCTGTCGGAACCAAAGAGTTCCGCCAGATTGGCGTCGTCTCCGAGTTTGGACACGACGAGTCAAGGACCATTGATCCTGCTCGCGGTGTAGGCTACGGAGATCAGATCGCAGAACTCATTCCTGGAGTCACCGAGCCGATGACTCTGACGTTGAACCGAACTCTGCTCTACGTCATGAACTTGTTCCAAGCGGTAGGTTACAAGGGCGGCGTTTCAGGACTCGTACGAAGTCTCAAGCATCATCGTTGGCCGTTCGACATCAAACAGGAGCTTGTTTTCTCGGAGATCGCAGGAAAGACTGACATAGACAACGTCACGATCCAACAAGCTCCGAAGGCCAGCGTACAAGCTGAGGGACAAGAATTTCTGACGCCGACAGGAATTCGAGCCCTGTTCACCTTCTTCGAAGGCTGCTGGTTCAACTCCTACTCGGCTTCCTACACCTCGGATGCCGCCATGGTGACTGAGAACTCAAGCGTCACTGTGACGGACATCATCGACGGACGAAGCGAATACGGAGAATTCATCGACACCGGGCTCGCACCGATCGACAGCAATGGTGTGGCTGGTACAGGTTTCTCGCTTCGCTTCGCAGGGAACAGCGCACAAGTAGGAGCCCTCACCTAAATAATTCGCTAGCTCGTCCGCAAAATACCGATCCCGATCAAAAATGAAAACACATGGCTACAACACTGAAGGCACAACGCCTGACGGACGCGCTCAAACGTGCTCGTCAGGTAGGCCGCATTGAAGAAGCGATCACCGTCGAAGGTTGTCCCGTCATATTGCAGAACTTGACGCCCGAGCAACACATCGACATCGATCAAGAGATCCGAGATCTCGACGGCATGGAGTACATGCAAGCGATGGCAATGGCCAACGTTTGTCGGGCCATCGTCTCTGTCGACGGCGTTGACTTGCGTGGCGTTGAATACGTTGAGGACACTGCACCAACAGGTTCGTTCGTTTTGAACGCAGCAGTTTCTGACGCTTCAACGGTCCAGAAGGCGCTTCAAGCGCTATCGGAGATAGGGGTCAACGAGGTATCTCTGATTCCTCCTGATGCTGAAGACGGAACCAGAAATGTTGTGTTCCCTCGTCACGAGTGGGTACGAGACTTGATCCGTAACTGGAGTCGTGAGGCGATCAATGTCACCAACCTCAAGGTTCTCGAACTACTGGTTGAATCCGATCGGAGAGCCCGTGACGGGATCAAGTTCCAAAGCGAGAACGAAACAGTAGAGGACAGGTTTCGAAAAGCTTTAGCTGAGGCGAAGGTTCTCGAGGAAACTCTGCCAAAGGAACTCGTCGAAAAGGTTTTGGGGGACGTTGGATATGCGGCTAAAACACAAGCGGCAGAGTTCGCAAAAGCCGATGAGCGTTTGCGATCAGTTGCACAGCCGCCACCTACGGAGGCAACGGAAGAAGACGCTAAGACTCGTGCTACTGAAGCCGTAAAGTCGCGAACACCGTTGAACCGAGAACCTATCGCAGTAGCCCCGATTGTAGCTCCAACTCGACGTGGAGCAGAGATAGCAGAGCTTGAAGCCTCTGTTACACCTCCTGGACTCACAGAACAACAGATGGCACCGAGAACATCGCAACAAGAAGTTCCGGAACTCATACGAAAGCAGCCAACCGTTGATGGATTGCAGGTTTCGCAAATATTGGATCGCCCACCAACCGCTGGACTCAATCCTAGATACCGACGCCCGACTTGATCATGTCCGACGTCTCGTACCAAGCTGAGCAGGAAAAACTCGCTCAGGAACGGGACGGTCAAAGACTGATCGACATTCCAAGTAGTGCGCCAGAGGTCAACCCAGAGCTTTACAAGGACATAGAGCCCATACTGTTTCGTGGGTTTCTTCACACGACGACCACTATCAACGGGGTCAGGTTCGTGTTCAAGTCCGTGAACCACCACGAACTTGCTAGGCTGCGTTTCGAGGAGCCGCAAGGGTTTTCGACAGAACAGTCTCAGCGTTTCAACGCACTGTTTTTGGCCTACGGCGTTCTCATGATCGACGGTCAAAGCGTTCTTCGTGTGCGTGAACACTGGATGTCACAAGTTGCGGATCTGTTCTACGATCTTGGGGAAGCAATTCAAAAACGGGTTGTCATTGAACTAGGAGATCTCAACCGACGAGCGAATCGAGCCACAACACTGACAGAAGCCTACGCGATGGAAAATGCATCGCGGCTTCGTTGGGCACAGCTCCGAGGCCTGGACTTGGCAAGCTCATCAGTAACCGGCATTGAGGGAACCGACAAGCTGGGGCTCAATTGGGCACAGCTCACTTGGCGGGCCATCAACTATTATGAAGACCAGCGTGACAATGCAGAACGAGAATGGGAGAACGCGAAGTTCGTTGCCAGCGCCATGGCTGGGAAGGGCATGCAAAAAGTCCACAACGACGATCGTCGTCGCAAGGAACAAGAACGGAATGCGAAACAAGAAAGGAAGGACCGGCTCTTTCGCTATGCCCTCTTAGGCGAGTCTCTTGACGTGACCGTTGAAAAAGGAACTCCAATTCGAGTCGCACGCAGCGTCGAGGAACTGGCTACCCAGCTCGAACGTGATTTGAAAGGCGAGAAGGATTGGCACGATCGTGTCGTTGACGAGCACGATCGAAAAGTACGTGAAGCCCAAGAACGGCGTAGTCAACAGCTTCAAGCGTTCCAGCAAAGTTACGAAGAACAGTACGGATCGAAATCAGTTATCGGCTCGTCTGATATGCAAGGGCTCACGCCTGAAGAGGTCAAGTACCAAATCACGAGACGGAAACAAATCACAGCTCAACGCTTAGCGTCGCTCCAAGTACACCCAGAATTTGCTGATCAGAAACAAGCTGAGTTTGCCAACAAATGGCGAAACGTAATCACGAGAGTTGACCGATAATGGCGGGCGAGACTGAAGTCCTAGACCTTACTGTCAACACCAAGAAGGCCTTGGCCGAGATGGAGCGGTGGCAGCGAGAGACTGTCGACGCACTCCAGAAGATCATGAAGGTCACGTCGGAGCTTGGCTTCGACACACAGAAGGTTGCCAAGAAAGCCATTGACGCTCAAACCGATTGGGCCGACAGTGCTCGCGACCTCTTCAAAGTCTACCGCCAAGAGGGGAAAGAAATCGACGACATCAAAAGACAGGTGACAGAACTTGCCAGCAAGTTTGATGACGCAAGCGAGACAGAGCAGAAGGCCATCGCGAAACAGGTCAAAGAATATCAGAAACTTGGCAAGGTCAAAGTAGAAGCACTCAAGGAGCGTGGAGAGCTAGGCAAGGGTCTTCGAGACACCTCTGCGGCAGCTGCTGACGCCTTCAAGGAGTCCCTACGGAGTGTCTTCGGTCGAGACCTCAAAGGGCTCGTAGAGAGCGGTAGCAAGGCAGCAGCGAAGAGCTTCAAGATCCTGCCCGCTGCGTGGAAGGTCTTCAAAGGAGGGGCCAAGGGAGGTGCAGCTGGCGGAGCTAAGGGTGCAGCTGCGTCAGCTGGCGGAGCTGGCAATGCTCTCAAAGGCGTCGGTGACCTCGTTAAAGCGATCAAACCAATGATTAGCATGGCGACAGCAGTCGGCGCTATCGCAGGTTCTGTGGTCATGCTCATCAAGTTGTTTCTGGATCTCGATTCGGCTGCAAAGGAGTTCAACAAGAGCTTGTTACAGTCTGCTGGTACAAGCGGGTTCCTTGCTCAACGTGGAGGGGATGTTGACGCAGCATACCAGGATGTGGAAACCACACTGCGAGGCGTTCGAGACGCGGCGAACAGCTCCGAAAACATGCAGTGGGGGATCACGCCCGCCGATCACCAAAACCTCATGAACAATCTGAATCAGGAGGGAATCACACTAAACAGTATTGGCAAACAAGGTGGCGACTCCGCAGAGGGTGTCCAGAAGCTTGCCACAAGTTTGGTCCACACTGGCGTTGCGTACTCGAGAGCGTTTGGAGTTCCATTACAAGAAATCGGTCAGCTTCAAGCCGAGATGGCTCACGAGATGGGGATCTCTCTGAACAATACGAGTCATGAGTTCGAGAGAATCGCACAAACGGCTGATGAGGCTGGGATCGGAGCTGTCAAGTTCTTCGGCATGATTCGAGGTGTTTCACAGGACTTGTCGTTGTGGGGTTTGCGCATGGAGGACGCGACGACCATTCTCGGAAAACTGATGAAGAACATGACGCCGAGAGAAGCACAGAAGTTCTTCCAAACTCTTACGCAGGGCTTCAAGGGAATGGGTCGCATGGATCTCGTCCGAAAGGCGTTCATGGGGGACCTGAAAAAGACGCGCGTGACCATGGAGTCAGAGATCCAACGAATGTCTCGCAATACCGCAGAGGAACTTGGCGCGGGCCTCGGATACAATGAAGATCAGATCCGCGACCTGCAACAAAAGATCACAGCTGGTGGCGCCAGCGCGATTACTGATCTTTTGCCGAAGGTGTCTGAGGAGGTGCGATCTTCGGTTTCAAGTGCTGTCTCACATCTCGAGACACAACAAAGAAGGCTCTCGAGAGGTACCGTGATGGGGTTGGCTGAAGCTATGGCTGATGCTGGACCTGCGGCAGCCGCTGAAATTCGACGACAAACCATGTTATCTCGGACTGGTTTCAAGTCACTCAAGGAAGCTGAAGGAGCTAAAGGCGGTGACGCTGTTGCTTTCATTGCAGAAGCATTGGGAGAGAGCGTCGAGGCTGTTCGTGAATTAGGAATGTTTGAAGAACACGTTCAGACACAACAACAAAAGTTGATATCTGAACTGGCAGATCCCAAGACGATGGAGGCTACTCAGAAGAAGTTGTCCAAAGCCGGGATCAAAGGATCCAAAGAAGCGATCGAAAACGCCAGCTGGTCGGCAATCTGGGAAACCATGTCAAAGGATCAGCAAAAGCTGATCAAAGGTGAAAAAGAAACGATAGATTACGCCAAGAGAACAGCTGATTTTCAGACCAGTTTTATCCAGAAATTCGAAGCCTTGATGGGCTTCGTCATGAACCAGATCTACAACATCATGATCGATGTTTGGGACGCCATCACGTCCTTAACAAATTGGGGTGGGGGTATTGAGAAGACTCTCAAGAGAGCCGTGATGGCGTCCAAGAGTCAAGAGACAGCTAAGATTTACGAAGAAACTAAAGGCGATCCAGGTAAATTCAAGGACGCGCTTCGCGATCAAACGGACTACGCTGCGAATCTTGGCAACGCTTTGAAAGGTGAAAACTCCGCCGAGATAGAAGACATGATCACCAAGTCACTTTCGCTGTTGTCCACAAAGGAGGCTGCTAGCGCAGCTGGAATCACGAATGTCGGAGGTAAAACAAACATCGATGAAATCATCGACAATCTGCAAGGCGAAGAACGTTCCAAGTTTTTCGAGAAAGCAGGTACGTGGTTCGTAGACGCAGCCAAAATGGTCGAGCTGCAAAGCAAATTTGAGAGCGTTGCAAAAACTGCTGGTGACACGGCTAAAGGAGCAACAGAGGGTGCAACAAGGACAGGTGTCACGACTGTTGAACGTGCTGGGGCTCCTGCTGCAACAAGGACAGGTGTCACGACTGTTGAACGTGCAGCACCAGTTGCTCCCGCGGTCAGCGAGGCAACTGGTGAAGCTTTAGGACTGTCTAGTGAACAAACGTCTTCGTTGCAGTCGATCGACAACCAGTTGGATCGACTGAAAATGGACACAGGCTTCCTGAGCGGACCTTACGCTAACACACTCGAGAACTCGATGCTGGCGGCGCTTAGAACCGCCTTGTTTGAGTACTACCTCTACAAGGACATGAACCAAGCGGACGTACTTGGTACCATGGTTAGCGGAGGTTTCACTGGGCGATCGTTTTCACAAGCTGTTGGAGCTCAGGCCCAAACGGGACAAATCAACTTGAACGATTTGCCTGTGGCTGGGGCTAACGCAACGGGAGGTGTCGTCTCGAACGTTAGCGGTGGACTAGCTTTGGTGAGGGCCGCAGCCGGTGAGGGCCTCGCTTCGGTTGGACGGGGTGAAACAATTGCGCCAAGAGGAGGTGGCAGTACGGGTGGGATTTCGATACAAGTTAACGGCGTAGGCGGCCAAGACCTGGCTAGAATCATCGAGACCAAGGTCATCGACGGGATCCACGAATACAAGCGTCGTGAGAGGTTCACGTAATGGCGAGGATCCCTTCTGCCAATCCGGACTTCGCTAAAATCGAAGTCCCGTCAGATGGCAGCGGAGTTTATCCGCATCCTGCGATCAATCGTAGAGGCGCTATCCCCATGGCGTTCCAGATCGTCTCACCTTTCAACGCATCCAAAATGCTGTTGCCTCACGCTTTGGTCATGCACGTCAACCCGGCTAGCTTGACGGAGAACCACCAGCAAACAGTCGAGAGGATCCAGACACGCGGAGGATGGGTCGAACAACATTGGGAACCAAAACTGCTCGAGATTAGTGCCGACGGCACTACAGGTGCTTTCGTCAACATCTACACGGGTCTTTCGAGTGTCCTCAGACAACAGACCATTGCCTGGGACCGGTACCGAGATCTGCACGACCTCTATTTGAACAACGGATCAGTTTACGATCCGTACGGCAACATCGTTCTCCAGGGCTTTGTGATGCTCATGTACGATCGCGGTACGTACCTTGGTTCATTTCGATCTTTCGAAGTCGATGAGACCGACGACGCGCCGTTCGCTTTCAAGCTCACTTGGACGTTCAAGGTCGAGCGAACGATCTTGGCAGTAGTGTCTTCTGCTAGATACCAAAAGGTAGCGTGACACTTGGCGACTAGACGCAGAGTTGCACGAAGCAACAGCTATTCACAGAAGGCTGCTCAAATTGAGCAGGATGCCGCGTACTACCCGTCCTCTGTCTATGGTGGCTTAGGAAACAACGGACCACTCAGTCCACATCTGACATTCCCGAGCGCGCTGGACTTGCAAGTCGACGCACTCTCTGAGGAGTTTGTCCCGCTTTCAACTGTTGCACAGAGATCCAGAAACCCAAAGATTTTCGTGATCGGGATCATTCCGCCAAGCGTCAAAATATCGGGGCGTCTTCTCGACCGATCTGCAACGGTGAACCCTTTGGTTCCGGCGAGTGCTGACACTGTACAAATTCCAACGGATCCTTCTCGTGAAGGCGCTCCGAATGCCACCATCAGCGTCACGGGTAATCTTTTGGCAGTTGAGGGATTGGCCTCCACGACTGACGAGTTTCGGCAGGCCGTCATCGCCATGGCTCAGCGGCACGGATGGGATCCAAATATCCTCGTCACTATCATGGCGTTCGAGACTGGAAAGACTTTCAGAGCTGATGCTGGGATTGATGCGTGGAACCCTAGTCGCACTGCGACAGGTCTCATTCAGTTCACAGAAGAAACTGCGAGAACACTGGGAATCCCTCCTGGTCCGCCTCCGGATCCCAAACTTCGCAATAGACGATCTTCGTCGGGAAGCCTTCCACGGTCAGAGTACCGAACCTGGACATTGATGGGGATGACAGCGGAGGAACAACTCCCCTACGTAGAACAGTACTTTGTTTCAGGGTTCGGGAATCGAGACCCCAGCAAGCTTCGGTTGATCGACTACTATGCCGTCGTTTTTGGTCAACCAAAGATCGGTGCCTCTAAGGACGCGGTTCTCTACCGTGCAACGGACATCTTCGGATTGCCCGTCAAAGCATACAAAGACAACATTGGTCTTGACAGGGTAGCTGGGGATCGAAGTACCCCTCCCATGCGAAAGGGTTACATTAACGTCAACGACTTGCAACGCAACCTTGACGGAATACAACGCAGCGCTCACGGAGAAACCATCGCAGTCGGCTCTGTACCTAGGATGATTTTTGTAGGAACTGCCGAAACCATCGCTGCCGACTCCAACAATGGCAATTGGAAGGAAACAGGAGCCCAAAGTTCAGCACAAGCTCAAAGCGAAATGGGCAAGCTTGCAGACACTCCTTTGAGTGGACAAGACCTGTTGAATGCTTTCACAACGCAACAGACAGCTCAAATCCTCAGCACACAACTTGAGCGGGATGCTATGGCTAACATACCTCCGCTTCGCATGCTCATCAATCCAAAGCAGTTCACAGTCAAGCCCGAGAAGATTGTCGCTGATGGTAGCCAGTCACGAGAAGGCGTCATCGTCGAACATTGGGGAAACCAGCAAGACAAGATTTCAGCCTCAGGTAAAGTGGCGGGGTTCTACGCGATCGACGCCAAGAACGCAGTAGGTCCAGGCGTGACGCGCATGGCCCGCAACTTCAGTCAAGCGTGGCAGAACTTCCAAAGCATGGTGTTGCTGTATGCGAACAACGGAGGACTCCGCACGCCGGATTTCGCCGCAGCAACGTCACGGAGAAATCTCTCTTTGATGGGGTCAATCTACATCTACTACGACTCGACCCTGTACATCGGCAGCTTTGATTCCTTGTCTGTGACAGAGTCCGACACAGCACCATTTACGGTCGAGTACTCCTGGGAGTTCACAGCTCGTGCGACTTTCCTGCTCGACACCCCTGACTTGCAACGCAACTACGGCTCAAGCGCGTCTTTGACAGCTCAACCGACAGTTTCTCGTGCTTTCATAGGCTATTAGTGTGGCACGAGGACCCTTTCAAGGCACGTATCAGGCGGGCGTTCGTCCGACTGTAGTCACGGCACCTGACGCACTCGTCTACGTCAACGGAGAAGTCGACATTCTTGGGTGTCCTCAGTGCCGGCGTCGTTTCGACTGGAATAAATACATCACGAGTATCCAGGTCGATTTAAATATCGACAGTCCGCCCGGCTCAGCGTCCATCAACTTGTCCGTTCCTCGACACTCGGTAGACGATTTCTACTTCGAGGGACAGCCTCTCATCACCAGCATGATGGAGATCGAGATCTACGCGAAAGGCTACTACCTTCTCGAGGGCGTCCCTCAATACTATCCGATTTTTTGGGGACTTGTGACCGAAGTCACTGAGGCTTACTCCGGTGGAGAACACACCTTTTCAATCAATTGCTCTGACATCTTGAAATGGTGGGAACTGTGCAAGATGAATGTGAATCCAGCGTTCACAGCGGCTGCCGGTCAGCAAGGACGCTCGAATTTCGGCAATGTGTTTCATGGCATGAACCCTTATGATGTGATTTGGTCTTTGGCCCACGCATCGTTCGGTGACATTGTGATTGGAACTGGCTCGTTGAACACAATTCAGAATGAGAGGAACCCTGCTCTTGCCTCGACATTCAAAAATGCGATGGGCGATCTCATGCAGTACTGGAATCGTAGGTTCAGCAAGATCCGATCGAACTTGCTGCTCTACGGAACGACAGGCACAGCGGTCAGAGGTGATCAGCTCCAGGCGGCGTATGAAAATCTAAAACCAGGGGTGAACAAACCTTTCGCATCACAACTCGTGCGTCAAGCCAACGGCGGCAACACACAGCAGATGGACTTCGACCCAACTGATCCTAACGTTGTTGCATTTCGCGTCCAAGGTACACAAGCTGGTCAGACTAGTCTTTGGCAAACGGAGTTTCAAACTAAGCTCGAGATCGCGAACTCGTCGAAGCAAGCCATTGGCTTTGAATTCTACATGGACGTGACAGGGGACATCGTTTTCAAACCGCCTTTCTTCAATCTCGATGTACTCTCGAACAAGCCTGTAAGTTGGATCCAAGACATCGACATCATCGACTTCAATATTGCGGACTCTGAGGCAGAGGTTGTGACTCAACTTCAGGTGCAAGGAAACTATACAGGCAACATCGATTGGGGGATTGGAGAAGAGGCGACTCCATACACGAGTGTCACTGACTACCATCTCCTGCGACGATATGGCTGGAGGGTACAGAACTACAACTCTGAGTTTCTAGCGGATCCGCGAGCCATGTTTTATGTTGGGCTCGATGTCTTGGATCAACACAACGCGAAACGATTCAAGGCCACCTGCAACATACCGCTTCGTCCTGAGTTGCGACTCGGATTCCCAATCTACCTCGCGCCCAAAGATCAGTTTTGGTATGTGACTGGGATCAGTCATAACATTTCGTTCGGAGGTCGAGCACAAACGACTCTCAATCTGACGTCACGCCGCGGAAAATTCATGGCACCGAAAGGGATCGGCACCATTGAATTGACAGGAACGACAGCGAACCCCCAAACGCTGACACCTCGACAACTGGCTGAGAAAGGTCACTTCAAGGTCAACGTCGGGGAAGCCGCTCAGATCCCGCCCACCAACGCTCCAAGTCAAGCCGGGGACTCGGACCCCTACGAGCCTCTTGTGCTTCGCCACCCAAAGACAGGTCGCATCGTCGGTTACCCAAACGTCGTCATGGCTTACACAGGGCCATTTACTGCGACCGCCGACCAACTGGCTACGTTGAAAGGTGAGAAGAAGCCAACGAGCCAGAAGACGGACGGACGAACAGCGCAATCCAGAATCAAGGAAGCTCAAGACGCCGCACTCGAACAAATCGCTCAGATCAGCGAGGCTTCATTCACGGTGCAAGAGCAAGATCGTGTGCGCGAAAAACACATGACGAATCGTTACAGCTACGGGCTGAACAGCGCAGGTGTCTACACTTATTTGCACGACAAATCCCAAGTCATCCGAGAAATGATTGTCCTCCCTGCGAACCGAGTCTCGTTCAACAATTCCCAGATCCAGTTCACAGGTAAGAGTGGCATGATCCGTCCCGTGTCTGATGATCGTGGCTACGAAGTCATCGGCCACCATCGCTACGGACGGAACGTCCTTTTGCGTGACGGTGCTCTCGTTCTTAACGATGGGAATCCGAATGAGCGGACCAACCCAGGACTTCAATTGGCACTCTCTGGTGGACTTCTCGAGACGCTACAAGCTCAGTCACAGGGTTTGACCACGGTGTCGACGCCCTACGTCAATGCAGCTGATGCGATCACCAAGCTTCAACCAGAGGATCTACAGACCGCCGCGACCATCGTGCCTGAACTCAACGAGCCGAGAATCATCGAAGGCGAAACAACATTCGTGAAAACAGCTCCTCTGAATTCACCTGAACGTATTGGAGCGACAACACCAGCCAACGTCGAAGCGACCCAACTCTCTCGGGCTCTGACTTTAGCAGAAATGACAGTTCGAGAAGGCCTTGCCGCAGGTGGAACGATAGACCCAAATTGTCTGTGTGTTTCAGGGAGAGCTGACTTGGCTTTCATCAGCGTTGGGTATCAAGTCAAAACTTTGCGACCAACAACTTCTGACGTTAATCTAAGTGAGCAAGCCCGAGCTATCATCGAACAAGCCCAATCTGCTGAGATACCCGCGGAAGCAATCGCACAAGCTATTGAGCAGTACCGGAGCACGGATCCAGACCTGTCACAGGCTATTGCAGCTCAAGGGCTTTCAGGAATAATCGACGACACCTCAGACGACTTGAATCCCAAACGTGGTGTACGTTCACACCAAGACACGATCGGTGTTGTCGAAGCCTTTTTAGCTAACCTCTACACCGCGCTTGATGTCCCTCATCAGGAGCGTGAAAAAGAACTTCGCGGGGAACACATTCAACTACCGGCACGCAAACCGGAAACCATACGATTTGGAGAAACAGCACCAGAGCTGAGTCCTTTTGCACCGCCGTACTCAACGCCGAATCGCGCACTCGGTGGAGATCCAGAGGCTTTGGCGATTCAAGCCAGAACCTCAATCAACCAAATTCCCAAGGCATGGAGCAAGTTCAGTACTGATTTGAAAGCCAATACGGCTCGACGAACGTTAGAGGTCCAGATCTCCCAGGAGCGGGCCCGAGTGCAACGCTTGGAACAAGAAAAGCAGGATCTCGAGAGGAAGCTTCAAAGCAAGGGAACTACAAGTGGAGATATTCCGAAGAACGTGAGAGACCTTCAGACAGAAATCGATGCCTTGCAAAAAGACATCGATGACAAGCAAACGGAACTCCGACAACTCAATCTGTCGTCACCTCCACCGCCACAAGACGGCCCGGAGGAAGTCACACCCTAAATGCGCACACTGCCAAAAAACCCTAGCGGCACGATCCCAGGCAAGGACTTCGTTGATACAGGAGACCTCTCTGGCATCAAGGTCGGCATCGTCACACGCGTCGATGAAGTCAATCTCAAGGCAGATCTGCGGATTATCACAGGTGGTGGTGACAGGTTCGAGGTTGACCTCACGCAAGGGTTAGCAGGGCCGAGAAGCTTTTTGGGAGGGATCCCGGAAGTCAACTCGGTTGCACTTGTCGGTTACCGTCGAATCCACAAAAATCTCTACGACGCAGTCATCATCGGCTATCTCCCAACTGGGGTTCGTAGCGGCGCAAGATTTGACCCGTTCTATGCTCTTGATCCGTCAGAAGTCACTCCTGACGAACAAGAAGCCGTCAACCAAATTGCGGCCCCTGTTCTACGATACAAACGACCGCCCATTCTACGACCGGGTGATGTCGGAGGGATGGCGGCTGGCGGAGCTGAATTTGCCATCAACCAAAACTACACTGCGGTCAACCGATCTGGGGACACGTTTCAACTTCGAGATGTTGATCGCACCATCGTTCAACAAGCCGTCCACCGAATCGAAAGTGAGTCAGGCGTCAAAAGGTTGTCAGGTCCGATCCGTCGAGGTGGTCTCTACCTGTCTCCGGACATCTTGAAAGCTGGCGGCACGACTCTTCGTGACGATGCCGATTATTTTGGCAAGAATGCTGTTCAAGCCACAGGTCCCGGGATCGGGATTGGCACCGACGTGAAGTTCGCCAATACAGAGGGGACCATTCTTTCGGTATTCAACGACGCAACGAACTTCGCTCCAACAACCTACTCAAATGGTCGTCGTGTGCATTACCCGCCGACGGCTCCGGGCGTCGGCGTCGATGATCCAGACAGTATCGCGGATGCGTTCGTTGAGGACCGGCTAGAGCTCCGACATACGAGCGATCTCACACTCGACGTACTTGAAGAGATTGACGGGTACGCGACCGATACACGATCTCCGTACATCGAACGTGTTCTCGGGACGATCGTCGGAAACGATCTTGGATCAACGCGAGGCTTGCGAGGTTACGCACGAATCCTGAAGCCAAGATTGTTTCCAGACTTCGTTTCACGACTGCCGGGGAAGTTCACCCTCGAGGAGGTCGATCGCCAACCGACAACTCCTGACCTAGAAGTCAACACGAGTGCTGGCGCCATGTTGTTCCGCATCCGTCCCCCACGGAGCGTCGGCGAGAGGTCCTTTGTAGCTGCTGTCTCGAAGCAAGGCAAGCTTTTTGTTGAGATACCTGCATCGACTGTCGAGGACTATCCGAGCGGGTCCAAACGAGTCTCGGCCGAGTTCATGTTGGAAGGGGCTCTCAAGGCCTACATTGGAGCCTCAAATCCTGACCGGATCTCTGTCCACGCGACACTCGAAGGCGGTCTTCACCTGGACATCGGTCGCGATGCCAAGGGCAACGCGGTCACCACGCGCTTCCACAGCGCGACCAAGACCGTTTACGAAGGCAACCCCAACGACGACGACGTAGCGACCTCAATCGAGGTCAGAGGGGTCAAGGAGAGCGTCATCTCTGGTGCCGAGCAGAAGACCATCGACGGCTCAAAAGCTACTACCGTCAGCGGCAACTATCGGATCAATGCAGATCGCTACAACGTCAACGCGTTCCAAGGCGCCTCGCTAAACTACGGTGAGCTGAACCAACTGGTCTCTGGCAAGACTCAGCTGCGGTACGCACTTCAGGTCCTAGAGGACATCATCGCGGGCGGCAAGATACTGACTATATTGGCCGGCGGGCTGACTGAGACTGTTGCTGCGGGGGCTGTGACGACCAACGTCCTGGCAGGAGCTCACTCAACAAACGTCAGTGCTGGGGCTTATTCCGTGATTGTCGGGGCGGGGGCTGTGAGCATTACTACAGGGGCGGGGGCTGTCACCATGACGACCTCTGCGGGGGCCTTCTCGATTTCCGCGGTTGCTGGTGCCATGAGCCTCACTGCTGGGTTGGCGCTCAACCTGACGGCAGCAGTCGCCTGTTCCATCGTCGCCCCTCAAATCCTCTTAGGAGGTCCAGCAGCTGTGCTCGGCCTCTGTCGAGGATTGCCGGCTCTCCCTCCAGGGACACCTACCCTGGATTTAATCACCGGGACTCCTCTATTGGGATCGGCATTAGTGCGGTCAATCTGAATTCCGTACGTTGACAGTCAACCTGTCGGTGTTTTAGTTTTGAATGCCACGTAGCCGTAACCCAAAAGGTTTGCGTCCATTTTTTAGTTACTACGGGGGTAAATGGCGAGAGACGCCGAATCTTTATCCTGAGCCTGTCCACGAAACCGTTGTGGAACCTTTTGCTGGTTCTGCTGGGTACGCGACTAGATATGCTTCACACAAAGTTATTTTGTGTGAAGTCGATCCCGTTCTTGCCGCAGTCTGGCAGTATTTGATTCTGGTGAAGGCCGAGGAGATTTTGTCAATCCCGGACTTGTCACCAGACGAGTCCGTTGAGGACCTACAAATCAACCAAGAAGCCAAATGGCTGGTGGGGTTGTGGTTGAACCGGGGTGTCTCTAGTCCGCGCAAGAACCCTTCACAGTGGATGCGGTCGAAGATCCGTCCAGGATCATTCTGGGGGGCTAGAGTACGACGAACTATTGCATTGCAAGTCGACCTGATACGTCACTGGAAAATCTACCATTGTAGCTACGTCGATTGTCCGACACCACGTACAGCTACGTGGTTCATTGACCCGCCATACATAGAAGCTGGGCGGCACTACCGGTATGGGGCTCAGCAACTGGACTATGTTGCTCTTGCTGAGTGGTGTAGATCCAGGTCTGGACAAGTCATTGTCTGTGAGAACGAGGGAGCGACGTGGTTACCTTTTTGTGAGTTGGCAAGCGTGAAGACGTCGCGGACACAACGGTCCAAAGAAGTCTGCTGGTTGAACTGCGAGAAGAAAGTTGATGAGTACGGTTTCGTGTTCAGTTTGGAGACGTAGCGCTATGTCGGATCACACACAAGAAGAGGACCGGCTTCCAGGCTTTGTTAGAGGTAGCGACACGAGTGAAGCCGCGGCCAGAAGCATGAGAGGGGATCAGCGGAAGCAACAAGGCCTCATGGTCCTACAATTCTATCGCTTTGACGGTAAGGACTATACGTCGGACGACGTATTGAGTGACACGTCAGAAAACTTGTCGCTTTTGGGCGCTGCCGCCAAAGACGGAGCTCCAGTTGCTGTGCTGCGCCAGCTTCCAGCTCAGCGTGTACCGGATGAGTCAGTTGACTGGACCACTACTGATGTTTTGGCGGACATGGGCTTAGATTGGTAGTGAAGCACCCTCTTACATCCAATGTCTCTAGACAAGAATCGGTCGCTCTAATTGCCGGTTGTACCCACAGGTATCGTCGGGGCCTTGATCCCTAATTTGGTCGCCTCTGCGATGATCGGCACGGGTGTTCCCAAATACTCGCGAGGAGTTGCTGAGGGCCTGGTGAGGTGGATTCCCAAAATCAGGGTCAACACGATTGACACAGGCACGGTCGGGGCTGGAACCAACGTACCTCTACCTCTGATTGTGCCGACTCCGTTGCTTTACGCTGCTCTGGTGACAGGCCATATCGCTGAAGGCTTGCGAGGTGTGTTCATGCCCATCTTGGCGAACGGCTTAGCGAACGGTCTCACCGTAGCGTTTTTCCAAATGCTGATCCGGACCAACCATCCAAGCGTCGGCGTCGGTGGTGGCGTAGCTCGTTTTTCAGCTCCCCCGGCTCGCAGCGACATGGTGGCTGGATTCAATGCAGTCGGCCTGAACGGTCCAGCTTCAAGTCGAGGAGCACGAGCAATAGCACGCGGACTAGACACTGTTTTTTCCGCTTTGGTGTTACCGTTGGTGATCGTCGGCCCTGCGGCTCCCGCACCTTCGGCGGGGTCAGGTTTCGGACAAATCATCTGAGAGGAAAGAAATGGACTACACACTAGGCACACTCATAAAATTCGAACACGACGTCGTGACACTGAATTGTATCAACACGCTTGGACGTGAACTGTTGATACAGGTCAAGGCACCACATTTCTCAGAACTTTTCGACGAAGGTCCTCCGGTTTCCGGTTTCGTCTGTGAAGTTGTCGAAAATGAAAGCCGACAAGTGAACCTCAAACTCATCTGCCGGAACCAGCACGGTGGTACCAAAGACGTTTGGCTCAGTGTGCCTGACATCTTGGATGGATTTTACAGTCCTGAGATTCCCAAAGCCGTCTGAGGATCTCGTCAATGGGTCTTTCGATCACAGGATTTGTCCTTGAAGGGCCTCGCGTCGGACAGTCTAACTCGCCTTTCACGCTGACGCCCAACAACTACGTCAGCAATCAAGTAGCTTTCGATGCCGCGTATCCTGCGGACGAATCTGCACCAAGGACAGAGTACCTCGTTCTAGTGCGAGATGACTTCGTAGCACCGGGTACGGGTCCCGGCGCTACGCGATCATTTGCAGACGCTTCTTTCGGTTGGACAAAAAACGAAGTCGTTCAACGTTTCGACTACCTTGGCCGAGACGGGATTTTCTGGCCACTGCCAGGCTCAACGCTCGAAGTCGTTGGTGCTGTTTCGCCTAACATCAACGTGACCAGGATCCAGGTCACGATACCTGTCAGCGCCAACTTAGTCCTGTACCCATTGCGGGTTTCGGTCGGAACAAGCAGCGGCACGACGCTCACGATCTCAATCGTTCTCGACGACTCTTCGTTCGGCACACCGCCGATCGGCACAGTCGAACTCTCTCTGAGTACAGGGAACCTGAACTGGAATGTGACGGACCTCACGACCTACGACGGACAGTCGGTACGATTTCAGAGACAGACATTTTTCACCTACGATTTGTCAACAGGTTTGATCGGAACCATTGACGACAACCTGTTACTGAATCCTTTGCCCGCGACGGGACAGTTTCCGTTAGTCAAGATTGGGTTCGGACAACACCTGACCCCAATAGAGCGCGCCAATGAGGCCGCGTTTTCACCGAATCCTGTCGCTAGTACTGTCGAGTGGGCACGGAACACAGGGCGGTTGAAACTCAATTCTGGGGACATCGCGGCGAACACTGGTCGATCGATCTATTACGACGGTGTGCTGCTCGGGTTCGATCTTCGAATCAAAACACAGACGCTCGGAACGGTCGCTTCCCCGGGAAGCGTTTCACCAATCCCCCCAGAAGAGAGTGACTTGTTCTTTCGAGTTTCTGGCGTTGTTCAGTTCCCGACAACTTCGTGGGTCGACACTCTAACAACTCCTGGAGAGCGAGGCGTCGTACAAGTTCGGCGATCCACAGGTCAAGTTCGGTTCTCTGACTCGGACCAAGTCACGTACGGTGCGATGACAGCCCAAGCGCTTGTCGCGGATCTTGACATCGACCACGGAATCACGCTTCGCTTATTTCGAACACCGGTCAACCTCGACGACGCGGATTCGACGATCAAGGATGTGTCCGCGTTCTACACGACGATTGATGCTACTTGGGCAGACCCTATCATTGCGTCCCCAACAGTTGTGCTTCCGGCTGTGCCTGTCGATACAGAGCCTTTGTTGGTGACAGTCGCACAAGGGATAGGATCCTTTACAGGTCCTCTGCCGAGACTTGACGTACCTGCGCCCCCTGACGGGCTTGGTTACATTTTGAATTTCGAGACACGAGAGTTGCTCTTCGCTGAACACAAGACCAATGTTGTGATCCCCGCACCTGTCCCTTACGGCGCCGTTCAGTTGCCGGACCCTTTGGTCCAATCAGCGAACTTGGTTTTGGAACTAGAGACTTCACCTGGAAGCGGGATCTACGTACCACTTATCCCAGGCGAAGACGCTCTCTTTGACGCCTTGTCGGGCACAGCTACTCTGACCTCGACGGCAGGAACCTTGATCGCACAAGGTGTAGGGGATTTCTCATTTACAACGTTCGCTGACAGCTCAGCGGACTTCGTCACAGCAGGTGTTCTTGTCGACGACTATTTGATTGTTCTGTCTGGAGCGTCCAAAGGCATCTATCGAGTTGACTTTGTTACGAGCCCGACGTCACTTTTGACGGACGTACCTGGAGTAGTCGAAGCAGGTCTCACTTACGAGATCCGTCGAGGCGCTGAGATCTTAGCTGATCGGTTTTTGAGGTCGATCCCCCGTATTGATCCACTGACCAGTGTCGAGCGGTTACGTGAGCTGGGCGTTTGTACGAACTCCCCCCGGCTTGCCGTCGACCCTGTTTTCATCAACGTCTCGCGTTTCCGCTTCGGCACTACCACTTTTTCAACCACAGTCACCGTTCCCAATGACGGGAGTTTCACAGCACCGACAAGCCTTCCGACGGGAACAGTGGAGGTTTCTCTCACAACAGGGAATCTGAACTTCAGTCAGGTCGATGTTGTGTCAGCGGCTGCCATATTTTGGTCGCGAGAGCTGACGTTCGACACGGATTACCTGTTACAACCTGAGACCGGTTTCATTCAGTTCACGGAACGGATGTTATCTGAAGAGGAAGCCTTCATCACTTACCGCGACTCGGACGGAAATCTCATTCAAGAGCGCGGCGTATTCCTGGTTCGCAAGGAATTGGTGCAAGCCCATCCAGCACCAACGAGTGTTTTGTCATTCAATCCACTTGGGCGCGAAGTCGCAAGCAATCCAGCTCCAAGAGCTTTTCGTGGTGGACGCCCTCAAACGAGTGAAGTGGCGTTCGACGTTTCGACATCAACTGTCACCTTTCAAGGATCGACAACTGTTACGGATGCACTACCTTCTGGTCCGACAATTGATCCGTCGGAAAATGTCTACATCGATTACTACGTCTATGACGCGATCGGCGGAGAGCAGAGTCTTTCGGTTCTTTCGTCGCCAATGCAGTCGTTCGCGATAACAGTCACTGAAGGGACGACGTCCTTCGATTTAGCCGGAGATCAAACAGGCAATTTCTACCTGGACGGCTTACTGGTTATCGCTGCGTCCGAAGCCTACTTGATCGGAACGACTGTCTACAACGCCGGTCCAAATACCACGACAATCACGCTCTTAGCGCCACAGAGTTTCCGATCTGACTTTCGCAATCCGTCAATTCAAACAAGCTCTGGGGAGTTGCCGGATCCGTACTTCATCGTTGAGTTGGGAACCTACGATCCTGTGCCCAGAGGATCGAACATCGTCCAATTCGTGAGCGACGTAACAACCAACTACAAACCTGGAACGGTGACGATCTTCATAGGATCAGAACTTGACTACAACATCGTACAAAGTGCTGTTTACGATGAAGTCCTCAATCGAACCACGGTCACAGTTTTGAGCGGTGCAAGAGAGGAGTACACATCGCAGGTTGTCGAGCGGAGTGTGCGACCTGTGTTCTCGAGTTCCACATCCCAGCTTCAGACTTCATTGAGTCCTGAGCTTTCTCAGCCGTACACGGTCTACCGTCGGGTCACAGGACAAGAGGGCACGATCTTGGTGTCTCCTGACGACTACACGATCGACGGTGCGGGATCAATTCGCTTGGCTTCTCCTCTTGCTCTTCAAGAAGAAGTCGGGATCTTCTACACGGGCGATACCATCATCGCCGCTGGGCGTCGTTTTCGCGCTTCTTACACGTTCGCAACGACACCATCTCAACAGAATGGGTTACTCGGGCAAGTTTTGCTAGCAACGTACACAGCCTACTCTCCTGACACGTTCTTCTACCGCGTCGAGACGTACACCAACTTTCGAGGCGAGCTTGCGGAGCAGTATCGTGAAGACGCGACGGCTTCGGTACCGACAGGTGGTCCGGTCCTTGAAAACATGTCTTCACCTCAGCTATTCGAGCAAGGACGTGAGTCGGTTTTCTTCGAAGAGACTTACCTCACGAACGAGGACACAGTCGCTCGGCCCACACTCAAGTATTACAACGACGCGATCAACTACCTTGAGGACGTTCTGCAAGATCTGGACGGAAGAGTTGTCGGTGATCACGACGGGCGGTTCCTCTTTGACGGCCTCATCACGAACCCGCTTCGTTTGGTATTTGCCGATGTCACGAACCAAATCGACGACTTGTTCCGTGTGAGCCCTGCTCCATACTCGGTAGCGGGGCCACCATTTGTTGCAACACCTCTGGGAACGTTTCAAGAGGTGTACAAAGCCGCGCCGTTGAGTCGCTTCTACCCCACGAAACAGTCTCGGTTCGGCGTCACGGTTGTTTCAGGTTCGCCAGTGACTGGTGATCCACTACTTGACGTCGGTATCGCCAACCTACGCTCTGTCACACTGATTGAGCGCCGATCTCCGTGGGCTGTGACGACCTCGTACGCACCACTCGGGACAGCGACTTTGATCGTGGATGACGCCAACGGCGACGATACCTTGATTCGTCCGGCATTCGTGTTAGGCATGAAAGTCGCGATCATCAGACAAGACGGGGCTGTCTTGGTTTCAGACGGCGCAGCTTTGACGGTCACAAGTGTTATTGCGACCTCGCTCGGAGTTTCCCCAGGAGTACCTGTCCCAATTCCCATCGGTTCAACGATTCGACTTTCGACGACCGACACTGTCTACCGAAAGCAATATCGACTCGGAGTTGATTTGAATGTCGATCTCGAACAAGGGCTCCTGACTTACCAAGAGGTTCTACCTGCATGGGCAGCTCTTGCACCGTCACCTCCTCTCAACGGGGAAGCTTTGGACGTTGTCGTGTCTGTCAACAACGCGTCGACTTCTCCGGACAGGTTTCCTGCACTGGACGGCAACACAGAAGACGATGACCACAACCGACAATTTCCAATCCTGACTCCGTGGGCGGACTCAGAAAACGCTCTCAACGGTTTTCTCCCAACCGAACTCAGCGTCATTCAGTCACCAAGCGGGACACTACGGTCCGCAACAACCGATCCACTCGTTGGTACCGGAAGCCTTGACGCGACGGGCACAATCATCACCAATCTTGGGGGCCCGTGGGTCGGAACCATACCAAGTGTTCACGATCTCACTGAAATTAGGACCGGACCCAACGGACCTTCGACGTTCCGTAGGATCACGGCTGTAGGTGGCTCTACAGTGACCGTAGCCGATGCTTTCGCTTCGGCTCCTGACACGGGTTTCACCTTCTCCGTAACCGTCTCAGTGACCCTCGAGACAGGCACGGGCACGGTATCTCCTGTGACCACACTGACCGATGTGCTTGCGACCTTCATCACCAACGGCGTCTTGCCAGGGCACACGGTTGTCGTCACATCAGGTGCCAACGTAGGGCTCCGGAGACAGGTCACAGTAGTCACTAGTGAAACGGTTTTGCAAGTCGCGGCTTTTCCAACTACCGATGTCGGAACCTACCGTGTGGAAAACCCTCTCGAAACCTTTGGCGGGGTCAACTCGCTTGTCACCACGACGCTCATTCCTGCACTGTCAGGAGAAACAGCTGTTCTGAGCACCAACCTATCCCCGTTGGCCGAGATCCCTGCAACGGACGCGTTCTTCAACTCTGTGTTCCTGGACATTGTGACCGGAGTCAACGGGGTAAGCAGTACATCGACGTTCACTTCAGCCGGATCGCTGTTTGTCTCGTCTGATGTTCTGACGACTGACTATCTGTTCGTGAGATCAGGACCGGTAGCAGGTGTCTACCAAATTCAATCCGTCACTTCAGAAACGACTCTCGTGATTACCGGCACCTTTCCGGTCAATACGTCTGGGATTGTGTTTCGAATCGTACGAACCGTGAACGTGTCTCGAGGACCGCTTCAAAGTATCCTCGATTCCGTTCTGGCGGCCGAAGCCTTCCTCGCTACTATTTCTCCGTTTCAATCGCTCGTCACGACACTGGTGGCCGTGGCAGGGGATTCCGGCGCACGTGCGACTCGTCTTTTGACTACAGATCTTGATGCCAGAGAAGCAGCTATCGTGATCAGACAAGCACAAGTTGCGACTTCTGTAACAGAAATCCAAGAAGAGCTCACTTCAGTGGATAGGCTCTACGATACTCGATTCGTGTGGATCGACGCTAGAATCAACCTAGCAACAGGTGTCTTAGCCGAACGCGACATGGCACGAAATCGTCGAGTCCAAAATCAAATCGAAGTCGTAAACTCTTTGCGCAAGCTTCTATCTGTGGAGTCACTATGACCAAACACAGCCCGGATGCGTGGGTGAAGCTTGGAGGGGTGAACATCTTCTTTCTGGTGCAACAGGTGATCGGTTGACTGTACCAGAAAGTAAAGACCCTCCCAAGGCCAAGACTGCTTGGGAATACAAGGAACGGCTACGTGTCCAAGCCGAAATGGCGAAAGTCATCCGGGCAGCAATTGGTGCTACCAAGGCAGAACTCGAGTCAACTAGGCGTAAACTACGAAAGATGACGTACGGCGCTTAAATGGCCGATTGGCAACCACTCGAATTCAAGCTGCCAGCCAAGGATCTCCTTGAGCCGACACGCGAAGCGCTTGAGATTTTACTGCTCTACCTCGAGGTCCTCAAGGCCATCCTCGACACTGTCAAAGTCTTACTGGTTGATTTCGGAAATCCTGTAAAAGCGCTTGTCGAAGCACTGATCCGTCTCATCGAAGAGTTGTTCCTGTCCCTGAAGACAGCCGGGGTCTTTGCCTACTTCGATATCCCTGATCCTACAACTGATCCGAATTTCAACCGCTTCCACGGCGGGTTTGAGGCCTTTGTCGAACGCTTCAAAGCGAGTCTCTACGATTCCAAAGACTTCAATCGTCCACAACCAAGAGCGGGCTCGTCAAGCGGTTTCGTTCTCCTGGTCGTCGATGCATCTTCGCCTTTCGCACTAATTGCCAGGATCAAGCAACTTCTGCGCTTCTTTGGGCGGGAGTTCACTTGTCCAAGATATGAAGCCCCCGGCAACCTAAGGGCGATACCTGTCGGCACATCAGGTGATCCGATCTTGGCGGTAGCTAAGATCTTCACCGATGGACCCATTGAAGCAATTGAGCTTCAATGGTCGTTGCCGACAAATATCGAAACCCCAGACCCTGGGTTCACTGACGTTGTTACCAAAGTAGCGAGAGAATTCGTTCCACCCAAATGGTTGGTCGAACGTTCAACCTCCAACCCAGCTTCACAGTCGAAACTAGACATCACTGATCTCGGGGCACCAAACAAAGTCGGGTTAGTAGAGTTCAAACGACAGCTTTTCATCGCTGTCGAGTCCGAGGCATTCAATACGCCAGTCACACGCGTCGAGCCTCTTCGCGACGAGTATGGGGACCAGGTCATCAAGTTTGAGACTTATCAGATACTGGATGTTTTCTCCTTTCCGTCGCTCCTAGGTCAACTGGGAAGATTTCGTTGGATCGACTCAAACGTTAAAGAAAACACCACTTACTACTACCGTGTGCGAGCCTTGTCAGGAGACTTGAAGGTCATCGGTGATCAGATGGCCTTTCCGCTAAGTGTCGGGCAGCTGACTTTCTCGTTTGAAACTGACGGGCCTATCATGGCTTGGCCGTCTTCCTCTGGGGACTCGGTCGTGATGGGCAAGCCCTCCGGAATCATTTCCGCAACCGTCCCACGGCACATTGATCCCGCAACGTTCGATGTCGTAGGCAACCTACAAAACCTGTTCTTGTCGGCGTTCACGCTTGATTTTCATCTCGAGCTGTCAGAGCTGGCTACGTTCGATACAAACGGCAATCCTACGGGAGATACAACCGCTGAGGAAGTTGGACGCGGATCCTTAGTCGACCAAGCTAGCTCCTTGGCTTACCGGTCTGAATCCGTCAATCAAGCCTTGCGAGCTACTCCGACCGTCAACGAAGCTTTTCAGCCAAGTGGGATCACTAACCTCTATCCGGAACTGCCTTGGCAAAATTCGTCTTTGCGTCGGCTAGCAAAGCGACTCGCCAATGTATGTGCAAGCGCGCTTTTGGAATCAGGTTTCGACGCCCTCACTGGGTTTCGAAGCATCATGCAAGGGTCGTTACCTAGAGGCCCAGTTACGACCTATCCGTTTGATACCAATCTTGAGTCTATCACCAAACAGTTCACGGCCGTGAGTGAGCTTGAAGTGACAGTCGGCAATACGGTTACACCAGAAGGCACAGTTACGCTCAACAGTGCTGAGAACTTTACCAAGGGGTACGTCGACACAACGCTTCGACACAACGTTATTGCCGCAGTTGAATACGTGAAGGTCTTCACGCTGGGCGGTTCCCCTGTCGACTGGATCTCGGTCGTGCCACTCCGGGATATCGTACCGTGGAGCGGGCAATTGATCTACGATTTGCTAGCCAAGGTACAAGCGCTCCTCGACGCATTCAAAGGAGTGTTCGACGAGATCAACGCCTTCATCGCGCTCCTAGAGAGGAAGATCCAAGCACTCGAACGGTTCCTTGAGTTTCTGATCAACATCTTGAACCTCATCGAGAGTTTGCAGATCGGGGCCTACATGTTGTTCGTCGTAGACGTGTCTGATACGACTTCGTGGGTCAACGCAATCGATTCTGCTGGAGGCACCCCGCCACCAAAAAACCCTGGAGGGTATTCAGCCGGGATCTCATTCGCCTATTCTGGAACAGACGTTGTGGCGTTCAAAACCGCGTTCTCTCTGATTTTTGGTGCGTAGTATTTGACATTTTAGGTGCGATCTGCGATGGCCCATCTTCGTGAACTCCCGAAGCCTGAGTGTCGCAAGTGCAAGCGTGGCGCCCGCTACGCCTTGTACAACTACGTCAACGCTTGCCAAGGCGAGTACTGTTCGAGTTGTGCAAAAAAGGCTCTCAAAGAACACCAAGAATTTGAGAGGGTAGCGGCGGAGCTTCGGAGGAAGGGTACACATGACTTTTAGTGCCGTCATTTCCAAGTCATCGATCTTAGTTTTCACAGTTCTGCTGGCCTGTACTACGAAGGTCGCAACTAAGACCCCCGCAACGCCAAAGAATCTGTCTGTCAAAGACGTGGCGGCACAATCTCAGAGTGCCGTTGTCTTGATCATCGCACGCAAACCTAACGGATCATCTTCAGTTGGTAGTGGTTTTCATATAGGGGGCGGATTTGTCGCGACAAACTATCACGTGATTTCCGGGTGTGATGTAGTTGCCCTTGTCAAAGGCGAGGATGAACCTGTAGGCGCTGAAAGTGTAGTTGCTTACAATCAGGTCGCTGACCTCGCACTCTTGGGAGTCGAAGCCGCACGTGAATGGCCAGCGCTCAAACTAGGAGAGACAAACGATCTCCATCCTGGAGATCGTTTGGTTGTTCTAGGCAACCCGCAGGGGTTGGTCGCGTCTGTGTCCGACGGCATTCTGAGCGCACAACGTGACACCAACGGTGTGTCCCTATTACAACTGACGGCACCCATTTCTCACGGCTCTTCTGGAGGACCTGTTTTAGACCTACGTGGCGAAGTCGTGGGAGTAACCACCTTCTATTTGACCGGTGGTCAGTCTTTGAATTTCGCAGTTTCCGTGGATGAATTACGGGGACTCACCTACGACCCTGTATCCATCGAAGACTTCGGGACTCGCACTTCTGAGCCAGCCGAAACCACAACAGTCGCAAGTCAAGAAGTTGTGAAGTCCTCAACACCTACTTGGTTAGAAACCTACCTTCCAGCAGTGCTGCTCAACGCAGCAAGTCAGAACAAGTCAGAAGCCAAACGGCTCTGCACGTACTTCGTTGGTGCTGAGGACAAGACTAACGTCTTCAAGAAGTCAACAGGAAGATCCGGGTGCTACTACTACGTGGACGACCGAAAACATCACATAGTTTTCGCGTACAAGAAGGACATCATCACAGAAGTCGCACACATTTGGCAATGCCTCGATCCCGAACAAGTAGCTACAAACCTGACGTCTGAGCTGAACCAAAGACCTGAGGTTGGCACCAATTCCGACCACAATAACGTGTGGCAATGGACTTACAATGACGGGTACTTGTGGGTGTCAACTGACGAAAATGGTTGTGGGGTTCATTGGGAAATTAGATAGCACTGCCCCGTGATCTCGGAGAAAAGGAACACATGACTTCTAGAGGCGTGATCAGAATCAAACAGCACGGTGTCGTCACCGAAACTGAAACCCGATACGCCCCAGCCAACTCGGTATGGCTTCTGGATCGGGACGAACCTGAACCTGTCGTGAAGAAGTTGGTTGGTGACGAGTTCGTTTCAGTGCGTGAATTGTGGCCTTGGCTGTTTGAGGATGAGAATGTTCCGATCGAACTACTAAAAATCGGCTGAGTGATCTTCGCCAACAATCGGCTGATTGGTTTTTTTGCCGAGCCGGTCGCGATCCTGGACGCCGTCCCAATACGATCGGTAGTCCTCGTAGTAGTATGTGGACAGCTTCCACTTCATCGTGTCGAGGATCCGATTGATGGGATCATTGGGCCGATAGTCGTCACGGAAAATGAATCGGATCTGAAACAACGTGTGTGCGGGTCTGATGACGTCGAGGATGATCCGCAGGCTCGACTGAAGATCAAAGATCTCTGGAGGGAACCCGCCCGTCAACTCGATGTTGATCTGGAACCCGAACTGATCTGAGATGTCGAGGCCTGACGCTCCGGCTCGAACCAGTAGGAAGTTCTCGAGGATCGTGAAGTCTTCTTGGATGAAAAGAGCTGTCGCGTCCGCCATCGACTTGGGAATGGAGCCTTGAAAATAGATCCGGATCAGATTCAGCAGAAAGGTGCGGAAAGCTTGGTCGTCGAACTCGATTGGGGGCAGTTGGTTGTTGAGGAAAACGAGGTACCCGATCATGCTGTAGAGGAACTCGCTTCGCGTTCTCGTGTAGTCACGATCTGTATCAACGTCTTCTAGTGCAAGCTCGATTCGCGCGATCTCGACAGCAACAGCCTTGAGCTCTATCGTGTAATTCGGTCCGGCCACAGCAGAAATGTAATTGCTGGGCAATAAATCTAGTAGGGCCGAGAAGACAGCTTGTGCCCGTTGGAGTAGACGTAAATTGTACTCTTTTCCGCGCCTAACCACTGAATAATTAACACGGTTTTTGTCAATAGTAAAGCGAGCCACTAGAAAAGCGCCTCCTCTCTGGCTCGTCTCAATCTGAATGCTATGCCGGCCATCGACAGACCAAGCTCTGAAGCGATTTGTTTTTTGGTTTTTCCGTTCGCACGCAGCACCAAAATCGCAGAGGTAGCTACAGACCTTTTTGAAGCAGGAACGCCTAGCGTCCTCATCCTCTGGGACACTTTGCGTCCAAACTCTTCCCCTAAACGGTATCCGCTTGAACTCTTACCGCCGTCCGCCAGGTTGGTCAACCGGTCCCCTCGTATCCGGGCATCACGAATCAACTGGATCTCCAACGCGTCTAACTCCTCGTGCGTGGAAGCTGTTCCTAAAATCTTGACTGTGGGTTTCAACTGCAACTGACGTAGAGACGCTAACCAACACTTACAATGAGATTTGGATACACGAAGGTTATGGGCTGAAAGATGGTACCCGATTCGGTTCTTTAGCAGTTGTACAGTCTGACCGACGTACCTAAGTTCATCTGTACGCGGATCACACAGACCGTAGACCGTTCCGCATAATGCTTTTTCGCGTGCCAAAACTTCAGCTCCTCAATGTCAATGTCAAATTGCCGAGTTCTAGAAACTCCACCTGTTGAGCTTCGATGTCGTGTGGCCCGATGTCGTTCCGAACGATGTAGCTGGCCCTATACTGGTGATCAGTGGGGTTGTCGGGAGGGATCCCGCTGGCTGAGAGGCTCAAAAAGACACGGTTAGCTGTTCTCCGCAGACGTTCCTTGGCGATATCGGTTGCTGTGATGAAGCCTTCGACTATCAAGGTGGCGTCATCGCTGTAGCCGGCGATTACAGCGCCGTCCGCTCCAACGATGTACGCTTGTCGATGGACTAGTCCGACGTTCGCCAGGGTGGCACTGAGCCCCATGGCGACATCGTCCTGAAAGACCCCGCGGTGCTCAGTCTGGAGCCCTCCTCCATCGGTCGTAGGGTACTCCAAGGCACTCGACAACACGTAGACGCGGTTTCCGCCGATATCGAGGGAGGGAACCCGCTGATTGGTATTCGTGATAGCTTCCCGAACTCGTCGGGACCCGTCTGCGTACCCCATTCTGGCGAGGGGTATGACCTGGAAGTCGACTCCAGGAGTTGAGTCGACGGCGTTGATGATGTCGCTCTGAGCCGTTCCTTGTCCAATGAGATGTTGGTTCAGCTCGAGACTGACGGCGTCGCGAGTCGCAGGGTCGACTTTCGCGCGCGCTGCGCCGTTCTTGAGCTGCACGGTCGTTTCAATGTCGACCTCGTTCTGGATTGCTTGTTTCGCGAGAACGTCGGCAGTGACGTGCCGTTGCGTGTCCAACGATCGTTGCATCTGTTGCAACAAATCGTTGATCACGTAAGTCACTGTGAAGTTCTCGTCATGGTCGTAATCGACGGACACGGTTTGACCACTCACAATGGTGCTCGGGTTGGTCCGCACAATCTTAGATGGTGTCGTTGCTGTTCCCGACAAGATGTCGAAGTCGGGGGTTGGTGAGGATGGCCCCAAGTACTCAATGGTTCGAGCCTCGTTGAAAACTCGAATCGTCGCTGTGTTGATACCGATGCTGAGAAGAGGCTCTTCAAAAAAGCCGATCAGGACATGCTGTTCGTCATTGACGGTAATAATGGCTCCGCTCGGAACGCCCAAGATTTGGTTGATGACGAGGTAGTCGTTCGCGATGGTCGACTCTCCGTCGAGTAGTGGATCATCTGTTTTGAAGAGCGTAAACCCCGTCGTGATGTTGAGTGCTCCTGAAGCTTCTCCTACAACGGAGACAACCCGACGAACCGGTTGCAACGTGAACCTGAACTGATTCACAGATCGGAACCGATAGTCCGCGGTGACAATGTCGTCGAGTGCTGTAGCAGGCTGCGGGATCAGGTTGTTGACTTGAAACGTTTGGTAGTCGATCAACGTGACACCCGTGAGGTCGTAGTCGGCACCAACGGTCGCATTTCGGACACCAAGGCTTTGAATTGGGTTGTTGAGAATTTCGATGATCGGCGTCGTCGGCGTAACTCGACTGTCGAGGACCCTGAAAATGAGGTTCACAGCATCAATGATTTGACAGCGAACATCTCTTGCGATCTCGAACGTGAACGAGAAGTTCTCGGTGACGGTGCGTTCACGTAAGCCTTGAATCCAAACATCGACCTTTCCACCGATGTGTTTCATTCGGATTTCATCGAAGTCCCGCATCATCAGGGGGTCGCCGGACTTCACGATCTTGGTTTTGATGACGCCGATCTGTTTCGCTGCCGTGGCCGCGTACCCACCTTCTGTGCCTGTATCGACAGACACGAATCCGAGCATGGCACGAGCTGCAAGATCTGCGTTACTCTCCACGTCAGTGCCGAAGACGGTGCGTTCATTTTGAACGACACTGAGGCCGCCGGACACGGAGGAACCGATATTGACAATGCCTGACGGTCCAGCGGGTCGATTGCCGTTCGAACCCGGACTCTCCGCAACAACATCAACGGTTATTTCATACCTCCGAGTTGTGAAGTTGTAAAAGGCGTCGGCTTGAGCGGCAGGAAGAACGAAAGTACCGCCGGACAGAAACCGAACAGCTGGAAGGCCATTCTCTGTGTCCACATTGGTCGAAACGATCGTACCCGACGGTATGGTGATATCCGTTGCTGGACGTGTCGTCGTGAAGAACACAACTTGCCCGACAGAGGGACGTCCTGGTAGTCTCGTTCGCTGGAAGTTAGCGGCCAACTTGTCGAACTGTGTGTCGATGAGTGTTTGGACTGCCGTGTCCGAGCGGAGACCTAACGCTGCTCGGAGCGCTGTCTTGTATGCGCTGCCCGAAACCGGATCTGACGCACCGTCGCCGTCAGCGTCATCGATAGCGAGCAGTGTGAGAAAACTGCTTGATCGATGAACGAAGTCAACAATGAACCAGACACGTTCGATCTCGCTCGAAAATGGATCGATGGCGACATCGCGTGTTGTAGATCCAGGAACAAGGGAGATCTCTCGATTGACGCGTTGTATGGCCGCAACGTAGTCGAGTACGACTTGGATTTGCGTCTTACCTGGTAGATCCCGAATCGCAGTATCGACGGTAAGCGGCGTTCCCAAAACCTCTTGGCTGTATGGTGATTCGAACTCGGAGCCTTGAAGGGGATCAAAATAGATCCCTGTGACTACGTAGTAGAGCGGGGAAGTTACATCGACATCAAGGAACTGATCCGCGTTGAGCCCTGTACCTCGAACGTGCTGAAAGGTAATGAACTCGGTCAGTGCCCGAGCTTCGAATTGCCCGGTGAACTTCAAATCCCCGCCGTATGAAATAACACCAATCGTTGAATCGATGACTTGTCCGATCTCTGCCCCAAACTCGTCTTCCTGCGTGATACGAATCCGCAAGTTGTTCTCGAGAGAAGCGAAAACTGCATTGTAAGATGCAGTAGGGAGCTCTTGGACATCTTCTTCGAATTCCGTTGACTCCACCGTAACCGGCTGGTCGTTGATCTTGAAGTACCCTGTCGTACCTGCGGGGACTGCGGAAGCGTAGAAATTGAATCCACGAAACTCAAAGTTCTGTGGGTTGTCGATGGGCCCTGTCAACGTCGACAAATCGGGCTTCTCGGCCAAGATGTTGACAGCGTCTCTTGACCGACGAACACGTACACCTGTTGGGATCAGGAGATCCAAATTCCCTGCCTGAGACACACGAGTGATCCTGGCAACCGAAGCCGCCGAAACTCCACCTACGATGTCGATGGACCTCAACGCAATCGTGTTCTGTCCAAGTGCCAGTGGTAGGCCGTCCGGCAAAGATGACGGGTTCGGAACTTCAAAGTTCAGACCGTTCAAAAAGACGAGAGTCGAATCCGAAATGAACGCACCCCCATTGACTGAGACCTGAACGTCGACAGTGTTGATGTCGATCGTACCGGTTAAGCTGAGGGCCTCGAGATTGGTCGAGAGGATCAACTCTTGGGTGTACCCTGTACCGTCTCTGAGCGCGATCTGCGGAGCTGTGGCCATAGGTTAGCTAACGAGTTGGTAGTTGGGGAGAGACGCTTGAACGAGTTCTCGCTGTTGTGTGGATCCAAGTAGATCAACTGGTAGAGGAGCACGTATTCCCCGAGAAAGCTGTATGGACTTCTGCGAACGATTTTGAACGACAGAGTTGATCATGATGACGGTCGGATCTTCGTCACTCTGTTCGAGCGTTACAGAGAGGAGACGGAATGGGTATTCCTCGTCCGTCACGATTTGTCCGACGTTCTCTTCTTGTTGGCGCTTGATACTCTGCCATCGACGAAACGATTCGTGTATGTCAGAGACGATGAGGTTTTGAATGAGCCCTGTTTGCTTTCGTCCCACGCTTTCCGTGATCCGCGTACCGTACCACGTGTGGAAAACGTTGGATCCTTGAACGGTCCAAAGAGCCTTGGTGAATTCTTGTAATAGTAGGTCTTCGTTGACGAGCGTAACGATCTCTCCGGATGAGTCGTAGCGCCAATCATTCTCGACTCCGAGCCCGCCACAACGTCGACACTCTTGTCTGATCGTGATGTAGTCCATCTCGACGTAGTCGCGATAGCCTTGCAAAGGTTCGTCAAAGATCACAAGTCGTGTGGGCCGGTCACTCAAGGTATTGGGATCGTTGACCAACGTCCAAGCAGGTATGATGGTTTTCCCGCGCCAAAACCGATTCGTGTAAAGTCCGACGGTCGCAGCTAAAGTACTACCCGTCGTCTTCACGAAGATTGTGGAGGACTCCCCGTCTCGTGCAGTCAAGAGTCTAAGCCGTTGATGTGGCGCGATCACAAAGTAGGCGTCACGGATTTGTGTGTTCAACACATCTATGACCTGTTGTGACGAGACGCGGTTGCCTGAAGGTGCCGTCAATGCCTGCTCGAGACCTCCGTTGATCTTGACGACGAGTGTGTCGTTGGCGCCGCCTTGGATTTGAAATGGTCCAGAGATCGAACCAGAAGCAGTTGCCGCTGTAAATAGCCCGGTCGGATTTGCTTCAGCTTCCCCATTGACTCGAACGCGAACGGACCTTGAACTGGCAATTGGTCGTAGGGGTCTAACCGTTTGACGGTCCGACGACAGAAACAAGGGCTCCTCGACGACGCCGTGAGGACAAACTTGTTCAATGGCCCGATCGTAACTCATGCGGAGCTCGGAGGAACAAAGCCTGTGTTTTGACGCTGTGCCGATTCGTTGGTACGCCCGGAGCCTGAGTCATAGGAACTGAAGGGAGCGTACACGGTCTGACCCAACGGATCAGCCCCGTGGTCGTCGAAGATGGCCCTGTAATTGGGATCGGCAATAAACTGTTGGATCTGTTGCGCTACGTTCTCGAGGGAGTTGGCAGACGAGACAGCCTCCCGAATCGTCAGTAAGTTGGACTTTTCGAGATTCAGTTGGTCCGCATAGTCGGTTGCGCGTCGAATCTTGCGTTCAAGGACATCGAATCGGTAGTCCAGCGTAGGTTCGAGCCAGGATCTGGCTTGGCGCACTAAAGCCCCCGTAGGAGCGTCAGAGAGGCCTTTTGCCCCGACGACTTCCCCGTTGCTCATGTACTGCGGGGAAACTGTCTCCGTGCCTCTGACAAGGAATACAGGGTCTTCGAAGAGGCGAAGCCGAAGATCGATGTTCGGGTTGCCTCCGAGAACCACGTACGTCTGAAACAGCTTCCCAAGGTAAGAGTCAGTCGGATCCGCAGAGTAACCTTGCGAGATCCCGTTCTTGTATTGGAATGTGATCCGACCGACTCTTCTCAGCTCAGCGTCTAGGTGCTGAATCCGCCCGTCGATGAGTGTCAGCTGACTTCGAGCAAAACTGAGAAACCTATCGAACTGGCTCTTGTTGAAAGTGCCAAGCCATGTAAACGACATCCTGATTCAGACACCTCATAAAAGGACGTGTCAGCTAATCAGGCGGCTTCGAGATACGGACGCCATTCAAGCGGAGCGTTCCCGATGTCGACTCGAGGCCCGTGAAGAGGCAGAACTCTGGGTCGGTGAGGAACAACAAGAAGCACCATTCCCGACTCCTCTAACGACAAGTCGGCCTTCTTCTCATTACACGAGCGGCAGGCAGTCACGATATTCTCCCAGACCGTTTTTCCGCCTCTCGCACGAGGCACGACGTGGTCATAGTTCAGCTCCGACATCGGGAGCTTCTTGTCGCAGTAAGAACACTTGAACCCGTCGCGTTGAAAGACGTTGATTTTCGAAAATTTGATCCCCGACTTCATCGCTTGAACCTTGCGGCGCAAGACGGCAACCGCAGGAACCTTGATCACGAGGCTCTCAGCGTCGGTCCCAATCACGTGACTGAGAGCACGTTTCAACTCCGGAAAAGTGCGAAGCGTCTGTCGATCAATGTGCGCAAGGACTTCGTCGTACTGTGCGAGGACAGTGACAGTTCCCTTGAACATCTTGGTGACGGCGTCTTTCCAGTCAACGATCTCGTGTGGCCGATAATGCTGGTTCAGTACTAGTGTTTGTGCGTAGGACATGACGATCCTCCTTTCGGTTTTTGGAGGATCGCTACTTCAGGACCTCCTCGAAGTCAGCTACCTGTTCCTCCGACAGTTTGTTCAAACAGTAAAAAGACCCCATCTCGCAGAAGTTTTCTTCCGGGTTCTTGGATGCGTACTGGGTGACAAACCCTGATGATTTGTCGCCGACGATGTCATCAGTTGTGACACCGAGGTAGTTCTTTGCGTAGGTTTCAATGGGGACCTTGAGTATGAATTTCGGTGCTTCATCCTTCAAAACAAGGTGTACGGTGCGAGACCTGAGGTCGACCATTCTGACCACGAGTGCCTCTCCCTTGTACACGATCTCGTCACCTTTTGACGGTACAGGCAAACGCTCTCGCTTAGCGTCTTCGACGCTTTCCGAAGCTCGGCGACATTTTCTGTAAAGCTCATCGATCTTCCTGTCCTTTCCAGACAAGAACTTCCGTTGTAAACGGTGAAAGAGCTCGTGAAGCACTACCTGTAGGGTGTCAACAGAAACTCGAATCCCAGCTCGAACAAAGATCTCGTCGCTCGAGTGCAGATAGAACGCAAGCACGTTGCTTTTTCCAACTTTGCGACTGACCTGGACGTTCCCATAGCAAACCTTGCCGAAGCCTTTACTCGTGATGAGGGTCGCGGCTTTCTGAACTGTTTCCGCCGCTGCCGACATAATGGCTTCGTTGAATCCACCTGTGTTGACGAGAGAGAAGGGCCCTGCTTTGATCTTGTGTGATTCGTCTAGAGGCTTACCTTTGGACAACGCCTCAAGGATCACTGCGTGCTGTCCACGGATCTCGGACAGCTGTCTCAAATAGTTAGTGGCTGCGGCGTCGTATTGGTCTAGAGGATTGCCGCGCAACCGTATGTTTTTTGACTTTTGTTTGGAGGCCCAGTACCGACTCACCTGTTCGACTTTGCGACGAAGAGCCGTGGGCAAACTGAACTGCTGGAGAATAGCTAGCGTCAGGTCCCAAATGTCGCGAAACCAAACGTAGTAACGGTAAGCCGAAAGCCCGAGCATCTCGCGGAAAACACGCTCCATCGAGAAAACTTCATTCCAAAGAGGCTTCTGCTCCTCTGAGTTCGCGTCTCGCGCCCGGATCGCTTTAATCTCGGAAGTCAGTTGCTGGAGTTTCTGGGCATCCCGCTCCAACTTGGCGAAGTCGTTTAGATGCTGACCTATCGTGTTGGACAGTTGCGTGGGGTCAGCGATTGCGTCCCCACGCTTGTACCGCACAATGATGGCGTCGATGATGTCTGTCACGACGGATCCAGTTCAATAAAAGGAAAGGACTTGTTACCTGATCCCCTCGTAAGAGGGACCCTACTATGACGACTGTTGTATTAATCGTTGATGACGAGCACTTCGCGCTCCACGCTCTAGTGAAAAGTCTGGCTTGTGATCACTACAAAGTCATGACGGCAAAGAGTGGTGAGGCAGCACTCAAACTGATCCGAAGCCACTTGGGCGAATCCATCAAACTCCTACTACTCGATTGGTCACTGCGGGACATGAGCGGTCTGACTCTAGCAGAGGAAGCCAAGAAATTGATCCCCGACGTGAAAATCCTCTACGTCTCGGGCTACGCCGCAAGTGACAAGTCGCTAGAAAGTTGTTGGATCACCAAACCGTTCGACCAAAAGGAGCTACGTGCCCGCGTTTTGCGGGAGCTGAAAATTGGGGTGAGCGACGGGAATTGAACCCGCCTGAAACTTGGTCCACATCCAAGCGCCCTCACCAGAAGGCTCACACTTGCCACCCAAAAGGCTTATAGCAAACTCCTTGAAAAGGTAACGTCTAACCTTTTGTCTACATGACATGCAGAGTTTGTATAGGTTAGGCCTTGCACAGACCGCGCACAGTTTGGTTGAGGCTGTCTGACGTTGCGGGTATTCTACCTTGTGCCCCCGCCGAAATGGGGAGCACGTGAGACATTTTTTCCGACTACCGAGATTTCTCAACTTGCCGTCCACACGCACCATAAACGGGAACTTATTACCGCAATCCAAACAGGTGAGCACACATGTGCACGACACCGAGAATCATTTGGCATCCCAGGATGGATTCGAACCACCAGCCGTCGAGTTAGAAGCTCGCCGCACGGTCCAATCGTGCTGCTGGGACAAATTCATTTATGGTCCTTCAAGGGCAAGGCTTATGTATTCCTACGACCGACGCAAGACTGCGGCTGTGGACAAGGTTCCTATCTTCAACAAGTTTTCCTTGCAACTCACGACCGGTCAGGTCGAAAAGATGATACAGAAGCACTACGAGATCGAGGAAGGATCCCTAGAGTTCAGACCTGCCACAACGCATCGTGACACCGTTCATGTGGACTTCTTCTACAAACTGGCCGGCAAAGATGTCCAAAGAAGTAACGGCGTAGGATCAGGTACTGTGGTCCTACGGGCAGAGCATCAAGGGAAGCAGATCCAGATCACAGCATTTGTGAACATCGACGACAACTGAACGTTGTAGCGAGCGAGGGACTCGAACCCTCTCCGGCGCCGTATGAAAGCACTGGTCCTCCCTGGACCGAGCTCGCCAATTTGGTGTTTGGCTGGGGCGCCAGGGATCGAACCTGGATCAACTGGTCCAAAGCCAGCCGTCCTACCTTTAGACGACACCCCAAAAATTGGCGGAGGTCGAATCGAACGCCACACCCGAAAGTGCCATCAGTTTAGCAAACTGCGGATCACCCAGTGATCGTCAACCTCCATTAATTTGGCGGAGAGGACAGGAATCGAACCCGCTACGGAATTACCGCGACCGTTTTCAAGACGGTTTGCCACCATTAGCCACCTCTCCAAAAGACCTTGAGCTGTTCGCTCATTGAGACACGAGACCGTTGTTCTTGTCTCGTCTGATGATTCCACGAGTCTTTCGACCCGGTTGCCTTGTGAGGCTTACAAAACAGACAACCGCCTCGAGCGTTTTTTCGTTTCTTGCGTTTGTGGTGCACAGGATCTCCTTGCCGCCGTCAGCGGCTTGTTAGTGATCCTGCGATGCTTCATCATTTCGACTTTTGGTTGTTGTAGGAAGGGCAGCCTGGTCTCTTGCATTTCAATTTCTCCACCTGTCTTCAGACGGGTGGAGACTTCAGGGTACCACAGTTTACAAGGACCGGGTCCTAGTTTCGCTTGAGAGCTTCTCTGAGAAACTCTTTTGTTGCGTTGATTAGCTCAACGTCACTGACTAGCGCATCGACAAATTCAGGAGCCCGCAAGTGCAGCACACGGGTCGTGATAGCCGGTAGCCCGCGCTCCTTCACGTATTCGTACATAGCAAGCACCAACATCATGGCGACGCCACGAGGAGCAGATTTTTCTTGACCGGCACTAGCCAACAACAGAGGATAAAGGTACTGACGAAAATGCGATTGATCGTTGATCTTCAGTAGTCGCTCAAGCATCTCTTCACGGCTCGGTAGCGTGATGTCAGTTTCGATCATTACGCAAACAACACCAAACTTCAGATTTTTGTTGATCACCCGGACAAGTAACAGTAGAAAACGGTCGGGAATTGAAGGTGCTACAGGGACATTTGGTGGAACCGAAGGGAATTGAACCCTCAACCTCTTGTGTGCAGGACAAGCGCTCTCCCAATTGAGCTACGGCCCCAAGATTTGTTTGGTGCTCCCACGGGGCGACGATCCCCGTTTTCCGCCTTGAAAGGGCAGTGTCCTAACCAAACGTAGACGATGAGAGCAGTGGTGTGTTTGGCGTCCAATGGCCTCTAGGAGGCGTAGAGATCCCAATTTTTCTGCACCGCTTTTTGACAGCTGAAGAAGAAACTCCGAACTCCTTGGTTGGACACGCAGCATGTGGCCGAACAAGCCAGGAGTAATGTCGCGAGCATCACATTCTATGACAAGGCACTACTCGACACGGAGCACAAGGATATCTACTTGCAAGCTCTCGGGGACTTCTATCACCCCGAGACGCCCGCCCTGTGAGACAGTAGTGCTCCAGAGACTCGAACTCTGCACGATCCGCTTATCAGACGAACCAGGTCAACCCGACCGTCGAGCACCAAAACTCAATTCATGCTAAAATCACGAAATGGTCACACTTACAAGCAGGGGTGAACGGAATCGAACCGTCTCGACAAGGGTTTTGGAGGCCCTCCGGCTTACCCACAGCCACACCCCTAGACCGTCAATTTACATCTTTGTTGCTCTTCTCGTTGCAGCCAACGCAGCCATTTTTTGGTACGGGTGGCGCCAGTATCAAAAGCAAGAGGAAGGTGTCGTCATCCAATGCACTGTGCGAGCGGCACAATTCCACTATCGTTTGTCCGACGTCTGTACGGGCCCGTACAGCTCAGATAGAACCTGTGCCGAGAAGTTGGATCTTTGTCAGCAGCAGTAACAAGTACTTGATCGCCAGCCCATTGCACAAAATGTGCATGAGGTTGTCAGTGATGATGAGCAACCAAGTGCTCAACCAAGGTGGGAGATTGGCGGGATAACCTGTACCCGAGCAATCCTTCCAAGAAGGATTGCTACCTGGAGGCGCCAAAAAGTTCTTGAACCAACAAACGTGCCGGGCGAGTCGCCAACGATCAATCACGAAATGTGTACCGGCAATCGTGAGGAGCACTTCGACGCTCTGACTCAACACTAAAAACGGCAACGTGTACAGCGCGACATGCGCGAGTGCGGCTCGGGTCTTAGTGACTTTTTCCGTTGCCATCCACTGGCTTTGGAGGACGTAGTCACCGATCACGTGCAGCACAAGTTGGTCGGCAGTTACAAGCATGATTAGACAACACCGAAAGGAGAGGCCTCCCCTCAAGGCCCTTTACTCAGAAAATCATCAACACCATAGGTACCTCCTTTCGATTGGCGCTGCGTACGGGAATCGAACCCGTTTCGCCTCTTAGACAGAGAGGTCGCGATCCAATCGCGTCACGCAGCATTTGAAACACGGTGTTACACCTGACGATATCGCATGATCGGACTCACCAGGCGACAAGAAATGGTCCTGAACGTCGTTCGGGATCGTATCAGGAAATTCGGTTACCCGCCTTCCCTGCGAGAACTTTGTGTCGCTTTAGATTTACACTCCACGCACGGCATCAGTCAACACCTGGACGCACTCGAACGCAAAGGCCACATCCAGCGTACACGTCAAGGCGCGAGTCGCGGGATCAAGCTCATTGAAAGCACCACAGTGTCAGAAACTCAAACGGTCAAAGTTTATTCGCGAACTTTCGAAGAAGGGAACGTTGTCGACACCATCCAAGTCGGTTCCTCAATGATCAACAAGCCTGTCGTCGGGTTCCTGATGCGCGGAGACGCACTCGAAAGATCAGGGATTCTAGATGGAGACTATTTGCTCGTTCAACGCGGTGCCTTCATTACTTCTGGGAGCTTGGTTTGCTTGCACGTTGGCGATGAGGTCTGCGCCAGGTACTACCACAAGGAGAGCGACTACGTGCGATTCGATGCCGCTCACCCAGAAAAGTCCTCCATACTTGTCCGGAACGCAGACTTCAAGGCGTCGATGCTTGAGGGCCTCGTCCATAGTGTTTATCGGAAGTGCTAGGTATGGAAGCTAAACGAGTCGTAGCCCGGTTCCGTTCCTTGAAGGAAGCAGCGAAGCCGTCGACCGAAGCTGTCTCGGAGATTCAAGCAGCGATCGAAGCTCTCAAGAGGATCGCTAAAGGTAGCGGCAACCCGAAGCGTCTCTTGTTTTCAGCAGTTTGGAGTCTTGGAGCCGCTGCGGAGAAGATGGGGCAAGAAACGAGGGTATCCTCAGCGCTCTATCACGCTGCTGGCATCGTTAACCAGACTTGGTCGGTCCAAGACACCCGCGACTACTTCTCGAAAGGCGCCTAAGCTACCCGGTCCACGCTAAACCCGGGTTGGTGGGAGAAATTGAGACACGACAACATTTTCGAACTCCTGGAAGCTGTGCGCCAACACAAGCTCGAAACCAGAGAGTGCTTCCTGCCCATCAACTCCGTCAAGGACCGTGACGTCGGCTTCACCACTGCTGACGGGGACGGGCCTGCCGTGACTTGGACGATGCCGACCAAGTTGGCGAAAGAGAGTGCCATCGAACGCGGAACACCAGAGGCGCGGAGAATCAAAGATCTTCTCGGCAACCACATGGGGAGAATTCAACTCCTCACGGAGCTGAGAGCCGGAACCTTGGACTATGGGATCCCAAACACTCAGCCTGTGATTGTTGTCGAGGAGTCGGAAGAGGAAGCTTTCCTGATGGGGATCGTCGACTAGGGTCAATTAGCCCTAACGGTAGGGCAACCTGGTAGCCTCTCAACGTCTGACGGTTAAAAAACTGTCGATGCCCAAATAGCAAAGGGAACGTCTGCGAGCAAGAAGCGATGTGGATTGAAGAAGCGATCGCTCTCGCCGAAGTCCTCGTTCACGAACACGTCGTAGTCCGCGTTTTCGTAAGCGGCTTCCGTGAACTCAAGCTCAGCACCGAACCCGCCATGCGCACCAAGCGCCAAGACTTTGCCCTCGAAGGCCGCTAGGTTGTCCGTGTACGTCGTATCGCCTGCCAGGCCGCACGTAATGTCCCTGATTGTGGTCAGGCTGGCGTAGGAGTCGACGATGCCACCAATCTTGAGGTAACGAGGTTCTGAGGCGAAGTCGACACCGGTTGAGTCTCCTGCGAGGAAGTGGAAGCTTGGCGTCGGCCAGTTGGGATTGTCGAGATGTTGTGTGCTGACCACGTAGAAGACCTGGTCATTCGTCGCGTTCACGATCCCAAGCTCAGCAAGCTTGGCCGCCAAGAACTCAAGCCCTGGGATCCCCGGCACTGGCGAGATCCCTGTTGGGTCAGCTTGCTTCAGTTGAAACAGCAACGCGAAGATTTGCGGAGTTGGGTCGAAGTAGATCCCGAGAGAGGTGACGAACTGTAGGAGCCCACAGTTGGGTGCCGAGAACGCCTGCTGTGTTGCGTCGGCGACCATCGAACCCTCCCAAAGGAACAAGCCCGCATAGTGGTCAGGGAACGCGTTGACGGTCGCTTGTGCGAACATGGCGCCACCGACGTAGCCTCCAATCACGACCTTCTGGCTGGGGTTGTAGGCGGCAAGGACAAGGCCCCTCACGAACTCAGCGTCGTCGATCCTGGTCTGAACGGTCCAACTGCCCATCGCGAGACATCCGGTTGACTCACACGTCCCTGGGGCTTGCTTCGACAGCCTGTCGTCGATCACCCAGACATCGAACCCTAGCGTTGCGAGGGAGCCCAGAAAGGACTTCCGGTAGTTGGTCGTCTCTGTGAGCTCGTACCATCGGACGTCGTATCCAAATGGTCCGTGAAGAATGACCGGCTTGTGTGAGTACGAAGACTTGACGCGAGTCACCCCAAACACGTTCAGAGGATCTGTCCCCTGCTGGACGGTGTGCTTGGTTCGTGTGAGACCCGTCGCAGGGTTGTCGATCACCGTGGCAGTGACAGAGTAGTCGCTGAGTGCTTGTGTGACCACCTCGACATCTTGTGAGGCTTGTTGATCAGGTGCGCCTGAGCACGCAAAAAGTAGGGCAACGGCGAGTGTGATTTGGATGGTTTTCATGATGTGGGGAAACCTACGATCCAAAATACGATCAAGTCAATATTTATGGAGCGGGTGACCGGAATCGAACCGGCCGACATTTGCTTGGAAGGCAACGACCTCGCCATTGAGGTGACACCCGCGAGAATAGCTGTAGGGGAGGGATTCGAACCCCCGATCTGTCGGTTAACAGCCGACCGCTTTACCGCTTAGCCACCCTACAATGGCGTCCCATGACGGATTCGAACCGTCGCTACCTGCGTGAGAAGCAAACGTCCTGAGCCACTAGACCCTTCAATTCCCAATCGATCTGATCCCTACTTACGCGGATCACAAAACAAAGAAACAAGTTTGTGGGCAGATCGGTACCTTGGTGGGCACCGATCTGCCACACGAGTGAAAAACACGAATTGTCAAAAAGCAAGGTCCTCGAAAGGACTTTTGAAGAGACCTGAAGTCTCAGTTCCAGGAGCTGGAATCGAACCAGCGTTCCGTCGTTCAGAGCGACGTGGCCTACCAATTAGCCGATCCTGGAATACGAACTTCTTCTGTGGGCTGCCCGAGAATCGAACTCGGAACTTTCAGGTTAAGAACCTGCTACTCTACCTGTTGAGTTAGCAACCCATCAAGTGGAGGTGACAGGGATCGAACCTGCAATCTACGTGTTAAAAGCACGTTGCATTACCAATTTAGCTACACCTCCATTCGTTGTGTGCCCGCCTTCACGGGCTTGTGTTTCACTGTTTTCATGATCGTGTCTTTCTTTTGTGGGTCCGTGAAGAGTTGAACTTCTTAGCCAATGGCCCCACGTTTACAGCGTGAGTCGCGTTCCGACGACGAACCCCGGACCCAGAAATGTCAAAAGCCGCCTCGGATTTCCCGGGCGGCTTCAAAGAACAAAGTTTGGTGAGTTCTTTCTCAGCCGCCTCGACAATACGTCTCCGAATTCATATACCGCTTCGCTGCTTCTCGTAGGCGTTGACTTGGCTGCGGGGGATTTTCGATGAGTCCCATTACTGTCGTAAACGCCTCAGCAGACAACGTGATGACAGTGTCGCTATCCAAACCACGCGGGACATCTGACGCTCGGAGATCCGTGAGCGGTTTCCTGGGACCGTCAAGGTAGGTCACCGCTGGTGTGGGCCACAATTCACGAGGCATGACGGATCGAACCTGACAGGAACTAACTAGCCCGTCAAGTGAAATCGTTCATCGGCACAGCTCCCCGAAATGATAGACTCTTATGTGATCGATCCCGGCACGCTCCTCAAGGAGTAAGGGTCTGTTTATGGAGTCCACGCTTGTCGGTCCGTAGACGACAAGCGTGTTGGCGTTTTCCGGCCAGTGCGCCAAGACTTCCCGTTTTGACAGGAACCGATACAAGGCAGGGGTTCCGCACAACGTGCCGCTCGTGTTGCTGCCCAAGTAGATGATCCTACTCGCACAACTGATCAGATGCACGAGTGCTGGCTGTGTGTTGTGGTCACGTCGGCAAATTCGTACGAGCCGACCACGTCCAAACACACGGGCACTGGATGCGATCGCGAATTGAGCCGAACGGGTTGAAGGCTACGTAACTAGTGAAAGCTCTTGTGGCCTCGCCCCTGTCAGGTGAAGCCCATGATGAAAAATCTAATCGCTCTTTGTGTCGTATCCACTCTCGTCTTCGGTTGCGAACGCACTCCGACGCCAGAAGACCTCAATAACCTTCGGGACACGGTGACCAAAGGTGTCGCCACCACGACGGCCTTGGTTGAATCCGCCAAGACGACCTTCCAGGAGGCCGCAGAAGCCCTGAAACAGCCCGGCGGCTGTGCCAAGGTCCAAGGAATGGTCAAGACCATCACCCGGTCCGGTGAGGCGGCCATCGCCGCTGGTGCCCTCGTGCAGACAGCTTGCGCCATCCTCCCGCTGTTCAAACAAGACGACAAGACGATCCGAACGCTCACGGACGAAGTCTGTCCAACCGTCACCAAAATCACCGATGCCGTGCCTGCCATCCGAGAACAGGCTCTCGCGCTTGGTGCTCAAGCCGACAAACTTTGCTCGATGCTGAAGGTGGCGGAACCTTGTCCGGAACCTGCGCTTAACCTGAAGAAGTAAGCACCAGTGAAAACCAAAAACCTCATCTCAGATGGCGTCGTCGCTAGTGCAATGGCGCACTGGCGATTCAACACTTTCGGCGCCCAGTCATTTCCGGTCGAAACCATATCCCCGTACGTCGTCAACATTGCCGACAATTCCTTCGTCTATCCTGCACACGAAATCTTGTTGGCTGGACGATACAACAGCTCATTTGAAGCTGAAATAATCATTGGTGGAGATGGCAGCGGAGCAGGTGTTGGGTCTAGCGCTGCTAGTGGCTGGCACATTTTGCCTGGGATTGCAGGCTTCGTAGCAGGCGGTACCAATACGCTAACAGTGCTGGGGGAGTACCAAGGGGTCTCGATTGCTGTAGAGCACGGCAGTCAGGACGTTTACCGCACCAGCAACTCTACTACGTTTTCAGTGGTCTCAACCGTCGCCCCAACGTCACACGGTCTTTCAGCCCTAGCCTTATCCCGCTCCACTTTTCCCGGGCGTATCATAGTGGGCGTGTACGGCGCAGGCACCACACAAAACCGCATCTCTACAAGTGACAATGGCGGTGCATCTTGGACGATTCGCGCCGTCCCTACTTCGTGGAACGTGAGCCACATCTTCCACATCATACCCAGCCACACGTCGGATCTGATAGTGCTCGCCACGGGCAGCCTGTTGGGGTCCATTCTGCGTTCGACAGACAACGGAATCACTTGGTCTTCCATCACGCTGCCTTCTGAGTTCTCGAGCAGCTTCTTCGGCTGGGACACCTACCAAGTCGCGTGGAGTCCCGTCTGGCGGCAGTACCTGCTCTTGGACGGGTCTTTGCAGATGGCAGTTTCACCCGACGGCCTAAGCTGGACTGTCATACCTGGGTCTTCGGCTTCTGCTTACGCCAATATCATCGAGCCGTCAGGTACTGATCGCGGAAGACTTCTGGCTGCAAACGGTTCCGTGTTTTGCCTAGCTGCAAACACAAAGGGGCTTTCCAATGACTTGTACGTTCGCGGGGGTCTTTGGACAGCAAACGCCGGCAGAACCTGGAATTTCTCTGCGTTCGGAAATGCCAACAACAGCACGTCTTACCATCTTCGTGGGATCAAGCCCTGGAGAAACGGATTTGCTGCGTTCAGTCAGTACGGAGTCTACTTGTCCGGATCCTTGAAATTCGAACATCCGACGTATGACTTCGGCAGCTTACAAGCTGGTTTGCCCCACAACGACTTGGGTTACAACTTCTAAGGCAACCACATACGAGGGTCGACAGGGTTTGTGGCCCCGTACGCAGGTATGGCGTAGGCGTCACTTGCGAATACAGCTGGATCGTTCACGCCTGGGTAGTAAACGTGAATTCGAGATCCGTCATTCAACAATGAGACAGGATTCGGGTTCGAGTCGTTGTCCGTGAACGGATAGTCTGATTGATCGAAAAATGGTGCAGTCAAGGAAGTTAGGAACTGCCAGAGGCGTCCCCCGTTGCGGCTGATGAAAACCTGTGGCGGTGTACCGTACATGCCCAGCATGATTTGCCCTTCCGGATCAACCTTCTCAATGACGTTGAAGCTCAACCCAACAGCAGTGGTTGCCGATGTTGGAAGGTTGGCATCCAGAACTCGACACGTAGTCCACGTAGCTCCGCTATCGTCGGAGTAGTACTGCTCCTCGCCGTCAGCGTCGGACCCCATGATCCATCGGTTAAACATCGACGAGTACTGGATCTCCACATACGGAGAAGGAGTCAACGAAAGTGCCATGACAGCCCAAGTGACACCACCGTCCAACGAGCGATACGTTGCACCAAATGACGTTCCAACCATCTGAACCGTACCTGTGTCGTCAATTTCGTAGTTGACGACTTCAAAACTTGGAATGGGTGTTGTGGTGATAGCAGTAAAGCCAGTTGAAGTGGCAGTCGCACCTGAAGCGCGGCAAATACTAGCGGTTCCACCAGTATTGTTGTTCACCAAATAATAGTAGAAGTTGCCGGCCCGACGCAAGGCAAGGGCTTCACCAACTGTGACTGAATGACCGGGGGGCGGAGCAAGCCAGTTATCCGAACTAGCCGTCGGAATAGCAGCCCCGTAAGGCAAAGCCATGATGCGAGGAATCGACACCGAGCTTTTTCCGAGCACCCACAAAAAGCTGGTGTAGTAATGTGCCGAAGATACGTGTGTGTACGTGATGGTACCTGTTGTCTTGGTAGGAAAAATCGTCGTTTCGTTGAAGCGACACAGTGTGTTGAGGTAGCTCGTAGCGTCTACAAAGGTGTTTCCACTGACAGCCAGTCCGCTGTTGTACGGACTGGTAATCGAACCGCCGCGAAACATGACGCGCACGAGTCGCCGCCCTGCGCCCACAAAGACGGTTCCCCGCCTAAGTAACGAACCGTGGATCCCAGTAGTTTCCGCGCCAAAATCCAAATGGCCGGCGAACCGCCAATTGAGCGCGGCCTGAAGGTAACTGGGGTTCCGCAGATTGATCTGGTGTAGTTCCGGCATGGTCAGGCTCTCGTAAGGTGTCGAGACAAAACAGGACTAGTGTGCGTTCAGCCGCGTTCGTTCTGGGCGACGACGCGTTTCACGAGTTCAATGAGTTGACTGCCAGGCTCGTTGTTGCGCAGCCTGATCTCTGTCTTGATGCCGCGGAACCCAATTTCGTCCCAAAAAATGCCTCCCAATGTGGTGCCTTGAAAAGTGTCGGTCAGGTAGCCCACGACGAGCTCGACCTCAAGGTCTCGAACGCTTGTTCCTTTGCATCTGACTTCAGTGTAGTCACGGCTTTGGTCCACCTCTCCGCGATCGGCCTTGTACCGAGCGGGGATGGCTTTCAGAATGTCTTTGCCGAGTGCGAGGCCCCATTCCCTGGCAACCTCCTCTATTGAACCAGCATTGGACGCCGCAGTCTTGGTGGCGACCGCATGAACTCGTTGCAGTACACGTCGATCATAATCGTACATCATGTTCTCCTCACTTAAGCTTCAGTGACGTAAACACTCGATTGGCGTCATCGTACGCTTCAGTCAGGGCTGGTATGCTCTGACGAACACGGTCCAACGCTTTCGCCAAATAATCTAGCTGTTGCTCTGGAGCGTACTTGTCCAAGCCTGGTAACCCTGTCACGGCCTGGTCTTCCCGTATTGCGGCGTAAAGCTCAACCAAAGCAGAGGCTGCCGCAGGGAGGTGTTTTGCTGCACGATCAAGATCGTCCACGACACGAACGATCTTGATCAGATTGTCCGAGTACGTACCCGACCGCACTGCGGCATTGCGACGATCGTAGCTGTAGGTTGCTGACATGTCAATTTCCTCGAATCGGTCCAAAACCTCTGGGCAACCGTGACGCCGACATCTGCGACGACGTCTTTTTGGCGTTGAGGTAGCGGGCCACCACTCGTTGTGTAGCACTCAACGGTGATCGGCGTAAAGCGCTGCCCTCATCTGTCTGCCACGCGGGATCCAAATCGTTTTTGGTGATGTTCTCGTCTTGAAACAGTTTACGGTAAAGCGCAGTAGCGATACCGGATCGTCGGAACTCAGGTTCCACCTGAACCATTTTGATTTGGTAGCGACCTTGGTAGAGTGACCAGCTGAGCCAACCAACACGCTCATCGCGGCCAGGAACCCAAACGGAAATCCACCCATCGTGCTGACCCCGAGCGATGGAATCGTTACCGGTTTCGAAATACAGCGACTTCTCGAAGCCCTGTCGATCATAGGCCCACGTGATGAGATTCTTCCCACCGGCCTTGACGAGGTAACGTAGAATCACCTCGTCACTTTTGCTAGACTCAGTCGACACGATAGCAATCTTGTTGCCGCGCCAAACAGCGACCTTCTCGCTGCCCAATCCAGACTTGTACAACGAATGCCCGTCTGTCGAAAGCATCCGGCCATCTGCGGTCTCTTTCTTGATGAACGCGGCAACAACACGCTTGTCCGAAGTGGTCAAACCCGCGAACCGCATTACGAGTTCTGCCAACTTCATCTTGGAATAGACAGACCCGTCTTTGAGGAACGTCTCCTCGAGCCCCGGAACCAGGTACATGGACTTCAGAGTCGACGCTTCGTGACCGACAGCTTTAGCCGTCTCATCGAGTGCGTGTTCGAACTCCTTCTTGAGCTGTGCGTCTCGCTTCTTCTTGTCTTCCGACAGTTCACCACTTTTTGAACGGATTGCGCGGAGCTCATCTTGCATGAGTTTGTTTGCATGAAATCCGCGTAAATCTTTCGCTGTGATCTCGAACTTCTTGAGGTACGCGTTGACGTGACTTGCGGTGATCTTGCCAGAGCCGTGGCAGAAAATCGAATCCTCGTCGCAGCCCTCGTAAGCGTCTCGGAGAGCGGCCAAAATAGCCTTGTCGCTCACGATCTTCTTCTGTTTGACGCCAGACTTCCCGACGTACTTGATAGTCGCCTTGCTGCGACCAAAGCTGATGTGACTCTTCTGCCACCCGGTGACGCCCACATGCCCGTCGTCGGCGCTTGTTGCATTCCCAACACGTTCGTAAGTGTGATCTATCAAAGCCACGGCTAGCGAAGTCAGAGCCGTATCAGGATCGCTAGACTTCAGATCCTTCCGTACCTGGCTTCGTAAGCCTTTGATTTTACCGCGCAATTTCTCGAGTCGTGCTGCCTTTTCGTTGTTTCGACGCGCGATCTGTCGCTCCGAGTACTGATAGACGACCGTTCCGGTATCCAGCTTCTTTTTGGACTTGTACCGGGCCGCGACGCGAGCAGAAGGGGTCACTATCAAAGCGAAACAATAGGAAGAAACGTTGCTGACGATTTCACTCGATTTTGAGGCCCCGTGATTCGTAGTAAGAAGTACAGGAGTTCACGAAACATGACTACAGGTACTAATGGCCGAGTTCGTTTACAGCCGGAGCCAAACGAAGACTTTGAACTAATCGCGGTCACCGTCGATGGTAGATCCTGGCTAAGTCGCGACAAGCTGCTCTGTGGGAACCCGAAGCGCCAACGCCGTGTTTGGTGTGTCCGTTTGGGTGTGACTGACGACGGACTTGCTCTTGGCGGCTGCTGTATATTTCACACTGAGCCTGAGGCACGCGAGAACTTTGCCCGTATAGCCCCGACCTTTTCCCAGGTCTTTGATCCCATTACTGGCGAAAGGCGTTGAGTTGCCAATGAACACTTCACGCTTTCCGAACTTCCGGGAGTTCATGCTCCTCGCTAGCGAAATCGACATCAGCCGGCCTCCAGGGTTCTTGTCACAAACCTACTCTGCACGCCGATACGTCGAGTTGTATGACCTCGCCGAACGGGCTTGGAACAGTTGCGGCGACCAAGGACCGAGGATTGATTCCATGGTCGTTGCCGTGACCAACGAGTTCATTTTCAACGAAGAAGCGGGCAAGCTCGTCGCCATGACAGACACCCGCTTTACCTGTGGTGCACTGCTGCGCTTCAAAGGACCTGTGATAGGCTTTCCCCTCTTTGCGGTCCACCTCACAGGTACGGGCATGGACGCCTACGTCGAGTCAAAATATTGGTGGACCTACGTCCTACCACTTCAACCCAAATACCTCTGAAAATCTCAAACACGAAAGAACCCACCATGCGCGCCTTTGCCTCATCGTCGATCACATTCGGTCTCGTTTCGATCCCCGTCAAACTTTACGTCTCGGCCTCGGACGATCGCCCACACCTCAACATGCTCACCAAAGACGGGCACCGCGTCAAACAACAGATGCTCGATGCGGAAACCAGCCTACCTGTCGAACACAGTGAGTTGGATCGCGGCTACGAAGTCAGCAAGGGACAGTTCGTCCGAATCACCAAAGAGGAGCTTGCGTCGCTCGAGACCAAGGCCAACCAGGTTGTCGAGATCTTGGAATTCGTACCCATCGGCCATGTGGACTTCGTACAGTCTGAGAAGACCTACTACCTCAGTCCTGACAAGGGGGGAGACAAGGGCTACACGTTGCTCGCGGAAACCTTGGCCGTACAACAGGTGCAAGCAATCGCCAGATGGACCAACCGCGGCAAGCAACACCTGGTCACCGTCCGAACCTACCGTGGAGGACTCGCACTCCAGGTGCTCTTCTACTCAAGTGAGGTACGCGACTTCGAGGAGGTTAAGGCCGCCAAAGTCGAAATCTCACAAGCTGAACGTGACTTGGCCAACCAACTCGTAGCGCACCTAACAAAGCCATCCTCTGACATCAGCCAGTACACAGATGAGTGCACGGCAACGCTGATGCGACTTGTCGACGCCAAAGTCGCCGGTCGTGAGATCGAAATCCCCCAAGCCTCCGGACAACCCGCCGTACTCGACCTTTTTGATGCTCTCAAACGCAGCCTCGAAATCTCGGCGCAAAATACACCGAAACTCGCAAACGGGACACCGTCTGAAAAAATCAACGGCTCCTCACCGTCTCATGACAAGAACACCAACAAACCTAAATCAACCAAAAAATCAAAATCACACGCGCGTACGACTTGACACCCGTCGATAACATGTCTACTTTTCGGACCGCGTTCAATCTTCAAAAGGAAGCTCACCTCCTCAAAGTGTGAGACTCGAACGCGGTCCGAAACTCCCTGGAGTTCCAGGGAAGAGAAATTAAAGATGCCGAAAGGTCATGAAAAACTCGCAGTCGCAGTCGTAGACGAATTGGTGAGACGCCTCACCAATTCCAGTTCCTCCGCGTCCGCGAGCCAAGAAACACCACAAGAAGCAAAGCCTGTTCAACGTCGCGGACGAAAAAAAGCAGTAGTAACTGCTTCGCCCCCTGTTGCCTCAGAAAACGGAGAAGCCGCCAAACGCGGTCCCGGAAGACCGAAGACAAAGTCCCTCGCTGCGGCGTCTTCAGTTGCAGCGAAACCAGACGGTCGCAAGCGCGGTCGAAAGTTGTCCGATATCGAGGGATCCGCTGCGTCAAAAACTCCAGGTCGAAAGCGTGCAGTTGATCCTGAAACGAACGGGCATTCAAAGAAATCGGGAGCGTTGTACAACCTGATGGTGCAAGCCATGTTGGCAGAAGGCAACAAGCCCATGAAAGCCACGGACGTTCTCGAGGCTCTTGCTAGCCAGGGACACAAAGTCACGGCTAGCAACCCGCGTAACTACGTGAGCTTCCTACTGTCGAAGCGAGAAGACCTTTTCACCAAGGTCTCACACGGAGTCTATCAAGCAAAAAAAGGGACGAGGTCGGCGGAGGCGTAACCCCACCCACCGATCTAGAACCCAAACCGACGCCCCTCACAATCGACGAAGCGATGTCTATGTGGGGCGTCGGTGGCGGGGAAGAACCTGCGAAAGATGACCCTTTCGCCGTATGAAAAGCCAAAGGCGACTCACACTCGCGGCTGAGTATGGGGAGAACATCCGGCGTACAACACGCGTAGATTGCCGCAGAAGTTGCTCCGCGTGTTGTAGTCACCCAGTCATCATCACTCTTGACGAAGCTGACGAGATCTACGAGTTTCTGCGTAGCAGAAGGCTCTGGACAGCTGCATTGAAGATCAGTCTTGAACAGACCTCGAAGCTCACTGCCGGTTTGAGCTTCGAGGTCTGGTTGTTAGCAGAGATTCAGTGTCCCCTGCTGGACGGCAGCGATCTTTGTAGCGTCTATCCAAAACGCCCCTTTCAATGCGCCGTCACATTCTCACGTGATCGTCGAGACTGTGAGCCGACGGTTCTCGGTCCTGGCTTGATCCCAAAGCTCGAAATCCTCGAGAAGCTTGAGAAGCTCGAAACTGATGCCGGGAATTACCGGAACATTTCGACGAGGCTACCGCTTGCAGCAGCTCTTTTGATCGCAGACAGTCGCCATTCTCATGAATCGTGACTTCAATCAGTGTTGTATCTGTCTGCGGGCTTGTCGAGGACCTGAAGCCCACGTCATCAATCTCACGCGCGACGAACAAGCGTACCTCAAAAAGTCCACGGGCATAACGACGCCCGCCAGTTTCATTTATTGTCAACCTTGTTGGCGTGTCCTGTCTGATCCTGTAACCGGGATACAGTTTTTCACAAACCACTTCCAAAAGCTTGTGAAAGCGATGGGTGTTGCCAAGCCAGAGGTGCATGCCAACGCGTACCGGGACAGACTTTACAAATTGATGCGGAGGAACAGCAACTGATGATCGACAAGAATCGACTACGAGACATCAAGCGCATCATCACACACGCGCACTGCTCGGATGGGGTAGCGTCTGCCATGATCCTCCTCGACGCATTGCCTGAAGCGACAGTGGAGTTCGTCCAGTACGGCACAAAAGAGCACAAAGAGCTCGAGGCCACACCAAACACAATCTTTTGCGACTTTTCCCCTCCTAGAGAACGTGTCGACGAGTTCTTGGCAGCTGAGACTATCGTGCTCGACCACCACAAAGGTGCCCCCGTAGAACGATTCGTGGAAGCAGGCCTGGGGGACTTCGTCCCAGAAACCCCAGGAGTCTCTGGTGCCAGTCTCGCCTACGCGGACGTTTGGGTGCCCCTCAGAAACCCAAACGATACGCCGAATTTCTTTACACGCCTAGCAGTGCTCGCTGCAACCTACGACACTTGGCAAACAGACAGCCAGGACTGGGACGAAGCCTGTGATGTGGCTGAGTGCCTAAGATTCTGGCCGTGGTCGTATATCGAAGACAAAGTCAAAAAATCGTCTTTCTTCGGTTCTTCCCCGCCACCACAGACGCTGACATGGGAGGATCTGTTCGAGGTCGGTCCCCACCTCAGCAAACTGTCAGATGTGGACTCCGTGACACTGTCCAAAAACGCTTTTCGTGTCACCAGCAAGCGGGAGCGGAAGGTCGCCATCGTTCCAACGACAGGTGCCAAGCTAAACAAGGTGGCACACCATGATCAAGGCAATGCAGATCTCGTCATAGGCTTCAGTTACAACATCGAACCGGACTCCGTAAAGCAAATCTGTTCATGCCGGACCAAAACAGATTTCGATTGTCACGCGTTCGCGCTTGCCATGGGCGGTGGAGGACACACCAAAGCCGCAGGGTTTTCAATACCTGTGGATGTAACCCACAAAGACCCGATAACTGTCATCCGACGCATGTTGGGACTCTACGAAGAAGTTGAAGACCTGTGGAAGGCCAAGATCAAAGAGCCACACTTCACAGAGAATTATCCAAGACCCCAACAAGCTTTCGCGCATCTGCTACTAGTACAGATACCGGGGCTCCGGAATGCACCCGAAGTGCTCAAACTGTTTTTCCCAGAGGGAACTCCCGATCCAAGTCACCAGAACAAATGATAGAGAGACGGCGGAGCACCCGATCTGTCTTTCCCTGTTGCAACGCTTCCTGCAACATCCTCTGTCGAGGGTCATTGATCTTGCGAGCCCGCTCGAGTGCTTGACGAGCGAGACGGTTCCAGTCGACAACGCTTCGTGTCATTCTCTCAACATCTGACAGGTTCAAACTTGACTAAAGGCGCAAAGCTACCATTGAGTGGCGAGACTAACTCAGTCATTTCCTATTGGCAACTTCGAAGATCCGTCCTTTTTAAGACAAAGATTCATTGAGCAAACGGCGGCTGTCCGCGAAAAGCTGTATAGAACGGAATGCTCGCAGCCATTTGGTTTATCTGTGACATCTCCTCGTCCCCTTGATACGTCGTTGGGAGACGCGGGGTCGTTGCGGCAAGTGTTCGCAAGTGAGCGTCGCTTGTCACCCGCAAAAGGTCTTCTCTCGCGTGCTCATCCCTCTGCAAAATGAAAACGATCATATCGTCATCCAGATTGTCGAGAGTACAGATCCCTCCGGTGCCGTCGGGGGCTATCCCTTCGACCCAAACGTTGTTGTTGCGGTCTAGGTCGCACTTCGTCGGCTGAGGACCTGGATCTTCTTCAGGAAGGCAACAATCAGTTGGGATCGAGTCTTCGAGCGTGGGTAACGTGTTGCAGTCTTCGAGCGTGGGTAGTGACATGGGTGGATCCTCTCATAACACACGCTCAATGTGACAGCAAGTCTCCGCGTTGCAGCAGTTCAGTTTGCGCCGGCCTTCGAGCGACCGAACCGGAATCTCACGACAGCTGTCCAGTTGGTTACTCAAGCCATCCGTGAAGGAGCAAAGCTCATCACGTTGCCTGAGCTGTGCACAACAGGCTACAGCTTCATGGACTACGAACATGCAGCCAGATTTGCGGAGGACTTGTCCGGACCTGAGACGTCAAGCTCCATGGCGATTTTCAAAGAGATCTGCCATCGCTACGATGTCGCCATCGCCTACGGCACCCCAGAACGTGATCCAGGAACACACAAGCTCTACAACAGTCAAGTCTTGATCACGCCGAATCTCTGGTGTGTTTTCCGCAAAATTAACCTGTGGGCCAATGACTACCTTTGGGCGACGGAGGGATCGGAACCGCCTGCCATTCTTGAGTTTGGTGGTCGGAGAGTCGGAACTCTGATCTGTCGGGACATCCGAGATAAGTCCGACGACGTGGCCAGCTTCTACGAAAAGGGTGACGCGGACGTCGTTTGTTTCAGTTCCAACTTTGGCAAAGGAGGATTTCCAGCGGTCAGTTGGATCCGGTTTGCCAAGAACAACAAGGTGTGGCTTCTCGTTTCGAATCGCTACGGACTCGAACAGAACAACGACTTTGGACACGGCGGGATCTGCATCGTCAACCCCGAAGGACAAGTCTCCTGTCGAGGACTCAAGTGGAACCAACCATGTGTCGTGACAGCCGACATCCCGTGACTCACAGAAATTGCTGCTCCCAAGTTTTGATTTTTGGGCCTTTGTACCGTCGATGTGTGATGGGTGTTTCCGACGCTAGCATCACATACGTTGGGACTTGCTTGGGCTTAATACCGTCGCGGTACTTGACCTCGTAGTGATCATCTTTCCACACAATGATCGCGCGACCCTCTTGGTGGAGCATAGTCTCCAAAACGTCAAGCGAAACGTCGGAACGGAAACGCACGAAATTGATCGTCGCCAGCGAAGTGACTCCGTAAACATACAATGACAAGAATCGCTGTTCCGCATTGGCGGCGTGTATCATGATGTGTTCCACCACCTTGTGTGGAGTCTCATAAGACCTGATCTCGACAGCCGCGTAAGCCACTGCGTTCTCACGTCTCAAACGGCGAGCGGTGAACCACTTGCGTATCCGGGTCAACATCCAATGGATAGGAACGTACAGAAGTAGGTCCGTGTAACCAAACCCGCCAATGGACTTTTGCGTAAACCGCCCACACACTGCCGGACTCTCTGGAAGATACCGAGTAGGAATCGATCTTCACACGGCCCGCACTCGGGGAAAGCGAGACAGTTTGCGCACCAACTACAGGCAATACACGGTTCAGCGGATTTTTCTGTAGCAAGACCGATACAGCTTCCGGCGGAGCAATCCAGAATCCAGGGCCAGAATCCGAACTTACGGAAGGTAAGCCAGGTATGACCGAGATCAAACGCGCCATTTCCCGCAACACGCCAGCGGCTAAGCTGGCGCGTGTGTTGGACGCGTGTTGGTGCACGACAGACAAAGCAAGTAAGTCGCTGATCCCGAAATCCGTGCCGGAGACGGTCTGGCCGCTCACAGAGGGCTCTGTGTCAGGCTCAGTCGTGACCGGTTGGAGCCTAGACCAGAACTCCCTCAAAATGCCTCTGGCAGAGTCTAGGAGGGCGGTCGGGTCCAACTGTCCAATGGCTGTGGCGATAGCTTGCCGGCCATTTCTCGAGAGTATGAGTAGACGGGTATCGAGACCAGAAATTCCAAGACGGGCGGAAAAGAAGTCAATCGCGCCTTTCTCCCGCCCCCGATCAGAGAACCAGAGGGTTAGGGCTGCCTCTACCTCTGGTTTCAGCCTCGGAAGCCCGATGCCGAGCCTACCGTTCTCACGCATGACTCGAGGCTGTTCCTCGAGATAGGACGGATCTAGTGCTCCGATTGCGTAACCTGTCTCGGTTGACGAGAGGATGATCCGATCGCCGGCCTGCAAAACCTCTTCGGCTAAGTACTGAGCCGTGATTTGAGGATCGTGAATGTCCTCACACAGCTCTAACTGTCCTTGTATTTCCGTCGTGAGCTGCTCAAGTGATTTGGTTGCGGCTTCATACAGAAGGTACGGACGCGCCTTGAGTATCGATCGGGCTGCCAACAAATCCGGAGGAATCGGCCGGACAGTCATCGCAAGGGATCGTATCGGTGTTTCTTTCGACAATTGATCCATTACTGTCTCCTTCTAGCGACGACGCGTATCTGGCTCGAACACCGTCTCTTGAAATCGGATCGTACCCGATCCACTCGTGCAGCGCCTCAGCCTCACGAGAAAAAGCGCGTAGCAGCCTTGGTCTGTTGGTCAACGCCACTCCTACCTCATAAATGAGGTAGGAGTGCTTTAGGTAGGATTGCAACAAGGCGTCGTTGATAGATTGCTCGATCTCACTGCCTACAAGCCCGTGTGCGGCTTGCATCAGTTCGCTGCATTCTATGCTCGTGAGCTTCGAAGATGTGTGTTTGCGAAGATGGATATTCAGGATCTCCAGACATTCAGCAGGCGTTGGCGGACCAAAGAAAAACCGCTCATTACTGCGTCGAACGAAAGCAACAGGCAATGCTGCCATGTTGTTGACCGTGAATACAAAGCACAGCGGGGCTTTAGTCTCTTGTAGCCAGGTAGCGAACCGGGCATGCATACGCGAGGTAGTTCCCGCATCACTGTACGTCGATGACGGATCACCTGACAGGTTTCTTTCGGCTTCATCGATCCAAACCAAAGCAGGTGCAGACGCTTCCAGAATGTCAATTGCCTTGCGAACGTTCGATTCAGAATCCCCGAGTCCTCGTTCGCGTAAACGTCCGAAATCGAGTTCGAACAAGGGTAATTCCCAACAACCTGCAAGAGCGCGCACGGATAGACTTTTTCCACACCCCCAGAAACCAAGCAGGATCAACCCGCGAGGCGGAACAAGTCCTTGTTTCTGCCCTTCAGGCGACCAAGTTGTTTTCTGATCCTGAGCCCACGATTTGAACCGATCGGCTCCGCCCAAATCATCTAAAGACGCAACGTCTTTGACCAACGTCACAAGTCCGGTCGTCAGAAGGCGACGACTCTTCAGTTGAGTCACGTATTGCAGGTCAACCCGTGACTCGGGTACTGTAGAAGCAACGCTCTGACCAATGGCGGAACGGATCTCGTACGTCGACATGTCGCGAAACAGTGAAAGATCCGCAGGCGGCTCGACCTTGTGCTCTCGACAGATGCGGCCCACGAGGTTCTCCAGTCGCCGCTTGCTGATCCCCGGATCACGAACGACTTGAAGGTACCTTTCTAACGAACCCGGGATCGTGATCCTTGGTCCAAGAAAAATCACTGTCACACCAACCTTCGAAGCGTGGTTGCATACGTGAATGAGATCCAGGATCAGACGAACAATTAGCGCATCTCGAAACAGCCGCTCAGGATCTGTGAAAATCCAGTAACTCGCCTCCTGAACCAAAGGACGGATCTTTCTGAGAGCCTTGTCCGCGTCCTTTGTGGTTGGCTCAGCCTTGAAGGTCGTCGGCTCATGCCAACTTTTGAGCGCTGACACCAAGTTGACGAGGCCCATCGCCGGAGAGTAGAGATTGGCTTGCTCTGGTTTGTCCTTGAAAAGTTTCCCGAAATCTAACAGGAAACGATCTTCTTCGTCCGTCACGTAGTAGAGGAACCGGTTTCCCGCACATCGGTGGAAGTCCAGATCCGCTGACAAGCCAGTAGACATCCTTCAGTTCCCAGTCCCAAAACACCGAATCACTGAAACCTAATCTTGGCTCCAGGTTTCACAATCCGCTCATTGCTCTTGGTGGGGGCTTCCCACGGATCAATCTTGACGCTCGGCGTTGTTGGCGGCGTGCCGATCATTTGGCCTTGCCGCACGGGAGTGTTGTAACTAGGGATCCGTGCAACCTGGTCAAGGTCGGTCATTGGAACCTGCACAACAGGTTCAGGTTCCGAAACGTCAGTACGCACAATTGGTTCAGGAATCGAGATAGTCGTCGTGGAAGGGACTTCCCTAGGATCCACCCACTCAGTTCTGGGCTGCTCGACCTCGATAAAATGCTTGGCCGTGATTTCAGAGTACCGGCTATCGTCTTGGGACATGCGAGACACCCCTGTAAAGAGACGGCTCTCCCAGGAGAGGACGCGCTGATCAAATCTGGATCTTCCGTGTTGGCTGCGAGAGCACTCCGCCTGCTGACAACGAGAACAAAACTGCAACATGAAGTCCTCGTGAGGGACATTGTGGTCGTTGCAAAGCCGGAGGTAGTCTTGCTTCGACATGGCGTCAAGTCAGCACGTAGGTTCCGGGACCCAATCCACGATCCGCCATCTTGTGGCCAAAACATACAGGGTCAATGGGTATGGGCTTTTCTAAAGGGTCGATCAGAACGTTGTCATGCTGGTCGACCAAACACAAGAGCACATCCCCTCCAGGTTGTAGAGATCCTGCCACCGCCTCATAGGTCAACCTCACAGAAGCTTCTGTGAGGTACGTCTGGCACAGTACGAACCGCGCAATCCTCTTTGAAGCTGGTTTTTGGATACCGTTAGTCGCGTTCTTTGGCAAGGGGTCTACCTGCGACGCCACACGAACTGTCGAGTCAGTGACAGCAGGCGGAGTGAAAGTCGTCGCAGTTGACGGAATCGTTGGGACCAGTGGCAGACCGACTGGTAGCCTATCAGGCAAAGCGTCTGGAGTCACGAACTCCACCAGCCACTCTGGCACAGGGGTCTTCTTGGAAATCACCTTGTCCCAAGCGATCTTGCTGCCCCAGTTCAAGCCCAGTGAAACGTCGACAACCAAAGGGACTTTCCATCGCAGCATCTGACTCGGATGTTCCATGACCTCAATGACAACAGGAATCACCTCCATCAAATACTGATGCTTGATCTCGAACACGATTTCATCGTGCACTGTCAGGATCATGCGAACCCGGTCGTCTCCGAGTTGTTTCCAATTCTGATCGTAGTACCGATCCCAATTGTGCTTGCGAAACGCTTTGGTGAGAAGCACCAAAGCGACTTTCATGATATCTGCACCTGTTCCCTGCACGGGGTAGTTAACGGACTCGCGTTCGGCTGAGCCTTTTCTTGACCAGGCCTCTTTCTTGTCAATTACAGCTAGGCGTATTTTCTCTCCACAATTTGAACAAGGTTCTGTCTCAGCTTTCTTCGGAGTGAAACAGTGGCCACACCGTTGACACGAAAGATCCCCCTCTTTGATGGCAGCACCAGGAACCTCAATCCAACGACGGAATGCCGAATAGACACCCTTGTTGGCTTTGACGAACGCATGTTGCTTCTTGATCCATTGCGCTATCTTGGGCACTCCCGCTAGGAACTGCTCGATCCAGCGGGCAGCATCATGCTCCGCACATCCTGCGTTTCGTTGAACAGCCTTGATCCCACCTCCATACAAGATGCTGAAGTTAACGCGCTTGCCTTTGTCGCGCTCGACTTCGTCTTTCTTGGTGATGTGCGGACCGAAGATGTTTTTGGCTGTGATCGTATGGATATCGCCAGTGCCGTTCAAGAACTCGTTGATCCACACATCCTCACCGGACAGGTTGGTAGAAATTCGAAGTTCTTGTCCTGAGTAGTCACACTTCACCAAGGTGTAGCCGTCACGTGCAATGAATGCCCGACGCAACGAGTGTGCGACCTTGGGCTTTTTTGGATCGTCTCGAACAGGGATCCCCTGAATCGGGATTCCCGCGTAGCCGTCACTAGTATCACCTTGGGGTGCAGTAAATCGTCCTGTGATGGCCCCCAACTGATTGAACTTGTACCTCAGTTGGTCCTGGTCATCACACGTATCCAACATCCCCTGTAGATAGGTGCCCTTGATCTTGTCGATTTGCTTGTATTTGATGATGTCGGTCAGGACCTTAGAGGCCCCTGGGGCGTCACCGAGCTTCTCGAGTACCTTGGCGTTGGTCTCGTACTGCTGCTTAGCCTCTGTGAAATTCGGTTTCGGTTTTAGGTCAAGCCCTCTTTCCGAGAACAAGAAATCTGACAGTTGCTTCGGCGATCCTGGGTTCAGTTCCGAAAACAACGTCTTGTCACGCGCTATCCCAACCTTTCGTATTTCCGTCAGTAACGTCGCTAGTTCGGCCTCAGCCTCAGTTAACAGTCTTTGGATTTCTGCGCGATCAATCTTGGAACGATTCCGCTCCATGACACGAACCACCTGTACAGTCTGTTTCTCCAGACGGTGCGTGAACGTGTACTTGGACTCGACAACTGCGCTGACGACCTCCCGATAGTCATACTCCAGACCGGGCTGCGTGTGCTCCCAATCTGTCTTGCGGTGCTCGCAGAGTAATTCGGTACAAATAGCGTCCGAGCAGCCGTAGACAACGATGTCACTGTCGTCATCAGGGTAACGTGTGGCAATCTTGCGTTCTTTGCGGGATACATTGGGAGGAAACAGCTCGTTGTAATTGATCATCTCGTACGGGACGTACTCATTCGTCTCAGGATCCTTGACCTTGAGCCACCGTAGAGCGTTTTCCTTCAGTCCCAAGTCAGCATCAGAATGTACTGCGTAAATCGCAAGCTCCACGTCTTCAAAACTCGACGGGTGCCAGAAATCAATGCCTGTAACCGGATACAGGAACTCCTGGTCGAACTTGGCACCGGCAAAATAGACGACGATCTTGCCGGGCTCTTGTATCGACTTCGAGCCCAACGGATCCTCAGCTAATCCTTCCGGAGTCAAGACTGGCTGAGACGCCCAACAAAGCCGTGCGATCTCTTGCTCTACAGACTCAACAGGAACGTTTGGGTCACGCTCCGCGTAATTGGCGTCATAGTTGTGACGCACTGGTATGTAGTGTCCGTGACCGCGAACTGAAATGGCGTAACCGACAATCTGATGTTTGGTTCTCGGACGCCCATCGACGTAGTCAATGCGGTTGTCGAACCCCTCCGTTTCGAGGTCCAAGGAACAACGACCGTGTGCCAGTGCACTATCCACCAAAGAACGAACTTCCTCGACTGTCTTCACCAAAGTGAAATGATGGAACTTCATCCACCGTTTACGTAGAGAAGTTTCTTTGACCTTGTCCGCAATATCGTTCTGCAACGCTAGAAATGCTTCAGCGTTACCGCTCACCGCAATAGGAACCGTTGACTTTTTCGGTTCTGATTTTTTGGGAGTTTCGACGAGGCCCAAAAAACTCAAGAGGTCGTCGTCTTCAGATGCCATCGCGTTCGATCACCAAAATGTAGACGTCTAGCTTCCAGAGGTCGAGAGCCCGCGTCAATGTCTCCTGCACGTCTCCTACAACACCGCCGGGCATGTAACACGGAGGGCGTTGTCGATGCTCAGCTTGGCAACGCTTGTCGTGAAAAGGACAGGTTCGTTTTTGTGAGCACGTCTTTGCTTCAAGAGGTAGCTTTTTGAGCGATCCAACTGGCGGCAGACCGAGTGCCTCTGACAAGGGTCGACTCCACCCCTGAAGAGCTTGTTCTAAGACTTCAAAATCAATCTTGGTGACCAAACCTTCGTAGGTAGTCCCACGCAATGAATCCCACTCTGTCTCCCAAATACCGTTGTGTGCTTGGACCAACAACGCTGAAATTTCGCCTCGCTCATGTGTCGGGATTTTGACTTGCCGGGCCATGGCGAACTCTCTCACCGATCTTGTGCAGCAAAGCGTTGAGAGATTTTTTGGCTTCCTCGTAGCTCAAAGTCCCGTGTCGAACAGCGTAATCGATGCGATCCAATACGATGCCAGCAGCTGCGTAGCTCTTGAAGTTGTCGGTCCGAAGAAAATCGTCTCGCGTGCTACACAACCTAGTCTCTACTTGCATCTGAAACTCTGACCACGACTCGTGTCGGCGATCAGAGACCTCTTTTACGGCATCGACACCTTCAGGAACTGGAGGTGTCGGGATCTGGTAGGCACGCTCAATTTCCGAAAGGGTTTTCCCAAATGGCTGCTCTGAATCGTTGAACTTTCTCCAAAGAGCAATGACGTCCCAACGCTCTCGACAGACGAAACACCAGGCTCCGCTGGGCCCCCCTGAAGACGTAAGATAGACTCGGGCACTCGGCTTCTCGTCCTTACCGTGAAAGGGACAAGAGATCTGCTCTTCCTTGTCGTGGCTTGAAAGCTTGATGCCGTGTTGGCGCAGAACGCTGTGCACAGACACTTGGTCATGAATTTTCGCAACCCGTTGTTTGTACCAAGCACGAAGTTCGTCACTCACAGTCCAGCCTCATTCAACAGTCGCAAATCCTCTTTGGTCAGCTCCTTGTTGTTGAAGGATTCCTGTCCTTCCAGGTTGCGCAACCTTCGAGCGTTCGCGAAGTCGACCTTCACCTTAATCTTGCTGAACAAGTCGTTGTCGCGGTTCTTAAGATTGCAAAAAATAGTCTCTCCTGCTGCCCGTAAGGAGTCGCACAAATACGTCGTCGTCACGTAATCCGCGGAGCGTTCTGCCTCATTGGCATAAGACAAATTGCTGAACCGATACACACCCTCCTTCTCGGTCCCTTCCTGCTTGTCCGCTGCGTCTTTGCCCTGACGGTTGATCTGGTGCAACAACAAAACCGGTAAGCCAGTCCCCCCATTGAAATGTAGGGCAAGGAGCTTAGCGTCAACAATTACTGTGTTGTGCTCAACAGTGTAGTCCTTGTGTGCCCGAGCAGCTTTGACAAGACCACTATGATCGACGACCAGTAGCCCAACATCCATCGATCGATGAACGGACTCCGCATACACACGAATGTCATCGACACCGACTTTGCGATCAGGTGAATAGACCCGAATCTTGTGGTATTCAGGATTGTTCTCGAGATCGTGTAGGGCTTCTTTGTAGAAGGCTTCTTCCTCCCTAGTCAAGTCTCCGTCACGTACCTTGCGATAGTCCAAGGGTTGTCGACCCTGAGCTGTGAACTTCCCGTTGGATGTGTGCATCACAGCCAGTAGACGTCGCAAATGCTCGTACCGCATTTCGAGGCTGACGTACAGGCTGTGTGTGCGATAGCGTGTCGCCAGGTTGTAACACCAATTGATCGCAAAACTCGAATTGTGAGTGATAATGTCATTCGCTACGAAAGTGCGGTGCACAGGCACTGATAGGTCATAGGTCATTTCAACGCCCATTGAATTAACACTCTTGACACAATCCCAGTAAATATCGCCTGTGCTCACGCCAAATTTTTCAGCGACATCCGAGGTAACCGTGGGATTGTTTCTCGAGGCTGTACGAGCATACCTCCAATGTCCATTGATCTTAATGCGACGTCCATCTGGCAATAGACTAGAAGGCACAGGAGTCGAGTCTATTTTAGGTAGACGCGAAAGGAGTCGAGAAAATTTAGCCTCTTTGCCTACAATCCGAACTTTTTCACAGAACAACCGTTTGCTTGGATTGGTGACTATTCGGACAGTCCAGAAACGATATGGGCGGTCCTCTACCTTTGTATTAACGAAAGTAACCGTTGATTTTATACCTAGACGTAGCAGCAGAGACTGTATGTCCTCACAAAGCTCTCTACACACGGACGAATAGGTGATGATGTGACTGGACTGCTTAGCACCTGTTCCGTCTTTGTTGATTCGATCCTTTCGAACGTAGTCGTCGGTGCAACAGGATCCGTTTGTTGACCACAAGGCTCCCAACAGAGCCGCGACAAGATCCTCGCTCATTCCAAAAAACTCACTTGGAATCCGCTTGTTGTAAGAGTCCGTCCCGTAAAGACCGAGCTGCTCTAAAAGAAGCCGAAGTGGAGAAACCGTACGATGCCACCGATCACCTAAACCGTGAGCAACTCGAACATACGGAACACGTTGGCCGCCCTGAGGAACATTTAGAGAAAACCAAGGATTTTCATAGTCGGGCTCTCCTTCTATGTAACCAAGGTCTCTCAAACAAGTAACGAAATCACACAAAATGGGCCCGTCTTGTTGTGTGAAGTTGATGCATTGTCCGATCGCACCGTCCCCGATGAGATAGCCAACCAATTTGACCTCTGAGAGCGAGTACGGTCGTGCCCCCACAGCCCTCATGACTTTGGGGGTCGCTACAAAGTCCCCTTCCTTCAATGACGACAACGACTCCCATCCGAAAGGAGTGAGAAATTTGTGATTGGAGGTGGCACCTATACGCCGGCCTGACACAAGTAACAGTTCAAATATTTCACGTCTTCCGTTCTGAACTAGATGTGAAGCCGGAGTTTGTACAAGTACTGGGCTTGCCCCTTCATTTTGGATCGCTGACACTACCGGCAAGTCGCCGCAGGCGTACAGCTCTGACAGGCGCCGACGTCGTTGGGTGCGGTGGTCAAATACTGTAGTGTCTCCTGCTAGGCATTTCAACTCTCCTGTCGCGGCAGCGTGAACCCACAGTTCTCCTTTCTTGATGCCATGGCACGTTTTGTCAATATGATCAATGCCTGTGAACTTCCCATAAGCCTTGTCTTTCTGTGACTTGGCATCTTGGTACTCTGTCCACACACGTTCCGTATCGTGTACGATGTCCCCTTCAATTTGAATGTTGTGGTCTCGAGGAACCTCCTCGTAGACGTGTTGGTTGAAGTACTGTAGCGCGTGTGTGACGCCTTTCAGCTGTGTCTTGCCTTCGACACGTCCCCTCGTGATGATCTCTTCGACGTCACGTAGCAGTTTTCGAACCTTGTTCTGGGCCTGTTCCTCACGTAGCGTTCTGAGTAGCGTGCCGTAGTTACTACGAGTGTAGGCTTCGACTGTTTTGATGTCGGCAAGTTTTTCGACAACCGTTATTTCGTTATTTCGTTCGAAGTAATCTCGAATCGACGCCCAGTCCGGAGGTTCCAGATTCTGTTGAACGTACTCCTGTACGTAGGTCCAGATCTTGGTTTCATCAGGGTTGTGCCACTCAAACCCTGATCTCAATAGACGACGATAGTTGCCGTCTATTTGCTCAATCGTGAGCTTAGCATCCCCAAAATCGATGATGCCCCGTAAAAGCCGTTTGGACATGGTGGATCAACGTCGGTATTTATGACGTTTCGAACCTCCGCCCAACATAACGTCCAACCTGTCGCTCTCGTCAGAGGGTTCGCCAAAACTACCTTGAGCCGTTTCCGGTACGAAAGACGAATGTTCAACCGGCGCAGTCTCCACATCCACAAACAAGTCTTCCGAGGTCTCCGGTGAATCAAGCCCGATATCCCCCGACGCGACTTCCACACCCAATTCAGAAGTCAAATGCACCTCTTCGTAACGAGACTCAATGTAGGACTCCACCTCAGTACTGTGTGAATGCTTCCACACGTAAGCCGGGTCACAGGACTCAAATACCCACGTAGGCTGATTGTCTGTTTCACGGATTTTGAGAGCCTCTTCTAGGACACCGCTCGCGGCCACGTTCTTCCAACCAAGATGTCCTAGCCGAAGAATGACCAAACCGAATTCCTGTCCTACCAACTCTCGGATCACGTTATGTGTTTCACGCTGATCACGCTTTGAAACGGCCGTCGACCTGTAGGCTTCTCCTCCGACGAACACGTCACGCAAACGGCCGTCGTCAACTACCTTGAAAGTCAGTGTCGGATGACAAACCAACACTAACTTGAGATGAGGAAGGAATTCGGACCAAGTTGTGCCTCGGATACGAACGTTTTTTGTTGTGCAGTCGACCTCAGATGTTGTGGACTCGTCTTTACGTGGCCGATAGAATGGACTCTCCAAAATATTAGCAGCAGAGGCTATTTCAGAGCCCAAACGCCGATGGATGGAATCAACAGCGTCACGGACACAGATGTTCGGGCAGCGACGTACTGTGATGTCGTTGACCGAGATTTCCCCGTCCTTACACCCATCATAAGGCGTCAAGCCACAACGATCGCAAGACAACTAGACTTCTCCCCTCACGACCTTCTGTGACTCTCTCATCAGACGGAATAAGTCGCGGGTACTGCCATCTTTGTCCTTCTCCAGTTCGATCGCTCCCACTTTGTCTGCCGACAGAACTTGTTCGATCAAGCGCTTCTTCTTTCGCAACAAGGTCAGTACGTGATGGTCGATCGTCTTCCTGGCTTTGCCCTCACCGTCCAGCTCAGCCAAGAACAAGTACACTAAGACACCGCGGTGAGGGGATCCGATCCGGACCATGCGTCCTAGGATCTGAACGAAGTCCCCCCACGACCACGGCATGTCGAAGTAAATGAGAGCTGCCCCAGCTTGCAGGTTGATGGCTTCAGAACCCGCGTTCGTGATCACGACAACACGCACGTCGGACTTCAGGTCTTGAAACGCAGCTTGCGCCTCATCACGCTGTCGTGTGTTTTCAGCCCCTGTGATTTTTACGGCCCTGATTTTGTGCTTTGCTAAGATCTCACACAACCGCGTGGTGTGGCTCGCGAAACGCGTGTAGACGATGACCTTGGCCCCATCCAACTCATCCGTCAAAAGATCGATCAGAGCGGCTTCCTTGCTGCTCAAACTGCCAACCTTAGCGGTGTCCCCGCTCAAAACATCGCTGAAATCTCCTACGTCGTCGCCTTCTTGAAACTTCAGCAGTGCGAGGGAGTTCACAACCTGTTGACAGTAAATGAGGCTGGTCAAAGCCTTGGTCTCACTGAAGGACTTCAAATCGCCGTCGCCAAGTTCAATCAAGCCTCGCAACGCCTCCTGGTACTTGATCCGTTCAGCGCGATTGAGCTCGATCAAAAACTCCCGAGTAGTGAGGACAGGAAGGTCAGTCGTGACCGTATGCTTAGCCCGACCGAGGTAGACAGGTTCGATCGTCCGTCGAAACTGGTCTAGATTCTTGTAACCCTTGATGATTGGGATCTTTCTACCACGCTGCACCTCCAACAACTCGACGTAACAGAAGTCCTTCATGAAACCGGTCTTCGTGCGGAATAAAGTAGGCACGATGACCTTGTAAATACCGTACCCCTCGAAGAGGCGATTTTTGAGCAAGGTTGCGGTGAGGCCGTACACACGATCAGCTGACTGCGCAGCGTATCGGCAAATCTCCCACGTCTTCGTGCGGGTCTCCTTGAATGCTGTGCACTCGTCGTAAATGAGGACAAGGTTCGGACCGGAAGACTTGAAAAGTCGATCGAGCATTCCTGGTATCACAGGTTGCTTGGGATCGGGGCGTGCCGTACCAGGCAACAGCGGCCGATAGCCGTCGTAGTTCCAGTCGATGATCAGTGTCTTGTAACTCAAGATGAGAACAGATCGGTCCGTCCGAAACCATTCTTCGTAAACTAGGCGGCGCGCTTCAGCCGGTGGCTTGTCTTTGATCTTTTGATCCGCGACGACGAAGGACTTGACACCTTGTGTGAATTTGGCGATCTCACTCGCCCACTGGCGAAGCGCACTCTTCGGTGCGACGACCACGACTTTTGTATTTGGGTGCTTCCCCCACAGATAACAAAGTGTCGCTAAAGTTTCAAACGTCTTCCCGATCCCAGTATCATCACCAAGCACCATGCGCTTCATCGCGAGCATGGTGAGGATAGCTTGGATCTGGTAGTACCGGATCTGAAGCGGTGTCAACTCTCCGTCGAGTCCTCGAATCTCCGTTTTCAACAGAGGCGTCGGCGGCAATGGCTTCAAGTCTTTTCGAGACCTGATAACCCGCAGCTTCTCCAGCAACGGGTTCGATTTAGTCGGGGCCTCCATCAGTCGTTGAGGTTTCTGTACTCGATCCCCCAAGAAATTGATCTTGGCGTGCTCAATCCCCTTCTTCATACCTTCAGTGACTCCGTAGTCCGTGTAGCCAGCTACCATATCCGCAACTTCATAGAACACCAAACCGACCTCTATCCCGAGTCGGCGTTCCTCAAGTACACGATCATCTAACGCTCCAGGGTACATCCGATGCGAAGCAAACGGTGCTTCTCCACGGAGAAGCGAATCGCGTATGGCCAGCTGCAAGTAGTTCTTGTTACGTGCAAGCTCCTTTAGTGTCGCGAGACCGTTCGGTCCAGAACCTGAACCGTAAGGTGACTCAATGATCACGATCGGTTTCACAAGGTCGCCGAAGGTCAGAAAAATGCGAACCAGAGGGCTGCTTCAGGATTGTGTTTCGCTGTCCAGCCGTAGGCGTAGCCTGCGTAGACACCAAAGTTCTTGACCAGATCTACACCAAGGCCCAGACCAACAGCCCGAAACCCAACATGCGCATTGAGATTGAAATCACGAACGTAAAACATATCGATCATGGCGCCTGCGTCCCAGGCATCCCGAAACCTGCGGCCTTCTTGGAAGGGCTCAGCAAGCAACGCGCCCAAGTACGCTTTGGGACGAAACCGAAACCCAACCCAGGGCGGCTCCTGTACGGCAGCAACGACATTGAGTTTTCCTTGGGCCTCGATGTCGTACACACACCACTTAATTCGTAGCTTGTACGGCTGAGGCCCCTTCGTCGAGTAGAAAATCCGACCTGCTCGGTCCACTGTGATAATCACAGGGTCGAGTTCAAAAGTTGGAACGGTTTGACTGAGACACTGCTTCTCACGAACGATCTCAATCATCGCGTGCAAATCTGGCTCCGCGACACAAGTTGAACCCGCGTCGCATTCAGCGCCGTACGACGCTCGTACGAATCCGAACGCCAACAAAAAAGACAATGTGCGAATCAACATCCAGGCCTCCACCTAGGATGGGGATCACAACACCGAACGCGATGAGCGTCAGCTCCCGTACCGCTTCAGAAGGTCGTCGACTGTCTTCTTCGGAACCTTCGAAGAGTCGGTAACGGTCACTGCGAAAATTTCAGGCTTCACGATCACGACCTTGTCGACATCTCGCGCCCTAACCCCTGTAGGGAGGTCAACAACGTGCTTGGTGCCGTCTTCAGCTTTGATTGTCACTTGTTTCGGGTTCGAAAATAACCCTGGAGGCTCAATCGACACTACCTTGGCTTGCGTGATCCCGTGCTCATCGGGCGTCCCGACTGGTATCAACTTGCCGTCCTTGTCGACACGGTCCTTTGGAATGGTGTTGGCAACGTCGACAGCTTTCTTGTCGCTACCGGACTTGCCAAGCAAGCGAGCTAAGAGCCCGCCGATTTGCAAATTCTTGACGCCCAACATGACCAGGACGATCGCCCCAATGACGAGCAAGAGCGCCGGCAACGGTGCAAGGATCCAACGACGGATCCAGGCCCAGACCTTCTGAGCCTTAGTTTCGTTCGGTTGGGGGGACACTGGGAGTTGGATCTGGTAGCGCAATACCCGTACTCTTGTACAGCGTTTTCTGTACGACCTCGTACAAGAAGTCGGAGAACCACCCAACCACCATCGCGTAGAAGATTCGACCGGACGTCGTGGTGATCTCGGTTCCGCCGTAAATGGCAGGCTCTTTGACGAACATCCCGAACAGAGCACCTGCAATGACAGGCAGTGCGTAGAGCCCGACTTGGTTCCACAACATCGAACCTCGACTCGTGTACATGGGCCCGTGATCCATTTCGCGCGCGAGAGGCTTCAGAAAGGGAAACGCGATCTCGACAAGGCGTCGAGTGAAGAACACAAATATCACAACAGAAACCGCAATGATCGCGGTTCCGCGACTCAAAAACTGAGAGACTACGTCATCCATGTCAGTTCTCCGAAGTTGGGACAGGCAACACACCGTTTGCCCACTGGTTGATGCGCGTCAACTGTTGTTCTAACTCCTGAGCTTGCCTTGGCGTGTTACTTGGATCTGCCAAACGTTCCAAGAGCTTCGCATGATGTTTCACCGCCATCGCTTGTCGGCGATTAGGTGGAATATCGAGGTAGGTCAGTGTTCGCGCTGCCATATCCCTAACGAGACAACAAGTGGACTAGGACAGACCGTCAATCTAAACTGGAACACCGACAGGCATTGATCGTCGTTCGTCCCCTAGAATTTCGTGACGCCATGATTTGGGGCGACGTCGTTCAGAGCGATTGTCGATGTAGGGAATGTAAGTAGATCCTTCTGCTTTCAGTTGCCGAACAACTCCGCGAAGCGTTTCAACCGATTCCTGTATTTCGAGCGTTCCGTTACCTGCCCTGTAATGAAGTTTTTGAGGGGCAGTCGGACGCGATTTGACACGCGTCCTTCTCAGCCGACCTCGCAGCTTCTCATAGTGCACGTTCTCTAGGCGAGCGAGATCTGCCAGACTTTGCCACCGCCCCATCCACGGCACCCAAAAAGTCGTTCGCTTCCGGTTGTTGAACCGTTCGTGTTGAGTCCACACACAATTATTGACGTGATATCCACGACTCGGGGCTTTGCCTGAGAAAGGGCCGACCGACATGAGTTGTCGGGCAGTCTTGGGTTCTGCCGGGCAGCCGGTGTGCCACCTGAAAGAAAGGCCTCAGCATACGTCACTAGGCCTTGAGCCGCGGGCGACTATTCGCTGCGCGTCGTGGGGTGAGCCTGAATCCGGCCCTCCGCTACACACTCCTGTCGCCAGGCTTCATGTTGACGATGCCTCCACTCAGTTTCTGCGATTCGTCGAGCCTCTTGCCCCTCTGGGGTTGCATGGAATCGCTCGGCTACGTGGTCCATCATTGCCTCATCGACCTTCTTGGTTCCCGTCTCCGCCCACTCGAACGCTCGTTGTATCCCGTCACAATCAAGTCCGGAACGAGCCAGCAGCAGTCCGACAAGGTGGCGGAGTTCCTTGACCGTCTGAACGAGGTTGTCCGAGTGAATTGGGTCTAGTGTCATTATCCAAACTGACCGCCACATCTGAAGCCTGTCAACCCGTGGACAGCCAACTGCGCCAGAGTGGAACAACCAATCCTGCGCTGAGATGCGTCTAGGGCCGCACAGGGTGTGTTGGCAGGCGTGGCACAGCGTGAGTCTGACGGAAGCTGTCACAGCGAACGAAGACCGGGATGGTGAGGAGAAATGCCCTTCTTCGTGACCGGGACACGCCCGCTCCACGACCAGTGCTCGTTCAAGAGCAGTTGGTACGTCCCATCGCGCTTTTTGGAGAAAAGCGGGTAGTTGAGCAGGCTCAATCGACGAGATCTTGGTACCGATGCTTCCCGTTCTCCGCGAGAACCAAGATGAACCCGTGACGCTTGGTCCAAAGTTTGTGTTCGATTAACGCTCGTGAGATGAGCGTGACCGTTGTGTTCTTCGCCGGATCGGAGGTCGGATCGACGGACTCGAGCTTATCAAGTGAGACGATTCCGTAGTCATACGATGATGCGTCGTAGATAAAGTCCTCGGCGCTCTTGGTCACGAAAATCCGGCCCGGCAGAAGCTCGGACTTGATCACGTCATCGGTCATTCCAGGCCGAGGAACGATAACTCGGATGTTCGCCGCTCGAAGAGGCACAGCGATGGTTTGCACATTTTCTTCGACAACGAGAACGCCCCGCGATGTCGCTTCGCGAGTTTGATCTTTGAAGCGATCCAAGATCCGATCGATGTCACCTTGTACGACGGTCACCTAGAAGCGATACCACGCGAAACGGGAGGCAGCCGCTGATCATGCCCAAAAAGTGAGGTTACGCAGTCTCGCGACGGGGCGGAGGCCGCGTGGAGACTTTGACGATGTTGGGGCCGATGCTCCTCTCGCCTGTGGTTCGCGCAACGGCCTTCCACTGTCGATGCTTGCCGTTGAAGCTCACCGCCATGCCCAATGCCTCCAGTGTTTCCAATGCAGGGACAACTGCGTCCGCCGAAGCGCCAATGTACAACGCAGCGACATCATTGGCTGTTAGGGCCTCGCTGCTAGCTACGATGAAATCTCGAATCGCCGCGACCTGCTGCGGCAACTCCATTGGCCACGGCAACTGAAGCTGGTGTTCTGGCGCCTCTGGCACACGCACAGCCCGAGGAACGGCCCCCTTTGCTTCTTGGAAAGCAGGTCGCAGCCAACGAACCGTTCCGGACGACTCCTCGGCGGTGCGCACTTGATTCAGAGTGAGTAGTTTCTCCAGAACGATGTCGTCAGAGAGCCCTCCTGACCAACCATAGGCACTACATACGGCCTCATCGAGGTCTGAATGAAGCCTCTGTAGGCCCGAGACCAAGCCCTGGTCGTAGCTCAGTCTCTCTTTGTCCGTCAGCGGTTCACCAGACCGGAGCTTCTCGAGCACATTGTACATTGCAGTGATCGTTAGCTGCGGGTGTGCGGCCTGCTGGCGCCTGCGATGGCCATCAAGTTGTTCACCCAGATCGCGAATGCACTGTCGCTGTGTCTCCGTGGCGGACGGGAAAGGAAAAGTCTCAAAGCAGCGCGTCTTATTGTAGCGAGGCCGATCCTCGAGGGTTCCACCAGCGGCTAACGCCCACGCAACATGTATCCGACTGGATAGAACACCGAGTACATATGCGTCGTCGGCTGCTATGTTCACGAGCATGTTATCCGGAAGCACGGCTTCGTCGAGGAAAACGAACACTCGGTGCTTGGCTGTTTCGACCGTCGCAATGAAACGTGAGAGCCCAACAAGTGCGGGGCGAAAGGCACTCCGAGGCTCGCCGTGTATCCACCAGTTGTCGCGGTAGACTGCTCGTCTATTTTGGTCTCTCTCCGGTTTGACCGTGTCGTGGATGTGTTGAAACACTTCCGGGAAGCGTTTTTGGACTTGCCCGAGGGTTAGGCCAAACAAGTCGATGACCCAGACTCCTCGAGGAGTCTGGGTCACGTCACGCCCATTTCGGTACTCGCGAATGTGCCGTTCGAGTCCTTCTTTTCGACCCAACCCGAGCTGTTCTGCTTTGTCCGGCCTGACGACAAATCCCGAGCCGTGGAGCTTAACACCAGGGCAGCTCAAGGCTTCATTGGAGCGAAGCGGAGCCGCACTCGAAACGTCTGCTCCGACTGAGAGATCGGCAGAGATAGTGCCGATGCGTGTGGCGAGTTCAATAGTGGCACCGAGGCTCCCCTGGTTAGACTCGCATTGGACCGACAGCAGTCGACCAGCATGAATTCCGGCTTGGCCAACCGTCATGGAGATTCGTACCGCGGCACCATCCGCAGAGTCGACCCAAGGATGGTCTGGGATGGCGAAGACCAATGATAGTGGCTCCTTGTCGCTCAGGTGGGTTCTGACAACTCTGCGGTTGAAGGTCTGCCGCAGGCTGTTGGTAGCAATGAATCCGAATCGCCTTGCACGCCCTGCACGAACGAGTTCTGCGGCCTTGTGCCACCAGTACATCACGTAGTCACACGACTCGGGAAGCTCCGGGTAAGCGTCGCGGATGGTTTCAGCATAGCCCTCCCCAAGTGTCCCGCGCATTCGTCCATTGCCCACGAATGGGGGGTTCCCTACGATGAAATCCGCGGCTGGCCAGTCAGCCCTCCTTGGGTTGATATACCGAACAACAGGCACCTGCGCCGTTTCATCTGGGACCTCGTCGCCGGTCACATGGCTCTTCTTCATCGTCTCGCCGTCCCAAAAGGTCAGCAATGCGCCTGTGTGCTCATTGCGAGCTTCTTCTTCATGATCGTAAGCGAGCACCGCATCTCTGCATTCGATATTCTTGTCGTCCCTCAGGATTGGTTCTGGAGGTGTTTTTGACTGCCCGTACATCTTGTGATGCCATTGCAGGTAGCCGATCCACAGAACCAGCTCGGCGATCTCCTTCGACCCACGACGGGCCTCGATACCTTTGAACTGTCGAGGCGTCACCATCATGTTTTCGCCCAGTTCCTGTTGCTTCATACCCAGGTCGAAAAGCGTCGCCAGGACCTCGCTTTCCAAACGCTTGAAAAGGTTGAGCGCAACATAGAGAAAATTTGCAGATCCACAGGCCGGGTCGAGCACGGTCGTGTTGCAGAGCTTCTCCAAAAATTCTCGAACAACGGACTGAGCTTCGTTTACTCTCTTTGGCGGCGAGAACTCGCCCGGTGGCACTAGCTGTCGAACCCTGACTCGTACGATGTCCCATTCGGCGCGCAGTGGTTCCTCGATGGTCGGAACAAGCAAACGCTCTACGTACGAAGTCGGAGTAAAATGCGCGCCCAACTTGTGACGCTCCTTCGGATCCAGGGCTCGCTCAATAAGCGTGCCAAAAATCGCTGGCTGCACGTCACACCACTCGCGCTTGGCTGCTTTGAGCAATATTCTCAATTGCGTTGCCTCAAGGGGTAACGCCTCCGGATCCGCGAAAAGTCCACCATTGAACTGCAAGAGCTTTCCGAGAATGAAGAAGCTTTTCCCAGAATTCATCGCGTCCCAAAGTGCCTCGACACCAGTCTTGAACGATGACGGATCCGGAATCCATGTTTTCTCCAAAGCGGTGGTGAACACCTTTTCTCGCAAAAGACCGATATCTTCGGCAAACATTGTGAAGACGCACCGCATCAGAAACCTCGCCACGACCTCGGACGAGTAACTGGTTTTTTCGAGTTCGCCAGCGAGGACGGCAAGGTCGGTTGCAATTTCGCGAGTCACCTCCTCAGACTTGCGTGCCGGGTCGAGACTGCGAGGGTCAAGCCAGATCGCCCGCAAACAGTCAGAATGGTTTGCCAGGTCACTCAGGAAGATGCGGTTCTTCTGGTTATTCGGATAGGCGTGGTAGGCCCCACTGCCGTCAAAGCACGCGAACAGATCGAAACAGTACCCGATGTCGGTGACGATCACGAATGGGGGTGGCTGCGCCACGCCTTTCGTGTAGCGAAGAGCCTGACCTTGGGCAGCGTTCATTGCCGAACTCCAGCCTGGAGTTCCTCGTACTGCGGTTCCCTTCTTTTTACTGCCCTTGTTGGACCCCTGCTTGGCCTCCAACACGAAGCACCCCTGTTTGTACAGATCCATCAAGCCAGATTTTTGACCGTCGTGTTCGTGAATGACAGCGTCGGCTTCGAAGACGTAGACGTCCTGTTCTGGATCGCCCGTCTTTGCGTTGGGCTCCGGAACGCCGAGGGCTCTGCACAAATCTTTGCAGAAGCTATCCTTGTTTGCGCGTTCACTGCCCTCGCTGTGTTGCCAGCGGGCTATGAAGTCGTCGATTGGCACTAGTGTATCGCTTTCGGCGATTGGTGGCCCACGCAGACGAACCAGTCCGTCAGACTGCATCTCATGGTGGTATTGTCCCCCTTGCCAGGCTGCGTTGTGCCGCTCGACAGCACAACGGTCACTTGTTGTTGTTAATATCTCGCCTCAGTACGGATCATGGCCCACGGCGGTTTAGCCTTTTGGAATGAGTCGAAGAAGGTGAACGGAGCGTCAATGTCCTGACGGTCCGTGTCCTTTCGACAGACCATTGTCGTCGGTCACACCACGCGGGATTTAGAAATGGAATATTGCCGACGGCAGCGCACTCAGAGCCTCGTCGAGTTCGTCGCCGGATCCGTCAATCCCTGGTACCAATGGACTTTGTGAGAGCGTGGCGCGTGCTGCCACCGCATAGTTTGGCGGGTGCGAGAACAGGAGAGTCCGCTCAAACTTGCATGGTTCGAGCGAAGCACCGCTCCGGCACACTGCCGCCTCTTCAAACACGTTCAATGAGACAGAAGACGTCCCCGGAATCCAGCTCGCCTCTCCAATGGCGCAAAAGAACATCTCGGTTCTTAATGATGAACGGAACAACTTGCCTTTGGATTTTACCCGGCAACGTTCCAAGAATTCGCGACGGATTCGTGATCGTTACCGAGACGGAGGTATCGAGTCCTTCGGTCGTGGTCTCCTCACCAAGCACGACTTTGACCCTCGGACCGTGTTGAGAATCTGTTCCCCCGAATTCTCCAGGAGAGACCCAAATGGCGGCTCCCTGCACCCCAGTTCGTTTTGGGAGCAGGTTGGTCATGGCTTCCATGAGGATGCTCGGTTCTTCGAATCGCGAAGCAGTTCGTTGGAAATCACGCATGAAGAAGTTTTGCACGACGGGAAGGAACTTTTGGTCTTCCGGCGTATCGTTTCCCGGCCGTACACGGCACGTCGCCGTTGAGCTACCGTGATCGACTGGGCAGTCTCTGCCCTCACGGCCTCAATCAGAACAACAGCCGCTGCACCTCTTGCTCGACTTCCGCCTCCGTCTTCATCGGTACCAACAAACAAACGTCCTGAATGGCCAGAGATACAGCCAACTGCCCTGCCTGATCGTATGGGCGTTCGAACATGCGGAGTCGAGCAGGAGCGATGTAGTCCCGATCCGTGAATTTTGTCCCCGACGCGGCCTTGCCGTAGGCTCGCACGTAGATGCTGTAGGTTTTGCCTTTCATGAAGCGCGTTTCCTGCGATCGTGTCGTCCCTGCCGCAGACCTCGAGCTAGCGACACGGCACAAACTTGGTCGACCAGCTCGAACAGAAGCTCGTTCGTGACCTCTTCGATGACCAAGTAGAGCTGAAACTGCGGGAGACTCACGGCTCGCCTGAGGCGCGCCTGGTGCCTCGTGAGCCTCTTCGCGAGCTGCTGAAGCTTCGGGCTCGTCGCGAGTAGGTGATCTGTGAGGTCGGGGGGTGCCTCGGACATTTGGCTTCCCCGAGTTCACACCAGGTCGCCGTTCATTTCAACCTATAAGTTGGTTTTAATTGGGTCCTCGATACCGCGAGCCTGCGGGTGTGACGAAACAGAAGGCCGATGAACTAGGGCACAACGTTGGAAGGAGGGTCGCTGAAATACGGCAGAAAAACGGCCTGACGCAGCAGGGGCTAGCGACCTCAGTTCGGGCGACCGTCCAGTGGATTAGCCGAATCGAGAATGGTGAGGAAAACCTGACCCTCGCGACGCTTGTGAAATTGGCCAACGCGTTGTCCGTGACGGTCAGGGAGCTGTTTGAGGAGCCAGCCTCCAATCCCAAGGAGGTTCGGCGCGGGAGACCACGAAAGGGCTGACCCCCAGAGTTTTCTGGTGCACCTGAAGGGGCTCGTTCGAAGTCCGCTATTCCACTTCTGAAATCCGCCACAGAAGGTGGCCCCCCAGTGCTGACGATTGGAGTTGTGCGGAATTTTGGAGGACACCCACGTTTCTGGCAGAACGGGAGTTGTGGCCGATCCACTTCCCGCAGAGGCAGTGCTCGAACAGGCAGCCCGGCTCCTCAAGGTGGCCACGGATATTCTGTCCAATCTCAAGCCCCAAGGGGACGAGCAACGTGGAAAAACCGCGGGGCCGTTACAAATCGCGGGGCGACTGTACCTGAGCCTCACTGCAATCCTTGCCCTTTCAGCAACCGGATGGTCGTACCTCTTCAAAGGCACGGAAGGGGCAACATGTTCAACGGTGGTAGCTACACTGAGATGGTTGCTCGTGGCCGCAATCTTTCTAGGCATCACGGGGATTCTGTGGCTCGTAGCTCACCTGACACGCAAACACGTGTCACTGCTTTCTGGTCCCGGTGAATATTCATCCACGGTCCACGAGGCCTTGATGAGTAAGGGAGACCCGTTGGGGAGCGGCCCACCTGACTCTGTCACACAACTTCCGGGACCTGCTGGTACTTCGAAGTGATCTACTTGGTCACATTGCAGCGAAGTCCCCCTAGAGTGATGCCGGGATTTACCGATCAATTGGCAGAGAGTTCTGAGTTTCATCGAAAGATCATGGACAACGTGTGGGTCGTCGACACTTGGTTCGGTAGTCGGGATCTCACAGAAGTACTTCGAGTGCATCTGGGTCCAGCTGATCAGCTTTTGGTGATACGAGTACACGACGATTACTTCGGATGGATGCGTCAGGACGTATGGAAGTGGTTGCGAGCCGCTTCAAGCTATCGAAGATTCGACTGAGCCATTGATTTGGTGAGGTCGGCGCCAATACAGTTTCGGGCGATCCTCCAATTGCTCACAACACCTTCTTTGGTGGCGCCGGCCGGGAAGGGAATGGGATGATCTTCGCAGAAGGCCCTGATCGATTAGACCGATCATCCTGTTCGTTCCCGTTCGCGACTTTGAGCAGATTCAAAACAGACGCCGAATACCGGACTACCTTCGCGGCCCCTGGGTATCCTGGCTCCTGTTTCTTGGCTTACGGGAATCCGAAAAGTAGGGTGAGCCCGCCCGAGGTTTGATTACCGGGCGGGGACACGCTTTCGACTAGGCGTGGCTCATGCCACCTACGGTCCGCCACCAACGAAGGTGCCGAATCAGCGGGCACATGAATCCCTCACGCAAGTGCTTGTAATGCACAGCGTTTTCCTCTGCGGACATTCGTCGCCGCTGACGGGCCTTGACACGACTCCCACGCGGGCGTTAAAGTCCGCCTGCGTCAGGTGTTGGCTGGACTTTGAGCGCCCGTCAGGGCCGCTTTTGGGACGTGACACGGCCTATATGGCCCCAAAGACCCCGTGGTGCTTTAACACCTGGGGTTTTCGGCTATTTGGAGATCAGTTCATCATGGCGGCGGCCTCCGGCGGGACGGGAATCTTCGAGAGTTCTACGAGCTTGGCGACGTTGACCTTGTAGCGGTTACCACCGAGACTATCGATAACGCGGAGCGTCTTTAGTCTCGTCAGCTGGGCGTTTACTCGGTTCTTTGCCACCATCTTTTTGAGACCGGAGCCCCAAATGGCTTCGGCGGTGCACTGGTAGTCCAGCTCGGGGTTCTCCAAGAGCCGGAACGCGATTCGCCAACAGATGGGTGTGCTCGGCGGCAGGACGTATTCCTGTTGGGGCCGTAACTGGGTCGAGCCGTTGAGCCCTGGTGTCGGTTGTGACGAACCGTTTGTGGCCTGGATTGGGGGACAATCATCATCACAGCGGCCGTGGGCGATGACTTCTTGTAGGTGGGCCTCTGTCTTGGTCTCGACTTCCTTGGCCTTGATCAAGGCTTTGGTCAGGTCGGCGACGTTCTTTTTCGCCACGTCGAGAGCGTGAACAGCGTCGATTACAAGGTCGACGCCTTCGTTTCTATGGGAAGTCTTGGCCAAGCCACCGCAGTCTACACAAGCGCAGGACCCTGTCTACACCGTCGTGTAAATCCAGACCGTTTTACCAGGCAGCTACACGATTTACCGGGCAGAGAGGTTTACACAGGCAAAGCCACGACTCGGATGTAAGCGTCCTAGCATCTTGCCAACCGGACAAGGTCCCATGTCCGCCAGGAATTCTTCGAACACTTGCCACCGAGGGTCTACTCGAACTCCTCGCTTCTCAGCAAAATAGCGCATGTGCGCCCAAGACTGGTACGTGCTGTTTTGACAGCTCCCTCTACGGGCACAGCCGTGTCGTATGTGGCGTCCACGTCCACTGAAACGACAACCACAGCCCTTGCTGAGACCTGCACACAAACTGTCAACTTGGACACCTCGCTGTATGCCACAAGCGCAGTGACATTTGACGTACAGTTTGCGGCCTCGCTTATACGGTGGCGACATCACGACCCAATGGCCAAACGTCACGCCTCGTTTGATCGAGACCATCTTGGCCTCTGTTCCGATTATGACTTTTCTGCGCACCCTTCCTCCTTCAATTCCCAGTCCGATCTGATCTCTACCCCAAATCAGCACTTTCATTTTCAAGTTTTGAGCGGTCTCAACCGTATTTAGCTACGCCATGGTACACGACCGAAAAACCTGTATGTCCAGATTTGGCACATTACTCGCGATCTTGCTTGTTGTCGCAGGTTGCGGAGAAAGCCTCTACGGACCTAAACAAATTGATATACCGGGCTCCGCCCCTATCCCGCCCGAACCCGAAACCCCCTCCATCACAGCGAGTTCGGGAGGCTCTCAAAGTGGAACGGATCCCACCGCACTTGAGCCAGACGCGGGTGCCGATAACCTAGGCGGTTCTGGTGGATCTGGTGGCAGCTCCTCTAGTGGCGGGACCGCAGGAGTGACTGGCGGCGGCGGAAATAGTGCAGCCGGTGCACCCAACACGACATTTTGCGACCCGGCCACTACACAGTGCAACGGTTCCGCATTTGAAACATGCCGCCAAGATGGCTCGGAATGGATCCCAACCGAAACTTGTCCGTTCGCCTGTGACGACGAATTCGGGTGCATCGGCGAGTGCGTCCCCGAAGATGCCCGCTGTACGCTCAACTTAGGGGAACACGAGATCTGCGACGCCTTCGGTCAATGGTCGACTGAATCATGCCCCTTCGGCTGCGAAAACGGTGCGTGTACGGGCGTATGTGTGCCTGGGACCAACGCGTGTCTGCAAATTCCCGACCTGACCATGACCCTGATCACTGCCTTGTGTGACGGACAAGGGTCCTTTGTCCAGACCGACATTTGTGACTTCGTGTGCAAAGAGGAATCGGGCGTAGCCTACTGTACCGGGGAGTGCGTCCCCGGAACCAAGCGATGTGCCGGAGGGCCGGCCGTCGAGCTCTGCGACTCGGACGGCGAGTGGATCCCCGACGCCGACTGTGAATTCGCTTGCGAGGGTGACGGCGTCTGTGCCGGAACCTGTGAGCCAGGGACGATGCGTTGTTCTGGGCTCGGAATCGAATCCTGTGACACCCAGGGGGCTTGGCAACCTGCTACGACGACTTGCCCCTATGCCTGCCTGAACGGAGCTTGCACGGGCAACTGTGTGCCCGGAACCCTACGTTGCAACGGCTCTGCGACCGAGACTTGCGACACCTTGGGAGAATGGGGATCGACCGTCTCGTGTCCGGTCGATCCTAACACGGCGCCAATCTGCTCAGGAGCCGGCATCTGTGGCACTGCCTGCACTTCTGGCTTCGCTGACTGCACAGCTGCTCCGGGATGTGAAACCACACTTGGGTCGTCGACCAACTGTGCCGCCTGTGACGACGCGTGCACGGCGACACCCGAGAACGCTGATCCAATTTGTGTCGGCGCCGTCGAGGGCTGTGGATTCACGTGCATCCAAGGTTTCGCCGACTGTACGGCCGACCCTGGATGTGAAACGAACACCCAGAACGACGAAACGAACTGCGGCGTGTGTGGGCTCGCGTGCAACGGTGGCCAGTGTTTCAACGGCGCCTGCGAGTACCCGGGAATCGAACCAATTGCGGTCCATCCAGGAGGAAATAGCAGCGGGTGGGGTGACCGCATCGCTCAAGACGCGGACAACCTCTACACCTTCGAATACGACTACACCGAGAACCAAGTCACTGTTCGAAAAATGCCCAAGAACGGGAGTGTGTCCGAAGTCATCACTAGCTTTGAATACTCGCCCCAAGCCGAGATCAGCATTGGAGTCGCTGATATGTTGTCAGCCGGACAACATTTGTACATCATCAAGCAGACGTACGTCGCATTTGTCGGCATCACGTCATCCGAGATCATTCGCTGTCCGACAACAACGCCTAATCCGCTCGACTGCACACAAGTTTATAGCGGGACGGGGAGTTCACACCAACGCCTTGTGAAAAACTCGACACACGTCTATTGGCACAACGAGGACCAGGAAGGACCGTGCCTTGTGAATGGCAATGGGTGTGATCCGACGGGCTACCCGTTTAGGTCCGTAACGTTCTACCGCACATTGATCGATTCAGCATCGCCGTCAAACGAACTTGTCTACTCCCTCTCAGGAACCTGGTTCGTGGAGCCAAAAATCGTCGTCGATGACGATTTCATTTACTACTGGCACGTCGAGAGAGGCACAGTAGCTCTCAATCAATATGTCTATCAAGCGTACCTGACGAAGCACTCGCTAGCTGAGCCAACGACAGCGCCCGAGAATGATATTGGATTGGCGGCTTTCGCCACCTACATCAACGAGAATGGTTTCCTTGTCGAGGGCCGACCTCTGCACTACCCAGTCGATTTGATCAAGATGGAGTCGGGTCAGATCATTGCAACCTCCGACAACAAATACTTCATCTTCGGTGCCTACCCCGAGGACACGACAGCCGAGCTGCTACACGTCGTGCAGTCCGTACAAAGCATCGTACCTACCGACGAATACCTGTTCAACAAAGACGACCGAATCTACACACCCACTCAATGGCTGGATGTGAGAAACTTCACACGCGGCTACTGGACAACGTATCCGCACCAAGCTTATGCGATCATGTCCGACGTTGCCGACGACGACTACGTGTACTTCCTGAGCTGGGGCTACTGGAACGAGTACCAATATCAGATAGATGGTCCTGACGTGGTGACCCCTCAGACGCTTTATCGTGCCCCAGTGACTACGTACCAGGTGTTCTAGAGAGTGTTGCGACCGATGTTGTGCTGCTAACCAGAAACATGCTAGGGTCCACCCGGGCCCCAGCGTGAAACCAACGTCGACACGGATCCCGTACCCAATTCTTCTCGTCTACGCGCTGGGCCTCGGAATCACCACGGCCGCCATTGCACGTGCAGCTCTAGAGAGTGACCAAGAATACACCTGGGTTGCCTGGGTTTTCATTGCGTTTGTCCTAAACGACGCCCGTAAGACATTTAGACGCCACGAGAGCAGGCTGTGATGTCTGACATCGAAACCAGGATCATTTCGTGGAGGGACTTCATGTCAGGTCTTTCTGACATCGTTCCACCCTATCCTTGCCCCATATTCTGTCCATCTTGCAAAGCAAGACACCTCGACATAGGGCCCTGGTTGACACGACTACACAAGAAACACCTGTGTCTCGAATGCGAAAAGATATTCGTCACCTCGAACACACACCCAACCGTAGGCGTCAGCAACGAGTTTCTACAAAGCAAGCATCTGACAAAGCCGGAAATCATCGCCAGGCGCACTATGGGAATCAAACCGTACCTCGTATTGGAAGACGAACGCCTCGCTTGGCTAGCTGTAGCCAAGACACTCACTGGGGACTGATCAAAATGTTCGTCCCCATGATTTCAGTCTTCCGACCCACCGTCAGTGGGCACATAGAAATCAAGCACGAGGAGGTCGAAGAAACCCACTACATCGACACGCCTGACGGTAAAGGAACGGAAGTCAAATTCCCTAAGACACGTTGTTGTCGTCTCTATCGTACAGCAATCTTGCTGCCCAAGTTGCTCGCACAAGATTCACCTGCTGAGCAACTTGCAAACCGTCAAGTTGTGTCGGAAGCCTTTGGTGACGTGCTCATCGCAGGACTCGGAATCGGTATGACTACGGTCGCGATCCTACAAAGACCAATGGTACGCACGGTCACCGTCGTCGAGTCCGACGCTGAAGTCCTACGTGTTGTCGGAGACGTTCTCAAAAAGTTGCCCGACGCCCAGCGGAAACTCGGCTTCGTTCACGCAGACATCACTGAATGGAAACCGTACAAACGAAAATGGAGTACGATTTGGTTCGACATCTGGTCATCCGTCGATGAAGGGACAATTCCAACGATCAACTTCCTACACAAGAAGTACCAAAAGCACAAGCGCCCCGACGGTTACATGGGTTCGTATAAACAACAGTTTTTGCGCAACACTAGGAAAGATCAACGATCACCCCAGAAGGACTGGAGTGATCTAGGCTAACGTCGAGAGAAAATCGGCTAGTTCGCGATTTTCATCAGGGAGAGGGGAAACACAGCTCTCGAGCCAAGTCATAGCGCGTTCGAGCGTAGGACTTCGGAAGTCAATCGGGATTGCTTGGTTAATTTCATCGATCGCGGAACGCAAGTCTTTAGGGGGTTTGACTTTTCTTTTCGACGATTTACACATTTTCGCAAGGTCAGGCGACCACACTGCCCCAGGCGCTAGTGTCCACACTACAGCGTTACGACCGGTACTTGTGGCCCGAACGCGATCAGAGTCAACAACCAAGCCACAACTAACCAAGGCCACACGTGCGGGACGCTCGGCATTGCCTCCCGCTGCGAATCTTGCCTCCATTTCCTGGTCCGTCAGACCTTGTTCGTGTTCTTGTAAGAGCTTGAAACACAACTCTATGTTGGTCTCAGATCGCGCGATTGCAGCTTGGCGTGATGTCTCGGAGTGTTTTTGGAAGGGGCCTGGCGCAGCCATACTACCAAAACACCGGTGTTAAAACCTCCACCACATGACGACACTTCACGAGATTGGCAGAGCCAAGATTTACCTAGTTGACGACAGCCTGAATTGGCTCGCCACCCAGAAAGAAAACAGCTTTCAAGCAGTAGTTACTGATCCGCCTTACGGCGCCAACGAGTTCGCGACAAAAGAGCTTGAACATCTACGTAACGACAACAAGGGTATATGGGGGACACCTCCTAAAGGACGTAGTCCTTTACCAAGATTCACCATACTGGATGACAGCGACATCGATTCGATGTCGCTGTTTTTCACACAATTAGCAAAACAACTCCACCGAGTTCTTGTACCAGGAGCTCACGTCTTCATCGCTACGAACGTGCTGCTATCACAATACGTCTATATTGCGTTTCTGCAAAACGGCTTCAAGAAACGAGGGGAAGTAGTCCGGCTAGTCCAGACGCTTCGTGGTGGAGATCGTCCGAAAAATGCCGAAGACGAGTTTCCAGACATAACTGTCATGGCGAGATCCGCATGGGAGCCGTGGGGGATATTCCGCAAACCTTGTGAAGGCCGTGTCCAAGACAATCTGAAGAGGTGGAGAACAGGCGGTCTACAAAGAGAAAGCGTGAGTCGACCTTTCACTGACGTCATCAAAAGTGCATTGCCCTCGGATGCGGAAAGAGCAATCTCACAACACCCTACTCTAAAACCTCAACGGTTCATGAGACAAATTGTCAGAGCAGCTTTACCGCTTGGGGGAACGGTCATAGACCCATTCATGGGGTCTGGGTCCGTGGTCGCGGCTGCCTTACACTTGGATTGTGACGTTGTTGGGCTCGAACGCGATCATGTTTTCTTCGAAGAGGCGAAAACTTCGATACCAAAATTTGTCGAAATCAACGATGACTTGTCGAATCGTCGGGACTTCGACGCATTGATGGAGCTTTAGTAGCTAGAGAACTTCATTGGTCAGCAACAATTCCGACGCACGCGCTAACACAATAGTCGCCGGATCGACCATTGACCGTGCCGGATTGTTGGTAATTGGGTGGCCGGTCAGACGATACAAATCGGCGGCGCTGTAGCCCTCACCCGTACCTGCCGTGCTCACCTGGACGGCATTGATGTTGTCCGCCCCGCTGTCCGTAGGTCGAGCTGTCGTCGCGATAAGCATCAGCAGCTCATCGCCGGCCGACACCTCGTTGGCTCCGACGTTGGTCGGCACATTCCGGACCAACATGGCAAGCCCTGCCAAAACCCCTCCAGAGGTCGTGTGGCTGGCGCTAGGAGGGGTGATCGCCCCCACGTCGCCACCGGAGTGCCCAAACACTGAAAACGCGCTACCGCCTCGATTGGTGCGGTAGTTGGTCAGGACCGAGTAGTTGCCGTCGTTACCGTCCACATGGACCACGGTCTCCCCAGCATGTCCGCCAGTCACCGAACCTGTGTGGACGGGTACTGTTTCGTATTCGAGATTCTGGACCGGTGCGACTGAAGCTGCCTGGATCCCAGGTGCACTGTAATCAACCGAAAACGGCCCAATGTCTCCGACGTAGTTCCCCCGGAAGTCCTTGTCCCGGAAGAGCGCTCCCAACGGGAGACGCTCGGTCATCCCCAGATATTCAGAGCCGATCGGAAGACTTCTCTCAGACGTAGTTAGGGCCTCAGGCGTTGGCGTTGCACGTGGAACAACAGTAGTCGCCGGGATCAGCCACGGCTCGTATCCCGGAACACGCACATCCTCATCGCTGGCGGGAACATCCCCTGAAAGCCGTCCCGTGCCAAGAGTGGTTACGAATTTAACACTAGCTAGGACCTCGAGGACCTTTTGGTTCGGTCGAGTGAGGTTCGAGTATTCCAAACTCGTATTCAACAGCTGGTAACGTATGGCTGTTGTGAGTGTGCCTGGCTTGTACCCAAGATCCGATTGGGTGCTCTGGCTGCCCCAAACATCTCCTTGGTACGGAGTCCGGCTGTAGTTGATCGCGATCTCGTCCCCTGCTTTGGGTGCCCCAGGAAAAATGAAAACGGGATTAGTAATGTGCAACCCCGCTGCGCCTGTCCCTTCTCTGCCAAAGGTACCTAGTAGTCTAGTGAGCACAAGACGTGCATCCTGGTTAAGATCAAAAAACCCACGGTCGCACCCAAAGATAGACGCTTCAATCACGTAGTTCGCGGCACTGAACGACGCAATGGGATTTGGGCTTTTCGAAATGTCGATCACGTCAGCGTTAAGAATGAACGTCGGATCGCCATCGACGTCAGATTCAATCCAGAATGTAGGTCCAGAGAAATTTTGACGCAGAAGATTTGTTGCGCCGCCAGTTTCTGCTTCACGTGTTGAAGGATTGAATGCACTACCCTCGGTACCATAGTCCTGGGCTTCGTACACTGCGAACAAGCGGGCAATACCGTAAAATGGAGGAAGCTCCAAACCCTGACGACCAAGACCTCGCCCGTCCACAAAGAACCGCATTCCAGCCATCAAATTGGTGAACCCAAGAAATGATGTGTTGTAGGCGGCAGCCGTCAGCGTAGTGAAGTTGTACGTCGAAAATAACTGGTAACTCACAGACCCACTACCAGCCGTTAAGGGCACGTAGTTCTGCACCGAAGGAGCCAGAGGAGCCGCACCTTTACGTGCCTCAATCCCAAAATTGATCCCTTGATCAAAGTCTCCGGCGTCTGTCCACAAAATAGGAACTCGAACCTCACCCCAACCAGGCACCAGACGACGTGGAACAACCACCACCATATTACCAGAAGTGGCACTTGGATCAGCGTAGCTAGCGAACAACATCAGAGGATCTGTAGCCCCCCACTTCACTCCACCTGCCGGGGTATTGGCCGGCATTGCGCCAAACGTTGGGCTAAAACCAGGCCCCGCAGTTTTCTGTATCGTTTTGAAAGTGGAATTTGCCGGGACTCCTCCGGTACCTGCTGTGTACGGAATCCGACGAAAAGGAGTCAGTACAACTGTTTTGCTTCCGGGGTCGGCATACGACTCGCAAGTCGAAGGCAGACCTCCATTGAATGTCGCGTTACGATACCGACTCCACTGCGCAAGCCATGTGGTACGCAGGGTCTGGTTATCAGCAGGGAGACCTTGAATTTGTAACAAGATCTCCGAATTGCCTGACAAATACGCAAGACTGTGTATCGCGTCAGGTCGACGTGAAAGCCCACGCCCAGCACCGTACAACACGTGCATCGTGATGAACGCTCCAACGTTTCTGACAACGAATCCTCCGAGAAGAGTGATGAGCAAATCCCCGATGCCGTTGTTCGCGACGCTGTAGTGAGCTAACGACAAGTCCGCAATCTCACCAAGAAACCGAATCTTGACGTACGATTGGACCGCAACAAGCGTGATTTGATCAACATCTGATCCGGGCAGTGAGCCTGTGAACAAGCTCTTCGGCACCGTGATCACGTTCGTTGGTTGAAACCCGGTTCCGGAAGGGTGGTTGATGGTTACTCCAACACCTACCCCACCACCGAAACCAGCCCCCAACGTGCCTCCAATTTCCACCACAGTGGTTGAGGTTCCTGGGGTGTTGATAGGAATCACCACTGCCTGCAAAAGCGCGGGATCACCCCAGACTTGACGAATCCCGTCAGGTGCGTCTAACTTCGTGACTCCAAGCGCTCCTGGAGAGGCCGAAATCTTGTCTTGGTAGAACACGAACGAACCTTGTGGACCCCCACCTGTACGCTTCCACGTCGCCCTGAGGCGTCCTCGCAGAAGACGATCCAGGTTTCCCCGCAACAGTGCCTCGTAGTCCAACGACGGCCCAGTCAAGTGTCGCAAATCCAGGATATCGTCCTTGATGACTTGGTCCGCAAACAGACCGTCTGGTCGCCCCGAAAGCACTGTGACGGTCGACCCTGATGCGTGAGCTTCTGCTAACGAACCAAACTGTCCACGAGAAGCAATAGTCATCGTCGTCCCTGTGATCGACGAATAGGTCAGAATCTCGTCACCGATTTGAATGGCTACAGGAGTCGCAGGCGTCAACGGCAGCGGTACGTTGGTCACCGTCGCCAAAGACAATGTCAACGCACTGCTCGTCAATGCACTCGCCAGCGACGGAACCGTTGAAAACGTTTTGTACCCTGTCCGATCGACAGCAGTCGGATTTCGGTCAACGGAACCGTTCAGATTCTGTCCAGGGTCCCCCGTCCATGAAACACGATTCCGGCGAAAGACAACACAAATAGGCACCGCGTAGGTATAACCGTCGACTGAACCTAGGGTACTCTGTGTTCCGTCCCCTGCACGCCAGAGGCCCACGTCCCCAAGCTCAATACGCATGTTCGTGAAGACATAGCTTGTCGGAACCGCGCTTGACCCTTGCCCTTTGACGGTTGCAGGATCAAACCCGTCCGGGTAACTTGCAAGACCGACGTTGGAGACAACTCGAATCCGGTACTGCAACTGGACCCGTTGCGTGGTTTCAAATCCAATCGCAGGATCTTGTAAGTCGTCAGCCAAGAAGGTGTAGCCGCCTTCCACGTTGCCGTAGCGATAGAGAGCCGATGCACCAGGCTTGTTGAGCGTCGAAGGGTTCGGTGGCACACGAGCCTGCCAAACCTCCAGAAACACGAAGTCGATCCTCGCGTCCCCTGTGTTCGCAGGGGGCGGTGGAAGGGTGATTCTGTTCCACGTATCCGCGTCATTGGGAGAACCAGGGGGCGTTCCAGTCAAGGTGCCAGTCACAGGTATCAGCCAACCATTGACGTTGGCCCACATAATCGCTTGCTTCTCGCCAGCAAACTGTGGACCAAACTTGAACCAATTGGACCAGATCCTGTTCGTCACGAACGAGTCGATTGGGTTTGCGGCGTCCCCCAAAAAGCCGCTTGGCGCAGTTCGAAGCGCAAGATTGCGATCACCCTCCGTCGCAATCTGACCCAAGAGTGTGAGTTCAGAGTCGATCGGGGGCTTGCCAGCCTGAAAAATAGGAACAAGAAAACCGGTTTGTTTCGGATTCAGAACTCTGGAAGCGCCCGGTCCGTAATTGTCAGCCATCATTGCTCCGTCTACTGTTTCTCGCAGTCACGACACTGTGCGTGATATTTACGAAAAGTCCCAGTACCTCCACACCGCGTACAACGTCTGGAGGTACAGACGCTACTTGACAAATCGGGAGGTCCAAGGTAATCAGTCACTGGTCAATCTCCACGATGCGATGAACCTCAACACCGGTCTGATTTTGGGTTCTCATACGTCGACAAATTTCCTGGATCTCACGGCGCAACACGAAAAGATCCCACTCAGACACTTCACGCTCAGGGCGTAGCTTGTCCACCGGCGGTGCCCAATTTTGCGGCCACCCCCAAGCTACGCTTGTCGGCTTAGTTAGTAAATCAAGGCCCATGAGCCTAACCACGTCTTCTGAGTCGTTTCGTTGAACAATGACAACCTGAATTGATTTCCTTGATTTACTAACGGTATGGTCAACATCGCACCATTGGTGACCAACAACCAAGCAGACGGATCGGGATCGTTGTTGAACGTAACGTACACTTGGAAATTTGAGTCGATCGTCTCTTGATAGGTACGAGCCGCGACACCACTGATTGGATCTGTGAGTCCGTAACGAAAAGCCTCGTAACGCACGACACACGAAGTCGGGGTCGACGTAAGAACGTGTAAATCAGTAGCGAGAAGACCGTCCGAGCTTGAACCAACAGGCACTACACCTGTCGTCTGGCGTTCACCGATGAAGAAGCCACCGATACCATTGCCGAGCGTGATCGAAGTAGCCTCGTCCCATCCAATGCCGTCAATCTGCTCGTCGTACAAGATGGTCGTGTAGCCGGGGTACAGTGACAAGAGACCTGTGTATTTCTTGGACACCAGATCAGTAAGGTCTGAAGGCACACCGTCAACCGGGACATCAAACGGCACATTGACGGGGAAGCTGCCCCGCAAATTCAACGACCCGCTCTGCAAGTTCACAGTATCGCGAATCCTCGACGTGCCGAGAACCGTGGAGTGTGCGTCAACGAGATAAATGGTTCCCATGTTACGGCCCGTAATCAGTTCTCGTCAAGAACCACTCAAGTATGTACTGTGCTTCGAATTTCAATACTGTCCCAGCCGAACTTGGCGTGCTGTCATCGGACCCGGAAAACCGAAAGTTTGCAGGCCAAACAACCGTCGACAATTCACCTAAGCTGCCAGCGGTGACGTTGTAAGCAACATAGATCGTGATGCGGTCTCCAAACTCAGGAGTGTACGTTCCATCCAGAGCGATCGTCAGTACCCGGCTGCTCGATCCTGTGAATCCGAAATAGATCGTGCTGACAGTTCTCGGATCAAACGTCTGTGTCTGTGTGGAGCCAATGGCAATCGTAGATTGTGATCGGCTGCTCAGGAGGCCCCGAATTCGACCTCCACGGCTTTCAATAGACCCGTCACCCCAAAGCTCGCCTTTGACGGTCTTACGGCCGAGATCAGTTACGGCCGCCCCTTGCTCAGTGTACGCGCCCCACTCCAGAGCATGCAAGTTCCAGTCACTGGTTCCTCCTCGAGCTGTGTCGAGTGTGCCAGCTGACCAGAACGGTGGGGTTTGGGAGATCTCAGAAGTCGGAGTTGACGTTATGGCGCCTGGCACCAAATGCGAGAAACCATTTAGGCGGTTTTCTGCGTCTCCAAATTGATCCGTGTCACCCCCAGCAAAGAACCCTGTGCGGATCCAACGAATGTTTACGGATTCCCCGACATCCGGAAGCACAGCGGAGCCTGAAGACTCCCCGCCCAACACATTCACAGAACACTGTCTTGAGTTCAGTGGGTCAAGGGAACGTATGATGTAGACTTCCCTCGTCCCGATCTTGGTGCCTGTCGTGTACGTGATTTCAGCAAGATCAACGCCAACTCTGACCGCCGTGCGAAACGGACCCGAAAGATACCAATAGTCTGAGGCCGCTAACTCCAACTCGTCAGTTGCCGAAATCGTCCCAACTGAAGAAGCGTTGACTCTAGTCCACGCAGTTGCACCGCCAAGAGTTCCTGATGCGATATCTTTTTCGTAGACAGCTAGGAATCCGGCCGCTTGGTGTCCAACAAGTCCTCTGTCATTGGCGTCAGCAACGTTCTTTTTGCGTCCAACGTAGACATACCCTGTAGAGCCGCTGGACGCGCCGGTTGTCGGATGTACGGTCGCGCCCCGTAAGTGAGCCCGCCAGTGTGATTTGTAGGGGTCTAAATAAAGCCCTAGATCTGTTGCCGTGTTGACGATAACAGTTGGTGCAATACCACTACGCAGGTATTCAGGAAAACGAACACGATCAGGCGAGCGGCGCAAGGCTGGATGACTTGCTAGCTCGATCGGCAAACTGCCGACCAAAGCCTGCTTCCCGTAGTAGACCTTGTAAGTGACGTTCTGCGGGATTGACGGCGTGAATGTCAATGTCAGGTTCGCAGCGAAGAACCCAGCACCTATCGCTGCGGGCGAAATAGCGGTGACCGCGACGTAGGATCGACTGACAGGATCGAAAATTTCTGTGTCGTCAGCTGCATTGACCACACGAAACAGATCCTGCAACTGGTCTCCACCGGAATCGCCAACGTAGAAAGGTCCGTAAGTTGTGTTGACCAACAGCAGCGTTGCGTCGGCTGAAGACCCTGAGGCAAACGAAGCCGTGACACTCGGTGCCGCCAACGGCTGATTGAGGACGCCTACCAATACACCCAACACAGCTGAGCTGGTCTGCGCGTACAAGTCCGCCGCAGCGTTCACAACATCGTTGTGAAGCTTTCCAGGTCCAGTCGTAATGGTACTAGGGTCAGCAGTACTCGGCATCTTTTACCTTGGTTGTTGCTAAGCTCCCTCAACTGTAGTAGTTTGGAGTTTCCGTCGTCTTCAGACGGCGGAGAAATTGAAACCTAGCAGTTGTCCCTTGAGCTTGTACACGCTGGCGCTCGAACGATTCGAGACAAGACTTGACATGAAAGCGATTGTGTTTTCGTCATCGAACGAAGCCCATCTCGTAAGCAAGAGCAGCACAAGTTCGCCCTTGAACCCAAACGGAGTGTCGACGGACAACTCACAAAGGATTGGCAAAAAGTTCTTGTGACGCTTCGGGTCGCTTAGCGGCTGCGCGACGCCCAACGGCTTGTACGCACTAGTCAAGGCCTTGAAAAAGGTCCGTCCTTCTGCGTCGACATCCCCTGGGGCGCGACTGAACACAAAGTCGTCAGGCGATGGAACGACTGGCACGTGTGCAGGGAGACGCAGAAAACCCGTATCCGCAAACAACGTGGTCACGGAGACGCGCAGAGCCCCATCAAGTTCATGGTCCCCTGTAAACGTGCCCCCAGATGTCGGGTAAACACCCCCTGATTGGACGTACGCAGTCGGAAACGGGTAGCCCTGGCCATCACTACCACTCCCCGCAGTCAACGCGTAGACATCTTGTGTGACCAATCGAGGAATCAAACTCAAACTCGTACCAAGCAGCGCTGCGCGAACTGTTTGCGGCAAACGCGCCTCGTAGTAGATGGTCAGCTGCTCGTCATTCTGAGGCAGTGGACGGATCGACTGGTAGGTGACGGTGACGGTGACGCCACCACCTCCAACCGCAGGGCTCAATGTCAGAAGGTACCCGTCACTCGAGACCGTGATGGATCCGCCGTAAGGACCTCCCGGAGCTTGTGAAATGGAAACCGTGCCTGTAATTGCACGCTCAGGCAGAGCAATCGTTGTTGTGGTTGAAGTCGAGAAGAAAGTCCTAGAATGCGAAACAGTTGTATAAGACAAGGACACTTCACGATTTGGTGTGTTGAAAGTCGGGGTCTGAAGAGCACTGTAAAGAATCGGTGATCCCGCTGGAAGTTGTGCAGGGTTGTTTATGAACACCCCTTGCAAAGTGGGAAGAACAGCGTTGTTTGCAAAAATAGCCGTTGGTGTACGAAAAAGTCCGGCTCCGGACGGATACGCGATGAGAACCGAAATGTAGATGGGTGATGTGCCGCCGATTGTTGTATGAATCCTAAACGTCAGAGCACCCTGTGGAACACTACCGAGGCCTTCAATGCTCCAACGAGGCGACGTTGTGTCCGTCGTAACATTGACGGAATTCTGTCCCAACGATTCACCGAGGTATACAACGCGAACAACATCCACGAATGAAATCGTGGATGGAGCAAAGGCTGTCCAATTGAATGCTGTGTACGGCCAAATGGGCAGCGCAGACGGCGAGATAGTGATGGTGTCTCCATCCGCCCAGCTAGGGCCCCCGCCCGAACCGTCTGCCGGCGTGAACCTCAAAACGATCGTTTCGTAGATCGTGCGGTCCGAAAATGTTCGACGTACGGCGTCAAACTCGCCAATGAACTCTGCACCCGGAGTGTCACCCGTCGTCGTTCCGTCACCACCGTTGGCGTTCGACACTCCGATCTCGTCGGCCCACATGACGGTGTGCCCGTGAAGACCCCCACCCAACAGTGTTGCTCCGATCTCGGTTTGGATCTGGTTGTCGAGCAAAAGATGCAAGTTACGTTGCGTTACCTCTTGCAGATCCCAACCAGTGGGTGAGGTACCAAACCGCAGGTCGAGGATGTCCCTAGCAACGACGTTGTCGCTGAACAAACTGTCCGGACGGTCCGAAGGACCAGGAAACGCTACACCGCCGTTGTGGTTTGTGTTTCTTGCAAAGGCTGTTGTGTTGCGCCGAAACACAGCACAAAAAGGCAGGGCGTACATGTATCCGTCAACGGTGCCTAGCGTGTTGGTCGGATCCCCATTACCGGCTCGCCAAAGCCCGGGGTCCCCCGACAACGACTGATTCGTATATGTGTAGACCGTAGCCGTTCCGTCGGGGGTCGCAGCCGTGGCCGGCACAGTGTTGGCCACGACAGACGGGTCCTCGATGCCGTTGGGGAAGCTGAATAGGTCAACGGCGTTGACGACACGCAACCGGTATTGGATTTGAACCCGCTTCGTGGTTTCAGACCCTACAGCTCCGTCCAAGATGTCATCAGCGAAGTTCAGTGCCAGGTCGCTAGCGGTCGGAATCTTGACGTTTCCATAGCGCCAGATTCTCGCCGCAGGACTTTTTCCGGTTGTTGTCGGAGCAGCTGGAATGAGCCGGCGCCAAACTTCCAAAATGATGAGATCGGTTCGTTTGGTTCCAGCTCCAACCGGGCCAGCACCGAGGCTCAAAACGTTCAGCTCTGTTGCGTCTCCTGTGTCGGCGACGTGGACAAGCCAGCCATTGACGTGCGCACGCTGCGTCGTGAGACTGACAGTGTTGGCCGTCGTAACGAGCGCATTCAAGAGGCCAGACTGTGTTACATTGAGAAACTGGTTCGACACCCATCCTGAAGGAAACGAGCGCCGACGGGTGACAAGCTCGGCCTCTTGTCCAACATCCTGAGCAAGATTGAGTTCCTTGTCGAGGATCGGCTTCCCCGCCTGAATAACGACTGTTTCCCAAGCACGATCCGCAGGATCCAAATACCCGGACGTTGCCGGCCCATAGTCTTTGGCTGTCATGCAAGTAAACTCAAAAGCTCAAGCGCCACGTGATTGCCAGCGTTGACGTAGGAGGTTTATTCACGACTTTGAAATTTAACACATTGAACAAAGTCTCGAACGCAGTGAGGTCCACCGTGGGGTCGTACGGACCGTTGGGAGGCGTCACAGGGTTCCGTATGGACATGTTGGTCGAGATGTTCCCGCCGATGAGGCCCATCTCGACCAACGGTCCCACAGCTTCGGACTCCGTGTAGATCGTGTTGAAGTCCACGACACGCGTTGGGTAAGCGACAGGTGCACCTGCACCATCGACGAACTGGACAGACGCAAAGGTCTTGCGTGTGATCTCGCCGTAAAGGGCCCGTTGTGTATTGGTAGGAGCCGGCGGATTCATTGGGTCCCATCCCGTGTCGCCAGTACCAATGGCCAGCGCGAAAATACCGTGAGGCGGTTCTTGATTGTCGCGGGCCAAACGGGCTAGCAAAATCGATGCATCGAGAACAACCAAGTTTTCGAGGTGGCGTTCTTCCTGGATCGCCCCAGTCTCTCCGTCACGCAAACAGAGAAAGACTTCCCCACGAATGTGAGGACCCTGATCCGCAGCTCGAACCGCGAACGAGAACCCTACTTGCTCCGTCGGTTCCCTAAGACTTTCCGAGCCTTTCAAATCGTCCTCACCTTCTGGCAAGCATAGGGCATAAGAGGCTTATGCCCTCGAAGCAGTTGAACACCGCTTCGCCAGGGGCTGTGATCACAATCACGGACTATAGGCCCCTAGGGTGCGATTGAACTCGTCGAGAATTTGACCTGAAGTCAATCCGATATTCAGGACTTTCAATGAAGACAATATGCCCGAGGGTGCTGTCCCAGCCACGGTCGATGATCCAACCCTGAACCGACCACTTGTGCCGTCGGTTGGTGTCGTGAGCGTTCCGGAAGCAGCTCCCAACGTTCGACCGTTCAAATAGAATTGAACAACGTTGGTAACCCGAGTTACAGCAAAATGGCAAAGCGACAATGGCGGGTACAGAGTAATCGAATACGAAGCATTCACACCAGCGCCTGATTCACTAAACAGTCCCACATTTTCAGAGGTCGTTGCCACCATGTCAATTTGGTAAAGAGCGTTGGTATCCGAAGTCTCACCAGTTGCTGTGTGCGAACAGAGAAATTTTCCGGCTTCGTAAGCGGGGGACAACTGCAACAACATCTCGATCGTGAGATTGCCAGTGATCCTCAGCACAGGCTCAGCTACGTTGTAGATCAACTTAAGTGGATCGACGATCAACAGTGCTCGCAGACCTGGGAAAATGTTCGTGTAGCGGGCGGCACCGGACTCAACCGTCAAATGGAATCCGTTGCCAGAGCTGTCATTCAAGTCCCCGTCGAACTGCCACAGCCCCACTGGGCTGTGGTGCAAACCATGTCTTTGAACAACAGCCGTCACATGCCCACCGAATCAGTTTACGAACCCAAAAAAGGATCCCAACGTCAGGTTGTATTCCGCTTTGATCTGCGTCGCAGTAAGAGCGCTTGCAATCACTTTGACGGATGAGATCATGTTGGGAGCCCCTGTACCGCCAGGGGAGCCTAAACCCTCGGAAGCCCCAATTCGAAATCGACCGCTCGTACTACCTGTTGGTGCCGTGAGAGTTCCAGACGCGGCACCAAATGTCCGGCCGTTGAGGTAAAACTGAACAACGTTGGACGCCCTGACAAGAGCAAAATGAGAGAGTCTGCGTGGGGGCACTAAATTTGTGGTGTTCAGTGTTTGGTTGGTCCCTGTACTGAACTCGTGGAGGTATTGGAAGGTCGTAGTTGTAAACTGCGCGGCGTAGGAATAGTTCGTCGCCTCCGTCTCTCCAGAAGCGCCGTGGGATACAACGCCGGTGGCCACGTTGTTCGTAATAACATGAAGCAGACACTCAATCGTCAGATCCCCCAGGATATTCAAGGATGCTGTGAAAGCACTTCGTCCAACAGTCAAACCGTCTTGCAAGTACAAGGCTCGTTTGCCAGACGAAAAAATGTCCGTGTAACGCGCTGTGCCTGCAATGGCTGTCAAAGTCAGTCCGTTACCGGAGCTATCGGTGAGGTCATTCTGCAACTGCCACAGACCCGCAGGGCTGTGGGTCGTCGTATGTAGATTAACTGCGCCGGCCACTTTCAAATCTCTCCGTAGAACCGACCAAGTGTTCTGTTGTACTCGGACACGATGTCCGTTCCCGATAACCCGGACGCGATCAGCTTTAGGGACGCGACATCGCAATCAGGTGCGCGTTGCGTCGAAACGCCCACACGGAAACGCCCACTCGTTCCACCATCGGGTGTCGTCAACGTTCCGGACGTAGCGATCAAAACTCCGTCAATGTAGAGACGTATGACCTGGGATATTCTGGTTAACGCTAGATGACACAGATTGTTCAAAGGCGGACGAGTCGTACTGTATGTGACGGCGGAGTCCGCCCCTGAACCGGACTCTTGGAGGTATCCAAACTCCCCCGTCGAGTCCAACACCTGCATGCAGTAGAAGGCATTGTCGGCTGACGCCCCGCTTCCAAAAGTGCCAGCGTGGCTCACTAGATTTCGGAGACTTGTGTAGGCCTGGAGGTTCAACAACATTTCGATCGTGAAGTCCCCTGTGATCGCAAGCGTTGCTTCCGCGACGTTGTAAATAAGGCCCGTCAAATCATTGAACTTGAACCCGCGAACTCCTGGGAAGATGTCAGTGTAACGCTCGGACCCAGTCTCGACAGTCAGGCTGAAACCGTTGCCGCTACTGTCGGTAAGATCGTTCTGGAATTGCCACAACCCGACCGGACTGAAGGTCGTGTCGTGCAACTGAACGGGTGCCTGCGTCCACGTAAAGTCCACGACCACTGCTGTGTCATTGTTGGATCTGTCGTACTCGAAACCACGGATCACTGTGTCCGTGAGAGCAATCGTGTCTGTGACTACAACGTCTCTGACACGGCCGGCAGCGACAGCGTCCGTCACAGACAATGTATCGGAGACGCTGACCAGCAAGGTCAACCCTGCGACCACAGTGTCTGTGATGCTGACGACGTCTTCTTCTTCGACAACAATGGCGCCCGAAGAGAGGACTGTCGTCTGGTCGACCATCGAAATCACGTCTTGTGTAAAGGTTTCCAAGACGTTGATGACCACTTGATCGTCAACCGCCACATCGTCATACAAGTGGCGGATGTCCGGCCAATAGAGCCGTTGCGTCACAGTCGGGCCGGGACCAACCGGCGTCAGATTGTCGAGGGCTCGAAACGATTGAGGCAATGCTCCTGCCCACACAGCTGTGAAGCTCGGAGTAATACGCTCGACAGTGACTGCGTCGAGGGCCAACATCGTATTGTCGACCGTGACATTCGTACCCGACACTTGTGCGATGTTCTGGGAGCCAAATGTCACGAAACGAGGATCGTTAAGAAACCCTCCACGTGAAACGTCGATCGGCTCCTCAAGTGTCGCGTCGACCGGTGTGTCGGTGATCATCGAACCAAAGTCAGCGATCGCAAAGTCATAAATCGGCGGCAACGCATCGTTCGCGTGTTGCGGGTGCAGCTCTATGCGAGCCTGACCTAAACGATCAAACGGTGCCCAGACAACAGCAGTGCCGATGACGCTTGTGATCCCTGGTCGCCACGTGAACAACGGGTCTGGATCTGGAGGATCAGGAAAGTGGTACTCGTCGTAAGCACGAGTGCAGACAGATACGTCCTCCACGTCAATGAATGACGGATTCGAAACTGCCTCAAGAGCCGGCGAGAAGAAAACAAGCCCAGCAGGATCACCCAAGATCCCGCTTGTGACCTCGCCCGAAAAGTTTTCAATAGGGATCTCGAGCGGAGAGACTGCAATAGCCTCGGTCGCATCGGCCCACTGAAAAATGTCGGTATCGTTGACGACAGCTTGGTTCAGGACATCTTTGACGACGGCACTGATGATCGCTGCGTAGTACTCTTTGGAGTTCAGCTCTTGCCCAAGAGTGAGTGTGAGTCGTTGGATCGGCAGGGGCCCTGAAACAGTCGCAGTCAAAACCGGGATTACAACTCCGCCAGTCGTGGTCCGTATAGTGTAGTTTCCTGGGTTGGTGAATGCAGCGTTCACCAACATCGGATTCGAAAACACAAACTCAATTTTTGACAGAGCCTGAGCCCCGACAAAAAAGGTCGTCGTTCCTATTGAGAACCCAACAAACGAGGCAGTATCGTCCGTTCCTAGATCAACTCCGGTTGTGGTTTGAGCATCGGTAACGGTAACGATGTAGAGAATCGCCAGCTGAAACGACGTAGTGAGTCGTACATGTGTCGAATCAAGAACGATTGCCCCTGTGACTGCCAACCCAGGGATCGTGTAGTTCGCCGGATTGACGAGCGGAGGGTACGCAATGTTGAGCGGTCTGGAAAACTCAACGATGACCAGTGTCGACGTAGAGGACGCAGCAGAAACCACACGAAGTGGAACAATCCCTTCGACTGTTTCAGCAATCGAAATCGTCTCATCGATCCCGATGTCGAATAGCTCAGCGACTTCCCCGGCGCCCGAGTCCCCCCAAGCACCGCCTCCCCAGCCTATGCCTCCATAGCCGGCCATCAGACGCTAATGACCGCCAACAAAGTGATGTCAGTGAAGTTGATCGTCCCGCCGCAATGCGTTCCGCTGAATTGACTTGCAGTAAAATCAGGCTCGTCAAGAGCAAGCCAAGTCCGGTACGTCAGTGACCCACAGTTCAGATCAATGGATCGCATTTTGTACAGAAACGTTCCCGGCGGAGCCAGACCGCCGGCCCCAAACGAAATGAGTTCTCCGTCAATGTCCGCCATCGCAACCTACTGTTGTGTACAAGAAGCGGAATCCCGCGTTCGATACTCTTCGACTTGGTCGCAAGTCTCGATCAACGACACACACTGCGGATTCACGGGCACGCCTTTGCCTTGCAGGTCCTCGCAAAAGTCTGGGCAGCTCTGGTTCGGCACATCCACTGGACCTGGGAGGTCGTTGTTGTAGACGGATTCCCCCTCCTCACATCCTAGCGATACCAAGTGCTCACACATGATTTCGCACTGCCCCGGCTCATTGTCGGGCGGTAAGGGCTTCGGCGTTTCTGTGCCTTGAGACGGAAGACACCCAACTATGAAAAAGAGAGCTATCAGTGAAAGCTGGTGCATGGGGGTTTCCTCTTTTCGACCTCACTACACTAGAGGAGCCCATAAAAATGTTGACGAAGTATGGCTACAAAGCAGACCCCCCGAAGAAGGCGGATCAAAAGCCCGACTTCGACTTCACAGCAGGTCTTCTTCCGAAACTCCCACAAGTCTCGCAAGGCGACGTCGATCTCATGGCTTTCTGTACCGAGAGCCACCAGTATTCGATTGGATCATGTACTGGTAACGCGTCAGCGGACTCCGTCGAGGTCCTGAACGCCATCGAAGGTAAACCGGGAGTCCAGCTTTCGAGGCTTTTCGTCTACACGTTAGCCAGAAACTTCATGGACCAGGACGGTGACGGAAAAGGAGACATCGACAAAGACGATGGGGCTTTTCTCCGGTTCTGCTTCGAAGTTCTGTCAAAGTTCGGAATTTGCAGAGAAGACTTACCTGCCGGCAAGGGTGGCTGGCCTTACGACGTAAACAAGGTTCACACACTGCCCGATCTCATGGCCATGCGTGCGGCTACCGCGCACCGAATCCACAGCTACTACAGAATCAGTGAGACCGGAGACAACCGACTCGAGAAAATCGTTGCAGCCTTACGTGCAAACCACCCGGTTACTTTCGGAACCATTGTCGACACATCCTTCCAACAAATCCGTGACGAAACTCCATGGGAAGGGCCAAAGGGCCAGATCCTTGGAGGGCATGCCATGCTTGTGGTCGGTTACCTCGCCTCATTTGGTTTCATCGTCAAGAACTCATGGGGCAAAAATAATTTTGGGTTCAACGGCTTCTGCATCGTTAAGCCCCATGTCTTGGCGTCCAAAGAAACGGGCGACCTGTGGGTTCCAACCAAAGGAACTGCGTTCAAACTTGCAGCTTAGACAGGTGTTGATCGGTTCCACGGCCAACACAGCGGACCAAGTTGCATGAAACGCTTCAAGGTCCCGCTTGCTGGAAATGTGTTGGGACCGTTCGAACCGTCCAAGTTGCCTGCAACCCACCAGAGATCTGCTAAGAATCCGTGACGCCCTTGCCTGCCAGCGGTGTCGCAGTAAATGCCAATTGGCAGTAACGAGTAGAGGCTCGTAACATCACTAGGAACACTCAAGTCTTCCCCAATAAACGGCCGATTTTGCATGTCGGCTTCCCCTGTCAAATTCAGGTTCATAGTTGCAGTACTTCGACCGCGCGCGTCTGCAACGTCCGTCAAATCGTCGTAATTGACTGCGGACGTTGCAGGTCCTGTCGCACTATCAGCTCTCAGCATGGAAACCGACGGACTCGTCCAACCAGCGACAGGATCTCGAGGAACATCGAAAATCCAAAATCCAACCAAATTGGCGTTCCGCGTAATGACTACTCGATTCGACATTCCGTCCACAGACTTCATGACATGATACCTGGACGTGTTGTTTCCTCCGCCACCCCACGTATTCACAGTGGAGCTGATCAAGGTTGTCTGATCTGTAGCTGTCGGCGCAGCGGACGTTGATCCGTCAGTACCTCCATTGACCGAACCAAATCCAGCGACAGGCGAAACAGCCAACAAAGCGAAGTCGTCAAGACTGTTGTTGAGATGTATGAGCAACTCAAATTTTGGAGAGATCCCAGGCTGGCGAAGAACGATCCACGAGCGGACACTGGCAGAAGACCAGTCAAGGTCACTGTCCACTGTCCAGCGGTCGACAGAGTCCATACCGGACGACGTGCTGTTCGACGATCCACTAACAGTCCAATTAGCCTGACTGGTAACCAAACCTCCAGCACTATTGGTCCAACTGCCCGTCCCCAAGAGTGTATTCTTGATGCTCCTCAGCAAGCGTCGATTGGTCGACAAACTACTACCCAAAGCAGAAACAGTTTGGTTGACTTGAAACTGCCAGCGTCGAACAGGGATCGGTAAAGGCATAGGCGATCACGCTGTCATGACGGGAACTGTGCCGTTCCAAGGAACGATCACCACACCAAATTGTGCAAACTGCTTTGAGCTGTCGATAGGATACGTTGAACCGTCCACTACAGAGTCGCTGCCAAACCAAAGATCAGACATCCAGGCGTGGCGACCACGAACGGACGCATAAATGGTGTTGCTACGATCAAGACCGACCGGAAAGATCGGGTACTTACTACTCAAGTCGTTGAGATCCATGCGATCGCCAATGGGGTCTATCGAAGTTGGTGTAGCCGAACCGATACACTCTGTTGAAAAAGGAAGAGCTGCCCTCGAACCAGCACCTAATGCGCTATCTGGTGCCAGCCCATTAATCCTAGAGCAAGGTCCACCACCACCCGAGGTTTGGTTAGACATTGCTGTGTAACTCAAGTGTGAACTTGACGGAGGACCGGAACTTCCCTGTGTCCAACCAACGTAAGGAACAGTCCAACCATCGACTGGGTGTATTGGGCGCTCCCAACCCCAAAAAGTTGTCGAGAAGCCGCTGCGACAAGTGATGACTCGCGTCGCAGCTCCGTCCGTTGATTTCATAACATGGAGAACAGCTCCGACATTTGTGGTTGGTACAAGTCCGGGTGACGAAGAGTTCAAGCCAGAGACCATACCAATAGCATCAGTAGCAGTTGGCCGACTAGTAATACTGCCGCCTGTGTATCCAACAGAGGGTGAGGCCGCTGTGGTGCTAGCCTCCGGAACGGCTGACACGAACCCTTCGAGAGCAAACAGTATTTCCGATTGTGCGTAAATGCCAGGTTGTCGCAGCACAATCCATGATCGTGCTTGCCCAGAATCTGCCCAGACTAAAGCGTTGTTGTTCGTCCAACGATCAACTCCATCCAACGCGGCTGTACCTGCGTTGGATGAGCCGCTGACGGTCCAGTTCGCTAGAGACGCCACGACCTCCCCATTACGGTTGGTCCAAGTCCCAGATCCTTTCAGGATGTCCTTGAGAGTCCGCCAAATGGTTTGAGCCGTGATGAGTTGTGTTCCACCGGCAGCCACAACGACATTGACCTGGTACTGCCACGTTCGCTGGATGACAGGGTAGGCCATCAAATCACACAATTGAGAGTTGGACGAGTTTCGATCCTACAAAGTCAGACGCAGTCCCTCCGTTTCGATACAACCTAACTTCATAGGTTCGGAGTGCGTTTCGCAAATTGCCGGCAGCACCGCCGACGGTCAGCGCACTGGAAATAACACGTGTCGGAGAAGTCACAGCAGTCGTAATCGTCGAGCCTGTCACTGTCTCAGCGTCATCCAAATTCCAAAGCTCGACGGTTGATAGCGCAGCAGCGTTGGTGGTCTCGATCACGGCTTCCAAGTAGAACGAAGCCCCAGGAAACTCCGTCGGATCGACGACAATCATGCCAATGCTGTAGGGACCTGTCTGGTTGGTCGTCCACGGGCCTGAAGACCCGACTACCTTCCTAGTACCCGCGTCCCTAAAGCGTCTCAGCAAGTGGTTCAGGAGCCCGTCTACGGTGTCTCCGGCCCACCCATCAAGCTGTCCTCCGAAATTGAACTCGTTGGGCTTGGCCCCCATCATACCACTTGCCGGATCGGGCAAGGGTATCGGCCAGAGCTGTGGTGGAGGGACTACAATTCCGTTGGCTTCAGGAACAGCGAAGACCCGCTGGTCGATGTCAGTCGGAACCCCGACACGGTTGATGACGTTCCAAACCTTCAGAGCGAAACGATAGCAGCCTCGAACGTCAGGTGTGAAGTTCGCGATGGGTGTGTTGTTGTTGTTATGGAACGTGAACGGAGCCGCTGGAACAAGCGAGCTTGCTGGATCGACATACAACAAATCGATCTGCCAACTTGCTACATCCGTGTTGTTGCTGTTCGCTACAGAAACCAAGGATCCAGTCGTACCCTTAAGGGCTTCGCCATCAGCCCCGATGTTGAGGCCCTGCGTGAATTTTGAAAGTGCAATTGCGGTCATGTGACGCTACGGATACACAAACATCGGAGAGGATGAATACAAGCCAGAGTTCTCTTGCGACAAACAAAGACGTCCTCCGGCCAGCTTTGTGAACGGCTGGGCATTCGCACCAGAAAATCTCTGCGATGTAACCATCCGCCAGCTCTGACCAAAGTCCCTGCTCACAAACCACGTCGCAATAGAAGGCACCACAGTGCTGTAGGCATAAAGACCGATGATCCCAGACTCCACTACCAATGACATCAACACATATGCCGTGCTGCCAGCCAAAGGATTCGTGGCTGACGCCAATTGCGTCCAAGCGCTACTCGCCGACGGACTCGACAAAATAACCAAACCCACACTCAAGTCGTCACTGACGATATACCAGACGTCCTCAACTTTGTCGTACGCTGTGAGGCGCTTTCCGTAGTCTCCTGCAAGGACAGGAAACGGTGGCGTCGAACACTGCACAGGTACCGGCAAGCTGACAAGGCTGAACGTGCTGCCATTCGCACTATAAACTATCTGGCTGTTGGAGCCACCCAACAGACCAATGGTCTTCCCAAGCCCTGTGGCTAGGGATCGGATGGGTACTGACGACCCGTACGACACGCTTGTCCAACTAGCCACACCTCCAAGGTTACGTTCCAAAGTCGCCGTGCTGCCCATGTCACTCCAAGACGCCAGGAACACGTCATTGACACTGTCGTAGACCAAAGCTTGACAGATTTCGTCTGCGCCTAAACCGGCTCGTGTTTGCAACGTGAACACAGGTACCGCCGCCAATGTGCCTTGGATGTACCCGTCAGTGTTTCCTGTAAACTGACGCAGACCAACAATGAAGGGTCCTGTTCGAGGCTTGACTGCTACACGCAAACACTCAGTTTCGTTGCTTTGATATGCCCCTATCACGCTGTTTCCAGTATCGCCCAATCCCGTAGCCACAAAGATCTTGAACTCATCAGCGGGGTACCCCAAGTACGCGTTGGCCGTGATGATCGTGTAATGTGCCAAGTCTTCATTTGTTACAAGCGTACGATCCGCGAACTCAATGTCGGAACAGTCGTCTGCGACACCAAGAGATCCGAATTTCGTGAAAGACAACCAGTTGATTTCTGCAAACGTCCGCAAGCTTTCCAACATCTTGTTGACGTGGTCGTCGTCAAAGTCTTCACCTGTAAAAAAAGTGCCGAAAGGTTTGGGGTCTTGGTAGCTCATGGCTCAACACAGAGGCGATCCTAGGGGTCCGCCGATCTTAAAACAGTACAAATCAGCCGTCATTGAGATAGCGTCGGATACTCCGATATCGAACGATTGAGGTCCGGGATCCACGGATACGCGCACTACGCCAGCACCCGGATCCCGCTCAATCCGGTAGGTGTGGTACCGACCGTCCAGATAGTCGAGACTGATGGCACCCAAATATTTCCCATCTTGCTGATCCGAGACAATCGCGAAGCGCTCTGCTATCCCGGAAGTCAACAAAGCAATCGCGACTGTAAACCCTGGCGCAGAAATTCCGAACCGAATCTGTGTGTCCCCGACACCAAGTGTCGAATCTGCGGCAACTCGCAGTCGGAAAACAGCCTCCGTGATGAGACCAGGAGCATCGAGCAGCGGTGTCGGATTACGATACACTGTTGCCCCACCGACCGTACCATAGGACAACGCACCCCCAGCAACGCTCGCGGAAACATCCACAGGAACGTCGCTCACAAGCTCCCAAGGCGTCGGCGCCGTCGTGTCGTTCTCAGGCAGAACTGTGCCGTCGTATGTCAAACAGACTTCTCTAACGTACTGGAATCCTCCAAGCTCAGGTCCACACGAATCATCAGCCGGCGCGATCAGCGCCAGGGCCCCAGTCGATTGTTCGATGACATCCAAACACGAGTACAAAATGTCATCCGGCACTTCAAGTCGAATGCGTGTTGAACCGTCATTCAAAACGAAGTCACCGTCATTGTTGAGCACGTCTTCGGGGTTGTTCAGGACCGAGACGAACTCTGTAACGACGTAAGGAGCACGCGTCTCAAAAGTCTGCGTACTCGGCACCAACGGCGTACCTTCATTGAGTTGGGTCCAAGCAGGCAAGCCAGGGTCTGCTAAGAAGTCAGGGTCCTTCCTCGGAACAATGCCGGTCGAGCTAGACTTGAAACTTGTCAGCTCATGTGGCAAAACTGTGTAGAGGCGCTCAGGACTCTCCATCACGTTCCACTGGTTGATGACTTGATGATGTGGAGCAATACGGAGCTCGGTCGGGCTCCGAGTAATCCCGTATCGAACGTAGTTCCAACTCGACTGACACAGGTTTTCTGGACTGAACGAACCAAACACGATCGCGGGTAACGCAGCTGACAACGTCAACACGATCCCAGAACTGCTACCTGGCAAGTCAGTAGAACTGTAGCTGATCCTGATCAGCGGATTAGGATCAGAGTCGAGAAACAAATCGACTTCTCCTGTACTGTCCTTGGACAACCGATACTTGTGCGAAATTGACCAGTCAGTCTCGCGAAGAATGCGATAATCAACTAACGATGGAGCAAGAGGCCATGTTGACGGGATCGTCAGAGTTGTCGAGCTCCCAACGCCGGAAATTTCATAGACGCCCTTGTTGGCCCCCGCGTCGACAATCAACAAATCGCCTGCAACCACACCAGAACCAAAAAAGTCCGCTAGAGGGTCTCCCAAGGCGTTACCGTTGATAGCGACGTTCCGTCCTGTGATCTTGGTCGAGGTGTGGTAACCCGTTAAAGCGTTAGGGTCGTAACCCTTCCAAATACCAACAAAGCGTTGTAGGTCCGACCGTACTCGCCAAGCGTTGCAGTAATGCCAGTCTGCGACCGAAATCGATCCAACACTTACAGGTGTTGCCGATCCGAACGAGACCATGGCGTCAGTCGGGACAGGAACAGTGAACGAACTGTAGGCAAGTGACCCTACAAAAGTCCCGTCAATAAACAATGACACCAAATCACCTGTCGTACTCTTCGACAAACGATACGTGTGAGGGTCTCCGTCAAACCAATCGAATGCAAAACGTCCAGGGACAAAGGGAACACCATCCGAGCAAAACGTCACATAGCGTACTCCTGCCAAAATCTCGAATTGCACACCAACGGCTCTGGCCCCATCGTACGCTTGAGCAAAGACCCCCGCAAAGCCAGAGCCATCGACGGTGTAGGAAATTGCTTCAACTCGAAACTCGAAAATGTAATCGACTCCTGACGCAATCACCCGCTGGTCTGAGAGAACAGGTTCCAGGTCTTCAATGAAGTAGAGAACGCCATCTGCGACCGAAGCGTCCGTCAGTCGAAGAATTCGTCCCACCATTGCAACGGCACTGCCGCCCGTTCGGGTCCAAACATAGGGCGAGAAATCCTCAGGCAGAGAACGTCCTCCATAGCTCAGCTTCGGAACCGCAGCGTCAGCGAGAAAACAGACTTGTGTCAGACGTTGACTGTCATCTACTGCGAACATCAAACCGTACGGGTCGACGCCGTGTGTTTGTGTTCGGCCTTGCACTTCAACATCCACCACGAACTGTGAGGCTGAAGTGAGCAGCGGTTCCAGGCGTACGAAGCCTCGGAAGTCACCACCTATCAAACCAACTTGTGTGGCAGTAGAGGTGTCAGTAGCGCTTGTTGAGTCAAGCAGCAGAGTGTTAGTCGCTAGGATTGTTTCCGTTCCGTGGAAACCAATTGGGATCCACGGCTTGGCGTCGACCTCAGGCTCAACATTCGCCTCGTAACTCACGAAGCTGGATGGTGCCGTCTGTAACGCATTGGTCGGCAGGACTAAATACCGAACGAAATCCCACGCAGACACACTCGCAGCAGGACGAGACACTGAACCAAAGAAAACGTCCTGAACTTCGTCGAATGGTGAAGCCAGCTCTTCCAGAAACGGGGCTTCAACAGCAAGGATACGCAGAGTCTCAACAACTTCACCATCGACATAGAGCCGGACTGTCCCGGAAAGATCACGGTAGAATCTGTAGCTGTGCAACACCCCCCAATCAAAATTGGCAGGCAGATTGGTTGGGTTGCCGAGTGTATCGACTCCTCCTGTCCACGCAGACACTAAGGCAGGATTGTCAGCGGATCCGCGTTTCAAGAGTCCAATTTTCTTGACGCCGGCAACATCCAAAAACCCGATTACGAAAGCCGAGACATCTTCAGTGAAGCCAGCAGCCACTCCTGTAAAGACGCCGTCGAGCGTCGCAGAAGTGATCTGAAAGCGCCAAGAAAGAGCTAGGATGTGAGGGAAGGACGTGTCGACTGTTCGAGTCCAGAAAATTGGTTGTCCAAAAGGGAAAGCTCCCGTCGATGCATCGATCACCGTTAGGACGCCAGCAGACGTGCTCGTGGTGCCTGTTCCACGGCGTACCCAAGGGACAGAATCAAGCTCAGGTAGTGTCGTGGCTTCGTAACTTACGAACGACTCGTTGACAATTCGTGTTTCCGAAGGGTACGCGATCCGGTGCGTCGGGCTGTTGAGCAATAGAAGCGTCGGATCGTTCAGAACCGGAGTATAGGCTCTCTCATAAGCACGATAGTGCAATTCCCGAAGCTGAGGCGGGTCAAGAGGTGCCGAGATGTCGAGGGGTGTGTAGTCACTCGGACGAATCAAAACGTTTCGGTACTGGTAAACGTGAGCTGATCGTGGCGAGACGTTGTTGAGTCGAAACTCCTTCGAGTTCAAACGCCGGATCTCTACGGTTGGGTTGCAACACCAGCTGTAGTTCACAGACACGAAGTCGTCAGGGTCAGGAGTAGTAGGCAGGACCACCTGACCCAACAACCCAATCACAGCATCCGGCACAACAAGGTTGCCGTTGACGATGACTTCAACATCGGAAGGGTCATCTGCAATCTCACCGTTGCGCGGATCAAAGAGTTCCCAAAACAAGGTTCCGCTGGATGGTTCCGGAACAGTGAAACTTGCTTGCAAGCGTGCTTGCGTCGAAGACGGTACGGACAATATTTTGAAAGTACCGGAAACCGTCGAGTACACAGTTCGGCTACCCGAACCTGTAAACAGTTCCAGCTTCACACTGTCCGCCGCGGACAGTGAATCGTTGATCTGAACAGCCAACCCGACCACGGACGAACTCGTTGTCGGTGGTAGCCCCAAAGATCCGAGACGTAAGTATAGACCAACATGTTGTGCTGTGAGTGTCGCACCAGGCAACGTTACCTGTGACACACTGGTGATCGAAGCCCCAGAGCCTCTTTGTAGAACCAGCGGAGGGCGGGCAATGGGACCGCGATCTGTGAAAACGCTGCGTACAGTCAAAGGAACAGAAGACGAGAAGATTGCGGTATTGAAAGTCGGATCGGTCGGGTTACCTGCCACGTCCGTAGGCGTACCCAAAATGTTGACCGCCAACTGATACGATCCACTTCCAAGTCCCAGTGTTTCTAGAGAAACGCTTTCTGGACTGGTCGACCACACACGCTTGATTGCAACGCTCGTAGGACCTGTGATCGAATACTCGACAGGCGTCGTGAGCACACCGTTGGTCCGCATCGGCTGGTCAAACACGACAGTCACAACGCCTTCGTCTGTGACCGTCGTAGACTGGACCTGAGGACCAAGAATACCTGATGTGTAAAACACGTGATCGAAATCAAACAACGTATCCGCTCGTGTGCGGAGACCTCGAATCTCAAGCAAGTAGTTCGCTTGATTGGTCAGCTTGTTCGTCGTCTCAAAAGCTATCTGTTCGACGGCCGAGAGATGACGCCAGCTGAGCGATCCGTTCTGGGAGTCCACCAAAGGTAACCGACGATCGATCTGAACGTCAATTGTAGTTAGTCCAGCTGTCGAAGCAGAACCTGTTGTGACAGGAAAGTCTGTTCCGTTGACGTTCACTTGGTCGGAAATACCGACGGTGTCTCCCGACACAATGATAGGACCGACCGAAACGATCCGATAGACCCCCGGCACACGACCATTAAGAATTTCAATGTAGGAACCAACATCGTGACCAATGAACCCCCCATCGAGACGCAAAGTGTCCGAAAGAAAGTTGAGGTCCTGTACGTTGACCAGTAACCCTGTACTGCCCGTTTGAAGCACGTTCGCGATAGGGTTCGCACGCTGAATGTGCGCGGGCACACCGCCAGGTAGTGCGAGAAGTCGGTAGTGCGTGAGATCTTGAACGCCTGCGAACATCAGCTCAGGCACGGTCAACGTGACCCCAAACCCGTCGCTCGAAACAACGACAGGCACAGGGGTCTCGAGTTCAACCGTTACAAATTCAAATATTGTAACGACGTCTTCGAGAACTCGCACGTTATCGGAAACGCGTGTGACGCTGTCTGTGACCGTATCGGAATCAGACAGGATCCGATCGACCTCAGCACGCTCGGCTAAGACAGTATCGCCGGCTGTGACGCTGTCTTCGAGGACACGTGCGTTGTCTGAGTCTCGAGCGATCTCGTCTGGAATGTCGAAAATCGTGTCGTCAACATCAATGTCTACATCGATCGACTCCGCCAAGACGGTGTCCGTCGGACTAGCTACAACATCCGACAAAGAGACATCGACCAGACGATTCAAGAGAACAGCCAGATCGTCAAAAACAACGAGTAGTTCGATGAACTCTCGTACCCAAGCGACATCGCGAAGAATCGTCTCCGTCAGCGCCAATGAATCTGAAACAACGACGCCACGTTCAGCGGTAACAAAGACTTGATCGGTGACCGCCGCAGTATCCGCCAGTGAAATGGCAATGGCCACTGAAGCTGAAACTGAATCCAGTACGGTATCTGTGTCGGTAGCGAATCGCTCGTAAGGGACATCGATCGAGAGTGTGTCGCCGATGGAAATTGTGTCGCTAGCAATACCTCCTAGAATCGTCTCTACAGTGGTTGTGTCAGCAGCAACAATCGCATCCGAAAATTCCCGCTCATACAAGTTCCCAGCACTAAGGAGTTCCGTCAGCGAGACAATGTCTGCGACTACCCGCTCATAGAAGACGTCAAGGGCAGTCGAGTCCGCAGTCGAGTCAATATCTTCGGAACTTCGCTGAAACTCGGCAGTTCTCGTAAGTTCGTCAAAAACCGAAATCGTGTCGGCAGGGAAGACTGTCTCAACCAACAAAGAGGTGTCCGAAACACTGATCGTGTCGGATGCTTCCCGGGCGGTATTAGCCTCGGTGCTGATCTGATCGGTAAAGCTTGGGGCGTCCGAAACATCTCGTACATAGTTAGTCGCAACTTCCAATTGGTCGGTGACGGAAATCGTGTCATCACCAGAAACATTGGGCTCTGAAGTGACCTGATCCGTGAGTGTCGCAGTGTCGCTCGCATCACGGACGTAATCCGTGCTTGCTGCGATCTCGTCAGTAAAGCTGACGTTGTCGTTTACTCCGTAGAATCCCTCGATGACCAGTTGGTCAGCGACACTGAAGACATCGCTGACGCTACGTACGTAGTTGGTTTCGGCGAGACGCTCATCAACCGCGCCTAAAACATCCGGCGAAGGTGTTCTTTGGAAGTCTAGACTCGTAAGTGCCGTGTCAGCGACGGAATCTGAATCCGAAGCTGACCGGTCGTAAGCGCTGGCACTCGACCCTGTGTCTGTGGTCGAAACAACGGACTCGTCGATGGTCGCCGAGTAGAGCGTACCAGTCGACGTGACTTCGCTCAGCGTGTGCGGGTCCTCGACCGCAATGGAATCGCCTAGTGTAACGTCGATCACACACTACCGCCCAAATCCGAACACCTACTAACGAACCGGATCAAAAGTGTTTTCCAGCGGCATCAGAAGGGACCTCACGTCTCAAAAAACAGCTGTTTCATCTGTTTTTGAACTGGGTTAAGCAGGAGAAGCGAAGGGACACGCGGAAATTGAAACAAAACCACCAACGGCTCGCACACGAGCTCATGCAGTCACTGGGAAGCTGCCTCAAGCAGCCATTTCAACTTGTCGCTTACACTTCACACACGTCCCGAAATCCAGGCGCCGTCACATCGCTGTACTTCGTTGTGAGTTGTAAGCAAACCGACGTACGCGTTGATGTGACCTCCGACGGATTCGAAATCCAGCCCAACCAGGGGAACGCCAAGACACACACTACGGAGAGGGAACGCCACGATCAGAAGTCGTTGGTCGTACGCTTGCAAAGCTTACTCGACGGTTTCGGCCCGAACTGAGCGAAAGTGTTTTTGCTCTGTCTAGGTAGTGACCGTCCGTCGAATTGTCTCTCGCTACAAAGAAGGGATCATCCCGGCTTCTTACTTCAAGTCGGGCACAATAGTTCTCTACGGCAAGTACAAAAATCACCGCGGGAGAGTTGCGGGCTTTGGTCAAGACAAGTGGGGAAATCCGACGATTGAAATCGAACCCATTCCCAAAGGGCGCAAGCAAAACAAGGTCATCGGGCTCTACAGGATCTGGCGGGCGGATGTAAAAGAAAAAGCTCTGGCCGCTGTTCGCAAGACCGTAGCTCAACGCATTGTTGAACGACACCGCCAAGCAAATGGGACGTCCTAGTCATTGGTGTTTCAGTATCCGTGAAAGCACCGTTCCCGTACTTCGGCGGCAAAAGCCGGGTCGCTCAGGCTGTCTGGAAGGCGTTCGGAGAAAACGTACCGAACTACATAGAACCGTTCTGCGGGTCCTGTGCAGTGCTTCTTGCTCGCCCCGGTGGGCCCGGAAAGATTGAAACTGTCAACGACGGTTGTTCCTACATTTGCAATTTCTGGAGATCAATCAAACACAACCCACAAAAAACTGCCGAGTGGTGCGACTGGCCTGTGTCCGAACTCGATTTGCATGCACGTCACGCATGGCTCATCAAGCAGTCGATCGATCTCCGCGAGAAGCTCCGAGCTGATCCCGACTACCACGACGCCAAAATCGCAGGATGGTGGGTCTGGGGGATCTGCCAATGGATCGGAGGGGGTTGGTGCAAAACCCCCTACCAACAAAGGCCGCACCTACATGATGGCGACCGAGGTGTGAACGCGGCAGAAAAACAGCTGAAGCAACAAATCCCTGGGATCCACGCTTCCGGTGTGCACAGCTTTGGAACACGTCTCCCAGCTATCGGCAACGATCGGGCGCTCAATGGCCTGACTGCATCACCGGCACTCGAATGGTTTCAAATGCTCTCACAACGCCTCAGGAGAGTTCGATTGGTCCACGGCGACTGGACCAGGGTACTCGGGTCTTCGACGCTTGGGAAGGGCAGGAACGTCGGAGGAAGACGGCCTACAGCTGTTTTTCTCGACGCCCCTTACGACGACGAGTTACGGGACCCTGGACTCTACACTGAGGATACAAAAAACCTCTCAGTGAAAGTCCGCATTTGGGCCCTTGAGCACGGTGATGATCCAGACCTCAGGATCGCACTTTGTGGGCTTGCGTCGGAGCACGACGGCCACATGCCGGCGACTTGGCGTGTCCATCGTTGGACGGGGGCTTCCGGCTACTCACGTGGAAAAAACCGAAGTCGTACACGCCACGAAGAAACAATTTGGTTCAGTCCGCACTGCCTCCATGCCGAAATGGACGAAACACTTTCGGCGCTCCACAACTTCGATTCAATTTCAGAAGCCTCTGATTCGTAGGTACTAACATGGCTTCCAAAATCACGATCGGCTGTAGCCCTTGGGGAGAAAACTGTGCACAGCTCGGACAACCCGGCTACGTTGAGCTCGCCCAGAGAGAGCTCAAGGCTTTCAAGGCTCAGCTAGAGCGTCACTTTGCCGCCAAACACAACGGCGCAAAGCCGACATGTCATCTTGTCATTGTCGGCAACGAACACGATTACGGGACATACTACGACGTCCAAGCCAGTTACCGAAACGGGACGGAAGAGGTCGACGCATTCTGGCTCGAGAGCAACACACCAGAAAACTGGGATGCTACAGCCACAGCCGAGCTCAACGCATGACTTTCACAGAATGGAAGCAAGCCTGCCTCACGACACTAGAAGATATCGGGCTACTCATCGATGACTTGTGGGATTCAGACGATCCTTACGAAGTCTTCCACATGAGCAGAGAGGCTTACAAAGCGCAACAAAGCCCGCGAAGTTTTGTCGAGGACATCTTCTCAGAGGAGATTGCGCGAGCTGAGGGCGAAGCTCAAGAACGGCGCGACGCGAACGCACACTACGTGGACAGCGAAGAATGAATTTAGATGTCGGCGTAACCCCGGCCTCTTCGGGCACGAGGTCGAACCAGGAAGAATTCAAAAGATCCGTGAGTAGGAGACGCTACAGGTGTTCCGTGGACACCTGCGATTCCAACGTCGCGAAGCGTAATACCGCTCAAAGAAGTTCCTGGCGAGCCGTGGTTGAGCTTCCACCGACTCTGTAGACCGTTGACGATGTGATCGCTACCACGAGCCGCGAACAAAGCCTGGATCTCGTTGTCTGACAGAACCCTGGTGTAGAGCCGAATGTCTTCCAGGTAGCCGCCAAATGGGCGTCCACTGTCAACTGGACTAGCCCCGATTAGCAGATCAGATGTGTTAGTCCCAACCGAAGTTGGGACACCTCCAGAGCCATCCTCCACACCATTCACGTAGACTCGATGTTCCGTAGTGCCATCTCGAATCCCGACAACAAAGTACGTTGTACTAGCCGAGATGGTTGTAGCCCCCGCAGCGACGGGATAGGACCCATTAAAAGTACCGAACTCTAAGACATTGGAAGAGAGAACGCTGAATTCCCACCCTGATCCTGATCCTAGACTACCCTCTTTGGAGATGATCTCGTCGCGCGTTCCAGTGCTGTCACGACGAACCCACGCCGTAACCGTCATGTTGTTCGTCGTCTCGTGATTGTCTGAGCAGTTGACCCAATTGGATCCGTTCAACAGGATCGACATTGGACGGCCCGCATAAAATCACAAACTGTGAAACCCATCTGGTTGTGGAGAACCAGATGGGTTTGTTGTTACGCCAACAAAACTTGGAGGGTGGGTGCCGAAAGTCCCGATCAGGTAACTCGCGCTCTGTAGGTGATTCGGAGCTTGTCTGCCGTAGTCTTGTTTACTGCCGTGAACGTCGACCGAGACAAAGCCGAACCACCAGGGCTCGTGTTCTGGTTCAACACAACAACCTCACGGATGTTGGTCGCCGACTTCGTACCGCCGCCAGACGGATACGAGATCACCCACTGGAACGTTCTGGTGGCCGCCAGAAGGGTTTTGCTGTCGACGGTATTCAACGTACCGGTCACAGGTGTAACCACGTTGGTCTGACCGCTGTTGGCAGCAACGCCCGACGTTCCGATCCTCATCTGATCGAAGTCGTTGGTATTGAGGCCTGTGGCCTGGCGCCAGATTTGGCGCTTGCCTGTGTTGACGACCAAGTTCAACGCGGTCCGGCGTTGAACGACCTTTGGCCCGTGCTTTCCAGAACGAATGACTTCAACTGTGAAGATCCCGCGGGCCGTCAGGGTCTCCGTTGCTTCGATGGGCTGCATTGAGTGTTTCCTCCAACAGTTTGATATTGGCTTGCGCCTCCTCGAACGCCACGGATTCGGCATCGTCTGGAAGCAGCTCTAACACTCTGCGAGCGTAATAAAGACTTTCGTCGAGCTTCCCCAATTCAGCAAAAACAGTGGTCAGCCGCTGGCACGGCAGCCAGGTATAGCTAGCCATGTCGATCCACCAGATTGTGAAGGGTGGTTGCCCTATCGTGGTCGAAGCGTAGAGGTAGAAAGAAAGGGCTTCCTCGTAACGCTCAGCAATGTAAGCCAAATCTCCGAGACGTAGCCAATGCTCAGTCCGGCTCCAATCGTCTTCAGTGGCACGAATCAACACCTCTCGGGCCTTCCCCCATTGCTGTTCCGCGGTGTAAAGCTTCGCAAGCACAAGTCGTGTGTGATACCTGAGAGGCCCATTCTTGGGAGGCAACGACAAGAACTCTTCAAGTCGTGCAATCGCACGCTTCGGGTCGTGTTCGCGCCACTCAGCTCCCAAATAGTGTAGCGAGTTTTCGTTGCGATTCGTGATCCAGTCATCCATCAGTGATTTGCGGTTCTGGACTTTCCTCTGCTTCTGTCGTGCCAGCTCACGGTCCTTTGCTCGTTCGTGTAAAGTTTGAACCTGTGGAAGTGTGATCGCCAAGTAGTCCGGCGGATAGTCCAACGTATTGTGTGTACCACGTGTGTAGCGAATCTTCGGGTCATTACGGCAGAGCCAAGGAAACACCCACCGTTGACCTGTACCTGTACGAAAAACAACGCCAACTTTCGCGCCCTTCGGCATCTGATCAAGACCGAGCAATGCTTCGAAACCTGAAATCAGACGCTCATGACCTTCCGTCATGAAAATCCAGTCAGACGTGCAATGGTCCAGGCACTGATTGCGGACCCACGCAAAATGGATCTGCTTTTGGATTTTCTCCTCGTCAGAAACTATCTCACCCAGTTCAATGAGATCCATCTTCGGCGGACCTGAAGGCTGATCCAAATCAAATACGACATCCGCGTACTTCTCAGCAATCTCTCGCGTGTTGTCGACAGTTCTCGGATCGATTCCGATCACCATCTCATCAGCGACTCCGCGAAAGCTCGCAAGCGTTGCTTCAAGGTCCTCAGCCTCGTCACGGACAGGCATCGTCACAGACAATGTGAACGACTTAGGGAAACCGCAGACCGCCAACAAATACGGGCCGAGTACCTCGATCCGCACATCTTTGAAGTATTGTGCCAAGTCACGCTTGAAGCTCATGGCATTGTATTTCACTGTGTGCTGAGGTTCTTCATCAGGACCCAGACGATCATTCGGTACCGAGAGTAACGCTCGTCCCTCTTGAGCCGCCAACTTGAAAATCAAAGCCCGCGTCTCAGCAGACATGTGTTCGACGAACTCTGTCGCTACTACTATTGCTGGGGACTCTTCGTGAATCAGGTCACCGTTGGTTCCAACTAAGGCACGATGCGACAGCGCACGACGTATTTCACTTTCCTGATTCAAATCCGCGACTACCGTCTCGAGGTCTTTTTCCTTCGCTTGTTGCAAAGCCTCCGTGCTGTGGTCAACAACCAGGACATTGGCCTTACGGGTGTCTCTGAGACGCGCTCCCAATACCCCAGTACCTCCACCGAGATCTACGACACGGGCATGGTACGGGAGAATGCGTTCAATCCTCGTGTACACTTGGCTCAACGCTTGTTTACGCCATTCCTCTTGATCCTTGTCTTTCCAAAGACGATTCCAAAGATCCGGCGAGTTCGCCAGACGCGCCTGACGCTCTGCCATAGCTGCATCCAAGGCAGCCCTGTCCGCCGTGACCGTACCGGTCACATCTGAGGTATCCATGTATTCTCCTTTGCCGTGCTCTCTAGAACACCGGCTGAACAGTCGTCAGCGGTCTTCGCGCCGACGTGGAGGTGTGGGATTGACGACAAAATGCTCAATCGTCTCAGGTTGCGTTCGCGGGATCACTTGCGTTCGCGCAGGGGCTGCATTTGTGAATGCCGGGGGTGGTCGTCGCTTGACCAGGATCGCAGTCAAATCAGATTCGCCTGTAAGCGTCGCTGACAAGATCCCATTGACCCACGAATACGTCTCGTCCGAGGTCGTGAACACGTCGAGCACTGGAGCCCGATCATAGGCAGCTGCTGTACTTGTTTCGTCTGACGCAGCAACTGAGTCTTGGGGAAAGACGTCTTTGGCAAGACCTGCGGCCAAAGACTCAGCGACAGTAATCGTGTCTGAAAGTGTCAACGCGACGTCGATCGCGTAAGCCACTGAATCCGCCAACAACGCAGAATCCGAAACAACGCGCCCTAGCTCTGTCGCCGCCGAAACAGTGTCGGTAGTCGACATGTTGTCTGTCGACGTACTTTCCTGAACGAGTCCTGCTGTGATGCTGTCGGCAACAACTGCTGCATCCCCTAACGTGTATTGGTACTCTGCGGCAAGGGCGACTAGGTCTGGGTCCAAAGACAGTACATCATCTGAGGATCTGCCGTACGCCAGGCTTCCTGCTGCGGTATCCGGATCCAAAGAAGCTGTGTCGCCGAAAACACGCTCGTAGCTCAAGTCATCCAACAATGTATCGGTTGACGTATCCTCATCTTCCGAAGGCTGGCGGTCAAACATCGATGTACCTGTCGACAACAAATCGAACGCGGGTTCGTCGAGAACGCCAACAAGTTCGTCCGAAGTCACATCAAAAAGTGCCATAGTTCACCTCACACACAAAAACTGGAACGCAAACCTTGTTCGACAAAGCTCGGCAAGTTCACAACATCGAACCCCAGTGTTATCCGTTGCGACGGAGATGGGGCAAAAGCAAAATCGAGGACCCAACGGCCAAGCGACGAAGGAAAAAAGCGGATGCCGTAGCTTGACGAAGGCATCTCCGCCCAGTAAACCGAACCTGCGACGATCAAGCCGTCCGCAACACCGACACCGTCGACCAGGGTCCAACCAACCGCCTGGTTGTTGACCGTCAATGTGAATCCAATGCTCGCCGGCAAGAGACCGGTGACTGGATTGAAGAAGTCCGAATTGAAGATATCAACCTGATCGAAGACGACCTGGTTGATTTGTACCGACCGATTGCGAAACGTCGCAGCCATCTCGGCTCAGATCACGTCTCGGCAATGCTGAAAAACCCAGCCGGGAAAAATACGACATTGCCAATGTCGATGTCCTTCGGGGTAGCCAGGTCACCAAAGTAGAGCATGTTGCCAGCCGTCAACGCGTCGTACACTTTGACACCTACGGCAGGATTACCCCAAGCTTCAAGAGGAGTCGGAAACGTGATCGGAGCCGAGATGCTCGACACGTTCAACACAGGTACAGCAAACGCCATGAGTTGCCGCACGTAAGACGGAGCAGTGACTTCCAATCCACCGCCAGCGCTTGTCGGAGCGGTCGTCGTAAGAGCCAAATACCAAGCGGTCGGAGGCGTGAAAAGGATCCCCCGAAGATTGTGATTCAGGTTTGCGACTCGCAAATAATCGCTCTTGTTCACGGAAGGTCCTCCACTTTCAATCGATCAGGCGTGACAGGCGGCTTTGAGGTTCTTCAACGTCGTTGCGTACGGGAGAGCTGCAACCTTGCCCTGACTCGAGTACCAACCGTTTCGCAAGGAGTCGAAGTTAGCCAGGCTCGTGTCGAGAACGAAAGTCGTTTTGTTGTTTGCCTTTTCCGTCCGCAGCAGCGGGCATCCAGCAACAGACAAGTAGGCCGCGAAATACAAGTCAGTAGTTTTGTACTGAGGAGAAGGCGTTGAGTTGGGTTCTGATTTTTGCGGTGAGTTGGGTTCTGATTTTTCCATCTTGTTTTGGACCTAAAACGTCAATTGACGATAAAGGGATAGGGTTTCTGGATCGGAGGTCGAATCGGGATATTGATTTTGAGTGTGACGGTCCTACAAAATGTTGATCGTAGGAGCCGAGTCCGTCACTGCCATTGTATCCCCCAACACAACATCGAGTGAATTGATGGATACTTGTGAGGATACGTGTCCTCGAACTTGCACACGAACCAGCGTGGCCAACGTAAGACCTGAAACCAACGAAGCCGGAACCACGATTGAAGTCGCCGAAACGGATCCACCTGCCTGCTCAATTCGAACCTGATCAAGCCGAATGATCGTCTGTCCTGTAATCAACTGAACGACAGTTTCCTTGCTGTCGAACGAGCCAAGGCCTACACCCGTAATCGTCACGGTCCCAGCCAAAACCACGAGTGTGATGTTGGGCAGTGGCGCAGTGAAGAGCGAAACTCCGTCGTCTTGTATCACAGACACAGCAGCGCCATTGGGCAAACCGCGACGAGAATCTGGGTTGAAAGCTGAACTCCGATAGCCAAAAATCTGGCCCACCATGAAGCTTTCAACTGCGACAGTGGTTTCGATAAACTGCGGCGCAATCGCGTCCGCCAAATTCTCATGCGTACCACGACTCGTTGGCACCAAAGACAAAGCAGATGAATTGGTGCTTGCGCCAACCCCACTGATCGTTGCGACCGACACGTCTAAAACTCCGGCAACCGGGTTCAAAGCCGTGATGTACGTCGCAGCAGCAGGCATCGTCCGAGCAAGAGCCGCAGCACCAAGACCGAGAGGTGTGTTCGCAACAGACCCGTTCGCAACAGAGTCAATTTCCACATAGGAAGAGACTCCATGTGGACCTTCCAGAGCGACTCTGGAACCGCTTCCTGTGCCTTGGCGTGCGGTGACACCCAAGGCAGTCAAAACCGTGTTGAGAGCGGCCAGAAGCGTTGTCAGTGAAGCGTACGCCGCTTGCGGTACAAGTACGACGGTGAACGATGATGCTGAGCTCGTTCGAATCCGCAAGTCGTCGTTACCTGCATTGATCGTCAACGGAAAGGATCCGACAATGTCAGATCCTTGGATGGTAGCTCCCGCCCCTGTCGTGGCGTGTGCCAAGACAGCTTCAACTTCCGCCACCGTGGGCCGTCCCACATAACGCTCTTGACCACGAGGCTCAACAGGGGCTCGATGTTGTGAGATGGGTTCTACGTCTCCGATGAGAAGAGGCCCCGGTAGATCGCCACGAACAACTCCTAAACGCATTGCTTTTGCTCCTTACTAGAGACGGCCTCGAGCTTCATCGAACTTCAAATTCTGTAGTATCTGACCGTAGTCAGTGAAAAACTTGCTGATTGACCGAATGAACTCAAGGTCATCTGTGTTCCAAGCAAACTTTGCTTTCCTGAAATCGATCCGCATCCGGTTGATGAGTTTGACGTAGAGGGGTGCACGATCAAGCTGCCTGAACTCTGGAATTGCAGCTACAACTTGGTTGAGTTTGGCTTCTGCGAACTTGAGTAGGTTTCTCCGGTACGGGTCGGGAATGAGGTTTTTTGGTTGCCACCGACGATCGGTTCGGTAAAAATTCTGGCCTTCTGCATCCAGAATTTGTGGGATGATACTGAACGCCACACGACTTCATTCAAACAAGTGTGAACTGGTTACTCAACTGACCGTCGGCACGAACTCGAACCACATCCCCTGGAGCAAGGCCCACGATCAGGGTCGAGTCGATCACGATCGACGTAGCGCCTACAGCGCCCGGTGGAACCGCAATGATTTGCGCTTGCGTCAACGTGACATTTCCAACTCCGGCTCCCGTCAACGTCACGCTGGTAATGTCAGGCGACGTTGAAACGAAACCTGTTCCTGTGATCGTCAAATCTCCGGCAGCCGGTGAGTTGAGCGTCAAGGCTGTGATGACAGGAGCTGTCAAATCACTCGGACTGAACGTGAGGCTGGTGATCAACCCTGCATTCAAGAGGCCACGAATCTTGCCACCATCACGACTGTGTACGACACGCGTCGTGAGTCGCAAATCGATGTAGCCAGGAATCAACGGCTCACCGGCTTTCGTGCGTCGTACGTAGCACGGTTGCTTCGGCTCATTCGCATAGCCGTCGCGTTTGTAGGCTCGAGGATCCCCTGTACTACCTAGGCGGTGAGCGCCCTTATTTGGCAGACCGTCGTCGATGTCGTCGACAAGAATCGGACCCTGAACCGTTTGGGCGTGTATGAGTCGCAGCATTTTGAGGCTCCTACGTTCAGGAGCCCAATAAAGGAACTAGCGAGGCAAGTAGTTCACAAGCGCAGCCGAGAACGCTACCGTGCCCCCAGAGCCTCTTACCAGGACAGTGTCCTGTGGACCTTCCTCGTAACTCAAAACTGTCTGGGGAGCCACCTGACGTTCTGGACCGCCTCTTTGGACAGCCACGTACAAGTTGGTACCGCCTGAAGCTGCCTCGTTCTTGAGGTAGAGATCACGGGTACGGAACAGCCAAAGCTCGAGTGAGCCGGCCACAGTCGCAGCGTTTGGTGCTGTACCCGCGATTTGCACTCGAGCGTGCCCATAGCGTTCCGCATCTGTCAAAACGATAGTCGGAGGGCCTGCCGTGCCGGCAACCCCGACATAATCCACAGGGACAAATCTCAGCCAAAAGTGTTGCGTATCGGAGATCCCTGCTAACGCAGCAAACGACGTAGGATCGAAAGCGATCCGAATCTCATCGCGCGAATTGCTAATCGCCTGCAAGACGGCTGAATTGAGATTTGGGTCCAAATACCCTGAGGAGATGTCTGCGGTCAAAATCGGCGTGAAAGCGGCATCGAAATTAGTAGCCGCTTCCAAACGGTACCCTTTGACGCCGGACCGCTTTGGTGTCAACAAGTCGACGAGGTGTGGCCGACGGCGAAAGATCGAAAAGTCCCTCATGAGGTCGCTTCCTTTGCAACAAGTGCGTCATAAGTAGAAGCGGCTTCGTTACCTTTTGTTGCCCGAACTTGCTCTCGAGCATCGGCCCAAGTTGCAGCTTCAGCCCCTGCTAGGTTGGGTACTAGACGTGGCTTTTCCACGTGGTCTCTCTCACGCTTAGCGAGAACGTTTCGATGCTGGGCTCGATATTTGTTCTCCTTGCCAGCCTTCGACATCCAGCCACCGGAGACGCCATCTTTCAATACAGTGCGGAAGGACGCCGTCAGCACCAACTTGAGCGGACGGTTTTCATCGTCGAGTATTTGTTTAGCACCAGACTTGACAGAGTCGAACTCTTCGAACGAGAGTCGACGAGACACCTGAACCCCGTTCTGATCTTGAAATGTGTAAACAGGCATTTATTTTTCCCGACGCGGGACAACCCACTGTCTGGTAGTAGCTAACACCGCGGCTACATGCTTACAGACACGATTGTCACGCTCAGGGTCTCGTATGTTGGGTGGAGAGGCGGTTCCACGAGCCTTGCCGAGCTGAAAAGTTTCTTGCCGAGCGTGAAACTCTGGACCCAGCCACTGCCATGCAGGACAAGAGCACGAAAGCTCGAGGTCAAGTTTCGTGAAATGTACTGCCGATCCCCGACGAACGGCTCGAACCTTTACGGCTTTGGCTCCGTTGCCACAATTCACACTAAAGATCCAACGCAGGTTTCTGGGATCAAATCGCTTCAAGGCAGCGGAACATCCAAGTGATCGCTCTTGGAACTTCGTATCCAAACCTTCCAAGATCTGCTCCAGAGTTGCAGATGTCCGAATGCTTGAATCCCCGGACAACAACAGTGTCGGGGCTCCTTCCAAGCGCCAAAGCTCGACAACAAATGTCGCAGCCTTGTAGGTGTTGTCGGTATCGTCGCGATACGGATACTGTGTTTTTGTCGGAGGGTTTGGCGTGCCGAGACCAAAGTAGCTCGTCTCACCACCGACGTCCCGAACATCTACACGTGAATGCTCCTTGGTCTTATCCGTAGGGTTCGTGATCCGCCAAATGGGCTCATCACGATTAGGCCGACGACGAGTGTCGTCAACGGGCTTCGCATGTGTCGACTGACCAGGAATGTCAGCGGGTAACGCGAGTCCACGACCAGGCGGATCTCCTGTAGGAGTCTCCGAAACCGCACGCTGTGTTGTGAGGGCCTGTGACACAACTTACTTCAACTTGAGTGCCCAAGACTCCAAACTATGCATGACCTTCTTGAACTCCGCAAGTGTGCGCACAGGGACAAGTGCGGACCGTCGATCGTAGCTGTAGGACATGATCTGACGACTCCTACCGACCGAACGATCGAACGATCCACTTTGATTTGAAGTCCCTCTCGAGACGCTCTATATACCGAAAAGCTTCTCCAATCGTGTGGTCAAGTTCGTACAAGTCTTTTTCGACCTTCTCGATTTCTGGATTGTCGTAGTTATCTGTGTACACTACGCCGCTAGCGTCTCGACGCACGTCACCCAAAGCCAGGTGCAGGTGGCGAACCATAACACGAGCATCCAAAAGCTTGTCCACGGACTGCTTCAGGTAACCGAGAAGCTTGTCTGGAGATACTGACGCCCGTCGATCGTAACTGTAAGGCATGATCTGTCAAACCTTCCAAGCGAGAGCGGCTTCCTTCTTCTTGAACTGATTTGCTTCCCACTTCTTCTTGTCCTCTTCGGACATGTTTTCAGTGGGGTCTCCCGCCTCTTTCTTCTTGAACTGATTCGCCTCCCACTTCTTCTTGTCCTCTTCGGACATGTTCTCAGTGGGGTCCCCTGCTTCCTTTGTGAAGTTGTCCTTGTTCTTCTCGTGTTCAATCTTCCACTTCTTGGCGTCGGCTTCGGACATGTTCTCGGTCGGATCAGCCGGCTTGCCTTCTTCGAAGCGAGAGCGTTTGGCGTCGTCGTCTGAACTCGCCAAAACCGAGGGATCCAAGGAAAGTTCATTCTTGAGAAAACCGCCTAACCCAAGACGTGTTCTCATGATCTCACGTTTGAAGGCTTCCGACTTCTGTGTATCGATTGATCCGAGATGCACTAAAACCGTTGCAATGCCGTCGACCACTTCGAGCAAATTGGTCAAAGACAACCGATAACGTTTCGCGTTAGCCTGGCGCATAGCCACCACAAGGCTCTTCCGCATGGTCTCAAACGCGATCGCTATTTGCGCGTCATCTACCGCAGCCAATTTGTTGACAACAGCATCCGGGACTGTGTGGCTCAAAACTGTAGCGAGTTCACGAGGGCTAGGACGTGAAGACCGATCTTCCAAAGAGCTTGCCAAATGCTCTAGCTGATCAGCAACCTGTCCGATGTCAGGCATCGTCGAGGCAACCACCGTAGGAGTTGTTATCACTCCTTCCGGATCCAAGCTCTCAACCAACGAGGCCACACGATCCAATGCCAATGCACCGCTCTCACGAGCTAGTTTTGCGATCTCACGGAGTTCGTCCGCGGCTTGTTTTGGCTTCATAGACACTCTATTTTCTTGCATCTGACGGTCCTCCGAACGACGCTGCACATAACGAATCCTCACGTCTTTGAGAACCCGTTCCAACTCTTCCACTTTCTCAGGCAAAAGCCCTTGCTTGATTTCCTCGTAGTCAAGACGATCTGCCGCGAGAGCTGTCGCCTCTAGAGCCTTTTGAAGCTTGAAGGCTGTCTCAGGGATGCTATTGACGAGATGGCCAGCGGTTTCGAAAATGTGATCCTTGTGTGAAGACTTGTTGATCAACACAGTTGTGTCCGCGATGTAGCGAACCAGTTGATCACAACGAAGACGCGCATCACCTAACTCCTCCATCAAATAGAGAAGAGCCCCCGCCTCCTTGGTCTGGTGCGCAGTCCGTTGCAAGCAACTGGTAAATTCATTCACCTGATGGATCCAATTTCTTCCGAAGAGCTTTCAAGTACGCTAGGGCGTTGGTATTCTCTTTGAGAGAATACAATGTGGTTTGACGAACAACCGTGACTCCTCGCTCTAGATCGTAGCGACCCAGTCCCCAGAGACGTGACATTGGGTCGTCACAAATCTTCAAGTCTCCCCCCTGCCTTGCGAAGTCGACAAGCTCGAGAGCAGAGACAACCTTTCGCTCAGGTATCAAAGGGCCGTTGCCGAACATAGGGAACTCCTCGAGAGCTTCCTTGTATCCAGGGTTTTGGACGATGATTCCGAACATGCCACGTTCATGATCATCCGCCCGATAAACGGTCAAACCATCCTTCTGGAGAGCTGAAATCCTCTCCAGAAGGAGCTCCTCCGTCATGGGCTTCATACGAAAATCTCCGGGAACTCAGACATGATCGCGTCACGAGTCTCGACAGAGGTCTCAGCAGCCACAGCGGCTCGAAGCACATCCTGACGATCTCCATAGTCCGCCACCAAACGAGCGACCTTGCGCTTCACTGGCTGATCGAAGTCGTAGTTGTCTGGAAAGTCTGGAGTAATGGATCTTGCAACTTTCCTGCGTGTGTCAGTCGTGGCAACACGCGGAGTTAACGGTTTCATCGATCCAGGGCCATTCGTGTTTGTGATCCGCACGCCGTCCTGGACCACGACATCGTCCCCAGGACGTGCAGAAGTCTTGGGAGTACCGAGTGTCAAAGTAGACGAGATTCCTTCTTCACTAGCAATGCGCTTTGAAACTGCGTCACGCCCAACGCTCATACTAGATTGAAAAAACGCAGCCTCATCTGTAGGCATACCAAGCAAAGCTTCGTCAACTGTCTGACCCTCTGCGGGGTCAATCTGAACATTGTTGAGCTGATTGTTGATCTCGGAAAGGCTTTCCAAACCTAGATTTGTCGAACTCTTCGCTGATGTGCGAAGCGTTCGAACGGTGTTCACATTGCCCGTCTCGATTGGGGCTTCTGTACTCGCCAGGTTCTTCTGCTGGACCGTTGGATCCATGACATTGCCGCCTTGAGCTGGACCGACTCTGATCCCAGCCCTCGGTGAAGCATGTCTCTTCGCAGTTGCAGGAGCGAGACTTGATGTTTCAGTTGCAACTCGACTCTTTAGCCAACCAGCTTTGATGGCCCCACGAAGCTGAGGCAAAACGACCGGATCTTGGCCGTCGATCATCACTCGAGTCCCATCAAATAGGATGGTGGTGTCTTTTTCAACTGGAACGTTTAACCCTCCCAACAGGAAGCGTTGGGTGACTGTGTACTCGACGTATTGTTGTGTTCCCATTTTGGATCTCCTTCTATTTGTTTTTTTGGCGGATCGTTCAAGATCCGTAGAGTGTCTCAGTGCCCGTGTCCGAATGCCGTTTGGTACTTGGGCTTTCCGTCCCACTTGCTGGCAGAGTGTCCATCGATGGTGAATGACTGCCCCGACGGACGGACTCGTTTGGTCGGACCCGTGAACTTGCCAGGAACGGCTACTACATAGTCAGTAGCCTCGTGCCCGCCTGTGGTTTTCTCTGCGATCTTTCGAACAAGGAGTACCTTGCCTCGAACCTCGACCACTTCATAGAAGTCGATGTTTGTCTGATCGTAGCCCCAACTCGTGTAGTAGATATCGCCAACGTCGGCATCGTGTTTGAACTCACGCCGCTCCTGTTGACGGTCCTCTTTCATCTTGAGCCGGGTTCTCTGGCCCGCAATTGTTTCTTCAATCTTCCGAGTCCGATCGGCCTCGCTGAGGAAACGGTAATTCCAGAGTGGCTTGTTGGCTTTGCCGGAGAAAGCGATCCCGTACGGCTTACTATTCGACTCCCAAGTCCAAATCGCGAGATCTGTACCCTCAGGGGTGATGGGATCCTTATCTCGTACCTCGGGCGGAAGATGAAACGACCGAGGTACGTGAAATCGACCCGGGAGGCCTGCCTCACGAAATCGGGCGACTACGTTCGAGATGATGACGGAATCCACATACACACAAACTGACAAAAGCATTAGAGTGAGGAGGCGATCACTGTGTGCAAGGACTCATCGACAAAACGCCGCTTCGCTTGCGCATAGCGGCCCCAAAGAACGAAGACGACGGGTCGGCCAAGAGCATTGATGGCTTGAAGGGTCGCGTCTGTAAACGTTTCCCAGCCGTGGTCTCGGTGCGAACCAGGCTCACTGTCACGAACTGTCAGCACCGAATTGAGAAGCAAGATCCCTTGGCGAGCCCACCCCCACAAGGAGCCGTTCTGTCTAGTAACTCCAACATCCTGCTCAAGCTCGACGTAGATGTTCTGTAGGCTCGGTGGTGAGGCGTAACCGTGGGGCACGGAGAAGCAGAGGCCGTGAGCCTGTCCGAGCTTGTGATAGGGGTCCTGCCCCAAGATCACCACGCGGACGTCTTCGAGATGTGCCGCCTTGTAGGCGTTGAATATTTTGTGAGTAGGTGGATAGACAGGTAGCTGCTTCCGTTCGCTGCGTACGAAAGCAACCAACTCACGGAAGTACGCCTTTCTCGCCTCAGTACGAAAGAGTTCCTCCCATGCACCCCACAAGTTGTTCGTGTCCGCCACTCCTGTGAGCGAACACTGCACAAACGAAAGAGCCAAGAACCCGTAGGCTCCTGGCTCTTTCAATCTTCAAGGAGGTGTACGTACTGACTAACAATGCAGCGGGTTCAAAAGTAGTTTCCGTCTCAGGTCCGTTTGATGGGATCGCTACCAGTGGAGGACTGTCAATGATTTACGAGTACAACGCCAAGCTTCTACGCGTCGTCGACGGGGACACTATTTGGCTTGATGTCAACCTTGGCTTCGGGATCCATGCGACGCTAGACTTTCGACTTTACGGAATCAACACTCCGGAAGTGATCGGAACAACCAAGACCGCTGGGCTCGCCGCCAAGGCCGAGCTTGAACGGCTTCTTTCCGTAGCTGCACAACTTGGAAATCCTCTGAAAATTGAGAGTACGAAATCTGACAAGTACGGTCGATATTTAGCTGTCATCCACGTCAAACAAGCCGACGGTACGGAGATCGACGTCAACGAGGAACTGATCAAGCAAGGCCATGCGACGCGGTACTTTGGAGTTGGGCCCAAGGTTTGATCGGAAGTGTGGCCTCACACAAAAACAAAAACCTGCTCAGTAGCTGGCACCTTTCCTATTCTACCAAGAGGTAGAACCAAGGTGCGCTGCAAACGAAACCCTGCGAGACCTGCCAGTCGCACCAACTCGTCCGCAATCGGGAACCGTTGTGCCCCTCGTCGCACATTCTTTGTGTTCACACAAAACAAACCACCGTCACGTAAGTGTCGTTTGGACTTCAACACGAACGGTTGAAGAAACCCTTCCAGCCAAAGATCCCACGTTGAATACCTGACCCAACTCTGCGCCGCACTATCAGAGTACTTCTCGACCGAAAAGTACGGAGGACTCGTTAGTACAAGATCCGCGCGCAAGTCTGCCAGGTCCACGTCTTCGAACGGGTATTCAAAAAAGTCAAAATGGCCAACCACCGATTGCAAAGCTGTGTATGACGCACCAGCTTTAGGATGAGGATCAACGCCAACGTATCGTCTACCGCTTGCCAGAGTCCCTACAGCACGACCACCATAACCAGCACACGGATCCAAGACGGTACCGCCAACAGGGCACAACGCCTCCACCAGAGCCTTTGCAAAACAAGGGCGAAAATTGGTCGGGCCACGAACAACGGCCTGCAAAGCGCGAAACACACGTACAGGCTGCACAGGATCACCAACAGCCAATTGAAACTTCACGGCCCTACGCACATATTCCTGGTCGTACCACGCCGATCGCACTGAAGGACGATCTTGATATCTAGCGTCATATCTGTGTGGAAAGAACCGCTGACACAGCTTCGATCCTGAACGTGTTTCACGCACCAATCTATCTTCCACTAGTTCAGTTTTGGACAACAACAGCTTAGACCAATCTATCTCCGCCTCCTCCATCGACGGCACAACCAAAGGCAGCACAGTTCTCGAAAGAACAGCGACGACGCTCTCTACATACGTTAGTGTGCGAGCGTCCAGCCTCTTGATCGCAAGACTCGCAGTTTCAACGTCCAACTCGACTTTGCTGCTACGTGAAGGACGACCTGTACATCCAGGGGCTAAACCGTGTTGTTTCCTCCAACGCGAAACACTTGTGCGGGACACTTGAAGTACATCAGCGATGTCGTCGGTATGGAGGCCCCGATCAAATAACGATCGCAAACGATCGTAGGTCAACAGATCTCGAGGCGCTAAACCAGCCTTGGGCGTCTTGACAGCGATCTTGTAACCGAGGCTAGGATGTAGATGTGGACGCACCAAATCCAAAAACCTGTTCAGCGCTGTGCGCCCTTGAATGTGGAGGGATCCGTCCTCGTAGACTTTGCTTCTGATACCCAGACTTGTCAGAATTCCAACCTGCACGCGTTGATCCTCTAGTGAGGGACCAACAGTGATCCTTACGTAATTACCTGAACGCGATCCATCATCCATGAACCAGACAGCCAGAGCTAAGCCGTCTACCCACTCTACTGGCAAGCGTGTAAACGTTTTGGGCCCTGAACCTGACGGGTAGAACAACTGCCAATAAGGAAAGAGGGCTCGACACGCATGTGTGAACAATCGATGACCCAGATACTCCCCTTTATCTGCTTTCCGAATGGCTACTGTAAACACCCCCCACTCCTCAGCTTTCCACAACAAATACTCATGTTGTTTGACGGAGTGGTGTTCTTGGTATCGTGCTGTATTTGTACCAGAACGCCGTAAGTTACCGTCACCTAACATTGATCCAACTAGAATTGACCTCAGACGATCGGTCAAAGTATCTGGGAGCCCAAAGCGATCACTCTTAGTCAGTGTCGGAATGCCGTACTTCTGGCGAAGACGACTAACGTGTGCTTGGGAAATACCAAACACACGACCAATTTCGGTCTCTGTCTTGTGCTGATCAAGATAAAGGTCCCGCAGAAATTGTTCCGTCAATCGTGTCGACACCTTCACACGATTAGCATACTTCTGTGCAACGATTCAGTGCTGTAGTGATTTTTCTCAGCAAACAAACCTGTCGGTAACCAGACACAGTACGAACCAAACACGGTTGCAATCGGAAAAAACGACGACGACCCAACAATGATTGAAATAGAAAAAGGCCGCCAGGGGTCTCCCAGCGGCCTTTCTAGATCAACGATTACAGATTGCTCAACTACTCTGAATCACTGATCAAACTCTGGTCACGACCAGGCGGCTGACAGCACGTGGGTTGAACGCGCCGATGCCGATATTTTCAAAGACCGAAAATCCGATCAGACGGTTCTTGGGATCGTCGGCGCTCAAAACCGTGAGTTCTGTACGAACCGGGAACCGGCCAAAGTTCTCGGCTTCCGCGCAGATGTAGATGAACCCAACCGGTACGATTCTGCTCGTGATGATCTGCGCTCCCCACAACACAGCTTGTAGGCCTGTGTTGAGAAGGACGGCCTGGCTTTCGATATCCAGGATGTCCCGACCGAACTTGCGGATGTCCGCATAGTCGGTCGCGTTCATGAAGATCCGGGCGACCCGAAGCCCGTGACGCTCGACCTCTGCGAATGCGTCGGCCAAGAACGACGGTGAGACCGGTGCGACCACAGCCAAGTCAGGGTTGGTCTGACCGGGTAGTGTGTCGAAGCCGCTGACAGCAACGCTGTCAACGATTGCGAAACCGCGCTCGTCTTCAGCTGCTGCAATCTGCGCTTTCGCCAGGTCCTGAGCACGCTCGATCATGTCGAACCTGCGCTCCTTGATCTGGGAGAGCGGGATCTCAGGATTCGAAGCAATCTCGAAGACCGGGAAGATCACACGACGTGACTTCTGGATCGACTGGATGTTGGCGCCTTCTTCACCGACGACGAACGCCGTGACTTCAGGATCCTTGTCGTAAACAGGCAAGGCGCCGTCAGGCAGCTCTTCCACGAGGAAGCTCTTCCGGATGACTGCCACGTAGTCGCGTCGTAGACGCAACGATTGAATCATCGAAGCCGCAAGCTTCTCACGCCCTTGCGGTGTTCTGATGTGTTCGCCGATTAGGCGCTGTCGGATCTCGTTACTGATTATGGAAGCTGACATGTTTCACCTCAAATCCGAGATCAGACCCGGAGATCCAGAACCAGTAGTGTGTTGTTAGCGTCTGGGGCGATTCGTACGATCCCCATGAGGGTGACGAAGTCCCGGTTGTTCTGACCGGCTACGTTCCACTCGTAGGCATCTTCAATACGATTCGTCAAAAGACCATTGACGCTCGCGTAGAGTTTGTCGCCCTGCGCATACGTGAGAGCCGCAGAGCCACCAACTTGTTGTTGTGTTTCCCACAGGCTCACAGCGTCTGTGCCGAAACCACAGAGGAATGGGCCTCGACCCGAAGCGACGCCAGGCGTGTTCTCGAATGGGTTTCCGAGAGCGTCGTTGATGAAGAGACCGAGGGGCTTCTGGCCAGCAACGTAGGCCGCAGCAATCTGCACGGGGCCGCCGATGTAGCCGTTACCACCATCGGGGCGTGTGAACGCCACCGTGGCTCCCAAAACACCAACTCTGGTGATCCCACTCAAAGTGGTTGACTTGTTGGCTACTGCGGTGACGACTGGGGGATTCGCTTGCGTGAACGCATCTACCGTCAGGATCCCAATTGAGTTGCGGATCCCAGAGTGTAGAATTTGTACACGACCAGAGGTTTCCCTGAAGTCACCCGAGCCTTGACCGATACTCAAAGGCATAGATTTCTCCTAGCTGGGGTGGATTCGTCCCAGAAGGTGCTGGGCCACGATTCATTCCATCTGAGGCGCTAGTCTGATTTGGACTAACGAAAAGCGTGACTCACGTCGGGTGGGGCGTCCCACAGACCTGCGAGGTTGTCAGATCCCGTCGCCGGGAGGTCTGATCCTGGAGTGCCGCCTATACGGCTCACACCCGGAGGTTTTGTTCCAAGTGTGCGACTTGCGGTCTTGACCCTGGTACCCGGATCATCAGCACTGGCAGTGATGCCAAAAGCTGCTTGAGCATTCTGGGCTTCAGGTGCTGAAGCGAAGATCTGTTGCAGATCAGGGTCCACTGCCACGTCATCGACCATCATCGACGGGCCCATGTCCTGAAAGAAGCCCATGTCATCATTGGCCATCTGCGGCTGTTGTTGAACGGGTTGCTGCTGCTGCTGAGCTTGCTGCTGCGGAGGCTGTTGTTGCAGCTGCTGCACAGCTTGTTGCACCATATCTTGGAGCTGAGCTTCTAGCTGCTGCTGTGACTGTACCTGCTGTTGCTGGACTTGTTGCTGAGCCAATTGCTGCACCATCTGGTTAGCAGTGACTGTGTCCCCCTGCTGCATGGCTGCGATCGCTTTTGCAGCAAGCTTCGCACGAGCTTCCTTCTGCTGTTCCTTATCATCATCTTGCTGCTGATCCTGAGCTTGCTTGCTCTTGTCTTTGTCAGCGTCGTCTTGCTGCTGCTGATCCTGAGCTTGCTTGCTCTTGTCTTTGTCAGCGTCGTCTTGCTGCTGCTGCTGCTGATCCTGAGCTTGCTTGCTCTTGTCTTTGTCAGCGTCGTCTTGCTGCTCGTCATCAGAGGCGAGACGTCGAACGGTATCGATCAAAACGCTATCGGGTAGGTGCATGAACCCGAGGGCCTGATCCTCCAAGAGTTGTGTCGAAGCGTTCTTGAGGAGATGCTTGGAAAGCTGGAGGCAGACCTCAGCTTTCTTCTCGAGCTTCTCGTCGTCTTCTTGCTCTTCGGCGGCGGTCTTGAAAGTGTCAGGCCTGAACGCAGGCATCCCGATCTCGTTTACACGAGTGTAGCCAGTAGAGTCGTACTCGTCCTTCCACCGACTCGGTGATACATCTTCTGCAAAGTCTGAAGGCGTACCGGTCACGTATGCGTCGGCAGCGGGTTGGGCCTGCAAATTCTCAGGCCGCATCGAATCAGGATCAGCCGCCAACTTGGCAATTCTCTCGCGGTCCCATGTAGATCGTTCACGCATAACTAAACTTCTCCGTCCGTTTTCGTCCCCGCAGAAAACTTGGTCACCTTCACCCAGATCACCGATAAAAAAGGAATCACGTAGTTCCTAGGTCAAAGAGCTGACCTTTCTCGATCAAAGCTTTTTGCTCCGCCGCTGTGAGCACATGACCCAAAACCCTCTGACAAACCGCTAAAAATGCGGTATTTCCGCCATGTCGACGTGGACCTCCCACCTCAAGAACGGTTCGGTAAACCCGATCAGTCCCCGCCTGCTTGATTCGACCCATTTGGTCCAAAACCCTAGATATTACAAGTACTTCCGCTCCTGACAAAGATTTGTTGTTCGCAACACGACGCCAACCACCAAGTCGATGCAAGACAAAACCTGTCAAGATTCGTTGCACACAGTCCGGATTCCGTATTCGAGCAGACAAGTAGCGCTCGACTGATCTGAACTCGGGGATCTTAGAAGCTTCGTGTGTGAGGCCTCCATTCGTGTCATCTCGCAGAGTTGAACGAGGTGGAACAGGCCCGTTCAAGTCACTTCGAACCTTCTCCAAAGCCTTCTGCCGAATCAATTTAGCGACCTCATCAACAGCGGTATCAATATCGCTCGGGGAGCCAGAAGGCGTCACCTCGTTTGACGGATCAACGAAGGGGTTCTGATCTTGTGCTGCTTTAAGCGAAGCACCAAGAGTCGCCGTTGGTGGACGTAAAGGCAAAACTTGGTTGAGCTGTGATGCGGCAGCTTCGCCTGGAAAAAGGTTACGAACAACTGCACCCTTGAATGCCGGATTCGCAACCCAAGATGCCTCGATGAATTTTACGCTGTCATTTTCTGAGGCGTTGCCACACAACTCTGCCACTTTGTGTGTCTTCCCAAAAGCGTCTTTGAACGTGTTTCCCTTCGCGTATTTTATGTGGCTGCAAAGCTCTGTGTCGTCAGTGGCCACGTTTCCGCAGAACGAACACTGGCTGTAGAGAATTGAACAACCCATGCTGAGAGAATTGATCTTCCCTGACTCGATCCCAGCAATCAAAGCTCGGTGCTTCCGATCAGTCGCCACCAAAATGTCAATGTAGACACTCGGGCCCGTGTCCCGGGCCACAGCGTCAATGATCCGTCCCTTGGAGAGCTCCTTGACCTGTAGGTGCTCCATGAAATTGTTGGCACCAATGAACGTACGATACGTTGCCAACAACAACGGACGGGACCACGCGTCGTTGTTGTTATTTATAAAACGAGACGTCTCCGACGTGATGTAGTAATCAAGGAAACGCCGGTTGACTTCAAAGCTGCCTTGTAAGTGACGACCCAGTGGACCTGGACCATTTTCGGTATCCACTGACGCCATGATCGTGGCGTGACTCAACAAGTACTGTGCCGGATCGTATTTCTGTAACACAGTGCTCTGTGTAGCAACCTTGCGCCCAGCGGTGACATGACGCTGCCAAGCATCAACTGAAGCCAAAGGCTCCGCGACTACTGCGTTGGCGTACTTAAGAAAGGCCATTTCTTTCCTGTTGCGTCACATGGCCGTCGACAGGGCACTTGTACATGTCTCGAGCCACACAAAACATCTCCGCACCGCACTCTGGACAAATCACGCGAAGCGTCGGACGAAGCACTGCACCTGTCTGCCCACCGGGGTAGACAGGTTTGACTTCAACGACATCTCCATACTTCACGAACGGCACAATCAGCCTTCCAGCAATTTGATTGTCGAACGAAGTGTTTGACCGTGGCCGCTTACCAACAGCGTTTCGCAGAGATACCGAGCCGCAACGTGCCCCTTGAAGCTGTCGAGAAAGGTCTTCAAACGTTGCTTGTCATCAGTCTTGAGGATCTGTTGCAAGTCATTGAGAACCTCTGGACGGATACTGCCTGCGGTTACACACTCCTGATAGGCGTGTGCCGCTTGTAACAAGGCTTGTTTGTTCGTCATCACACCAATCACCACCCAACAGGGGCGCCTTCCGGTCCCAAAATATCAGCTTGTCGAATCAAGTAGAGGTCTCGGGGACAAGCGAACAGTTTGACCTTCTGTCCTTTGCTCATCTTGTACGTGGTACGTCGCATGCTCGTCCCACACCTCGGACAATTCGGGCGGCCAATCTCAACTTCCGAACGTGTTGCACGATGTTGTCGATTCTGTGAAAACCAATACGTGGCTTGCTTGTCAGCAAGACCGGACCAGTAGAGGGACTCCGCAAGAGCCGCAAATCTGTAGAACTTCGCAGTTTCCTGTCGTATGGTTCTGTCCCCAATTTCAGACCCGTACCGCCTCCATTGATCATCGTAAGAGGCAACTTCAGACAGACCTGCATGAAACGATCTGGCCAGCTCGCGGTAGAACTCCGGGTTCTCGACCAACCACCAAACTGCGGCTGACTTCGTGCCGAACCCATTCACCGAAGACGGAAGACACACCGCGAACGTGATTCCTACCTTAGCTAGAGACTCCTCCGTCGACTGTTGGTCGAATGGCCACGCAACCTTGATGTTAGGAGAGACCTCTACGATTCGCCCAACGTAGGGCGACAAACCGTGCGACCCGAACTTCTGAACCAAGTCACCGGGGCCGAACGAGCGATCGTAGTCCCAGTAGTTGGACATTCATTTCACGGTGCGAGAGCGCGCCCTGTAGATGACTTGCCGTCCTGAACCGCCTGTGTTTGGTCGTCAGCGTAAGCCGCCATGTAGGGCTCATCAGCGTCGGTCTGTATGGGCCTCGAAGGAGAATTGAACGTCGACATGTACGACTCGTCGGAATCGCTCTTCAAAACCTTGGCGTTCTTCAGGGTCTCAACTTGACGTTTAGCCAACGAGCCCTGTCCGTACATACCGGCTTCGACACGATCCGCGATCTTGTCCAAATGGTTGACAAGCCCCTTGGCTGTGTCAAACGGCATGCCCCAAGACGCGTGTCGCTCCTGAATTGTGTTTGCAGCTGTATCGAGGTTGCTCAAAACCGTATCGACTGCTGTCTTCTGTTCTTTCGTCATAACTGTTCCTCTCGTACTTGACTGAATTGTCAAAAGAGTATTCCCAACCCCTGGCTCAGACCGACCAGATAACTTGGCAAGCAAGCGGTTGTAGACCATGGGATCCAGGTCCGTGGTGGTCGTAGGCCCGGCACCGCGTATCGCCAGATCCAAAGCTGCTCGATACTTGGTCTCAGGATCCATCAGACGCAGAAGCTCAGAATTCAAGCGTTCACGAGCAAGCCTAAGTATCAAGCTCTCATCGTGGTCACGACGTTGCGTCCACATAGCTCCGGCCGGAGGCTTGTGATCCTTGGGATCGACGCCGTGGTAAACAGCTTCAACCAACTTCGACATCGATTTTCGGAAATCATAAGAAGATCCGCCAATCGATTTGTAGTTCTTGCTACGGTCCGGATCGTTGTCTGTATCTGGGTCCCGCTCGGGTTCAGGATCGACTTGGTTGCGCTGCCTGTCGTGCCGTGGAGGCTTGGATCGAGGGGACTCCCTGACCAGACGAGTCTCTTCGTCCTCTTCACGCTCACCGACAGTTTTAGTCGCCCACAACTCCACAAAAGAGACGGGCGAACAAACAGTTCACTGGCTACGCAGAGCGTGGCGCCAGCTGTTCGTGCAGGTATCCCGCGGGACCTTGCTGCCTCAGGTTCGTCGGATCAGGCACAAGACCCCACTTAGGCGGGTACCACTGAGGTATCGGAAATGGCTTAGGGCGGTAGCGCTTCTTGATCCTGACGCGCTTGAGCATCCCTTTGAAAGCGGAATGTGAAGCCCGGGAGTACTTACCGATCTCGCAGAACAAGTTCTGACAATCGATCAGTTTCAGGGGACGTCCCCACAAGCCCTTCCAGAGTAGTCCTCGAGAGTGGAACTCCTCTTCGGCTCTATCACAGACAACCTTGATGACGTCTGCTTCCGACAAGTCGCCGATATCCGTGAAGCACTTCCGGATCCCGTCTTTGGCACCAAGACCTGCAACGACGTAGTCGTTCTCCGAAAAATTACAGATCGGGCTATAGTTGATATCGACTGCCAACTGAAAAGCGAGGAACGGACCAAACGACGGGATCGCATGAATCCTGTGGTAAAGGGTCTCGTACGTGTCAGCCGTGTACACAAGCATCGGCAGCTCACCCAACATCGACTGCTCCAACAGGCGTAAATGTGCGTGGTGCTTGCTCCTCAAGTTGTCAATGTTTGGACACGGGAGTACGTAAGCGCTGTTGTAGATGGCCTCTCCATAGACCTTCAACAGGTCCAGCGACCTTGCGTACAATGCGTATGAGAAGGTTTTCCACGTCAACTCGCCATGTTGTGAAGTCAACCATTCCCAAGTCTCGATCTTGTTGAACATACGAAAAAGCATGATCCGGAAAAGGATTTCCTCAGGCGATTGGATCCCTTCGTAGATCACGTGGCGAACCAGGTACTGGCTCACACGATCCGACACCCGGTACACATTCGTGAAACGGTACCCGTTGAGAATCGGATTCGTAGTCCACGGAGGATCCTCTCCGTGGAATCGACGATAGAAAACGTCCTGACGAGCGTACGCGAAAGACCAATACAGGTCGTAAATGTCTGTTACAACGAGATGTCGGTTACCAGAGATACGTATGGCCCTCTTGGCCATCGACTTCGGCGCTAAGATCTTACCCAACTTACCTGTCACCCGAACCGACCTTCTTCCTGTTGTTGGGCTTCATCTTTGTGATTCATCTCGAGCTTCAGGTACTTGGAAATACGTTCCAAGACATCCGTCTTGTCAACCAAGAGACGCCCCACCTCGTTGTAGAGCGAGCGCAAAACCTCATTGAATATAGCGTCGTTGACAGTGAAAAGGTCACGTTCGATTTTGGACTTTGTATCACTCGGGTCGATATTCAACGTCTCAAGAATGAGGTCGATTGAGATCGATCCCTTCGAGTACAGATTGTACAGATCGTTGAATGTATCTTGGCTGTCTCTCAGCGGCAAGCGTGTGAAAGACAGCTTCGGATGCAACACGACTTCCTGTCCCCACTCGTCCTCCTCGATGAACCCCATACGTCTTGCTATCGGGCGGAAAAGGTACTCCTCGACGTACTCCTGCAAGATCTCCCGAAGATGCAAGTAACGTTGATTGATGACCTCAAGCTTGAGACGGTCACCGGAGTACAAAGACTCCCCAGACATCAAACTTTCCGTCACGCCGAGACCTGCCAAGATTCTACGTTGGACTTGCTCATACTCCGCTGACAAATCCAGGAGACGATCTCGGGCCCCCATCTCCTCCCAGTGAACTTCATAGTTGGCGACAATCGAGTAGTCAGGATCGACAAGCGCCAGATCCACCTGCTCACGCAACGCGTCAGTATCGATATCGCTCAACCCTTCGGCCCACACGATGCGCTTAGGAGTCATTGCCCGAGACGCGATGGACGTCTGAGCCTGCCGAAGTTTATCAACGTAGATCAGCGACCTAAGGCATCTCCCCAATATAGGTTGACCTATACTGATGTCAGCGTCTTTGCTGCCTGTCAAAATGTAACCGAACGATCCTGCGTCTGGATCGGTACCAAGGGGTATTGTCTTGCCTGCTTCGAGACATGTGCGAACTTCATTCGGAATCTGTTCGACCAATTTTTTCGCGTCTACATCTCCGGTTTTCGCACGCTCAATCATTTGACGGTCGCGCTCAGACGGAATCAACTCAATGAGAGGACGGTCACTGTAGCTGAACGTGGTGATTTTTACTTTATCAATAGGTATTACTATCAGTCGATCCCACCCTGCATAGTGTTTCTTGTAGTAAGCTGATTCGGCCGCGTCCGTCTCGGGGGTGTCTTCCCAAATTGTCTTGTCTTGATCGACTGTAGTTCCGTCCTCACGCAAGACGGCTTCCTTGATCGTCTTCTTCGTGCGACCCAAGTCTTCCGGGACTTCAACTGAAGAGTCCTCCGCAAAAATGCACGTGACGCCGTCGAGCCAGTAATGATGTACGATCGTGATCAGTCGTTGGAACAACTTGATCTTCTTACACATCCGCTCGAAGCGAGACAGAATGTACTTTCCGTAATTCTCCGGTGAGCTGAAACCCTCTGGTGCTCTGAGCGGTTTCGGGGCAGTCAGTCGAACTTTCGAGAGAGGAAGCTCTGTGTGGATGTCAATGGCTTGTCCGACGATCTCATCCGAGTTGTAGAAGTGCCGGAAAATCTCTCGTCGCTCACGAACGCTTTGCGGCAGCTCGAGAAAGTCCGTGGATAGCTGGGGGCTGTAGAAATTGCTCTGGGAGCTTTGCATGGTCCCACCAGCAGCACCCAAACCAATCCCCGTCCCGCCTCCAAGGCCCATGCTGCTGAGTCCGAACCCACCCAAAGCACCACTCGACTGAACACGACGAGCAAGACGCTCCTTGAACGTCAGCTGGCTACTGTACGCCCCAGACACGTAAGGCTTGGTTAATCTGCGCGGATCTGGAACCTGAATCGCAGCGGAATACCGTCCCGGAAAATTTGAGTAAGCCATCAAGCTTCGATTTCACCGAACAAGTCGTCTAAGGTGTCAGGCGTGGAAACAGGAGCCAAGCGGCGTGTGGGTTTCTGTTGCTTCTCTCTAGACTGCTGCTCTTTTCGCACACGGTCCTCTTCAGCCTCTGCCCTAGCGCGTTCTACAATTCTCTCCACCACACTGGTTCGACGAAGACCTTGAGCGACTGCCCCGGCAAACCTCAGGTAAGCGTTGGCAAAAATAAGGTATCCAGACGCCACAGACGATGAGGGAGACGATCTACGTGCCGTCTCCCGCAAATTCACCGACGATTGGTACACGTCGCGAGTCACACGCTCCAAATCCGCCACCAAACCCTTGTGGGTATCGTGCATCGAAAGCAACTCCCGATCAGAGTCAACTTCGGCATTGGGCGCGGTAGGTGTGGGCACGGTCGGCATAGCTAGATAGACACCTGTATCCCGAGAAACTCACTGTTCACAGATTTTGGCAATTGTGCAACATGTCCAACCACCGCTGCCGGGGCAAATAAGCTGCCTGACAGTGTCAATTCGTCTTCAGGTGTCCAGAAACCACGACTTGAAAAATACAAGAGTTGGTTGACTGTGTAGATCAACAGAACCAACGGACCGCCACCAATGCGTGAGGCGTAGGTGTAGCGCTCGTAAGTAGACGTAGAAATAAGACACCCACCAAAAAGCATGGTTGCGTATCGATAGACAAGCTGTTGGCGAGTCGTCGAAGCAAAGTCGTCCCCTGGTTCATCTGATCCCCAGATCAAAAACCCACAAGCTCGCCCGTCAGAATAGTCCACCGTCCGATCATCAATCGGCACATCGGCCCAACGAATCCCTTGGCCCCCAGGCCATCCTCCAACAACCATGGTTGGCTGAATGGTAACGGTCGTCGAGTCTTCCTTGTAGAAGACGACACAATCCCGTGTACGAAGCGTGTCCAACATGAAGATCACATAATCGTTTGAAGGGTCAAATAGTTGGCCGTAATGACGGTTGGTGCTTGAACAACAAGGCCTGTGTAGTTTGTGTTTGGAGCTCGAGGGTCGGCTGACAAGGTCCACTCGTCTTCCACTGTCCAAAAACCACGAAGAGAGAAACGCAGCTTTGAACCTTCCACGTAGACCAAGGGGACCAAAGGGCCGCCCCCTGTACGAGAGGTGTAAGTGTACTGCTCAAAAGTTGTCGTAGCGATCAGCCAACTGCCAATGCACAAAATGACAGCGCCGTATCTAACCTGGTTGCCGACAAGCGAGATGTACTGATCCGAGGATTCATCTGATCCCCAGAGGGCAAAACCTCCGAACGAACCGTCTGAGTACGTCGTAAGAAATTCGTCTTGCGGAGAATCCTGCCACTGAAATCCTTGACCACCAGGCCATCCTCCAACCTGAGCCACAGGCGTGATCGCAACTGGATAGGCGTCGCTTCGGTGGAAAACGACACAATCCCGAGTCCTGAAAAGTTCGGCCATTACAAAGTCGTCTGGATGGTCAAGTAGTTCTCGGTCACCGCGGTTGGTGCTTGAACAACAAGGCCTGTGTAGTTTGTGTTTGGGGCCCGTGGATCAGCCGAGAGCGTCCACTCGTCTTCCACTGTCCAAAAACCACGAAGAGAGAAACGCAAACGGTCTGAAGCGTTGTACGTCAGTGGTACAAGGGGACCTGCTGTTCGAGATGCGTAGGTGTAGCGCTCGTAAGTCGAGGTCATGATAAGCCACGACCCTACAGCCATTGTCGAAACTCGGTAAAACGGCTGGTTACGTGTCATCGATGTGAACTGATCCGAGATCTCGTTAGAACCCCAAAGAATGAAGCCGCCCGGCTCACCATCAGAGTAGGAAACTAAAAACTCATCCCGCGTAGAAAGAACCCAACGAATCCCTTGGCCCCCAGGCCATCCTCCCGCGGCCAACGCTTCAGACACAGTGACGGGGTACTCATCACTGCGAAACAAGATCACGCAGTCTCGTGTGCGAAATTGCTCTGACACGTCTCAGTCCTTGGGTGTTCGAGTACGTGTTGGCATCTTGCTCCACGCAGCTATTACTTTTTCCAACAAGCTGAGCTGTAACAGGGATCCACTAACCAGCGCCTCCCAGTTTCCTCGACACCTCCGAAACACATTTCGAATCGCAGCAAAGTCCTGTGGAGAAGTCACCAGGTCTTCTCCACATAAGTGGTCCACGAACTGACGAATCACACGATTCGCAAAGATCACGTCTGGTATCTCAACAGAATCCATGCAACCTCAGAATCTGGCACGTCGAGGAACGAACCGCGGCGAAACCCCGTGGCGACGTGCCCGCATCATCTGGTATCGACGAGGCGTCATAGTTGTATAGGTAGGGTCTCGCGAAAACAATGAGCCGTTGGCCGCATGTTTCTGATTTGCGAGAAACTCTGAAGAGAGGGACACAGCTCGTACGTATGCATCAGCAGAGTCGTCGAAAGAACCGTGCTTCTGAGGTGCTTGGACATTCACCATATACTTCGTCTTCAAAGTAGCCTGCAAAGCAAACAACTCCAGGATGAAATCCGAGTGCCGCTCTCCGTCACGAGCCCGCTCTGGAATAGGGAAGTCGTAGAGCCGAAGTCGACCGTCGTACATCAACATCTTGGTGTTTTGAAACATCTTGCTACGTTGATCAGGTGTGAAAAACTGTGATGTGAATTGCTTGAGACCCTTCTTGTGCAACGCCTGCTCCAGAGGCAAACCGTTCCACCGGTCGAACAAGCCAGCTGTGACGTGAAACCACGAACAAACTAGCTCAATCCACTTGGCGATCTCGTCAAAATCTAGCCGTTCCACATCCTGCAAAGACTTTGCAAACTCTGTCGAATAGCGACCTTCCAAATGTGGGTTTAGGTCTTTCCACTGACACCCTGCACGCCAAACCTCATGATAGTCCAGGACGACGCTGTCGCGCTCCGGGTGCGTGATACAAATCACTGTACCGTCATTGACCAAACCTACGTCTAACCCCATCTGGTGAGGTTCACGAGGACGTGCACGAGACTTAGGTCTCAAGTCACGGTCGACGCAAGCCAACAAGTCCGGCTTGCGTTCAATCCACCCAACGCTTTGATCGGAAAACCGGGCACCGTACTCCGTCATGAACACGACGGGGTTTTTGTGGTACTCAGTCCGAAAGTAGGCGCCCGAGACTGTGGGGTTGACTTCCCAGGTCGGGGCTTGAATCGCCAAGGTGTAAGCCGCACCAGGATCGTTACGCATCGCCAAATCGTACTGGTCGAAAAACTTCCCTGACTTTCCTAAAGGTGATGAGATCAGGATGATTCTCGATTCAACGAGGGCTTCCTGTTGTGTCACGGAATCAACGAGTATTCGTTTTGTGACTGGATCCTTTCGTGTGTAGGCCGCAGTCGAAGGCGTCAATGCCGAGTAAATCTCTTCAGCCGATCTTCCACCCTTAGTCAAGTAATGAGCGACCTCATCCAACACGATCAATATATTACCGGGACCACGCAAACTTCGTGCAACACAAGGTTTGAACGTCACACGAATCGACGCTTTACCGGAAAACGTCGTGTACTTACCGTCACTCTCTCGAGTAGAGACCCCGTGTTTCTCGAGATCACGCGGTGTACGAAAATTCATGAACGTGAGGTTGTTGTTGGCAATGAACGGCTTGAAATATGAACATCTCCCAACATGAGTTGCCACCTCATTGAACAACAATCCGGCTTGTTCCTTGTCCGTGCCAATGGACGTCAGCTGAATCCGACTGCCATCAATGAGTCCGTAGTAAGCTTGAGGGTCATACAAATTCAGTAGCCGATAGACCTCATAGCTTGCAAAGATCCCTGCCATGGCAGTCTTGCCAGACCGTCGACCAACAGCCAAAACCAATTCACGTCGATCATATGAGGGCTCGTTGATGTTACAGCGACCCTCATTGTACAAATAGTGGAGGTACTCCACCTCCGTGAACTCGTACAACGTACGAGTTTTGAACATGTCCGTGATGATGATCCGATCTGTCAGATCATCCGGCAAACGATCCAACAGATCGAGTCCGTAGTAGAGCTTGATGATGAATCGCTGAACCGGGTAGAGCTTCATGCCGAGTCCCCAGGAACTCTCGGCATACGTGAGCACATCAAAAATCGGTGCTATTACGTTGTTGTCACCATCTGCCTTGGCAATATCCCGACCAGCTTGTCGAATGAGTGATGCAAGCGACCCAGCGGGAGTCTCGATATTCGCAGCCATGGCATTTAACGAGCCAGACTGTCGACGCGTTCCTCCCAGCCTACCAACCTGTTCTCCAGGGCATTGAAAAACACGTTTACCTGTTCAGGTGCCAAGGTCGCTTGTGCCGCGTCGCGGATAACGTCAATAAAGTGTGAGAACACCTTCTGGAATTTCTCTCCACGCAAGTTGATAGACCCGCCATTCATGCGTTGCAGCTCGACTTCCAATCGCATCAGCTCGCGTAACGCGATAACACGAGTTCGTGAAACCGTCGTCGAGTCGTAGCCGTTCCTGTCCAACAGCTCTCGATTGAAATGCATAGCCGAAACCTCTTCGGCTATCTCACGACGGACCGTGTACAACAAATCGAGGGTCGCCCCACCCTTGCGTTCTTCAGCGTAACGTATCAGATCGTTGTTTTTCAGATAGAGCTTGCGTTGGACGTCTACCTGCTCATTTGTAGAATCTTGATCAAGAATCTTTTTTGCCGCCGTGCGAAGACCGTGTTGTCGACGACCCCGAGCAATTGGGATGAGATCACCACCAGCCGCCGCCCGAGCAGCTTCCAAAGCCTCGGGTGTTCCAACTACGTCATTTGGCTGGTCGTCTAACGGCTTCACAAATCCTCCGTCTTGATCAAATACTGAGACAAGTTGTAAACAGAGTCGTACCCACGATCCTTTGGAACTTGTTTCTCAATCGCCCGTTCCAAATCACGCCCTGTCTCGTACAAGTTTTGTACCGCGAGGTTCTTTGGTGACGGAGAGAACACATCCTTTGGGCGTATGTCCCGACGATCGGGCTCAACAGCTTCCGGATTGTTACCTGCCAAATCAGCCCCCTGTTCACGCTGCAAAGGGACCGTGATCCCCTTTGGTTTGTTGACAGGTTGTGTATTCTTCCGCGCACGAGAGCGTCCGCCTGGCAATTGATCCGCCAAACGTAAATACGCCTGTACAACTCTCCGTGCAGATTCCGAACTCACAAGTTTTGTCTACCTATTTGTATCGAGGCACTCGACACACACGAGTCTTTTTCCGCCGTGATCGTGATTGGCTTTTGTGTCAACCCGTATTCCTTCACAATCGAAGGGGGTGCAGAAGCCCCGGAAGCGACCTTCTGAACAAGTACAGGTTCTGGCCTTGGGGGATCAGCTGAAATTCGCTTGTTGAGGACTGAACAGAGATCCGTTCCTGTGGCTCGGTGAACACAGGAAGCGCACTTCGGTCCTTGTTTCACACGCACGACTTCTGTCTTTGCTCGAAACTGACGAGCAGCCGTACGGCAAGACCCGTAATCGTCGTAGACAGTAGGATCAATGAAGGTCCTTCCTTGACCAGACGCGAGCAACTCACGCAACGCAACAGCCTCCGCCTTCAATTCCGCGGGCAAAAACTTCGTCTGCAAAGAAGACAACAGCGCATTGCCTTGCATCCCAGTGTTCACCAACTGAGACGCAACACGAACTACTGGTGTCAGACGTGGAAGATCTTTGCGGATCAAACGATCCGGAGAGATCAGAGCGCTTCCCTCTACCACTTTCGGAAAACTAGTACGTGGAGGCGCGGAAGGAGGCGTAGGTAGGAATGCATTTCGTATACGAGTTTTTGGGTCTGCCTCAGCACTTCCTCGGACCCCACGAGACTGCTCCACGCTCTCTGCCAAGGCGGGAGTGTAAGGAACGTCGAGAACGAGCTGTTTGTGAAAAACACCACAATGGTTGTTGTGTTTGTGACAACAGTCTTGACACGCGGTCTTTGCAACCAAGTACCTACTAGTGCTCGCAAAACGGTGCACGAAATCGATCTCATTGGCAGATCGATTGGCACAGTTGGGGAAGTCTTCAGCTGCGATATAGAGACGGCCCAAAAGTCCTCGCTCTGCAAGTGTCTGTAACACTTCGTTCTTCGCGAGCAGCAGACTTGTCGTATCATGGTGTGACAGCAAGGCGGTCCGGATCTCTTGTGAATTCGCTGTGCGCATGACAGCCAAACGTGCTGTGCGAACAACTTCACGAATCGTCGCCTCTGGTGAGGACCGCAGCTTCCCATGAGCTGTAGAAAGATCCCCCATCGTTTTAGGTTCACCCCGATTGGGAACCAAGCGCTCCGAAGGTCCGTCTTCCAAACCCCACAAAACTTGCAGATCCGGAACCGTGTCCAGATTCTGTTTCGGAAGCACAGTGTCTCGACTCCTCAGCCAGGACAAATCCACCAGGCTGCTATCTTTGATCATGCGCGAGAGGTTCATCAGGTCTCCTGGGGCCAATCGTAGAGTGGATCTGGCCGGTATTCGACGGTAGTCGGTGAAAAACGCACGTAAGGAGTTGTCACGTCTTGCTCGCTGTAACTCGTGTTCATCAAACCCCGATCAATAACCGACAGACTGGGCTCGTGATCCGGCAGCTGAGATTGTGTGTTGACCAGATTACCTCCGTCACCCCGATAGTAATCAGCCCGCGCAACAGGACTCTCGCTGTCGTTCGGAAGAAAGCCAAACGAATGCCGACTGTCACTCATGGGTGAAGACTCGTGTGTCGGAGGGACATCTTGCCCCGGCTGCTGCGACACAGGGCCCCAGTACCCGTAATCAATTCCTTGTCCTCGGGCACCATAGCCCATACCAAAATCCCACGCGTCAGTTGGAGTTTCGTCCCACGCGTCATCAGGAACGGTCGATGTGGCAAAATCCAAACTGGACCAAACCTGATCGTCTTCCGAAAGAGGATCCCCACAACAACCGGCTGTCCAATCGTAACGGTACGAAGCCTCCTTAGGTCTCGACTTGTTGTTGGAATTCTCCGTGTCCTGCAAAACTTTCTCGGATCTTTCAGGTCGGTTACGAAGGTCTTCAGACTCTTCTACGAAAAGCTCAATGTCCTTCTGATCATCCGATGGAAGCTCCTTCAGTTCAGCCTTCCAATGAGGTGCATTGATTTCGTCGTGTAGGACGTCCGTAGCAGCACTCAAATTCTCACACGCCTGGTTCAACATGCGCCGGACGTCTTGCACGCTCGAGACGTAGCCACGTCCACCAATCAGCCCATCTGGACTGACTGTGGAGCTCTTGATTCGACTAAAATGGCGATACGCCGACAGTGCGTGGCCTAGACCCACGCTGGCCGCCCACAACGTCCTTGCAAGAGGTTTGAGAGATCGCGAAGCAAACGGGTAATCCTTTGGGATCTGTCGTTTCAACGCTGTCGGAGGCGGAGGTTGCTCAGGCATTCGACTCCTTCAGTGGGGCTCCGTTGTCCTGAAATAGGCGCTCAATATACAGGTCTCCGCCGTCACGTCGGATCCCCCATAAATCTCGTGATGCTAAATTGACTAGCGTGTCGGCTGATACTCGCCGAAAACCGTTCAAGTCAGGGATCGTTGCGACCTTTACACGTGTTGTCACACGTGTTGGGGCACTAAGAAAGCTGTCGAAGCTTGTAGTCGAAAATTCGATCCTCATGTAACCACCAGTCGAACCAAAACGTCCACGTAGTTGTTCAAACTGTACCCAGAAACACGAAGTGTCTCCTCGTACGTCCCAGGCAACAACCCATCAACAGGCTCAACCAAAATACTCACGGCCTGTACCCCTGCCGTCACTGTACCAGACACAGGCGTGAACGAAGAAAGCCACGAGAGCGACAGGCCCGTCAATCGAGCTACTTGAAACTCGAGAACCGAGCCCGAAGCCCCGGTGTTCGACACATTGAACTGCTGACTAGGAACTACCGGGAACGGTCCGCTTATTGGACGTACGACGCTGAATTGAACCAACGGCGTCGACAACACAATGACAGCCTTGGGCCTCACAGTGATGAGCACAGGAACCGCCTGTGGAGTGTTCAGAGCTGTTGGGTCCTGCACAGTAATCATCCCGGAATAGGGGCTACTGGAGGCCACCAAGTCCGTGGAATCGACGGCCACACTGAACGACCCTGACTCATTGGATGCTAAATTTCCTACCGAGCCTGGCGTAGCTTGAATGTACGGTGCCGACGAAGTTAGGACGGCGTTCAACAACGAACCAAATGTGCCACTGTTGGCGACCGAGACCGTTTGGGCCACTGACAGTCCGCGACCTTCATCAACAGCGAACCCTAGAGACGTTGGAGGTCCAACCAAGATCTTCGGTTTGTAGGTCGCCTTGAGTGTGTCAATAGACTCGCTCATCGCTTGAACCACCTCACCAGGCAAAGGTGTCGTATCGCGAAACAACCCAAACGGCGTCACGATCTCAACAACGGAGTACACAGGGTACGCGCCCGTGACATCCAGTCTGGTCTTCCAACGCCAGACGCGTCCTGCGACAGTAGTGCTAAATCCTACGTCCTGAACGCTGATACTGGCTGCCGAGATCGCCACAAACTCGGCAAATGAACAAACGAATTAGTGATTACGCAACGGCGTCAGCCGGGCAGCCCTCACAGGGCGTGACCGGCAAGGGTCCAAATTCTGGAGCGTTACGGTCGTCGTCAGTCGTCTCGAACCACATCTGACCAACCCCAAGCGCACCCAAACCACCCCTGAGAATGTGCTTACCTGTCTTGCACTTAGCGTGAACGAAATGTCCTTGTCCGTAAAAGATGCGCGGACCATTCACTTCAACGTCGAGGGCTTTCGCAACTCGAATACTGGAGGCTTCCAAAGAATCAGCAGTAATCATGTCACTCACAGACGTTTCCACCCCTATTTGCCCACTGGGGCAAAGAGACGGCGCGCAAGATATTAAAATTTTTCGCAGCAATAGTGCTGAAAATCTTCTCATACGGAACGTACTTTGAATCTTCTTCGGCCGCGCCTTTCAAGCGATCAACAGCACGAAAAAAATAGTGACGCACACCACTCTGTGGGATGCTCAGGCGCAAAGCCACTTCAGACTGACAGGTAGTCTGCCACATGCCCACCAAAATGTTGACGTCTCGAGAACTGAACAGCGATGACAAGTCAGTACGCATGTCCTCTTCCGTGACCTGCGGTATGCTCAACAAGAATTTTAGCCGCTTGATCCCGCGAGCAAGTCGGTAGCTGACAGCCGCTTGTGTCACTTCGAAGATCGCTGCAATGTCGGCCTGCTTCTTCCGCAAAATGTAGTAGAGCAAAATCAAATCGGCCTCACGCCCCGGGATACGATCCAACAAAGGCATGATTTTCTCTTCATACGAACTGGTGGCAAAGAACGCTTCCAAATCCTCGGTACTGACGCCCTCGATAGAATCAGCGTCGACACTGTCACCTGTGTCGTCAGCAAAAAAGGCGTCGTCTTCAGACGAGAATCGGGTAGCCAATCTCATCGGATCAATCGGGATCACATATCCGGCAGTACTCACGTGCTTACCTCCACGAAGAATTAAATCGCAAGTGACGACATGTAGTCTTGCGAGTCGTTACCAACCACAACATCCGACTGCGGAAAGAACGCAGACAACAAACCTTCAAACTGTATGCCAATGGACTGCAAACGTTTGGTGGCGGAGGCCTGATCAGGCTCCGCAGAGATCGTTGTTACGTCCACATCCTGTAGGGACATCAGTTCCAGATTCAACTTGACGGTCGACTCCGCAGTCTGCAAACGAGCGTACTGTGCCTTGGTCACAGACGCCAGCCCGGACTGATAGATCCTGTCAACAGAGCCATAGGCCTTCAAGAGATCCGTGAGTACTTTCTTCGGCACTCGACAGACTCCGCTCAAATTATCACTCGTGTCGCCAAACATGGCTCGCAATTCGAGCATTTTTCCGGGAGGTACACCAAAACGACGAGATACCTCCGCAGAATCAAAGAGCACTTCATTACGTGCGCCCGTAGCTGGCACCAAAACGTGTGTACGGTCAGTAACCAACTGTAGAAAATCCCGGTCCGATGAAAAGATGAGGTTGTTTTGATCAACCAGATCGCGCCTCACCAAAGTCGCAATCACGTCATCCGCCTCCTCAGCAGGGTTCCAGTGTTGTCTGACCCCTACAACGGGTAGCAGCGTGCGCAGCGTAGCAACCACCCACGAGATGTCCTGGGACTTCCTCGTGGCCTTGTAGGCAGCATATCGGGCCTTGCGACGTGCTGAGGACCCGTCCCACGCCACCCGCAAGGCTGCGGTCGAGTAACGCTTTCGAAGGGAATCCAAGCTGCGCAAAAATCCAAGGACGGCTCCGGACGGCTCCCCTTGATGAGTCAGGGTGTTCAGCCCTTTAGCGTAGAAGCAACGGTACGCCAAGGCGTGACCGTCTACGATGACGTTGTGTATCAACTTCCCTCCATCCTCTTGTTGTGACGAGAACTGTCGTGACAAGTTGTCGACCTCTTCCCAAAGTTTCTGCAAACGATCAACTATGCTCGCCACGTGTTTTAGGTGGCGCCACCACTGACGTATCGTTCGCAAGCCAGTATCAGACAAGCGATACGCGACGACAAACGTGCACAACAAATGTCCACGACTCTCCAGACGATGGAGACGGTTGTAGTCATCGCAATCACGATGCAACGACTGCCATTGCTGTCGAATCGTGGTATCAAAAGCCAGGAATCCGCACAAATAACGCCCAGAAACGTACCACTGATTGACGGATCGGTAATCCCTATAAACATTCACCAGAAAATCTGGCGTCAAAGAGTTCCAACAGAAAATCGCTCGGGTGTCACGAGTCCACTTCAGCAAAACATCAATACGATCGCGCTGATTGGACCACGTGGCTCGCTCCACAACTTGCAAGGCAGAACGAGGGATCGTCAACAAGGCTTCCTTGGACCTCAACTTGAGACGAACTTGCACCATGTCGCGTTCCGGTATCTCCTCGTGAACGTCAGCTTGCAAGCCATGATATATGCCTGTAGTGATCACGACGACGTCGCCGATGCCTATGCCCTGATCCGTGAAAGTGCGGATCTGATTTTGCAATTTCTCTACAGCGTCATCACTTACAGTTGATAGAGTTCTATTATGTCCTGGTTTCACCAGAACAGAAGTCACGAATTTGGTGCCCTCGAGTTTGAAAAAATCATCAGTTCGACGACGCCCGTCAAGTCTGACAAATGCGTAGCCGTCCACCAAATACTGATAGGTTCGGCTGCCGCCGACTACAGACACAGCAGCCGGAACAAATACCTCAGCACCCTTCAGTGATCGTGTAATAGCGTCCGAAAGGATCTTGGGGTCCTCTTGCTCACCACGAGCGCTCAACTCCAGGACTACCCACTCGCCCACAAGTTACACGCCTGTTGCCAGAGTGGTGTGGAACTGCCAAAATTTCAGACGCCATTCCGGAGGCGTCAAAAATCCTTCTCGTGAGAGGACTTTAGGCTTCGGCACTGGATCCGTCTTCTGTCCTCGTGACGCTTCTCGAGGAACAGCCACTACATCCATGGATGTCAACGCCTGCACATCAGGGGATCCCAAATTTCCGATCCCGTCTGCACGCAACCCAGTCACTGTAGGCGCCGCCACGACAAGCTTGGCCGGATTGTGTTGTGGCAGTGCTGGCGTCGACTCTTTAGCTGTCGGTTCCTTAGCTGTCGACATTGCTGTAGGTGCAGCTGTCGACACAGGAGCAGGTATTGTAGGTGCAGCCACAAAAAACACAGGAGCCTGTTGCTGCGCTGGTCTGTCAGGAGCGCCAGAAGCACACAAGACTGCATCGCAGATCAAACTTGATCGTGTAACACGTCCAGGCTTCATCAAGTATTCAACCAAACGGATCACGCCGGCTTGATACTTAGTCCAAACACGAGCCGCCAAGTCACGATCGACGCGTGAGTAGTCAGCTACCATATTGTTGGCCAGACGAAAGCTATTCATCGCAGCCTCAGCCAAGCCCTCAGAAACTGCGTCCGGAGAAACACGGTCACAGATCTCCTCAATCAACTGTACCGCTGTGGAGGTGTCGCCAAGAGCCAGTAGGATCTCATAGTACCGTGTAACATCCGACAGATTCAAGTGCTCACGTGCCGAAGTCAGTGTGACAGGACCCAACTGGGCTAGCATCTCCAACGTGTTTAGAGCGTCACGCACATGCCCCAAGGAGTGGTCCACCACCGTCCACACAGCGTCGTCTTCGTACGTCACACCCTCTTGAGTAAGAACCCACGTAAGACGTGCAAACACGTGTTCCCGAGTGATCCTCCGAATCTGATGCTCCTCACAGCGGGAACGGATCGGTGCCCGTATCTTGTCAGGTTCCGTAGTGCAGAAAATACCTACTAGTAGTTTGTCTTCCAACGGCTTCAGCAAAACGTCCTGGGCATCCCGACTCATGCGATGAACTTCGTCGAAAATGTAAATTCGTTTTGACGCGCCTGCGACCAGAAACGGCAGACTATCGACAATGGCTCTGACATTGTCGATAGTGCCTCGACTAGCAGCGTCCATCTCCTGCAAAGCCGGGGCAGTCTCATTCAGTGTATCGAGGCAGTTTTCACACTGATTGCACGGCTCAGAGTCCTCAGTTAGGGCCTGACACAACAAAGCGCGGGCCAGGATGCGGGCCAGGGTTGTTTTGCCGCGTCCAGCTCCTCCACTGAAAATGTAGCTCGTGTCGAGCCCTGTGCCTCGACGCAAACGCGACTTCAGGACTTGGACGGCTCCCTCTTGGCCGAGCACGTCGCTGAACCGCAGCGGCCTGTACCTAACATCCCACATCGCTGGCAGTGGTCAGGAAGACTGTAAGAGGTCGCTGCTGCCGTTTGTCTCTTGATCGGCTTCCTGTAAGCTATCAGTCGACAAGAACGAAATGTCGATCTTCTGTGCAACGCTCACAAACCCTGTCAGCTGATCATGCCAGGCACCGTGCCGCTCCAGGATCTTTTGGAACTCGGCGATGTCTGGCTCACGAAGCTTCCAGGTCATCTCCCCTGTTTCTTCGTCTTCTTCACCTGTACAGCGTTCCAAGTAGTGGTCAACTAACGCGGTGCGTTGATCTGCATCAAGAGTTTTCCAGACGTCCGCCGCGATCTCGATGACGAAATCACAATCCAGAGCCCATTCCAAGAAGCCACTGATCCGCCGGGATTTTCCCGGGATCGGGCGGCCATTCTTATCGGTCGATGCCTCACTTACAAAAACGTACATCAAACGGGCATCTGCCAACTCAGAGTGGTATTTTGGAATCAACGCCACCGCAACCTTCTCCACAGCTTCACCTTCAGACCAAACTTTCGACATAATTTGAGACCTCCTTCAAATCGACACAACACCAGCACCAGCAAAAAGTCGTCGCAATTCGGCGTCACCAAGTTCCTCCCACAGCTCGCCGGGATCTTTGGTCATCCCGCCTCGTTTTCTGGCCACGCGCAAACAGACGTCGTGTATCCGGAACTCCGAGCCGTAATGATCCTGAAATCTCCGCACAGCCCGCCTACCCTCCAAATCCGCATCAGCTAGGAGGACTATGTCCGAAACCATGCGTCGGAGAAATCTGAGCATCAGGCGCGACGGAGACAAGCCAAGGACCGCAGCTGTCTCCGGGAACACGCGCTCAACAGGGAAGAAATCAAAGACACCCTCAACCAACACAGCGCGTTGTGCTGCCCAAATTATCGGAGCCGTAACCCCTAAGCCAAACGAGCACAACACGTTGCGATCCACCACATAGTCGTGGTACCCGCGAACAGCTTGGTCGATGCTTCGAAACTGAAATCCTCGCACACACCCAAGAGCATCCGTTAGGGGAAAGAGGAAAGCGTTGTCCAGCTTTCGACCCGCCCACCACAGCTGAAACTCCTTCGGCACGAAAGAGGGCAGAGGGGAATTCAAAAATCCCACTTGATGCCGAACGATCTGATCGTTTGACGCACCTCGTGCCCACAGGGCTTCCTGTGCCTGTGTTCCATCTAAGCCCTGAGCATGGTGAACAAGATCATCTAGCCAGGTCATGAATCACAACCACAGCGCGATCCGCCTTGATCAAGCACACAGACACATGATCATCAGAACGAAAATAGAAGCCTGCATCCTTCGGATCCGCGAACAGGAGAGCGACGTTGTCAGCCAAAGCATCCCCAGCACAGACTACTTTGAGAGATTGAACCGTCGTGACACAGCCACGCGTCAGCATCAAATGATCAGCATCGCTCTCGGATAGACCTCCTTCGCAAACGAGGTGCAAGAGTTTGTATGGCAAAACGAGAGAACTCGGGTACAGGCCTGCTTCTCTGACTCTGTCGTACGCTGATCGAAAAGAAGTGCAGCGATTTCCCCACGAGTAAAAAGTCGACAGCTTGTCCAGCTCACTGTACAACGCACTCAAAAGAGAGGCTTCTTTTTCCATCTCACAAACAGCGAAAGCGTGACGCACCATCCCCTCCAAAGGTCGAGTTAAGGTGAACCTTCCACTAGTCAATGAAGCGACGACAGGGGTGTCATTCTCACGAACCTGACGGGCCCCACAAATAGGAGCCACGAAATCACCATCGGGCCCCATCCGACGCCCAATACGCTCAAACTGCAAGCAGCATCGAAGAGCGGACACCAACATTTTCACTCACCCAATCGTTGCAAGCTCAAGCGTCTGGACACTGCCCTCAACCACTTGCTCCGTCTGGTCCTCCACACTAAAATAAGGCTTTGCCACCAAGTCAGGGTTGGTGCAGAAACAGCTTGCAGTATCCACACAAGTTCAAATACTTGGGGCAAGTTTTGCTCAAGCCAAGCAAGGTCTTGTAGTTGGTCGCGATATGTTGTTAAAACATCACCCCTGGTTGTTTTCGAAGTGTAGTACGGACACGCTAGTGCCATCTCAACGTCTTCACAAATCGTGCCGGGCCACGACACAACATCCTCCGACCCTAACATACACAAACCGATCGTCGCTTCACCCGCCAACGCAATCCTGTTGTAGTTGGGATTGTCGATCTCACCGATCCGACGGCGAGTGTCAAGAGGATGCCGGTAGTTGTGTTTACAATGGTGCGGCTGCCGCTGCTCGATCTCAGCTAGTCGTCTGACCAACTCCTCGTTCACAAGGTAGCGGACACGAGCCTCGACTTCTTGTCGTGATCGCATCACTAACTACGCTCGACGCAAAACGAGATGGGTACCATCAGAGACCTCTTCCTCTTGACACCGGTAAGCCGAGTGTGCGTGATCCAGAAAAGCGGTCTTCTGTGTGACCAGAAGGACGTCGAAACCAAGACGGTCCGCTAAATCTCGAATGAAACGCCCCGCGGCGTCAACGTAGTCGTCAGACACAGCTGCCAACGACTCATCTAAGATCAGAAATGGCCAAAGCTTCAATTTCTTGATCGCCAAGATTCTCAAGATCAAAGATACCACGGAACTAGGGCCTCCTCCGAAGGAGTCCAAAGGGGGTCCGACATGTGAAAAAGGGTCGTCTAGAGTACCTCGACGTATAGCGAACTCGACTGAAATCTTGTTGTACTTCGGACCAACATCCGACTCCAAACTGAGATTCAGGTCGTGGAACACTGTGTGTAAGCCTTCCGTCGCCACACGCTCTACAGAGCGAACTTGTTGGTTGACGAGCTGATCCATCAAAATGTGGAACAGCTCACCGACCTTGGACAGAATCTCGATCTCTGCGTCCAAATCGCGGATTTTTTTCGCACAAGAATCTGCATCAGATTGTACGGAGTCACGCAAAGTGTGTAGCTTGACGGCTTTCTGTACGACCAGATCTGTGCGCCGCGTGAGATCCGCTACGTCATGGACGTTGTGAAGCGCGACACTTGACACAGGTGTGCTCCCTCTTGTCCTTCAGTAGGAACCACCAATTTTCCTGACTCCGTCAAGTGATACTCATCCACTGTACAAAAGGCCAAACGAGTCGAACTTTTTTTCTCCTCAGTGCCGGTGGTAGCAGCAGCCTTGGACGGTATCAGCAATGCACGAAGCTCCACCAAATGGCTCTTGGACTTGTCAAATAGAGACAAAAAACTACGAATGTTGATGTTAGAAGCAAACGTGGGTTTCTCTGCCTGCCGGACAGGATCTGTCTCGACGGGCATGCTCGTCACAACATCCGAATCCAAACTGCAACGAAACAGCAGCTTTGAATCTTCGTACGTGACTCGCACCTTGTCTTGTGGACGGTCCCCGAACTCTGCAATCATCTGCCGCAGCACTCGAACAATCTGGTCCCGAGGCACACGCAGAATGAACTTGGCGTATTCGTCCGGCGGATAGCCGTAGCGACTATGCTCTTGAACGTGCCTCGTCCAACCAAACACTGACTTGATCTCGGACGAGCCGGGGACCTGGTCTTTCGCGAAACACATCCGCTCTTCAACCTGAACACGGACTGTCGGAGAACACTTGGACAAGTAACTGATCAACATAGGGACATGGTGCGCATGGATGCCAAACCCTTTGTCCTTCAGTGACGGACTGTGAAAATGACAAACACGTTGTCCGTCCGCTGCAAAAAAAGTGCCGTTACCAGATGCGTACTCTGCACGAGCACTGTCGAACAACTGTGCAACACGCAACGGATTCGACTCATCGGTGCCGTCAGGTGCCAAGTAGTCCGCCACCTGTGACAAGGCTTCCCGCAAGAGTACTGTCGAGAACACGTAATCCGTATCCTGTGCGCTTCTCTTGATACTCGTAAATGCAGATTTATAGAAATCTGGATCATGTGACGATCTATCAGCGGTGACGCCCTCCTCGGTACGATACTTCACCCAATGGCGGTCTCCGTCCTTGCCAGGCTCAATCTCAATCCAACCGTTCAAATGCTTCAAAGCTTCGACACGATCAGCCGGCCACGAAAACATCATGGCGCCTTCACCATCAACCATTTCGCACGGTATGGACACTCGAGAGTAGTGAAAGCGGTCCTGAGAATGCACCAACATCTGGTCATCCTGTGTAGTAAACAGGTAGGCTTTCTCGTGGTCCACACTCAAAGGCTTGACTACCGAGACACGGTTCAAAGCCTCATTCAGATCCTTCAGCTGTACCCTGACCTTCATTTCATTTCTCCTTCAAACGCAGCTAGCGCCTTCTCTACTTCTTGTAGTTTGCCTTCAAAGTCTTTCAATCGCTCCTCGAGATCCGCTTGTAGCTTCTCCCGTGTCTCCTTCAGGGTCTTCGGGTTGTACCCCGCCTTCTCGATTTCCTGAGTCAGAGCAATCAGCTCCTGTTTCTTGGCGGCTAAGAGTCCACCCAAGGTGCTCCGCTTCTCCGAAGCAGCAGCATAACGTTTACTCAGCTCATCGACCTTGGCTTGAATCAGTTCTGGCGTCATATTTTTTCTTACACCCAAACGAGTAGTCACAAAACTGGCACTGCTGACGCGTCGGCTTAGGCACGAAGACCTGATCAGGGTCCTCTCCGTCGGCTAGATGGCGTAACAGTCCACGAATCTCTACAACAACACCAAGAGTGGCCTCGTAGAGGTCGTCTAGATCATTTTTTACAGGCTCGTACCAATCAACGCTTTCTGGTGGCCAATATCTCCAGAAAACAAAACCCACACGATCTGGCACGTAACCATAGCGACGCTCACAGAGCATTGCGTACCAAGCTAGCTGTTTGGGGTCTTCGTACTTCTCACGCCAGCGAGACCCCTTACCATCCAAGATCACACGATCGTTGTTGGGCCGGGTCCTGTGCATCATGAAGTCAGACCGTCCTGCAAGAGTTGCGGCCGGGAGACGCAAATCCAACTTGTGCTCAACGCGAACTTTTTTGCCGAGTAACCTGTAGTGTCGAATTATCTGGAGACCACGAGCGACTGTGGCCCGCACATCCGACATAAGTTCATTCAGGTCAACGTAGAGCGCTTTGGGATGCTCAGCGTCCCGCCAACCTAAGTACGCCTTAGGACTCCCGTCCTTGTCCTGTGTGCGATAACGTATCGTGCGCGTCACGGTCTCGTCGACACGTGCCAATAGCCAAGCTGTGGCGTCAGCGTCCCGCCAACCCTCATCGACATAAAATCTGCCGAACAGGTTCCCCACGGCGTCCCCATAAAGGGTCGCAAGTGTATCTGGCAACCCGGGCAAAATCGTACCGTTCACGTAACGATGCCAATAAGCGTAGGGACAGTTCCCGTACAGCCTTCGACCGGAATACGAGATGTACCCGTCCCAAAGACCGTCAACTCTGATCATGAAGCAATGCGAGCCCGTTCCAGATAGGCCAACGCACGTACCCGTACCTCTGGTGCAAAATCTAGCTTCTCGACACTCGTCACGAAGTCATCATCCGCGGATGTTTCAAGCTCCGTCTCAAGCTGTTTCACAAACTGATTGATCACAACAACCTGTTGGTCTTCTCTGGTCTTCCGATCGAAGTCAAAGACTTCTTCAGGCGGAGCCACAGTAAGAGGAATGTCCTCCACCTCAATGCCGTCCTGTGTGATCGTCAGGACAGCTACCTTCGGCACGCGATTGATGTTCTCGTGCGTCAATGCTCCTCGAGACACAGCGCCTTGATTGACGAAGATTCGACCATTCAAACTTACAATGCCTTGATCCCGATGCCAATGACCGAAACAAAATACATCCGGACCGCCTTCGTAGATGAGAGTCTGATACCGGAAGACTGGCTCGCCAAAGAACTCCTCGACGTGTGCCGGCGGATTCTCGCCGGCCAACGCGTGGACCACCGCAATCAAATGTGTGTCCCCCGGTTGCTTTCGTATTGCCTGGATCTCTTCCACCGTCCGATGAGCACTATACGGAACGCCCACTACACGCACTCTCAAACCACCGTCCTCGAAGACGACGTCACGGAGATGGCGAAAACAGGTCTGATACAAGACACCCAACGGTTGCTGAGATATCGTATCCAAATTATCCCCGACGACATCGTGGTTACCCTCAACGCACCAGACAGGGCACGGGTAGTTCGCGTGTAGCTCCAACACCTTCACAACAAGTGCGTGAGATGTCCTGGACGCGGTCTTAACGTGAATAAAGTCTCCGCCATCCAAAACAGCCACAGCGCGACGTGCCTTAGCAATCTCTCCGATTTGTGTGAGGCTAGACAGAATCTCGGCCAGATAGTCCCCCTTCCAACTAGGAGGTGAGCGGTCAGCGGCGTGTACGTCAGTACGGTAAACAAAAACCAGACTCATGCGACCTCGCTATGGACGTGCACGACCGTAATGATTTGTCCGCACGTCGGACAAACTCCGAGTTCCTTCATCTCCTGATCAAGCCGACGAAACTCCGACTCGTGGTTAGACAGGTCTTGTGACAGTTTATGGATCGTTCCAGTAAACTCGGTAAACTTGATCAACATGCGACCAATAGCTTGCAATTGTCTGGCTTCAGCTACCAAAGCCGACGGTTCCGGAGGAATGGCCAGATTCGATGTGGACAACAATCGGCGATAAGTCTGTGCACGCAGACTCAACGTTTCCAAGAACCTGCCAACTTGGGTCAATTCTCGCGCCTGCTGTTGAACACCGTCGTAAACCGGCAAATCACACGTAGCTGGACCCTCGGCCGCAGCAACTGTCGACGTCAGAGTCCTATGAAGAGCTTCGAAAACCACCACGAGACGCAAACACCTTGAAGCTTCTCGTATAGTGTCTGGAACCTCGATGCGAGGAGACAGTGCGCGTTCAACGTTGCCAACGAAACTGTTCAAGCGCTCTGAGCTAACCGAGTAACCGTGGACCTGTCGAACCGCCTGATCAAGATCTCGAACCTGATAGTAATGAGGGACCTTGGGTCTCAAAGCTTTCGTGATCGCTTCGTACCAACGCTTCAAAATCAAGGCGCGGTCCAGAAACGAAACTACGACCCCGACACGTTCACGTGCAGTATTTACTGCCTGCTGCTGTTCTCGCACAGCTTCAACAGGTACTTGATCGAGGCCTACATAGCGTGTGAGTCTTCCGTTGTAGTCCGCAAGATCCTCGCATCGGACACGTCGTTCTGAAACTGCCGACTTGCGATCCTTAGAAACCAAAGATGACGCCGAGTTGATTCCGTCCAAACGAGCCACGTCACTCAAGACATCCGCGACCACAGGTCCAGACTGGTCCAGTAAGAAGACAGGCTCGAACTGTTTGGCAATCTGGATCAGCTCCTTGCTGGTCCCGATACGAACGGTGCGAAAGTCTGGCAACAGAAAGTCAGGTGTTCCGCGCTCCAAGCCCTCATACACATCCGTCCGACCGTTCCGCGTCACCGTATAGCGGTTCTCTGAATCTCCCTTGGCCCAAACCACTTCGATCTGAGAGGTCTTGACTCGAACCGACGCAAAGCAGCGGCACTTCTTGGCTCCACGTAGGCGACGTTCACACGTCAGGCCATGTCTGACGAAGGAGGTCCCCACCGCGCCTGTCAACGCGTATCGTAAGGCCCGAGCAATCGCACTCTTGCCGGTGTTGCTGCGACCAACGATCGAAACGAATCCTTGTACCACCAAACGGACATGTGTGATGGACTGGAAGTTGTTGACCTCGACTTCGATCAAGTTTCCTCTAGAGGCGCTAACAGATCATCCTCGTCAACTGCGTCCGCAACCTCTTCAACTTCCACCTCCACATCTGACCCATCGTCCCCATCTGCATCCATGCCAAGGCTCGACAAGAGGGCGTCATCCTCGCTCACAACAGTGTCTTCCGGTTCAGGCACTAACATGTTGTCACTGTCGTCACGAATCGCTGTAAGAACCAGAGTTTTCAGTTTCTCGAAAGATGCAGAATTCTGAATCAGGTATTCTCGCAACTGCTCGCGTCCCCTGAAAGTATGGTCGGCGTACACGTAAGAAGATCCCGCCTTCTTGACAAGGCGATTGACCACCGCGGCTTCAATCAAACTGTAGTGGTCGTCGTAACCATGGTTGAATCGAATGAAGACTCCTGCGACGCGCCCCTCCATAGCGTCTAGCTTCGACTTAACCACACGCACCCGTGTGTGGTTTCCGTACGGATAGTACACGTCCTTGCCAGTCACCTTGTCTCGGCGTTTGATACGCTCTGATTTCGTGCGGTTAAAACTCAAGCGCAAATAGGCGTAGAACTTCAACGCTTTCCCGCCAGCTGTGTTGGTATCCATCTGCGGGGCCCCGTAGCTACCGCCCCCAATCAACGATCTGGTTTGGTTTACCAGGATGAGTGCCATGCCCGTTGGAGACAACTTAGTGCTGCCCAACAACGCCGCAAGTTTTGGTAACGTATCTGAAAGTCCTCTCGCGCGAGCACCGATGGTAGCGTGTTCGTCGAGTCCCTTCTCGAGTTCGGACCTCGGAACCATGGCTGCAACAGAGTCAATCACGGCCAAATCACAACCCTGACGCATGGCCATTGCCAACAACTTCCAGCTCTCTTCCATCGAAGTCGGTTCGTAGTGCAGGAGTCGCTCCTCGAGATTGACGCCTATTTTTCGAGCATACCTGGGATTGAGAGCATGCTCGTGATCCAGATACAGGCACCAACCCCCCTGTCGTTGACACGCAGCAATAGCTTCGAGGGCAGCGGTTGTCTTACCGCTCGCCTCAGGCCCAAAGATCTCAGTGATCTTGCGTCGCGGATACCCGAGACAAATGGGCTTTCCGTTTTCCGCTAGCGTGCCGCCAATCAAGTGATCCAGAAGAAATGAACCAGAAGAAACAGAAGCGTAATTGTCACTGTGTTTGACTACTGCCTTAACCCCTGTTCGACGTTGTATTTCAGTGCGTGCAGCAGCAACCTGCTTCGCGGATTCCGCAGCACGCTTACGTTGATCCGTCAATACCACCTGATCGGACAACGGTGAACGTGTGTTTTTGGGCTTAGCAGGCACAGGTTTCTTGTCGACTACCTCCTGCACTGCGGCTTTCACAGGTTTCTTCGCAGCATTTACTGATTCCAATTTCACTTCCTTATGGGGAACGGTCTCAACAGGGACCGACGAACTCCTCACAGAGCTGAACAACTTCCTAGCAGCCATTGCTTGAGACCCTCTTCATTTGGATCGACTGGAACCTTGGAGAACCTGAAAAAGCGCTGTCCCTCCTTAGACACCAAACCTCGATGATGGGGCCGCAGATCCTGCTCTTGAGGGCCCATACGAAAAAACGAACTCTTCTCAGACGGCGTCAGGTCCGCCACCTCCAAAGAGCCGTCGAGAACAGACCAAAACCAAGCCGCGGAACGCGCTATCAAATAGGCATCAGCTTCATCATGAGTCCAGCGTCGTACACCTGTATCGGCCTTCGCGGCTTCTTTCATGTCCTGTTTATCCATCTTGCCGCGTCGCACGGAAGGATCCAACTTGGCTAGCATCTTGACTGTCGAAGGATCGAAAAAAACAACATCTCGGCGGCACAAATAAACAGCTTCGTTGACGTACACGAACAATGCGTAGAGGCCCGGACTCCAGGACTCACCAAAAGGCGGGGACTCGACACCGACAGCTTCGATCTCCGGGTGATCGCAAATCAACTTGACCAACAAAGATCGAAGCTGAAGGTACCGAACAAGGAACACTTCTCGTGCCGAAGTACGAAAGACTCCCTTGGCACGTACACGATCTGCACCCAACATCCTCGAATCGTGTACGCACCAACCGAAGCCGGTCAACGACGGATCAACACCTAGTGTGATCAAACGTTGTCAATCAAATCTGAGAAGTCATCAGACCCCGTGTCAGCAGCTACAGAAGAAGAGGCGTCGAGCCCCAACTTTTCGCTCAACTCCAGAGTCGTCATTGTACGGAACGGTATCAGTTTCTTCCCGTAGAACGCGTAGGCCTTCTCCAAAATCTCGTAATGCAAGTCCGGCCAACGAAGTTTTCCGCTCTCGTCACGAGCTGTCCAAAAGGCCTTACCGGCAGGATCCACGTTGAAGTTCTGGTACCCACTATTTGTGCACACCAACATCAGATCTTGTGTGGCTAACGACAGGTCATTCTCCTTCAATGACTTTTGCAGCTCATTGAGCCGTTGATACACCGCGGAGCTAGGCCGCCATGGGACAACATACCAATCCTTCTGCACGCGTTCCTTCATGAGATTGCCTTGTCGATCCGTCGGATAGACCACCAAGACTGTCGTGAAGTAGACCTTCGAGTCTCCCATCTTCTCCCAAATTTTGTCGGCTTCCGGGCCCTCTTTGCCCGTACGCATAGCGTACCCGACGCCTTCCTTGTAGTACGCTGTGGTCGGCACGAATCTAACCTGAGAAGTGTCCAGCACCTCATGGGGCTGCAACTGCCCGACTGGCTTGTTGCGTTCCTCAGCGCGTCGTGTGAGTGCCTTAACAATTCCAGTCTTCAGCTCAGCATCGGTGATATCCGGCTTTTTCAGCTTCAATGCACGCGTCACCGCTACCTTGAGCGGGCTGAAGTACAGCAAAGCCACGCGGTAGCGGTGATCTTTTTCGCCCTTGAACCATGAAGACCGTGTTGTGTACTTGGACACCTCGTCATCGGACAAGCCAATATCTGCGTCACCAACATCCGGAACTTCTACCTCAAATTCTTCTGACATTTTTCACTCCTAGAGGGGTTTAGTGGGGAGCGGAGAACTGACAAGGGGTTTGTTTCAAGGACAGTCTCCACCACCCCGATCCTCTACTACACCAAGTCATCCAAAAACTTTTGCATGGCAATTTCGTCAGGATCAGTAGGCGCGTCCTCCGCCTCTTTAAGTTCAGACGCCGCAAACAAGTCGTCGAACGCCTCTTCTGCGGTTTGCGGTTTTTCAATTTCAGGTGTCGCTTCTTCCGTTTCAACCTCTCCGTCACCTTCATTTTGTGGCGGAGAGGTTGAAACAGGACCACCTTCCAGCCAATTCAAGAGACTCTCGTCGTCATCTGGCATAGTCTTCGACGATCTAGTATCCTTTCGCGGCTCCTCCCCCTCGTCACCGTAAAACGCTCCTGTTTTGAGCGAAGAAACTATCAAGCTGCGTTGCATCCGAATAGACGACACTGTGCTTTCTAGTTCCTGATGCCGATGTCGGATCACCCGATTAACAAGTTTGAGTTCCTTGATCGCGAGACTGCATATCGAGATCTTGGAACGATCCTCTTTCAAAATGTGGTTGATCATGGCTACCCGATCTCGGAGATTGGGCAGCATGGTTACACGCCTATCAGTCGACAGAAGATCGTCGCTTGAGACTTGGTACGCAGCCTCGTACGCAGCCAGGTCCATCTCGAGTTGGTGGAGTTCCCGGTAGACTTCGGACGAAAAGAGGCTCACACGGTTCAGGAAACCGCGCGTTTTGAAAATCAGGTCCTGTAAATACGGAGGACCGAGGGACGCTGGATCAGAAACCAGATCGACCGTCAGTGTCGCAAGCTCTTTGTAGATCTGCTCAATTCGCTCGGGGCTCACCGGTGGATACAACACCGGTGAGTGCAGACTCCAAAACCGAGGACAAAACCGTGTTCCTATTGACCACTTGGTTGTTGTCTACAGCCCGCTGAACAGCTTGCACCGAGCCGATCAACCAAACGCGTTTCCGAGCCCTCGTCACTGCCGTGTACAGGAGATTGCGCTGCAACATGATGCCCTGTGAAGGCATGATCGGCAAAATAATGTGATCGAATTCCGAGCCTTGACAGCGATGCACGGTGACTGCGTAAGCCAGCTTCAATTTCTTCGCAGCCTCATGAGGCTCAAAGTCAACCAAGAAAACAGGGCCATCAGGATTTGTGTCGTGTATGCGAACCGACATCGTACCGTCACGACCAATCGTTCTCAATGTTCCGACATCCCCATTGTAAACGTTGAGACGGTAGTCATTCGCGATCACCATTACTCGATCGCCCTCTCGAAATCGTGTAGCTCCGTGTTTGTACTCGGGCGGTCCTTCAGGATTCAAAGCATCCCGCAAACTCATATTCAAACTGTCGACGCCTATTGTGCCTTTGTACTTGGGCGACAGGATCTGAAAATTGGCATGCTGATTCTTCAGTTTCACAGCCATATCCACAATCAGCTTCAGGATTGCGTCTTCGCTCTCGAGGGGTTTGAACCGAAACTCTGAAGTGGCCGCCTGCTGCAAGTTAGGCAATTGCCCACCATGAATCGCGTGTGCCGCCGAGACGATCTCCCCTTTCACAGACTGGCGAAACACCTCCGTGAGTCTGACCTGTGGAATTTTACTGCAACGAAGCAGCTCACACAAAACGTGGCCCGGTCCGACACTCGGCAACTGGGCGTCGTCGCCGACCAAAATCAGCCGTGTTCCAGGGTGCAATGCAACCAAGAGTCGATACAGCAATTCTTGGTCGACCATGGACATCTCGTCCAAAATAACGGCGTCGGCGGTGTAGCGACGAAAGGCATTGAAACCCCAGGACTCGCCGTCATAACCAAGAGCTCTGTGTACCGTAGAGGCTGGACGGCCAGTCATCGCTGACAACCGTTTAGCCGCGATCCCTGTAGGAGCCATCAATTTCACATTGAGCTTGGCTTCCTCGAGTAAGTGCACAATCGCTCGAGTCGTCTGTGTTTTTCCTGTTCCAGGCAACCCTGTGATGACCAGTACGTGTTCACGGGCCAAGGTCTCGACTGCTTGTCGTTGTGACGCCGACAACGTCATGTGAGACTTTTCGTAAGCAATCAAAAATGGATCGAGGTCCACCTTGATCGTCGAGGATGTAACCAGCGATACCAAGTGCTTCGCGGTATCCCGCTCATATCTGTACAAATCGTTCAAGTAGAGACCCGCACGATCAATCGTCACCGCCTTTTGACGTGACAAGGCCTTCACCGCTTCGTCAATCGCGCCCTTCTCGTCGGGCTTGTACTCCAACGGTTCCACATCTTCTTGCCGTGGGAGAGTCTCCAGAATCCGGAGCAACCCTGTTCGACCTAAGTAGAGATGTCCCCGTCGAGAGCCCTCCTGCAAGGCCCACAGAATGGCTCCTTGCACACGTCGAGGATCTGATAGTGCAACCCCTAAATGTAAAGCTACACGGTCAACCCGTGCGAAAGGCAGGAAGCCGATCTCCGTCAACCGATACGGGTTTCCCAAGATCACTCCAGGGGCTTCAGACCCAAAACGGATCATAGCCGCTTGAGTTTCCGTAGGACTGAGCCCTCCATCCCTCAGCAACACAGACAGGTCTCGTCGTTGTAGCGCTAGATCCCAAGCCAGTGTGGCGCCGGACAAGGCCTCACGCGTGACAACGTTGTTGGCCAAGTCTGAGATCTCGGATGCTTTTTCGGACAAAGCGTCAAACGTCTCTTCTTTGTACCGCTCTGCAATCAGACTGACGACGCGATAATCTGCCAACCCGTCGATGCAGCGCAGGAAAAGCACGATCTCTTGCAAATTCGGCGTGCTCAAGTAATCCCACGTACGAAACGAAAACGCGTCACCGTAGCGCTTGTTACGTGTCCACCTACCAACCAAACGAATCGGGATCCCCTCGTAAACTGTGGCAAGCCCGTACAGATTGCCCTTGGCTTTTACGGGTCTCCCAGTACCTGCGTCTAGCGACAAAATGTAGTAAGACTCTCGATTGAAAATGATCGAGTTGACAACGCCATCAATGACGCTGTCTTCCTTCTTCGACGACTCGTCCTCGAACACTGTCTATCGATCTATGCTAGGAACCGCGGCCATCGCCAGCGTATGAAAATGTGTGGGGTCCTTAGCGGTCGTCAAATCCAAATCAAAATTTGGAATCACAGCCTGGGCAATGAGCTTGGCCTTGAACTCGCCAACTTCACGGTCGGACAAACCGTACACGGCTATCTCCTTGTCGGACATCGAGGCCACTCGTCCCATATTTCCGATAAGGCAATTCATCTCCATGCGACTGAATGTGACGGCACAACGGGCGTAATCGACCCAAGCCTCGAAGGCCAGCGGTGCAACACAACGAGCTAAACCAGCCTTGACCCGAGCGAATTCCTGTATCTCCCACTGAGCGTGTGAGTCCGTCCGCAGAGTCAGGAAATGGAGCAGATTGTGGAGATCAATCTTCCAGTACCACTCCGTATACAAGCCTAGACTGAGAGGAACACGAGCAAGCTCCCGAGCGATCTCCTCGGTTAGAGCATCAACGTACCCAGAACTAACGTGGCTGTAGAGCACTTTCCACGTCGACATCCAACGATCATAGGTTTCACGGTCGGTCTGTTCACTGCGCCCCTGGCGGTTCGCACTGCTCTGTTTTCGGAAGACTTCAAACTCCGGAACGTAGAATTGTAAAGGAGCCAACGAATACCGCATTGAGAATTCGTTCACATTTGCCGTGCGATGTCGGATCAACTGACGCGCAACGAAAATCGGCAGTTTCACGTGAAACTTCAACTCCACCATTTCTAGTGGTGTGGTGTGGTGCTGACGAACCAAATACCGGATTAGGCCACGATCGTCACTTACGGTCTTCGTGCCCGGTCCATAGGAAACCCGAGCAGCCTGTACGATCGAGGCGTCCCCGCCCATATAGTCGACGAGAGCAACGAACCCGTGATTCAAAACCGGAAAGTACTTGCCTTTGACTTCGTCTGCGGTGGGCATGGGAGCCCTAACACCGGCTCAGAAACCAAGGATTTAGCACAAATCTACGAAAGCAATCTCAGAGATACACGCTGTACCGAGCTTGCGAGCCGCCTGAGCCTTCGACGACGTTGACTCCGGATCCGACATAACCAAGTACGTGAGACCGCGCACAACGGACGATTTGACCGATGCGCCTGCCTGCTCAGCCAAACGTTCAAGCTCAGCTCTAGGTCGCGACGACTTGCCTGTGAAGCACACCGACTTGCCTGTGAGCTTACCTGAAGAACGTTCCCGCAAAGAAACTCCAGCCTCCAAAATGTCATCCACCATGGCGTGGTTCTTTGTCAGCCAAGCGACCAAAGCCTCAGCTCGAGAAGGACCGACGCTTGGCACAGTACACAGCTGATTCGATCGCGCTGTCCGAAGCTTTTCCACAGTGTAGAAACCCGCCAACACGAGTGCTTCGAATGTGATCTCCCCACAAAGCGGAACACAAAGTGACCCAAGGAACTTGGGTAAGGAAACAGGTAGCGGGCGACGCAGCTCCGACAATAACTTCCTCGCAGATACCTCTCCCAAGCCAGAAATCCCGACCAAGTCCTCGTACCGAAGCCGGTACAGGTCCGCAACAGACTCCACGTGTTTTCCGACGACGAGTTTCTCGATCACGACCTCGCCCCATTCCAAGATCCCAAGCCCTTTGACCCAGCGACGAATTCGGCCCACCGTTTGAGCCGGGCAATTTTCGACATTGGTGCAGACAAGATGCTCTCCTTCCCAGTGGACAGCGGACTGACACGCTGGACACACTTCAGGAAACAATGCCAACACCCCTTTCGAAAAAACACAACAACTGATAGTTTACCCACACGGCGTGCATCTCTCGGCTCTCTACATACTTGTGCAAAGCGGACTTTTTTGCTTGTGTTTTGGGGTTCTTTTCGAGATGGTCTCCCTTAACCTCCCACACCTCGGTTATCCCGTCGGCTAGAACCAGAAAGTCCGGTATGAACCGATAGCGCACGCCTTCAAATTCGTAAGGTATCGTGAACGGTTCCACTTCATACGATCTAATTAGCAGGGCACGATCAAAAACAGCTGCCATTCTAGCTTCCCACGTGGATCTAACGTATGCAAATCCACAGATCAATTTGGGGCTCCTGATCAAGATGTGGGCTCCGTACTTGTGCCGAAGATTTGCCTCTGATACTCCGCGGGAGATCTTGGCACGAATCTCCGGAGTCCGTTCGTACTTCCCCGCGAACCCTAACCCCTTACCCTTACGGTTAGCACACATTTTCGCAATTGACGAGGAACTGTGACCGCCACTCGTGGGGTTAGAAATCTTCATACGCTCCGATTGCGCTTTTCGAATCCGCTCCGAGCGCAGGAATTCTAGACCAAAAGATGTCTTGAAGTCTTTAGCTGTGGCGTACCCGTGCGCCCTGATGTGGTTGGTGCTCAAAAACTCAGTCTTCATCCCACAGACCGGACAGACCAGCATTCAGACCACCTTATGTATCTTTGGAATCACGTCATTTGCCCTAGACACCAAGATCTTGTCTCCAATCTGAAGGCCTGATGCCCTGAGAAACCCAGCTGAATACAAACTAGCATTCACGATAGTGACGCCAACCAACTGCACTGGCTCGAACACAGCCACAGGTGTCAGACGCCCGGTCCCGCCCACCTGCCACTTGACATCCAAGAGCACAGTTTCACGGGACTGCGGACGGAACTTGAATGCCACGGCAGCACGTGGTCGGCCGTGTAAATCACCCAGCTGACGGTGGAGATCAACGTCATCGTACCGGACCACCAGACCGTCTATTTCGTAGTCCAACACGAGCCGCCTGTCGTGATACTTTTCCCAAAAAGACGTGACTTCATCGAGGGCGTAACAGGAGTACCACTCAGGCACGTTGAAGCCGAGACTGGTCAGAAACTCGAACTGCCGACTAAACATTGCGGTCTCATGTCCGTCAACGACCTCATAAACCAACACGTTCAAATGTTCGCACCCCTGACCATCATAGCGTTTGGCCGTCCCAGACGCAGTGTTGCGGGGATTTGAAGTAGTCGCGAAGTGCTTGGCGTGGTCCGACTTGAACAAAACTATTTCGCCACGAACAGTCAGCTGCGAAAGAGAAGGATTTGAGATCCTCCTTGGAACTTTCATGCGGCAAACGTTCGCCGTGATGTCCTCCCCAACAGTGCCGTCACCACGTGTCAATGCCTGGACGAGCACCCCCTCTTCGTAGCGCAGACTCACAGAAATCCCGTCGAGCTTCGACACCACAACCCACGGTCCATGATTTCGAATCCCGTCGGACCAACGCTTCAATTCCTCTGGCGTTTGGACCTTGTTGAGAGATCCCATGACAAAATCATGTCGCACCTTGGACCAATTCGAAACCGGTGGCGCTCCAACAGCCTTCAACTCTGCACTAGCAGGTGCAAGCGTTCGGAGTTCGTCACACCACGAATCGTACGTTTCGTCGTCAACGACCGGTACTACACTGTAGTAGGCGACACGAGCCTCACGAATACGCCCCTCTAATACCTGTACTCTATTCGTCGTCACGTGATGTGTGATCATCGGAAAATGGTAACCCAAGCGGCACCCTCACGTCAAACAAGGGTGTGTCACTTGTGTCAAATCCGTCCGGTAAGAGAGCCTCACCGTCCAAGATCTCCATAACCGAGACCCGCACAGTTCGACCCACCAAACCTTGAAGAATCCCAGTAAGATCTCCACTCAGGGCGCCTTCAACCGCGAAACGTCCGCCTTCAAGAACTCCTAGTTGTCCTTCCAAAAGACGCATCAGAAATCCTCCACAAAAGACACAGATCCGGTAACACCAACTTGGTACGACGCTACGCGACGCTCGAAAAAATTCGTGACTTCTTGAACATCCTGAAGAGCCATAAAGCCGAGCGGGTTTTTGGTGCCGTACTGAGGTTCAAGATCAAGCTGTGTGAGACGCTGGTCGGCCATGAACTCTAAGTAGCCCCGCAAGTCTCGGTAGGACAGCCCTGCCACGCCTGAGTCCAGGACGTCATGTGCAAACTGTGATTCAGCTTCCACAGCCTCCTGAACCATGGTCCGGACTGACGCTACCAACTCACTGTCGAACAGTTCGGGTTCCTCTTCCCGTATGACTTTGACGATGTCGAACGCGAACCGTATGTGGCAGCTCTCATCGCGAAACACCCAGTTGGTGCCTGTCGCAAGTCCGTGTAGCAGGCCCCGGTCTCGAAGGTAGTAAACGTACGCAAACGCACCGAAGAAGAACAACCCTTCGACGCACGCAGCGAAAGCGATCAAGTTCAGAAGGAACTGCCGGCGCAACGAACGGTCGGACAACTTCTGGACGGACGCCATGGAGTTTGTCCAGCGAAAGCAAAATTCCGCCTTCTTTGCAATAGACGGAATGTTCTCCACTGCGGCGAACGCTCGGGCCCGGGCATCGTAGTCCGCAATGTAGGTGTCCAACAGGGTCAAGTAGAACTGAACGTGGAGGGCTTCCTCGTACAACTGGCGGGACAGGTACAGGCGGGCCTCAGGAGCGTTCAGGTGGCGGTACAGGGATAGGACCAGGTTGTTGGACACGATCGTGTCCCCGGTCGCGAAAAACGCTACCAGGCGCTCCACGATGTGTCTCTGACCGGTTGAGAGGCGCCCCAGGACATCCACGTCCCCCGCGAAGTCAACCTCCTCGACCGTCCAGGTGTTCTTGATAGCGTCCCGGTACTGGTCGTAAAAACGCGGATAAACCATCGGCCGTAGGGTGAGACACAGGCCGGGGTCCAACAACCGGGCCGGCCGTCGATATTCGGTCACTGACAAGCCTCACAAGAACCGCTGTAGGCATTTTCGATGGAACACGACAAAACACCAGGCTCTACGTCCGCGATGTGTCCGTTCCCGCCGTGACCGTTCGTATACCCGCTCCCACTACTGTGGCCATTCCCGTTTTTGGGTGGGACTGTTGTTGTTTTCGCAATCCTAGTAGCCGGGCGAGATCGTAAGTAATACGTGGTCTTGAGACCTGACTTCCAAGCGTACATATACATACTCGACGCTCGACCTATGTCCGGGTTCTCCATGAACAGATTGAGAGACTGACTCTGGTCGATGTAGGGACCTCGTGCAGCGGCAAGATCGATCAGGGATCTCTGCGAGAGTTCCCAAGCCGTCCGATAAAGCACTCGCAGGTCACCAGGGATTTCTGCGATGTCGTGCACAGACCCGTCAGCAGCCTTGATACGATCCCGCACATCCTCGGTCCAAAGACCGAGACGTTTGAGATCGGACGCCAAGTACGCATTGACCTGCAAAAACTCTCCGCTCAAGGTCTCCCGCTTAAACAGGTTGGAGACTTGGGGTTCCAAACATTCACAGCACCCTGCAATCGAAGCAATCGTGGCAGTCGGAGCAATGGCAATCAGTAACGAGTTTCGTAGCCCGACCTTCTGAATGCGTTGAGACAAAGCACTCCATCGAGCAGTGTCAGACGGTGTGACTCCCCAAGCGTCAAACTGTAGCTCCCCTTGCGAAGTCCGAGTTTCTGCAAAAGCTGGATGTTGTCCAAGTTCCTCCGCCAGATCAGCCGACGCCGACAAGGCGTGGTAGTAGATCTCTTCCGAGATCTTAGTTGAAAGACACAAGGCTTCAGGGGAGTCGAACGGCAAACGAAGCGAGAAAAAGACATCCTGTAAACCCATGAATCCCAACCCCACAGGTCGCCAACGTCGATTGGATGTTTTGGCCTTTTCAACAGGATAGAAATTCAAATCGATCACACGATCCAACTGACGGATAGCTGAGCGGACCGTTCGGCCCAAGGCTTCAAAGTCAAACGCAGTCGCAGATAAATGACGCGACAGGTTGATCGATCCGAGATTGCAGACCGCAGTTGCATCACTTGAGGTCACTTCCAAAATCTCTGTGCACAAATTTGAAAGGTGCACAGTCCCGCCCTTGTAAGTCTGGTTGCAGGCGCGATTACTCTTGTCTTTGAACGTGAACCATCCGTTCCCTGTCTCAGCCAACGTACGCAACATTCGAGTGTACAGATCTCGGGCTTTGATGGTCTTCAGAGCCAAACCGTCCATCTCGGCTATCGCGTAGGCGGCATCAAAATCCGTTCCCCACAAGTCTGTCAAATGAGGGACGCGTTTCGGGTCAAACAGACTCCAGTCAAGGTCCTCCTCGACTCGTCGCATGAACAAGTCCGGGATCCAATTCGCCAAATGCAAATTCGGAGTCCGCCTCGAAGGATCCCCAGTGCCGTCACGCAGCTCGAGGAACTCAAGAATGTCCGCGTGCCAGGACTCCAAATACACTGCACAAGCCCCCTTGCGCTTGCCACCCTGATTCACTGCGGCAACCGACGCGTCGAGTGTCTTCAGCCAAGGTATGACGCCGTTCGAATAGCCGTTCGTGCTCGCAATCAAACTACCCCTTGACCGTACCCTTGTGTACGAGATTCCGATCCCGCCAGAGAATTTGCTCAGCTGTGCCACAGCAGCATAGGAATCGTAGATGCTCTGCAAGGAGTCCTGAGGTGAATCGAGAAGAAAACAGGACGACAATTGCTCGTGACACGTACCTGCATTGAAAAGAGTCGGAGAACTAGGCAGGTACGAAAGCGTCGAGAACAAACGGTAGAACTCGAGAGCCTCCGCAGTCGACTTAGCAAGGGCACACGCAATGCGCATGAAGAAGTGCTGCGGGGTTTCGATGACTTTGCGCGTCTCCGGGTGACGCAACAAATAGCGGTCATACAACGTGCGAAGCCCAAAGTACTCAAACTCTGACGTACGCTCAGGCACAATGTTCATGTTGTATTTGCGCTTCGACTGATCAACAAACTTGACCAGCCGGGAACTGATCAGCCCCAACTGATGACCAATTGAGACTGATTGGGAAAACGAGGAGATGTCTTGACCGGTTACCTCTTTGTCGATGTAAACTGAAAGCAGTCTAGCAGCCAGCTTGGAGTACTCCGGCTCCTCAACGATAAGACTGCTTGCTGTTCGAATCGACAACTCGTCAAGCTCCTGTGTAGTTGCACGGTCGTACAGACCGCCTATGGTCTTGAGTGCAACACGCAACGTGTCTACTGAAGTCAAACCTGTTGCAGATCGTGTGACGGCACGAACGATCTTGTTTACATCTACAGGCTCAGCCGTGCCGTCACGTTTGACGACACACATCTGTGTTTGAACGTTCGAATCTGCAATCTGAATTTGTGGTTCCATTGTGTCCTCACGCAGTCGCCGAAAGTACAGCCAATTCGACCAGCGTTCTCTTGGAACGGGCCGACCCTTTGATTTGGGATTCGAGTTTGCATAGGATTTTCATTTGACCAACCAACGCACCTTGAGTGTGTCGGCTGGTTAACGGAATCACGTTCATTTTGCAGGCGTACTCTTTTTGGCCCAAACGTGCCGCAATCACAGAAATAGAGTCGCTACGATCAAGCAAGTGTTTCGCCAGAAGCAAGCGCTCAACTTGCTTCATCCAAGAAAATACAACAGGGACCCAAGCGGAATCCCCCATGTGGAGGTAGAGTCTGGAGATCAGATTCATCGCCTTGCCCGCGTCCCTCAGCATCACGGCGTCTGCGACCTGATAAGGTTCAACAGGTATCGCAGGGGACGCCACCAACATGACTTGGCGCAGACTGACAACTTCCTTGGGCTGTACCAGGCATTGAAGTTTCTTCAATTCATTCACAACAGCACGAAGGTTGTCACCATGAAACGCAAACAGTTTGTGCGCTACACCATCTGCCAATTTCAAACCAAGGTCTGTCGCCTCGTCTGTGATGCGCTGAACAGTCTTGTCACGTTCCCATGGTTTGAACTTCGAGATCGCCACCTTCTCAGCAAGAACTGCTACCTCGGACCAACCGCCAGACAATTTGTCGGATCTGTAGAGAGCCACCAATGACATCGAGGCGGAATCAAATGCCCCGGACAAGTATGAAATGAACCCCTTGCCAAGCTTCAGCTCTTGCGCATTGTCGACAACGACGATGCGGGATCCGCTTTCAAAGAGAGGTGGTGTCTCACACAAAGTATGCAGAGACTCACTCGTCGTCGTGGATCCGTCCACGTAAGTAACGACCCTGTTTTTGCTCTTCCACAGAAACCGCTTGGTCTCGAATACCTTGTCTATCAGGTAATCCTCATCGCCATAAACGAGGAGGAACGGGCGCGTCTTTCTTTTGACAGCCATCACGAAAATACAGTTGCCAATGCGGCCTTGAGATGAAACGCCAAGTTAATACGAGCCGCCGAGTGATTCGACCTCACCTGACGAAGCTCGAACCAGATGGTTTCAGATTTCGATCCAAGTGTGTTGGACAACTCGGACAACAAGGAAGCCAGATCAACATTGATCACTTTCGCAGGTGCGTGTGGCACGATCAAAAGATCTTGCACCAAAAGCTCAAGAAATCTCAGACCCAAAATCAAGTCATCACCTAACTCATCAACAATCGAAAACAATGCGGACAAGTCGCGACGAATCCCGGCACGCAAGATCTCGACGACACGGTCACGAAGGTTCAAGCGATTGGAGCTAGCAAGCTGCACAGCTCGGCCCACTGAGCCTTCCGCTAAGCGTGCGTACAAAAGAGCTTTGTGATCCTCATCAACGAATGATCTCAAGACACCGATTAGAAGGGCGTCGCTCAAACGATTGTACCGAACAAGCCCACAACGAGAACGCACGGTCGGAAGGACCTGTTTCACCGAATTTGCCAGAAGGAAAAAGCGCGTTGTTCTAGACGCGCTTTCCAACGTCTTGAGAAACGCGTTGGCTGCTGCGATCGTCAGCCTGTCAGCACCGTCGACCACGACATAACGCAGTGGGGCTAGCAACGGATAGTTGCAAACAACTGATGTAGTGTCACGCACAGCTTCAACGCCGATCTCTTGATCAGCTTCTGCACTGACTACGACGAAATCTGGATGCGCGTTGCGTGCAAGCTGTCGTCGCTGCGCGGCATCATCCCCGACAGAATCTAGGAAGGCTTCAGTAACCGACAGCCTCTTGCCAACGCCGTCATCGCCCACCAACAGAAGTGGCGAAACCCAACGACCGGCTACAACACAACGCAGAAACCGAACTGCGCTATCCTGTTCGAGTACCGAGTTCAGGGACATGTGACGTGTTACCTAAAACTCGAGTGTCATCGGAGTCGACTGGAATCATCTGCAACACCACGAAGTAGTTCTGGCCACACCCGCGGCAGATAAATCGATAGGGCTCACGACCCGACCGATCCAGGTCACGACAACGACACTTCAAACACATCAATTGTTGGTCGGACATCCTCTTCAAATATTCAGCTGGCCACCGACAGCGAGTCCCCAGGTGTGTCCACACTTCACACACCGGTACATGCGCCGGCCTACGTACTCAGGAGCTGCAACCTTGATTTCCACAGCTGCCTGTGAATCACACCCACCGCGCGGGCACTTCACAGAAATGGTTTCCGGTTCTTGGTTTTCAGACACAATACCAGGGGTAGTACCAGCAGGATCAATAGGCATGGGAGTCCTCACGATGTTTGGGGGTATGTTTCGGGCCTTCAATTCCCAATCGGTTCATTGAACAACCCCTGTAAGACACCAAGCACCCGCAAGTAGTACTGCCTGTCGACAACATCCAACAATGGCGGCTGGATTACAGCTTCCGGATTGATCCGAATCACATCCGCCTGCGACTTGACTACCAGTTGGCTGAAAGAGTCGTCAACAAGGTAAGGCTCAATCTTGGCCCAGTCCTCAGCCAGAACTTGTATGTGTTGTCCACCAAACTCCAGGCGAACGTAACTCAAATTGCGAACATGCCCAGTCTTGACAGTGCCCTTCTTCAAAAAGACGGCCATCAAGCCGCGAGCCAACAGAGGCAGATCAGATTGCCGTAGCCGCACTGGGCGATCGACAATCTTGAAGAGCCGGTTGTCCATTGGGTCTCACGCCGACGGTGTCGCAGCTGGCTTAGCGACACGCTTTCGAACAAGGACTTCCGACATCAAACAAGTCGTCGCCACTGAAACTGCGTTCGTCAACGCAGCCCTAACGACTTGTGCAGGGTCCACAATACCTGCTTCCCAAAAGTCCTTCAACACACCGTCCGTAACGTCCAAGCCGAGAGGATCTGCACTGTCTCGGACTAGAGCAACCGCAACAGAGCCTGAACCACCAGCGTTCTCGTTGAGTTTGCGTAGAGGAGCTTCACATGCACGTAGGACCAAACGATAACCCAACAGCTGTTCCTCGGTCAGATTCTTATCCGTCGCATCACACGTCGATGCGGCACGGAGTAATGCGACTCCCCCGCCCAAAACCACACCACCATCAATCGCTGCTCGAACCGCCGAAAGCGCGTCCTCCATTCGAGCCTTTCGCTCCTTCATCTCGTACTCGGTAAAGGCCCCCACTTTGATGATGCAAACACCTCCTTGCAAACGACCTACACGTTCGCGCAAACGATCAGCGTCATACTCCGAGCCGCAACGATCCGCCTCTGAAAGCAACGTCGCGATTCGACTGTCGATCACTTCGGGCTTGCCCTCACCACACAAGATAGTGGTCGCCTTCGAAGTCACAGTCACACGACTAGCAGATCCGACGTATTGTAAAGGGTCCTTCTCGAAACAGGAGAATGTCATTCCTTGTTGTTTAGAAATGAAAGTTGCGCCAGTCATGATGGCAAGGTCCTCGAGAGCATCGGATTGAAATATGCCGTGGCTCGGAGCCTTGACCAAGACTGCCTTAAGCTGTCCTGCCTTGAAGTTCTGCAAGAACAACGGCAGCGCCTCACCTGTGAAATCAGGTGCAAAAACCACCAGTGCACGGTTCTCAGTGATGACTGCATTCAAAAGCGGCAGCAACGGAAGACAAGCTGAGACACCCCAGTCCGTCACCAAGATGTACGGGTTGTCGTAAACAATATCCGCACCGTCTACAGCGAACTCCGGGTGTGCCCAACCACGATCGATTTGAGTACCGTCAACAGTGACAAGTTCAGTCTTAGTCCCTCGCCCCTCTTCGACGTTGACGATTCCGTTCTGTCCAACTTTCACAACGGCTTCGGCCACCATGTGACCGAGATCGCGATCGCCGTTTGCACACACCGTTGCAATTTTTTCAATGTCTTCTTGATCCGCAACAGATCGTGTTCGCTCTGCAAGTGACCAAAGAATCGCTTCCAACGCACAATCCATTCCACGCTTCAGGGACACAGGCGCGGCCCCAGCAACCACCAACGACGCACCGCGTTTACACAAATACTGGGCCAAGACAATGGAAGTAGTTGTCCCATCCCCGACATCGTCACTGGTTTGTGACGCGACATCCACGAGAAGCCGAGCGCCCATCTCCTCCCACGGATCAGGTAACGAGATCTCTTTAGCAACCGACACTCCGTCCTTCGTTACCAAAGGTAGGCCGAACGTCTTCTGGAGACAGACCGTTCTACCCCTAGGACCAAGCGTTACCGCGACAGCTCTCGCCAGCTGGTCAATCCCACTCAACAACTTCGAGCGCGCGTCTGAACCAAAACGAATCGACATCAGGTCACAGAACACCGGAACCCTACGTCGAGTCGACGACTTCCCCTTTTAACCACCGACCTGCCAAGGCCAGCTCCACACCATCGTACGACATTTGCACAAGCTGTTCAGGGGGTGGTTTCATTGTCACAACGTAGGCACGACCCAAGTAGTACTGGTGCGCAACCACATCCTTGAGATCGAGACCACGATAGTACATTGCTAGCTCAGTACCTCCCGACAACAAGTAGGTGCGTACCATCTCAAGAAATAAGCGGCGTCACGCTCTCCGCTATGGACACACTATCTGAAGCTTGACGATCAAGTGGCAAAGAACCGATCACCGAAGCACCACTTGGAAGAACCACATTGCTCGAAACTTGAACATTCAAGACTTGTCCGTTGTAATCCGAGTAGGGACCAAAACTGCGTCCACCTGAAATCAAATTGGAAGCATTGAATGGCGTCCACAATGATTGAGGATCAGTAGTCCACACAGACATCGTGGAGGGGCCGACCAAAAAGCTTGCGAAGCGTGTTCCAGAAATAGCAGCAGCCGAGTTCCAAAACAATGTCGCAGACACAACCGCCCCCACTTCGAAGATCAAAGGCGCAACGACGTTAGCGACTTCGACACCCGCTGAATTTCGAATCCGAGCAAACGGTCGATTGTCCGTGGTGAGCCCGATACCCAAATAGTTGACCGGCGCAGAAGGCACGTCCGTCAAGAACGCAACAAAACGTTGGACCCCTGGAGAACCCACTACGAAGTTCACCGAAAGGGTGCCACGTGATCCTGCGAAACGACCAAGCAGCGAAAATACGCCAGCACCCTCACGATTTTCAATCACACCAGGTAAAGCCCGAAACGCTTGATTTGATCCAACCCTAGAGCCAGCCCACGTTGGTGTCGACCAAGGGGTGCCAGGAGAAACCGGCGTTCCAAGGTCGAATTGTGCTGAGAGACCTGAAGCGTTTTGCAACTGGGACATCAACAAGCTATGTTCAAAAACAGATCAACCGATGAGGCTAAGAAAATCAACTTCTTGGGCTTTTGTCGCTTCAAGACGTTCACGAGTCAATCGCACTCGCCCACACGCTGTCATGTAGGAGTCCTTGTCGCGTTCAATTCCGAAGAATCGTACGTCTTCTTCCAAGGCCGCAACCAATGTCGTCCCCGATCCACAGTACGGGTCTAACGTCAAACCATGCTTCGGCGTCGACAACTTGACCAACCAACGGATCAATTTGACAGGTTTTCGCGTCGGATGAAGGTTCTCAACCTGACCGTCAAGCGTTGCTTCACGATCAGACGCCTTGGGGACGTAACGCAATGGGGACTCGAACTGGTGATAGAACCTCGACACAGGTGCATCTCCGTAGGACAAGGTGCCTGTCTTCTCTTCCGTCGGTCGTTGCTCCTCCAAAGCTCGAACGGGACAACCTTCAACACACTTCCAAACAATCAATGTCTCGGGTTGATCTGAAGCCATCTGATTACCGTAGGCTGACGAGAACGTGCCGCCCGACGTTTTTTGAAAACGTGCAGCTCCTTGAGCATGAGGAGCGACTTCCGCCACTCCGGTCTGCTCACAACCAGGAGCATGTTCAAACAAACAGTTGGGTGGCCAACGCCCCTCTTCCTTGACATCATTGGCTCCTGACAAATCAGACGAATTCTTCCACGAGTTTCGACGTACTCCGCCACGTCGTTTGATCTCCTCAACCTGTTGGCGGTGCTCTTCAAAGTCCTTGCGATTCGCATGACGAACACGCGCAGCATCGATGTTGATCCCGCCCGTGCCGTACTCCGAAACGTTCTCGGCAAGTGTGCCGATGAGAGGCTTGCGACAAACCAGGATCGGTTCCCACACAGGCTTCAATCCTGTACCAAGACCAGGGTGGCCTGGCAGTGTTTTGCTTTTGGGCATTCCTTGACTCTGGATCCACACCAGCCCGCTAGAATGGTCGGCGATCGTGTCTCGAAATTGAAACCCTGCAAAGCGAGCTCCCATCGACAACAAGTCCCAAGTACGTGTTCCACTAAAAAATAAAACGTGAGCGCCTGGCTTCACGACTCGAAAGATCTCGTGCCACGTAGGGATTGATGGGATATCCCATTTGCGACCTGCAAAGTCACCAGTCTTGAGATCCGCTCCTTTTAAGTAAGCAAGGATCTGTTCCGGACTCGGCTCCTTACCTAAGCCGTAAGGCGGATCGAAAACCGCCGAGTCGAAGGTGTTACTGGGGAGCTCCTTGAGAGTCGGCAGACATTCACCGAGTACAATTTGATTTTCGTAATCCATTGCTGTCTCATCAAAACTAGAAATGCCACCCTCACAGTTCCCGCTCACACGCGAAGAGCAGTACTCATGGGACACCGCGTTTGCAATCGCGTTCGTAAAAGAGGTCTGCGCTGTCTCAAACGAAAACAGTCGAACGTTAGATGATGTGCTTGAAAGTCTCGACCAAGAAACACGACCTGAACTCACAGCCAGGGCGATCAAAATAGCGGATGCCTCAGTAAGACAATTACGAAACTGGCGGCTCCACAGTCCAAAGACAGGTGTTCTCGTCTAATTCACTTGTCGAATCCAAACTCTCGAGATGAAGTTCGTCTGCCGCATCTACGGAAACGATTGGGACTCATTCGTCTCGACATGGGCCTCCACATGTTACGACTTCGTACGAGATGCCCTTGGACCTTATCAGAAGGAACCATTACCTGAGATCCTCGACCTATCAGATGCACTGCACGCGAGCGGGGCCAATGCGTCGTTCCATCCTGTAACAGGGCAGATCTGTCTTTCACGATCCGTCACGGATCATTTACCTGGGATCACACTCGAGAAGTTGACACACGAGTTGACACACGCAAGCCTCGCAGACTTCCCTGAAGGGGACATGTTCTACGAGGAAGGTTTTGTAGATTACATGGTTTGGGTGATGTCCCACGCACCGACCTGGGGAGAACACCAGATTGCGATGAGAGCCGCTGCGTCGTTCAACATCAAATGTCGGCAAGATCGAGCTAAGCACGATCTCTCAGATTATGATCGCAAGCGTTGGGCCGGCGGAGTGTATTGCTCACACATGCACGGCCCTTGGATCATTGCTCGGATGCGTACCCGCAAAGCGGAACACAACTTCACCTGGTAACAGCTAGATGTGACGTTGAATCACTTTCTCGATCCGTGGTTGATGTTTTTTCAACCACTGGTGAGGATACGACCGGGCCATACCCCACACCTCAGCGAGTTCCTGATCAGTCAGACCATCGAGCTTCGCAAGAAACCACTCTGGCGCACGTTTGTCGATCTTGGACAGGTCATCCAAAATCCCCTTGACGACATGTCGAGGAAGCAAATTGTCGAGAGCTTGAAAGGTTTCAACATTGTCGACGTCTAAGTCACCACCAATAGCTTCTCGCCGGCTTTCAATGCTGCGAAAAGCGTCCACTAGGAGATTGTGTGCGATCTTGAAAATGAAAGATTCTGCTTCACGTAGCTCGATGCCAGCTCTCGGCTGAACCCGACCACCCGACAGTTTCAACAACAGCTGTGACACGACTTCTTGGACAAGTTCTGGATCCTTTGCCTTCATCAACAACATTTTGTAGAGTCGTTGACCGAAGCTACGTCCATAGCCAGAGGGCAGCCGAGTGGGATCGACCTTGGTGCCAAGAGTTACGTTGGGCGGTGGATCCATCACGACGCCGCTATTCAAAAAGAGAGCGTACGTCGTTCGACCAATCGTGTCAGCCAGATCCGCAGCAAGGACCAGGAAGACCTGAGCGACTCGGTACCCCCACGGCAGTGCTCGGTAAAGCCTAACGCTTACGTGCGAAGCCCGAGCAACGAGTAGTCGAATCGTCACAACTACCGGAAGGATACAACAAGATCCTCAAGTCGTTCGCATCCAACGCGGTTCCGGACCTCTTCGATAGCAGAGAGGTAGACATCCGACGGAATGTCCTCTCTGTCCGCAAATTGTTGGTCCCACGACGAAGAGGAGTCTTCAAGGCGTGTTTCGTGTACCCCCTGATCTGTCAACACAACCAACGCATCCCCTGACAACGGTCGCTCTTTGTGACGGCGATCCCGTGTACGAAAAACGTTCTTCAGGTGATTTATCACAGCTCGTGACAGGTAGCTCTTGAAACCTTGAATGATCGTGTTGTCCTGCTTCGCCACCCAAAGAGGCGCTTTGGGATTGAAGTCTCGGACAAAATATGAAGACTTGGCAAGCGTCTCAATGTCGGCCACCAAGTAACGGGCTTTCAAAGAAAAGAGACGTCCCTCTACCGGACGCGGGATCCAATACGTTGAATCCCGTTTCGACTTCCAGAGAGCCTGACGCCACTGGACCCGAGTGATTGACAGCGCAGAAAGGATCTCGGCGACGCCAACCGTCCTGCTTGGCCTAACCTTGATAGCGTCGACGTAGCGATCCAGGAATTTAGCACTCAAGAGGCGGCACCAGACGTCCTGCACAAATTCATTCAGTGCCTCTCCACACGCCCGAGTCATCTTGGCCACCAACGACTTGACGAACCCTCCATACGACGAAACCACCTGAGTATTGTTCTTAGGAAGCCCGGAGGGCCACTTCCAGACCAGAAACAGTCTGATCCTCACGTGGCGGCAAAAAGCCTCGAGAACGGCTCCTGGTAAGATCCGTGCGTTCCTAGGAAGCCTTAAGAGGTGTATCCGACTTTCGATTCGAACGATGTCTGGTCCCCAATAGACGGTTTGTCTCGAACAGAGCTTCACCCCCTCAACGAGATTGGGTTGGACCTCAACCCAATCAGGGTCCCGCAGAGTCATTTGAGTCAATCGAAACCACTGGTGTGGCGACAGCCCCAGGTAGTTGATCGTTTCGGTGTGTGACATGGCACGTGGAAGGTGACGAGAAGAGTCGAAACGCTCCAAGGTCTGAAGCCGTTCAAGCTCGCTGATCAAGTAATCAAGCGAGCAACCTATCCTGCGTGCCTCTTCTTCTAACCAACCACCATGTAGAGCCTTCAGTTCCGAGTAGTTTTGTGGGATCCCAGCCAAACAGTTCATTCGAAAATTCCCTGAGAGCAAGAGCTCGGAGTTGTGCAACCCGACAGAGTTTCCGAGTTACAAGACAAGGACAGACAACGTCAATCCAAAATCGAAGCACTACCTTATTTCATTAAACAGTGTTGACGAAAATCGGATCCAGAAGAACCATGACAATTGTCCACAGAGATCCCACAGAGGACTCTTCATCAACAGGTGAGAAAATGCCTACAAGCCCAAGTGAATCAAAGTTCGAGTTAGCTCAGCGAGAACTAGTTCAAGCAGCTCAGAACAAACTCTTCACCACACAGGTGGACACACCTGTGTTCTCGATCCCCTCGACGCCTCACGATCAGAAGGTCTTCGGGCTGCTCGCCAAAGCTTGGATCCTTTGGGCAACAGGCTCTGACCCTCTTCCCACCATCGACAAAATAGGAAAACCCCACGAGGCGGGTAGAGCACTTCACCTCATGGCTCTCGATCATTGGAAACGAGCCATTCAAGCCTTGGCTCGTTCATCTCTTCAGTTCCCGATCAACCAGGACGCTCTATCGTCCAATCAGGAAGCTTTCCTGTGCTTCCAGCGGGCTCTTCTGCTTAGTTCAAGCTATCAGCTACCTTCCACCAACAGCATCCATTGGTCGTTTGTTGCCTCCTTTCCTACACTTGCGATCAGCTACCTTACACACACTCTCTCTTCTTCACCACCCAAGTCTGTCTCTCCATCCATGAGAGGTCATTGACTCTTTGTCCCCAACGGGCTCCGTCTTCATCACCGGCATCACTACTATGAGGATTGCTAGTACGAGGATTGCGATTGCTACTACTTGCTGAGTTACGAGTTTCTGGATTTGAGCTTTCTGAATTTGAGCTTTCTGGATTATTGATTGTTGAAGCGTTAGTATGATTTGCAGCAGTATGATTTGAAGCAGTAGTTATTGAGTTAGTATGATTTGAGTTGCTACTATTTTCGGGGTACCGAACTTCGTGAGAGAATATCCGAAGATCGAAATGATCATGATCTGAGTGAGCATGGACCATGATCTAGGATCATGGAAGAATCCCTACAGGGATTCTGTTCATTTGATCTTGATGATCTGTTGCTGAGAGATAGCAATAGATCATGCTCCACTACTTGAGTACTAGCTGTCAGTTGATCTCGTCCTTGTGAACAGCTTAGGTTGGGAGTCTGTGGGATCGACACATTACCCAATCCACTCATGATCCATCGGATGGATGGATCTTCGGTCAGTTGGATTTTTTTGACGTCCTTAGTGTGATGAAGTGACCCGACGTTCATTGTGCTCTCAAACAGCTGACGGTTGATAGGAGATCCTGTTAACTCCTAGAGGACCACTACACCGGCTCGGACCTGTTGGACAAGGAGATCTTTTTGGTCGGATGGTCGGAAGAGGTTTGGACTTCTGTTGGTGTAGGTGAGTGAAGATGCTCAGTCGAATGAAGCTGTCGGATGTTAAGTGGGATCCCACCGTGCTCATCGAGTTACCCGCTCCGCTTCGCGTAGCGGAGAGCCTTGCGTTGAAGTTCCAGATCACCCGTCAGGTTGATCGACGTTGGTGGCGACTCGACGTTGTAGGAATCTTCCGTGTCACACAGGTAGGCTTCGACGCTCAGAAAGGCCTCTCACGGCAGCTTCTGAGCGTCGAAGCCTCAGGACCTCCGCCAGTGTGGCAGAGCGTTCGAAAGCCTCCCAGAATCGAAACCACGTGGAGTCCTGCTAGGTCTCCACGTCAGCCCATCATCTAGTAGAGCGAGACGCTTCGTTACTAAAGCTACCCTGGTCCCTGTTGGACGATCGGCCTCGCGGAACACTCCGAGTCAAGGGCGAAGCAAAGGTCCGCGTAGCTGGAGCCCTGGAGCCCTGTTGGTCTATCCCACACTTGTTCACAGGACGTTTAGAAATGAAAGCAGTGAGCCTTTACCAACCGCATGCGTCGTTAGTCAGGATCGGCGTCAAGAAATTCGAAACGCGTAGTTGGGAGACCCGGTACCGAGGCCCACTAGCGATCCATGCGACCAAGGCCTTCCCACGTCAGTACGTGGCGCTCAGCGTGACGGCTCCGTTTTTCAAAGCTCTGCGAGACGAGTTCCCTCTACCAGCCGGCGCAGTCCTTTGCGTCGTGGATCTAGTCGACTGCATTTCGACAAGTGAGGCTCTTCAACAAGACCTGATTTCAGATGAGGAACGACTGTTCGGAGATTACAGCCCGAATCGGTTCGCGTGGAAGCTACAGCTTCTCGATGTTTTTGAGCGTCCCATCCACGCTCGAGGCGGACAACGCATCTGGGAGTGGATCCCTCCTCAGAAGTTCACGACGTACGTGTAACCAAACCCTGTTGCTGAGGTCGAAGAGGTCGTGGACGAGCCGCTGTAGAAGATGATTGTCGGCGGCGGTGCAGGACGAATCGGTACGATCTTCAAATCTTTGAACTCCGTAACGATGTCATTCAGGAGTTGCATGATCCTGACGTCGCCGCCTTGATCCGGATGATATTTCTTAGCGAGCTGTCGGTGTGTCTTGGACACCTCGTCTTTCAAAGCCTCAAGCTCTTGCACTGCTGTATTGTACGGCAGTGCCTGAAGCCGCAGAATCTTGCCTTGTGTGATTCCAAGCTTCGCAATGAGCTCGTTCGCAGTCTTACGTTCGGCAGGAGTCAGTGATGTTTCCATCTCTATTCAACAGCGGCACAAATAAAAACTCAGACCGAAGGACCTGTCACAATATCTTGTCCTTGGTAGTGACTCTTGAGCCCGTCCGAGCCGTATGGATGATTACACGCGGTTGCGAGCTTCGTGAAATTGATCTGTGCGATCTTCATTCCCGGCCACAACTGAATAGGCCACGGCCCGTGGTTGACGATTTCCAAGGTCAGGCGTCCGTCCCACCCAGGATCAACAAATCCTGCGGTCACATGAACCGCTAGGAAGCACCTGCCCCAGGTCGACTTTCCCTCGACCCTAGCTAGAACGTTGGCAGGACAGGTGATGTTCTCGTTGAGAGCTCCCAACACACAATACTTGGGTTGGAGGACCCAACCCGAAGAACTCATGTTGTGGCGCTCGAAAACTGGTTTTTTCTCAGGTCGTCTCAAATCAATGAGGTCTGTTGCATTCACCCAAAGAGGCGGAAGCAACAGAGTTTCGTGCAACGTGACATCGTAACTTGCAGGTTGAATTTGGTCGTGATTGAAGGGCTTGATATAACCTAGCTCAGCAAGCCTTTCAATGTCACGATCGCACAACGGTCCTACAGGCACTGACGGTATTGTATCCATATGGCGGACTACAACACCATGGGTCAGGCGCCTGCTTTCTTGTGCTTTGTGACCAACGACAAACGTTGTGGGGTTTCGTAACCGAGAAAGACGGCTGTGACGTAGATCCCGATCCCTTCCTTTTCGAGCGCACGTGGTGTGACGCTGACTTGTCCGTAGCCGACCCGCCCATCGTTAACACGAAACGAACAAGGCAGAATCAACTGTGACAATTCTGCGCGCCAGGTCTCGCCGTAAGTGAGTGAATCTGGATCAGGTTCTGTTTGAGTCAGTTCCCGAAACTTCTCGAGCACGACCCCTCGTGTGAGTTCGATCCAAAAAGGAAGCCCCGCAAAACCAACGTATCCCTCAGCAGCCACAAACAAGGCAAAGTCAGTAAAAGATCCAGGGATAACTAGCCTATTTGGTTCATAGGCGGAGCCTTGGATCCCTGCTAGGTTGGGCTTTCCGTCGTCTCAGGATGGCGGAGAAATTGAAATGTTGACGAGCCTCGCGCGTTTGTTATCATAGGCTTCGGCGTTGCGTCGAACGGCCTCTAGCAGTTGGTGTCCCCCCTCTTACTGCTGGTGAGTGTCGTCGATGCAACGCCGAATTAGTTTTTGTCGTTTCGGATCGACTGGGAATTGAATGGTGGGACATCACCGTCGAACAACGAGCTGCGGTGGATCGACGTAACGATCATCACTCGTGAACTTGAATCCTTTGATCGGCTCACCGACGGCAGCTAGTGCAAGAGCGTTGGTGGCGACGGCAATCAAATCGGCAGTTTTCACGACTTCCCACGCCCAAGGCTGACGGATCTCTAGTCTGAGCAATCCGTTCGGATCCGCGGAAGCTCTAAACTTTAGAGTCGAACTGAGTTCGAAGATCTTCACAGGTCCCCTTCCACCAGTATTCGTCGAATCCGACATTTTGATGTCACCTTGCCGTCCTGGTCCGTGAAGGTGATCTCATTCTCAGAAGAGCCTTTGCGGCGCCAACGAATGATCGCCGGAAGTCGGGATCCGATCGGATGACACGATATTGTGTCGAGCAGTTGTCGACCTCCGTCCACTGCATAGAGATTAGGACGGTCACGTGTCACCGTAACGTGGCGGTAGGTTTCGGCGCTCGCTACAGCTTCCGTGAAAATCACCAACAGACAGAACGTTGAGAATTTGGACATCTCTTACTCTTGTGGATGGAATAAACTTGTTGACTTCCCATTGTGGAGAGACAAGCTCAATAGTGTGATGTGGTGTTGTAGTATATTGGGAATTGAAGGCAGGATCAAAGGAACTCACCCGTCGAGAGAAAGTAAGAGTGAAATGAAGCGATTGTTTGTTGGAAACCTGTCTTACGCGACTAGCGTGGACGAATTCAGGACTCTTTTCACACGATTCGGCACACTACGTTCTGTGGACATCGTCACTGATCGTGAGACCGGCCAAAGCCGCGGTTTCGGGTTCGCAGAGTTCACAACTGATCAAGCCGCCGAAGACTGTGCGACGTCTCTGCACAAGTCCAATTTCGGCGGTCGGCCCATCATTGTTCAGGAAGCTGTCCAGAAGCCAAGGACTCGGAAAGAATTTTCGCAACCGCCGCCAGACCCAGAAGTGCATCGTCGCCCACAACGTCGGGATCACCGACGTGATCGGCCGAGCCGGGATTACAACGATTGAGTCTGTAAGCGACTTGTGCGCTGTGCACGTCTCGAGGTACAAGTTCTCCACGACGTACAAAAGAAGATTTGTAGAGCGTGATTTGCCCGCTCCACGGAACCAGTGGCGATGGTGTAGCAGCTTGCACCGTTCGTGTTAGGTACTCAAAATCGTGTGGGTGAATCCAAAAACTGATCAACCGATCAATCTTTCGTTTGCGATCATGCCGGTGTTCTTCCCATTGACCAGACAAAGCGTCCGGAGCTTGGACGCAGCGTTGACAGGGCCGCTGCTCTCGAGTGAATAGGGTGGATCAGAAAGCGTCGCAGCGTCGTTCAATGCAACAGATTTTGGATAGGCGTCGACGACAACTCGCAGAATTGCCGCCTCACACTTGCCGAGTTCACGATACCAAAACTCTGCAAGTGCGCGACCAGTTGGCAAAGGATCGAAGTCTCCTAGGATTGCTCGGCCGCTCTCGGTGATGTCTACCCCGTCGATGTTGAAGCCTTTGATGTAGCCCTGCGTACGCAGCCTCGACGCTGCGTTGACAGGGCCACTGCTCGTCGTCGAGTAACGAGCGATGATAGTGGCTTGAGTCAACGTTAGACGCCCGTGCTGTGCCAATACAGACAAGATCGCACGCTCACACTTGGAAATAGGTTGTCGATCCAAAACCTGAGTTGCAGTGCTTTCCTCCTTGGGAGGCTTACCGTTCGTCATCTGGGCTCTTTGGGTGGGCTCTTTGCGACTCGTTGTTGGCGTGGAAAGGTGGGCGTTGTACGTAGTACGAACAAGGTCTCACACACGTCTTCGTTGTGTGATGAGTGTTACACCGATTCCTCGTTTACGGCCGCGTTGAATCAAATTCAGCCAAGCGCCTACAAGCGGGCGGTTACGAGGATCAGGATTTTGTTGCAGGTAAACGTCAGCCTCTTCACAGAAGACGTGTATGGGATTGCGGTTTCGGATGAGCAGTTCGTTGGCAAAGTCGAGTAGGAATCGCTGACGTTCTCCATCACTCGACAAAAGCTCAAGGTCCAAAACACACGAAAGGTTCTTCGACGCAATGAGATTCGCGATCAGCTTTCCGCGCCTCGAATCGCCAATAACCCAAACGTCGAAGTGACTGCCTCAAGCGGCAGGCTAAGGTCTCGGGAAAGTACGAGGCTTGCAGGCATCACTCACCACTTACCCAAGTTCCCCTAAAACAGCTGTGGAAATATCGGGAGGCGTCCAGCCCTCTGGCTTTTCAACCTTGCCGTCTTCACGAAATTTGACAGTACCATCTGGCCCTCGCTTAGCCATGTTCGAGCGCTGCACTTCATCCCAAACACGATCCAACGGTATTCCGAATTCTAGTGCGGTCCCCACGACAACGTAAGTCAAATCGGCAAGCCCGTCCGCAAGCCCAATGAGATCAACCTGATTTGGGAATTCCCAGGCAGTGTCACCTATAACACGTCGGGCACCCAACGCTTCCATGACCTCCTCGCACTCTTCGTAGATCAGTTTTCCACGAAGTTGGACACGTGCTAGTGCGGGAACTTCAGGGAAGCGCAAAACAGGTTGTCCCATAACACGGTGGAAATCACGGACGTCACCAAGAAGCCGACACATTCCCCGGTCTTCTTCATCAAAGCACTCATCGGAATAGTCGTCGGCGACGGCACAGACGACACTCGCGTCCGTTGTTATTTTCGAAATGCGACCACCTGTGATGTGATCGTAAACCTTGCAGCCTTCCGACATGAACACGCGAGCGTCGTGTAGTTCACGCTTGATCTGGTCAAGATTGAGTTGGCCGTCTTCAGTAGTGACCAAAGGCTCCCAGAACTCCTTCCAGGTTTTTTCGTAATCAGGTGTTTCGTTCTCAGTCGTCATTCGACAATCTCTCCAGGGACCTCTTTGGACTTGTCCCAGTTCTCCGGCAGCTGGACCTTGATGCGGAAGATCGTGTACCCGTCCTTTTCAAGGCGGGCTTGCCACACAGGTTGAGGAGTCGCTGTCGACGTGTAGATGCGCTCTTCGCCCGGTCGCAATGCAATCCAAAAATAGGTCGTCATTCTCGTGTCTTTCCTCTTTCCTTTTCAATGTTCCTTCTCGCGATGCAAGGCGCCTTCTGCTAGGTTGGGCTTTCCGTCGCCTTCATTGGGTGGTCGGAGAAATTGAAACCAACTTCCCCAACACCTTTGCGTATTCGCCGAACAGGAGCGCACGCTTGTACAATTTCCAACACTTGCGACAGATGAAAGGCTGGCAGGTTTCCGTGTCAAGTACGAAACGGTGATCGTGTCCGCCCCGACCGTGACCCTTAACACCGGTCTTCTTGCTAATCTTGCCTTTCGGGTGTGGTGTCCCTTTCGGCAGGAGTTTTCCGCACAGGCTGGGGCTGTCGATTGCGTCCTCACAGCCGTTCTTCTCAGCCAACTTGAGCTCTGTTCCAACGAGGAGCCGAATGTGCCACGTACCCGAGCTGTACCGTGATTCACAGAAAGCATATTGAGACATTTTGGACAGAGAAGCGTTACAATGTGAAACGGACCAAAAAAGCACTCGATTTTTAGGCCTCGCAATTCGTAGTAACAGGTAACATGCAAAACACCAGCACTGCCTACGGTTCTGTTCTTGTCGGGCTTGAAGCTCGCTTAGTGAAAATCACAGCTACCGCGACGCCTAATAGTTCGCTGTGCATTGTTGGATTACCTGAAGCCGCAATGCGGGAAACTCGTTTGCGCGTCTGTGTGGTAGCTCATCCGCTCAACGTCAAAGTCGTCGTGCACGATCTCCCGGAAGGAGTGTCTACGGCTCCTCTAGATCTGGCAATCGCTGCCGCAATCATGCGAGCTTTAGGAACACCTGTTGCAGCTGATCCTGCAACAATTTTCGTGGGCGCGTTGGCACCTGACGGCGCAGTCCGTTCCGTGTCCGGAGTTCTCTGTCGGATCGACACGACACGCCCGATCGTTGTACCTTCTGAAAATGCTTGGGAAGCAGGTCTCGTACCCGGAGCAGAGTGTTACACGTTGCTAAACTTCCATCAATTGAGAGGTGAACTCGCCCGTATCCAACCGCACCAACTGTCAGATCACACTCGCGACGGGGCTGTGCGGGCCAGCCCACAATTTGAAGACCTTTCCGAGCCCTTGAAGATCGCCTATCAGGCGTGTGTTGGTCACAAACGTCTCTTGCTCGTCGGTCGCCCGGGAGTTGGTAAGACAATACTTGCTCGGGTTCTCGCGTCGAGCATGGAACCCCTCTCTCCTGAAGAGAGCTTGGAAGTCGCCAAGGTCTACAGCGTGTGTGGCCTAGCGAACGCTCTAACGAAACAACGACCGTTTCGAGCACCTCACCATACGGTCTCTGAAGCCGGCTTGGTCGGCGGGGGTGTTAATCCGCGGCCGGGTGAGGTCTCTCTCGCTCACCGAGGCGTTCTGTTCCTCGACGAAGTACTTGAATACACACTATCGCGGCTTACTAGCCTTGGTGGCGTTCTCCGGAGCCAGGAAGCCGTGTTTGCACGCTCAGGCGCCGTCGTCAGACTTCCAGCGGTACCCGCTGCGGTCATAGCCGCGTCGAACCCCTGCCCGTGCGGATATTTGGGTTCGGAGATCCGCTCGTGTCGCTGCTCTGAAGAGACGGTACGGAAGTACCAAAAACGTCTCGCTGAGTGTGCAGAAATTCTCGGTCTCCACATCGTCAACATAACATGAAACTACTGAAGATCATCGGATACCTGTTCTCGGCCTATGCGGCCTTCGTGTTGGTTCGTCAGGGGATCACCTATTTGCGTGCAGGTGTGATCACCGAAGCGGATCACCGAAGTTTCGAATCTGAGGCTGCCAAGCTGGTTGGCGGAGACACAACAGCGGCACGGTATGATCGAGCTGCCCGACAATTCGTCATTCACGTAGACCTCGAAAAGCCTGCGCAGTGGATCCCCAACGACTTCATGAGTCGCGTTGAGGCTTGTCGTGACCAGGCTACAAGCGACATCAAGAAACTGGCGGGTTACAAGGTGACGTGGAAGCACATCTACCGCAACCGGACGACGGACCAAACCCACGAACGTGTGGTCAGTCCGAAAGACTGTCTCGAAGTCCAGGACAACTTCGCTCGGCACACTTTCAGTCCACGCGACTTACAAGATCTTGAGCGGTTCGCTGCGTCAGAAATGGGACAACGCACGTCGAATGTGTCCGGCGACCCCCAACTTGAGTCAGTAATCACAGGCTCCAAGTTCGATAGCGCGACGCGGGCCTACCGCACAGAGATCACGTTCATTCGAAATGACCTTGATATCCGGCGTGGCGATACGCACACAGTCGCACCAGACGCTGTCTCGAGCACGCTCAACGATCTCTGTCGAGCCCCCATGTTCAAAGAGATTATCGAGCTTGGTGGCACCTTCCAGATGGATTACGTCATCGCGGATCGCCAGCAGAAACCGTTGTCGCAGTTCACAGTTCAATCTGAGCACTGTCCAAGGACCAGATGACGACTCCCCAGCAACTGGAAAAGCGAGCCGCGTTTCTGACTCACAAACACGGAATCCCATCACTCGGCGTCACAGGTTCTTACCACGACGCACCGCTCCGTCGGGTCGAATTTGTCTTACATGAGGGAGCTCACTGGATAACACTAGGTTACACGACGGTGCCATCCAGAGCCACACAGAAGACCTCGGAGCTGTTTGAGCGAATGACACCGACGACAGCGGACTCGTTGGAAATCGACACCGCTTTCGTAACCTATCTCGCAGGTTGTGCGCTCAATTTGTGGTACGATCCAATGCCCATCATCGATTCAGCCTGCCGAAATCTGGTATGCCACAACACCTTGGCTGCGACAGCGACCGGAAGTCGCGCAGTCGTCATTGAGGCCTGGAAAAGACAGGTCTTGAGCCGTACCGCTCGAAGACGCCTGCGTGACATGACAGTCCGCCTTGTGTTGTGGTTCTCTCCGAGGTCAAAGCCGCTCACCAAGCTACCGACCTGGATCGGCAGTACACCATTGTGGGCTGACGACCGCGCTGTGAAGCTACCGTTCTGGATGGATCCTAGTTAGTCTAGGGATCGGCAACTCCAGATGGTGCGCACGCGGCTCAGCAAGTTGGGCAGCTTTGTCGAGGTGAAGGGCGTAGACCTCCATGATCCGTGTGAACTCTTTACCTCGTATCTCACTGAGTTTCCAACGCACGTCTACGCCAGGCATTACGTACGTAGGCGCATCTTCGAAGTCAAAAGTGTCGCACACCACAATCATGTGGGTTGCACCTTTCCGAACGCCCTCGTCGAACCAACCACTGATGTCTTGGGTGCTCGCTGCCACAGTCCCTCACCTCAATTCCCAATCGATTTCTGATCCCTGCCTCGGAGGGCTCACAAGTCTCGTGTGTCGATCCACCACGAGATCAAAAACTGGACCATACGCTCTCGGTTGGGACCAGTTTTTATCTTGATAGTGCCGACGATCATAGGATCCGGAATCTGGGGTGGCGGACCGGGCGGAGCTATACCAATCTGTCCTGAACGCGCGGGCCCGCTTGGACAGCGTCTCGAACCTTCACGTAGAACGTGACGCGACGCTTCCCCAGATCTGCTTGGCGTTGCCAACCAGCGGTTCGAATCTTCATTTTCTTGGCTGTAGCCAAATTGGTTTGGGCCTCTTCAGCGCGAGCAGCCTCAGCCTGGATCTTGCGTTCTGCCCAAGCGAGCAGTTCGCTTTGTGCCTGTACCATCTCGCCGGGGTTCCGTGCGAGAACCACCACGTCTTCGGTGATCGCTAGTTCCGGAACACGGTCCTCCGTGTCGACTTCCGGTGTCGGCTCCGATGCTGCCGCGATGACGGGATCCTGGTGCTCCACCAGCGAAGAAGGGACATCCGGTGTTTCTGGTTCTGTGGCCATCCCCGCAAAATACCAGATCATGTTTCAGTCTTCAATGCCCAATCGGTCCGACCCCTACCGGAAAGCAAGTGATGTCGAAAATAAACGTTTTGATGGGCCGAATTGACCGACGAGACTACCAAATCTCGGTCATCGGTCTGGGCTACGTCGGGTTGCCCTTAGCGCTCGCCTTCTCGAAGAGAGGGTTCCCTGTTCTAGGCATCGACGTCGATCGACACAAAGTCGACAAGGTCAACCGACGAATATCGTACCTGAGCCACGTACCTAGCTCGCGGTTCGACGAATGTACGGCCCCCTTCAAAGCAACAACGGATTTTGAAGAGCTTCGCTTCGCGGACGCGATTCTGATTTGTGTACCGACGCCTTTGGATCATCACCAACAACCCGACATGCAATACGTCGAAGCGACCGTCGATGAAGTGAAAAGATGGTTGCGATCCGACCAACTCATTGTACTCGAGTCCACGACCTATCCCGGGACAACCGATGAGTTCATTCAACCGTTCTTGAGAAACCAAGACATACGCCTCGGACGCCCAACCAGCTTCTACCTCGCCTATTCTCCTGAACGCGAGGACCCCGGCAACACACAATTCTCGACGACCACGACGCCGAAACTTGTCGGAGGAGTTGATCCAGATTCAACTGAGCTCGCAGCACACCTCTACGGAACGATCGCTCCTGTAGTCCGCGTCGCAAATTCCCGAGTGGCCGAGGCTGCAAAACTCACTGAGAACATTTTCCGTGCGGTCAATATTGCGCTCGTCAACGAACTCAAAATCGTGTTCGACAAGATGGGGATCGATGTCTGGCAAGTGCTTGACGCGGCTGCAACTAAGCCGTTCGGCTTCATGCGCTTCAATCCGGGTCCCGGTTGGGGAGGGCACTGCATACCGGTCGATCCGTTCTACTTGAGCTGGAAAGCGAGAGCATACGGAGTAACGCCAAAATTCATCGAGCTTGCGGGCGAGATCAATATCCGCATGCACGAGTACGTTGTAGGAAAGCTCGTCGAGGGGCTCAACGCCCAAGGAAAGGCACTACGTGATGCCAAGGTGTTGATTCTCGGCGTCGCCTACAAGGCAAACGTGGACGATTGCCGGGAGAGCCCTGCCTTCCCGATCATGGCGATGATTGTGAAGTTGGGCGGGAGTGTCCGCTACCACGACCCTCTAGTCAGCCGTATCCCTCATCTCAGAGACTGGCCCGCCTTCGTTGGGGCTGAGTCAGACCCGCTTGACGAAGCCGTTCTCAGAGGCTCTGACGCGGTCCTTGTAGTGACGGCACACTCGGCTGTCGACTACGAGATGGTCGGTAAGTACGCCAGTCTCATCGTCGACAGCCGAGGGGTGTTCAAACCTGAGCAGACCTCGCAGCTTGTACGTGCCTGAACTCCCCATGCGGACAGTAGTGGCCCGTTTGTGGATTTAGGAACCCCCAATCGTCCTCAGACCGATCTGCCACACGAGGACCTGTTCGACAAAGCGTCCAACAACCTGTCTGTAGCAACGTAACCCGGTGAAACGTGTCGTGGCGCCACCGATTGACGTGCCCCGGAAGGAGCTTGCGGCCGATGATTTTGCGGTCTGGCATCAAACGCTCTTCGATGTACCCGCCAGTCAGTATGATGCTCGAACCCCACACCCAGCCGTGGTTGTGAAGTTCAGGATCGGCGTCCCCGCGAAAGAAGTAGTGTAAGTAGTAGCTGGTGCCAGTCGTGGGAGGGTCTTTGCGTCGCAAGTAAACACGCAGCAGGTAAGGATCCCGGGCTTCGCCTACTAGGAGGCCTTGGAACTTGAAGTGGCTCGTGAGAACGAGCCGCCACAACATGTTGGTCAACTTGCTGCCCGACCAACGATCTTGACGCGCGCGGCGTACCAAGACGTCCGAAACTTGTTCGAAGTCTAGACCGACCGACGAACTCAGGTCAGTGAACACTCCACGAATAACACCGATCAGTGCGAGTCGTACCGGATCTTGAGGCTGTCCCACAACCTCCGATAGCCTTGTATGTCCATCTTGGCGGCCTCAGCCAAGTTGGCCTTGAGCCAATTGTAGAACGGGGCAACGTCTCGTCGGCCCGCAGGATAGTACGAAGTGTCCTGATTGAATTTGTTGCCTTTGGGTCCTGTGATTTCCTGTCGATGTCGGACAGACCATTCGATCTGGGTTGCTCCGATGGCAAGTCCTGTACTGGTCTCGATTTGCACCGGCGTCGTGCCGCCTGGGTTGATGTCGACTCCTCGTTCGGTTGACTCGTGCAGATCGATTTCCCCTGGATGGTCGACGAGAATGTCTTGTATGAACCCCTTGATCTTGTCGTAGTCGGAGTGTTCCGGAAGTGCCTTGCTCATGCCATCCATCCACTGGTCGCGGTCACCTGGGTAGCGGTTGGACGGGAGAAGAATCATCGTACGGACTTTCTTCCCACGCTTGCCAGCGTTGGTGAGCTCCCAAACTCGGAACTGATCCCGGTAGCGGTGGATTCGGACATTGCCGACCTCAGTTTGTTGGCCAAGTTGGAGGCCTGAAGCTTTGAACCTTCGGACTACGTTGGACACAGCTGTCATGGCTCTTGATCCTCAGGATCCTCAGGATCCTCTGCGGTAGAGATCGGATTGACGGGTAATTGAAGGGCTTCGGCGCGAAGCACAAGGTACGAACGAGGCGCAACGATTCCGATTTTTACGGAACTACGGTGAAGCTCCGTAATTTCCAAGACGATGTCGTCTCCGATCAGGATTTTCTGGCCCTTGCGCCTTGAGATAATCAACATACATTCACCATCAGTGAAACAAAAGAGGACTAGTTGACCTCGATCCAGTGCTCTCGGATCCCCTGAATAAGGTCCGGGCCTGACACACCATTGCTCATAGCGGCAACGAGCAACGCCACGAAGAATTTGAAGAGCGGATCCCTATCAAGTTCCGCCCTCTGTCCGTCAGGCAGCTTCGCAGCTATTGGATCAAGATTCGGCGACCCGTAGGCTTGTTTGAAGTCGTCATAACAGCGCTCGAGAAGCCGAGCCCCTTCGTCGGCTGAAAGAGGCTGCGCAGTCCAGACTTGAAGGGATTCAAGGATCCCTTCCGGCTCCAAGTTTGCCGCGATTGTCCAACACTCAATCATTGCCAAAGAGACCTTAGGCGCCACCTGCAAGATGTCCTGGCACACCCGTATGGGATTTTCACGGAACGACTTTTGAAAAGAGGCTGCGTCACGTAAGTCCATTGGCGTTCTCGACTTTCACTTGTGATGGGACTTGTCCAGGGAACCAAAAACTGGGTGGCGACACGTCCCATTCGAGACGATCTGGTGTCTCGCCAACGACCTGAAAACCGAAACGCAAGAGACCCTCCGCGAAGCGCTTGGTCTGAACGTTCTCGACATAAATCCCCAGATTTGGGTAGCGCTGTTTCAGGTGCTCGAACAGAGTTGTGAAGGCACCACTGCCCGGCTTGGTTGCATTCAAGTTTGCGAGATCGATTGCGTCGTGCCACTCACCGCGGATGTACCTGCTTGAAACCCGCACGTAGAGCGCATCAAAGCCCGGAAAGTCGACGTACGCGTTTCTCGACAGGAGCCGTCCGTTGACTCTCCGGCCTTTGTGCCAGTAGAGGGAGAGGAACTTGTCGAGTTTCACGACACTGTCTGACTGCGGACAACTTCGGCTTCGTCCGCAGTAGCGTGCATACTTGGGACAACTTGACGGAAGTCGTCACAGATTGCAACAGGCCGGTAGTCGGAGGTGAATACGTGCCCGTCGACCAATTTCGCCAAAGTCACGGCCTCTAGCAAAACGAGGCCGGTGCGCTCAAACTTGCCACTTTCCAACATCACTAGGTAGGTCATGTTGTTTACTACGAATCCAGAGGCCTCGGAATCGAGTACTTTCTTGACACATACGGGCGTCGATGCGAAATGGGTCAAACGCATGGCTTACGATCCTCACAAACGATCTGCCGAGTGTCCTGATTCAGACGCGACGACTGAAAAGGCGATAGAGGTGGAATTCGCGATCCCTACGTTGTTGACACAAGACCAACAACGTAGGCTTCTCGACCTCTTGGACGAGATCGTCCGGAGCCCCTGGAACCAACCCGAAGAAGGAGTTCATTGGGTCAGCGGCACAGGATCAAAACCCGTCTGGTCCCAGGCTGACGCAACTTTCCTTGGCAAACCCGCAAATCCCGATGCACCATTGTCAGGAGAGCCTGAATTTCAAGATGATGTGTTGCACGTTTGCACAACGGCACGAGGCTTCATGAGCCCAAAAGAACGAGAACGCGAGTTTCGAAAACGCAAGTCAGTTCGTCTTTGTGTCGAGTGCAATGAACCACAATTTGAGACTCCCTCAGGCGTCACGTGCAAAAATGGCCACGGCGGTGTAGGTAGCGTTGAGAAATGACGAGTCAAGAACAGCTAGCACTTTGGGTCGAAGGTACACCAGTTCACCGCGGTAAAAAAGAGAACCCTGACAATGAATGCTGCCCAGACTTTTCGTGCTGCAAACCCGATCTGTTGCAACCCAAACCGGTCAGAGAGGCTTACGTCGCAGCCGACGAAGCGACTCGAATGAAGCTCCTAGGCACATTCCTGCAAGCAGCTCTTAGCGTCCTCGCACCCGACAAATCGGTCTACGTAGCCGCGGGCGAGCCAACTGAGCCCAACTGAGGAGAGGTGAACGACATGAACCCCCAACTTGGTCAGAACCTCACTCTGACGGTTTCGGTATTCGTTTTAGGGTTAGCTATCTGCACCATCTTTGTAGTCGTCACCAAAGACCGCAAGCACAGAGCTCTCATGCGTCGCATGGAGCTATACCGAGAGTGGATAGAGACCGTGCCGACTATGGCCGAACCCGAACGCACACAAGGGCGGCAGCACATTGAACGGATCTTGACTTCAGGTCGCGATGACGATTTTCGAGGTCCTTGGGAAAACCGAGCATGATACCCCCTCTTCAGGCATTTCCGCCAGGCTGAGTTCCTCGAAGCGGTTGGGCTGGGAAAACCGTTTGAAAGATCTCGACAGCCTCCGTCGAGAGCGGCATGATCGGTATGGCAAATCCACGATCAAGAAGAGTTGATATTAGCCTGAGAAATGTTTCTGGACTTCTTCCCAAAGTAGCCTGACTCAATAGTTTGGTCAGATCGCGGTCGCTTGCTTGAGTCTGGGTGGTTGTGACAAAATCCGCCCACTCTTTGAGCAGGACTTCTTCGACAGCTCCAGGCACGTATGCAACTGTGATGTTGAACTCTTTGTCTTGGGTCTTGAGCTGAAATACGAGACAGTCAGGTCCGGCGTTTACGACGTAGCGAAGCCCGACGAACATGTCCTCAGGCTCGAATCCAAGCCGCCGGAACAGCTGGTGGACCCCCCAAAGCTCGCGGAGGTACGGTTTTCGATAGAGCTTTGACTTGGCGTGTTTCATGTCCGCTGTTAAAGGACACCAGGCTTAAGGAGGCTTGCCGAGAAACTGTGCACAGATTGGATCCGTGCTCTTATTTCTGGGCTGTGATCTAGTACGCTCGCGAGAGCTTCCGCGATGGCACGTGGCCGTGTCTCAGGAGGCAGCCCAGCGCTAAAAGCGATAGTCCGATAGAGCCCTTTCAACGCTTCTATCTCTGAGACGAGTTGCGCTTCACGCTTGTTCATCGGCTTCCAGTCCGAGAACGCAATTCAGGTACGGAGGAACTTTGGAATCAGCCCAACGCGTCTTCAATTCCTGCACCGTCAAACGACCGTCGTAGTAAGCCTTGACGTCATCCTTCGGACCGGTGGCGTGCATCAACTTGTAGTTGTGGCCGTCGACAATGATGTGGATCCAAATCCTCGCCATACCGTGACCAGGCTGACCAGACAGCTGGTATTCCTCGTACTCCGTCGCGTGTGTTTCAATGTTCATGATCTGCCCTTCCTTCAGTCACAAAGCCTCAGCGATTTCACGGAGCTTGTCGGCCTTGTCCTTCGGGCTGCGTTTTTCACATACTTGCCAATACAAGATGGATCCGTTGCACAAACGCTCCGCTGTTTGACGGACTTGTGATGGAACGCGACCAGCTCCGAACACGTGCTCTAGTATACCCCACAACGTGCGCTGCAACACTACGGCTGTTTCGTTGAGCTGTTGTATTGAGACACTTTCCCCATTTTCGATTAGTCTCTCGACTGCATTCACCGCCTTCAAAATCTTCTTGCGATAATTCGGATTGTAAGGAATTGTGCGGACAGCCTGCGCTAGACGCTCCACTTCCTCTTGTGTGACGTCCTCCGGCAGCTTGAACGAAATGCGGAGATCTGGTCTTAGCCAGAACTTGTGTAGGATCTCGCCAGTGCCGGGTTTGACGGCGTCTGCAACCGGTTCTGTGGACACGACTTTCAATTCTTCCTCTGACATTTACGACACCTCCAGAAGCTCACCCAGAAAACTGTTCAGCCTTCCGGGGTTCGTGTAACCACGTGCCATACGGACCGTTCCGTAGGCGTACCAGTGAGCGCGAGGATCTAAGTCCTCCGCTTTTGCGCGAGCTGCCGGGACGGCGTCTAATGCACGTTGATGTTTTTTGAAAGGACCAAGAAGCAGCCCCGTCCGCGTCCCGTCAACGACGCTCACGTAATAAGGGCCCGGCCTGGCGTCGGCCTTTTGGACGCGCCCTGTCGTCGGCGGATGTGTGTAACACAAGATCCGTTTCGACATCACTTCCTGCCTCTGACTACGAGTTTGTAAATCTCGACACATTTCGGACCGACGTGACGACTCGCTAGATGGTGGGCGGTGATTCGTGTCTCGAGATCCCAACCGCCAACCGCATTGGGCTTTTTCGATCCATTGGGTTGCACATGACCGCAAAGACTTGAAGTATCGATTCCGCCGCTGAACTTCAACCCGATTTTCGGGCTCACCTGACGAATGTGCCAACGACTGGATGAGCTCGCTAAAGAACCCTCACAGAAGGAGTATTCGGGAGTTTTGGGCTTGAATAGGGAAACCATGCCCCTATTCTACGTTTCCTGCGGACCAGCAATTGAATCTGTTTTGACACTGTGCCCCGAATTGACAAAAAACGTGCCGCTTGTTAGCGTGGTTGTCTACTGGGAACTGAAGGGCTGGAGCGCGAGGCAAGGACAAAGCCGGTGACCAAGATTTGCGAGATCGACCAAACCGAGTGGGAGGCGTGGGTAGCTGGGCGCCCGCCAGAAGTGAGAAATCTCTGTCGGACATTTCCTCCTGACCGTCTTTATCGGATGAAGTCCGGTCACCGGGTGACGATTTGTAGTTATTCAGAAAACGGGACAATGATGGTGGATGTGCGGGGTGAATACAACAAAATCACATTCGAGCGAACTGTCTTTGGCGTGAAGCCAGAGGACCTCGAAGAGTGTGAGCTTCCTGGAGAAGGGGAAGAACTCGGCGCAATGCTCACAGAGCCAAAAGAAATCGAAAACCTCCTTGACGGGATGCGTGAACACATGAAAGATCAACAATGAGTGTGGACGTTGTAGTAATGAATCGAGAAACCGCCGCAGTCGTCAATCTGGATATTGGTCGCCTAGACTCTGCACAGATTCGTCACGTTGACGGGCGCGGCTACGTCAACGTGACAGGTCTCGGTGTTGAGGGAAGAGTTGGTCTTTTGAAGTACTTAGATGGACATGACTGGACGGTTCGGATGGAAACGACGCACGTACCAGATTTGTATCTGCGTGACGTGTCCGCGGACCCGCCACAACCTTCTGTGTTTTGGTTGCTGGAACGCCAAACAGCACGGAATCGCTTGCTCTAGTATTTGTTCTCGCGACCAACCTCACGCGGGAACAGCTTCGTAACTTGAAGCGGACCCGCCACAACCTTCTGTGTTTTGGTTGCTGGAACGCCGGCTTGGAGGGCCATCAGGCAGCAGATTTGACAATCCGTGAATCGGGATAACACTTAGTTGATGTTATTTAAGTACCCGTCTCTGGTTTCAGTTGTCCTGCTCCTAGCCTGTAGCGATCACCAAGATTCGGTTGGACCTGTTGGCCGTGTCACACAGGCTGTAAGTTACGTTTCTGATTCACTAAATTGCGGTGCCAGCGGCTACCAATGTAAAGGCGGTCGCACCTGTCAGACTGGCCATTGTACCCCGGTTTGGATCCCCATGTCGACCGTCGGCGCACCCGCGCCTCGGTTTGCCGCAGCTGCAACAGCCTACGAAGGGAAGTACCTGGTTGCAGGTGGCTGCACGAGTTACGACCTAAATGCGCCGGCAGAAATTACGGCGTCAATTTACGATCCCGCGACTGATACGTGGTCTGAATTTCCGTCGTTCGACATTGAAGACAGGCGTAATCTGTCCGTGTTGTTTACGGTTCCGGACGGACTGTATTCTCTCGGCGGTGAAACACAATGCCGGCATGCCGGCATCTCCTCCTATCATACACTGGTGAAGTACGACCCGATTGGTTTGAAATGGGACCGACTCCCGTACGAAGAAGACACCATCAACGCAGGCTACAACAAGTCGATTACTGTCATTCCAGGGACCAATGAGATTTTTATCTATGGTGGTGGAGGAGGCAATGGTCCGGCCTGGTGGTATGCAGATCGCGGAAGTTTCCCTCTTCTCGAAGACACATGGCTGAGCTGGACACATCCCGGTTGCCCACTTTCCGGATGCATACGCGGAGGGGCTTTTACGACCTTCTACGACGCAGGCTTCATCCGTGTCATGGGAGGAGATCCTACCTACGGAACAGCGCCCGCAGGTTTGTCATTCGAACTTGCAACCAGCACTTGGTCAAACTGGACGGTACCAGCCGGGACCCCGGACTTCCAAAACGACTTTTCAAACTACTCCAACACAGCTCCGACGGGTGTCGACACCGGCACGCGACTCATGTACGTCTCGGAGACGGGGAACGTCGCCATTTACGATCGCGCCTTAGGCACGTGGTCGACGGATGTTACCGCGCCGCCTAGCGGCTTCTGTGCGGGCGGATCAGCCGCTTACGTGGACGGTGAACTCGTCGTGTACTCCGGAAGCTGTGACGGCGTTCTAGCGTCCGTTGGTGCGCGCTATCAGGCGCCAGCTCCGGGATTGGCGTTCACACCAACGGTGTCAGTTACAAGCACAAGTACGACATTCACTGTCGGAGAGGTGACCCGACTCGTCACCTTCAATGATCCATTTGGGATCGATGAGACTGAAGTCACGGCTGCGCAATACCAGGAATGTGTCACGGCTTCTTCTTGCACGGCTGCTGCGACCGGTGGCGCATGCACAAGCGGAGTCTCGGGTCTTGAACAACACCCAATCAACTGTGTCACTTACGCACAGTCCGGGGCTTACTGCTCTTGGGCCGGTAAGCGACTGCCGACCCAGCAAGAGTGGGAATACGCCGCTAGGCACAACGACCCGACCACCCACAAGTACCCTTGGGGCAACAGCACGGCGGATTACAACACGAAGTGCAACTTCTCCGTCACAACCGACGGCTACGTCGCCACAGCCCCAGTAGGCAGCTTCCCTGCTGGAAACAGCGCCCTTGGCCTCCAAGACATGGCGGGCAACGTCTGGGAGTGGACCTCGAGCCCAGCCTGCTTCAACGAAACCGGGGATTGTACGAATTGCCCGGCCGGTGGTTGTGCAAGTGCTTGCGACGTTTGCGGCAGCCCAGATCGTGTCTTCAAAGGCGGAGGTTTCACACACGCGCTTGCCTACACGCGTTCGGCATTTCGCTCTTACAACGACCCAAGCTACTCGACAGACATCCTCGGTTTTCGTTGCGCCAAGAACACCGTTGTTCCCTAGTGACAGGAACTGTCTCACAATTTGAGGAGCTGATCCCGTGTGAGGTTCGTCGCGAGGACAAATACTAACTCAAACGACTCCCTACCATTTGAACTTGTGACGATTCCAGCAGCACGGGCGAATTTGGTAGCACCTTCACAAATCTCGACTTCTGCCCAAAGGTCGACGTCATTGCGAACTTCGTAGCGCAACGCCCGTCCGATCTCTTTTTGATCCGCAGTGGAGTACACAGGGACTTGTCCCGATGTTGTGGCAAGCGCTGGTAAGGCAGACGCTGGCAGCGCGTCGCTGGCGCTGAGGATGTTGATCCACATGCTACACGCCCTCGTCAACGATGAGGTTGAGGACCCGTCCCTTTACGTAGATGCTCTTCTTGACGGTCTTGTCCCAGACGCAGTGGCTATCTTCGATCGAGAAAAAAGCCTTCAAGACGCGTGAAGTAGTCTTGACTGTCGTGTTGCTGAGTCCTGGATTGACGAAATCTCTAGTGATAGTGACAGAGAGAACCCGGTCACCATCTTCTAGGATGTCTCCTGCGTTCAGGGCTTCGAGAGTCTCTGCGGTCATGACGTCGCGGATACGAGGCCCCCTGATCCTTACGGCTTCGAAGTGGACTTCCCTTTCAAGTTCTGTACGCGTGTGATTTCCTCAGCCGTATGTGGCGTCCCGCCTGCGTTGATCCCCAGGTACAGATCGAGTACTTCGTCGCGAGTCTCCAAGGAACAAACGCGCCATTTGAAAGTGTGAGACAACGTGCGAAGCTTACCTGTGAATTCCTTGTAACGATGACCAAAGACCCTGAGGTCGTTTCGCAAGAATTTACGTACTGCTTCGAGTCGTTGCTTGCCGTCAACAATGGTATACGGTCCTCGGTAATCCCGGCCCCAACCAGGGCAGTTGAAGGTGAGATTCCTTCCGACTTCGCCGCCTCGTAAGGCGTACTCGACGTAGGCGACTTGTTGCGCTTCCGTCCAAACATGCGCACGCTGGAAGTCCGGCTCAAGATCAAGAGGGGCCACCCTCTCTTCAGTCTGGTGCTGGATGTGTTCCTCGAGGTAAGTCCAAAAGACGTCGATTTCGTAATGCGCGTGCGGAAATTGGGGGATGTCGTTGAAGTCCATTCCCTTTTCACTTGCGGCTTGCGGCTTGTTGGTCATTTGCAGCCTACTACGAATCCGGGTGCCTAAAAATCGAGGGTTGTTTCGGGACTGCGACAGATTGCTCTTTTCTGGTTTCCTTCAATTCCCAATATACTACAACACCACACCACATCACAAAAATGTCCACCGCTCACCCAGTTCGCTCGTGCACAGTATGCATGCTTCGTGGTAAGAATACACTAGCGAAATACGTTGCATCTGGAGAGGGCCTGAGACCCCTGCAATGGTACGAATGTGAAGACCACGGGGAAGGTGATCACGAGGAAGCTGGTGGGGGGCGTCGAGCCTCTCGTGAACCGATTGAAGCTTGGTTCGATCGTGTGTTGCCTAAAGAAACAAGCGTAGAAGAATTGATCGACAAGTCCTCGTTGGGGGATCCCGAAGCCAAACGAATCCGGTCCACTGCAAACCCGGATCTCGTCAACAAAGTTTTGAAACGGACTGACGAGATCTCATCACGAGGAAGCAACAAATCATGAACCGGCGGAACTTCTTCCTAGCAGCCTCGGGTCTCTTCTTGTCAGTTGAGACGGACATTCATCGCGCTTACTCGTTCCTCCGGCCGCCTGAAAGACCGCGACACGTCGGCGCCTTTTGGGTGACTTCGAAAGACGGCCTTGAGCTAGAAGTCGGGATAGACGAGGCTGTTAAAACGAGATTTTGGAAAGGTGACCGGACCGGCGTGATCATTGTAAAGTACGTTCGGGAAGATCCTTCAGATCTTGCGTGCCGGGCTGAACGCTCCCGACTGGTTGCGTGGGAGATTGTTAACGGGTAGTTGGTACTGAGATGAAATTGCGTCCTACTATAATTGCAATTATTGCAACAACGGTTGTTGCAATACCATTCGGTTTTCTTGGCGTCTTCGTCCGACGACAGAGCACAGAACTGGAAGCACTCCGTACCGAGACCCAAACACTCCAACGCACACTTGCGGCACAAGCTGTGCCTCAAGCTACAATATCTAAACAAGCTGCGCTCCCCCCGGCGGACATCCTAGGCGTCAAGCTTGGAATGGAAGTCACAGAAGCCATAGCGACTTTGAGACGTCAAGGCTTTCTAATCACAGGTGACACGACAACCCGTGTCGTAGCCCACGTCTATCCTGACGACGACGACTGGCCTCTGAAGGATTCCGTTGTCTCGGATCTGGTTGTGGATTTGAACACGAACCTGCGAGTTGTTTCCAAGATCTTCTTTCACAAATCATACAAGTCGCTCGTACCGCTCGAAGAGTTCCAAGCTGCTATGACTAAGCAGTACGGTAAACCGACGTGGGAAGGTGCCGGTACCTACGCTATCGGGGGCTTCCTTAACCTGAAGTGGCTTTACCCGTCCGACGGATCTGACTGCTTAAAAGGAACGGCTTGGCCGTCAACTGAATGGCCGCCCTCTCTCCCCGAGACTTGTGCATTTGCACTGACGGTCAACGCCTCGGTGGACACAGGGACTAAGTCCCACAACAAATTCGTGACCAGTTTTGCGTTGCGGCTCGGTGACCCCAAGGGTTAGACTAGGAAGCCCACGATGGCATTCGTCGCACACAGTGTTGTCGGTCTAGGACCTGACGACGTCCCATACCTCCGCTGCCCTAATACCCACAGGCCGGTTGCGGCGGAATGTGATCATGAAAACTACTGGCGTTGCACTGGCTGCGGTCATGGAGTGGACATACTCCTCGAAAAGTACGGACCACTCGCGCTCAAGAAGGGGCAAAAACCTGTTACGGACGCGTTGGGACACTACGTGATTGGTCTCACAGGGGGAACTTCACCTCGTCTGTCTCTCCATTGTCATAAAGCTTCAACGAAAAGAACGCTTGTCTACTATAGGGGCGAGGGCGTGTATATCTGTGGCTGTTGCAACGCGGATGTGACGGCCCTCCGCTCCGAGTACAAACAGCGAATTGAAGAGACCCAACAACCGTTGAAAGAGGAGGCCAAAATGGAGGAGTCCAACGTAGAAGCTGAGCCACAAGATCCGTACGTGGTGCATCGCAAGAAGCCAGAGACTGTAACTAAGGAGCAAGAAGGATCCGCAGTTGTGGCTCTCGGAAAAAACGATCCCATACAATGTCCCCAATGCGGCGTTAAGGCGTCTCGCTTGGCCTACGAACCTACGGTCAGTGGCTTTGTCTCACGGCTGCTCTGCCCCTATTGCGGGAAGCCTATCGAGGAACACCAGTGATGACGTCCATGAAGATCACAGTACACGTCGACGACTTTGGACAACTTGTCGTTGCGGCTCAACGTGTTGTTGATGCCGTTAGAGACTTCCAAAAGCTCGTTGGCTGCAAAGAAGCTCAAGGCTTTGAGCTGGCCTACCGTATGGTAGGGACGGCAGCACCACGTGTTGTGAGTGTTAAGAAATCGAAACCGCCTAAACAAGTTAAACCAACAAAAATCACATTGCACGATCGCATGGTCGAGGCGCTGCAACGAAATGAAAATGCTCAAACAGCGCGGGAAATCATGCAAGAGGTCCTTAAGACCGGGCCTGTGTCCGCGACCAATCCGAAAAACTACATCAGCTTCCTGCTCTCGAAACGAGAAGACCTCTTCGAGAAGATCTCACACGGAAAATATCGACTGGTACCGAAACTGGCGAACGGGTCCAACCCAAAACCTCCACGAAGCGTCCAACCAGTACCGGAACTGAGCCAATCAAAGGTGTTCGAAGGTAAACCAGCCCTCCTACAAGCGATGGCAGAGGCGCTCAGCGTGAGATCTCTTCGTTATCCCAGCGAACTCATAAAGCAGCTTCAGGCCTCGAAGACACACAGTCTCCGACCGATTGATGAGGAACAGATCAAAGCACTACTCAAAGATCCAAGTCTCTTCACCCGGGACAAAAACAAGCGATGGCATCCCTTCGCTCGAACAGGCAAGTAGCTGTGGCCTTGTGACACACCACATGACTTACGAAGCATGCGTCGGTGTTGCGAAGCTCCAAAGCGTGCTCATCTACCGTCACCACGATGGCCTAGATTCTGCCCGAAAGTTTTCAGGCGATCGGTCCCGCGGCACTGGCGGCTGGAACTACCAACACGGGAGCACGCATTTCGAGGAACCTGAGAGGTGGCGGATCCCCACGACGGTCAGCGATTTGGAGCTTTGCCAAAAGAGCCCCGGGTGTGAGATGTCATGAGTGACCTGAAGCGTCGAGAGCTGTTCGAGAGAAAAGAAACGATACTGAAACTCCTCCTCGACGAGGTACTTCAAGGTCTCAAACTTTTAGGGTTAACGTCGGAAGCCCCGTACAAGCTTGTAGGCTTCATCGCTGATCTTGCCGACAATGATCAGGGGGCGAAATTCGGAAAAGCTTTGATGGAGAAAATGATCCACTACGATCCTGTCCAGGGAACGGAACATTGTACGACCATGAGGGATTCTCGAGAGCCGAGCCTTTTGCGAGGATACGTCTACGGCTCATATGACAGCGTCATCAGGCCTTTCTCGCCTGGGATAGCAGATCAGCTAGGTAGTAGAAAACAAGGGGAACTGCCTGTTGTTGTGTTTGCTGGGGACGGTGCTTCTTTGTTTTCCCTCAGACACGACGCTGTCAAGTACGTGCCGGTCGTCGAGCTCATTCCCTAAGCCCACAGAACCCGCGGAAAGCAAGTCCTGTGACGAGTGGCCAGCTGAGAGCAAGAGTCGTTGAGCTGGCTATCATGCACAGCAAGACGAGTATCGAGCCTGTTACTGCGGTGATTTGGATCCGAAAGAGGGACACGACCCAAATCTCGTTGGTCGAGATTTGCCCCACAGCACGCTCAGGTCCCTACTCCGCTCAGTTCCATGCGGGAATTTATTTCGACTTTCCGCTATCCATCTACATTGGTTCCCGTAGTCAGCTTGAACGCTATAGAGTCCTTGATCCAAAATTGGTGCCAGACATTATCGAAGGGGACATCGTTCTCGATCAATACGGAGAGGCCAGAAAGTTGATCGGCGACCTTCTCACGCCGCTTGTCGAGACAGAGCACGACAAATTAGCGAGAGAGCTTGGTGGTGTGAAGAGGGACCAGGCATGGTTCTGGGTACGCCAGCTTAGTGCCGATGAGATGAAACGCCTTTACGAAGCCCTGTGCAGAGATTTGGGACGCGCCCCCCTACCTGTTCACGGGTTCATACAAGTTGGATCTGCGGACTTGGACACGAAGCTCCAAGCTCTGGTCACAGAGTGGTGGGACGAATGTGAGGAGACTTCTCGCGATTCGCTTGTACGACTCGCACGGAAAGCTTACCAGCTTGGGTGCATCGAAAAGGAAGGTTGAGTGGAAATTCGAATGCCGACACCTGAAGAGGCCGCCAAGGAGGTGTCAGATATTTGCACACGGCCATGGCCGCCCAACAATCTGTTGTGCGTTAAGACCGTCCCAGCCCGGTCCTTCGTTCTCAGTGGGAATGAGCCTTGGCCGAAGGAAATTCGTTTCGGGCACATCCGTCGCATGGGCAACACGATCTTGCCAACGGTCTATACCGACCAAGGCGGTGTCTGCTATGAATCTCTCGAGGCGATGGTCCAAGCTGGTTGGTACGTGGACTGACAGAAGGAAATACATGTCGCGTAATATCCCTATCTGTCTGTACTTGTTGATCACAACAAGTTGTGCGGCAGCCTCCAAATCATGCACTGAAAGTGACGACGCAAGCAAAGATTCCCAGGCGTTGGGGGCCATCCAGGTGAGGCGCTCTGCGTCGTTGAAGTGACGATGCGAAAACTTCCAAAGGAAGAGCATGAGCAAAGCAATTCCAGTCAAAGTCGCTAGAGGTATTGCGATCGAGTCAGATCTGACTCACGTTGTCGTGATCGGATTCGACGAACGCGAGAACATGTTTCAAGCCGCAACCTTTGGTTTGCGCGATAAGCGCGACAAAGAGAACGCCGCTGCCATGGGCGACTACCTCATGAGCATAGTGGGCGCAGACCTCGCGCAAGGAAAATCATTTGAGGACTTCAGACCAAGCAGCCCTATCGGCAAGGAGGAGCTGATTCACAAACTCGCGCAAGCAGTGATGAGCCATCCGTATCGCCATTTGGTTTATGAGGGTTTACGAAAAGAGTACCAAGACGCCCAACTTCAAGCGACTCTGGAGCTGAAGCTAAGAACCGCGTACGAGGCCGGCTACGCCGGTGGTGTCGCACAAGTAGCGGCCGACGTTGTGGCCGCAGGTCCCTGAAAGATCCTATGGCTATCCTCGACGGCAAGCCTGTAGACGACGACGTGATTGATCCTGCGAAGCACAGGTTCATTGGACTATTCCGGTATCCACGACCCCCGACAAGTTCGGGCTACATCGTATGCTCTTGTGGAACCACCCTCCAATACTTACAGGAAGGTCACGAGCACTGGCAAAGAGGTCACTTCGACTCACCGCAGTACGAGACTAGGTCGATGAAAATCGAGACACGTCACAAGGAAGCTCCGACGTGTCTACACGACAACGAGCCACTCCGCTACATCGGCTACTTGTGGAGCTGTCAAGACGAGCCAGCTCACGAGCTTTACACGTGTGCTCAGTGTCAGCGCAACTACCAGTTCCTGGTTCCACAACCAGTCGTTACACAACCAAATACCTCTCCGGATCCTTTGATGCCCGTCCGTGAGTTGTGACCTCTGTTGCCAACGTTGTCGCCAGATACAAGTTGGCCAATACTAAGAAGTGGCCTGACGGCCGACTTCGCGCAAAACTCGGTGACAAAGTTTACCAAATGGCACCTGGACCATTTGGCACAGCATCCACGGTCAACGGGGTTGTCTTTTTGTCCCGAGGTCAGGTCTCGTGACTAACTGGTGGGTTAAGGGTTGATGTCCTCCGCAGCCAACGTTGTTCGTCGATACACGACTCGCAAGATCGCTACCAAGCTTCGTCTAGGACCGGGCCGCAAGGACGAGAGAGCGTCGGAGTCCCTTGCCAAGATTCGACTCAAATCACGAAATCGTGGTGACCTCGAATCCGCGATCATCTCTGCTGGCTACCACGCCAAGAAGCTCAAGCAAACGATGTACGTCTACCAAGGGAATTCGTACATGCACACAATTTGGCAAGTCTCGGAGAGACCTGGACACTACTTGAACCCTGTCAACAACACGGGAGAGCAAGTTGTGTCTGTCACTACTGACCTTACAGTCACATTCTACGACGTGGTTCGGACTGACGAGTAATCAGCGCTTTCAAATACACACGAGTTGATCGATTACTTCCTTGGCGTCGATCTCACCACGCCAATGACGCAAAAGAACGTTTCGATTTCGGTTGATGAACTTGACAACCTGTCTTTTGACGTTGCCAGGTAACGTACCCAAGACTTGAGGCGGACTCGTCAGCCGTACTGACACTGCATCCTTCAACCCCTCGGTTGTGATCTTCTCCCCAAGTACAACTTTGATTCTGGGACCGTGTTGGGCGTCTGCTCCTGCAAACTCTCCCGCAGAGATCCAAATAACGGCGCCTACGACACCTGTGGTCGAAGGTCGAAGGTTGGACATTGCTTCGACGCAAAATCCTGCTGCCTTCTGTTTCTGAAAGTGCGCAGCTACTCGTTTGGCGGAGGTCACGTGACGAGTATATCAGATCTGAGAGTACGCTGTACGAAGCCTGCGACACGCTGAATCCCCTGGCTTGACCGCCTGCCGGCAAACGTCTGGACGCTTCGCGTAGACAGAACATCGAACGCTCTTGAGTACCGTCCCCTTCAGGGCGACACAAGCGGTGACCTCGTGCCCCTTTAAGGGACCCGCCTTCTGTTCGCGCACCACAGCCCGTAGGGCTCCGTAGAGAGGCCTCCCGTCGATTGCTCTGGAGAAGGCCTCCAAAGGCCCTGGGTAGAGCACGTGGAGCCGTACGAACCGCTTTTCAAGCCTCTTCTCGTCCTCTCTCAACATCTGACGGTTTCAAGATTCTACTCTTACTTGTGAGCTTTCTTTCATCCCTCTGGAATACTGCGTAAGTACGATTCACGGCCCAAGCTCAGGAACAAGAGCAGCGCGAGCAGCTCCTCACCTGAAGGCACGTCCCAATCGTGTGTGCAGTAGGGCTGATTCTCATCCAAGTCAAACAAGGTCCTTCCCCCGAACATTTTGAGCTCGGGGGGGTTGGTCCTGGACGTCAACATGTAACGGTGCCCTGTGTCGGTGATACAACACCGCCACCGATGATTCCTAGCAACACCAGTACTTGATAAAAATTCACAGCTTAGCCCCTCCGATTCGTGAGAGATAATCGACGTGATCTAGTGTCTCTTCGACTTGCCGACCAGTCAATGACCACGGCTCGTTTTGTGGAAGCCGCGCGATGCAGGCCCATTTGAACGATTGGTGCAGTTGCACAGCACGTACATCATCCTTGAGGTAGTCGGCGAGAATGGCCAGAGCAAGTTGTGCTGGTCCGGATCCTCCATACCCCCACTCGAAACCTGTCGGGCTGTGATTGACAAGATCGAGACGCAATGGCAATGAGCTTCCGTCAACTCGTCTCACTTGACACGTCTGATCTTCGTCACGTGTGCCGGTGTACAGGCAGCCCTCAGCCATTCTCTTGCGCACCCCTGCCGCGAACTCTTCTGGGAAACCCCCAACTTCTTCTTCCATTACCCTTCAACTCCAATCAACTCGATCCCTACCACGGTCTTGACCACAGCTGGTGATCGATTTCGCCGTCGTCAGAGACTTCGAACCCGTGCGCCTTCAGCCACGGATCGTCAAATTCAACTTCCCCAGATCTTTTCTTGTACTTGTAGGGGATCCGAGCTGCCTTGAGATAAACTCGAACGTCGTCACTAAAAGGTGGAGGTTTACCTGTGATGGTGGCGACTAGACCGCGGATCTGTCCCTTGAGACCGACCAGGAACTCGCCATTGCACTGATTGAGCTGCTGACACCTTGCGACGATCAAGGCCTTGACGTCTTCCTCGCTCATCATGTGCGCCCTGCTTTCCCTCGGTTCCTGTTTCAGATTACACCGCTATGCGGGCCGGGGATCTCTTCACAGTACACCAGCTCTTGCCAACCTGTCAAATCGCGTAGTAGCGTCGGAGCGATGGAAACCAAAAAGAAGGCGCCTCGAAAATGGGCCGAACCGCGCTTCAGAGGCTTCGGAGAGACCGAATTAAGTGAAACCGATCTCGAGATGCATTACCCTGAGTACCAACTACAAATGTTGGACTTGAGGAAGGCACTCTTCATCGCAGCAAGCCAGGCTATGCTTACGCGTACCGCCGGGGTAGGTCCTTCTTCTGTGTCTCTAAAAGCAGCAAAAGCTGCACATGAATACGCCCAGACGGCGACTAAATTTTGGAGTGAGCAGGAGTACGACGACCGTGACTGACAGAATTCGAACCCTGACCGTCGTACTCGATGCCGACTATCGAGATGACGATCTCGAATCACTCCTCACAGCAATCAAGATGGTTCGAGGTGTCGATGATGTTCAATTTGGTGAAGTCGTCAATTACAAGGACTGGATAGCCCGTCGTGCAGTGAAGACTGAACTCCAGCACGAACTGCTCAAAGCAATCAACGGCGTGTTCGAAGAAAAGGCTTGGATAGCCCGTCGTGCAGTGAAGACTGAACTCCAGCACGAACTGCTCAAAGCAATCAACGGCGTGTTCGAAGAAAAGGCTCGAAGCTTGTGAGCAAGCCAACAACCGTGCTCCTCGACTACGAGCTGCCTTGCTTGGCTGAAATCCTCGCTTGGGAACATGCTCCCAAATTCATACTCACGATCTGGGTAAAACCTAACGTCCGAGAGTTGGTCTACCGTGGGGCTCCGCACACCTGCGTGACGATGACGCCAGAAGAAGTCGTGAACTCTCCGACGTGGACCGTGTTCATCTCGCCCGATTTCGACTTGGTCAGGTCTTGGCACAAATCGGTTGCGTGGCCAAGATATCGGCCTCCATCAAATGGCATTTGGCTCCGCCCCGAAGGCCCTGAGATTGACACTTGGCCCAATTGCATCAATGCGCCAAGCTTTGATGTTCGATTGAAGTCTCGACTGCTGCACGAGCTCGAGGTACGAGATAAGCTGTGACGTGGTAGTGATTAGACCGATTGGGAATTGAAGACGAAAACATGTCCATCGAAAGAGGTCTATTTCATTTCGCGAAGCATCAGGACCTGACGTTTGGCGAAGCTCTCGAAGCCTTGAAGGCAGGCCAACTAGTCAGGCGTCCATCTTTCAATAGTGGTTCGCACCTCTACCTCGAAGACAGCTTGTCGGTGAAAATCCGGGCAGGTGCCTACAAGGGCACAACTCGCTCCTACGAGCTTTTCATCGCCCTTTGCCAAGCTCGTTCTGGAAAACACTACAACTCGTTCACAAACGAGTGGGTCCCCTACCGGGATAAACATCAACCGGGTTGGACTCCGTCTCAAGCCGACATGCTAGCTACCGATTGGCTCGTGGTCCTACCGACGCCCGTTCCTGAGAGCAAACCAGAGAAGCCACGCAAGAAGGGCCGTCAAATATTTCCGAAGGCCCATTACGCTCATCTGAAGAAGCTGTCACGTACGCGTGCGAAGGCATCCAAGAAGCGGATGCCGACAAGTTCCCGTCGACCAGGGTGAAAGTGCCCCGACCTGTCTGTCCGGTTCGTCTCTCCGTGGAGACTATTGCCCACGTCGACCGTATCGTTGCGAAATTGAGACGACAGAATCACGACCTTGAAGTGAACCGTTCGAAGGTTCTTCGGGTTGTCATTCTTCAGGGGATTGTGGATCTTGAGGTAACACGACGCGATCGATCCCGATCGCGAAACCGATCCCGGGCGGAGCTACAGATTCCACACCAACATTTTTTGGGTCCTGGGACTCCTCTGAGTTCCCGTTCCCGCCGTTCGAGCTAAGACCTGTGTCCTGGACTTCACTTCCACGCCATCGCGCTCTGTCGTCGACTTGACGCGCTCTGTCGTCGGACTCCCGTTTACGATCCAGCTTACGAGATCGTTCTATGTTTGCTCGTGAGAGGCGGAAGAATTCGAGAAGCTCTTCATACGTTCGAACACGAAAGGTGCACCCATCAGGCGGAGGGAAAACGATTTCGTAAACAGGTCGATTTCCTTCCCGCTTGTTTTGGTATTCGACGAGCTCGTCGACACTGAGTGTGACCGTCGTGTCCGGCAAGTTAGACAAGGTCATAGTAGGCATGCCCGTCATGCTAACTGGAGATCAACACAGATCAAGCATGATTTGGCTCCGACCACTTTATAGTCAAACTGTCGCGTCTTGGGACGGTGACCCATCAGACCTCACTGAGGAGGAGATCGAAATCAATGCCGTCTTCTTCATCGTCAGGTTTTGAAGTACCCGGCTTCGGCGGCATGGGAGCATTTTGGAGAAGATCCTGAGCTTCCACTGTTGCCACAGCCGCGTGGCGCTTCTTTCTGTGCTCCGCCAGCTTGGCTTCTACAACAACTTCTGACGCTCTCCGTCCAGTCTTCCGCGTTCCCTTCCGCGCTTCGACTACTTGCCGGATGGCCTCTGTGGCAGGGGCGCGTGTTTGCCACATGCTTTCGAGTCCGACCTTGACGGCCGCGTTCACTATCGTAGTCCGCGTCGCTGCGGGATACTCACCTTCCAGCAATGAAAGCAGACTCTCAGACTCCTTTGACAAGTGAACTGGTACGACTTTCTGTGGCATCTTTCGACTCAACACCATACCGCCTAGCGTGGAACGAAACTTTGTAACCGTCGGTGGTGGCAACTTCGAATCGACGACGTTGTACATGTCGAACACATTCACGGAACGCGTGATCGTTTTCTCTGCAACTGTCATCCAAAGTATCGATGTCGTCGAGAAGTCGGAACAGGTAGCCCGCTACGGCTTCCCATTCTTCCGGAGTCTTAACCGTACTCGCTACGAGGCGTGTGTCGGCGGTGTCTTCGTTGCGTGACATGGTTTCAACTTCCACGTAATCACGCTCACCTGAGATTGCAAGCATTGTGAAACATTCAGCTAAAACCGTGCTCTCAGCCTTGCGTAGCGGTCCCTTTCCCGAGCCATCCCACGCGTGGCTCTACGAAGTTCGCAATGCCAGAGGCCGAAGCCAGAGACATTGGAACACCATCCTTGGTCAATCCCAGTTTTTCCGCCAAGGCTAGGCGCTCACACAAGAGGTCTCTACGTTCTGGTCTCGTAAGATCTCCTAGCTCAAAAGATCCTTTTCCCATACCAATGGTCGTTGGGAGACCTGCCACACCGTAGTTCTTCATACCCGCGAGCCAAGCTCCAACACATTTCAATTTGCGAGCTAGGGCGTACTCCCATCCGAGAAAATCTGTCTCGTCAGTGAGCTTGTCGTTGGGAGGTGTCCTGCTGGCAAAAACATGTCCCATCTCGTGGATGACTTCGGCTGCGTCAGACACAGTCCGGACGAACCAAGGATCACAAACGATAACACGTCTCTTCCACAAACAACCAAGCCCTGCATTGAATGGTGCGGGACTAAAGTCGTCAAGGCCTTCGTAGTTGAAATCATCAGGGGCGTCGACCCCTGTCTTGACTCCTCCGTAGAAGCCAAGCTTTGAGATCACGACGTCTCCGCCCCACCTACGTGCCTGGCGTTGGAGCCGGTGTATCAAGTCTTCGCTGGGGGTCACAGCTACAGTTTAGCACAGTGAAGCGTGCAGCTGGGTATTCAGGATTGTCAAGACAAAGCAAAATGTCTAAGATGGGATCCGCGAAATGTCTGGTGACCTGCTACACGACGCGAACAACCGAATTGTTACGGCCACCTTGAAGCTCGAGTTGTATTTGCTCGAGAACGATGGCAAAGGCATTGGCCGGGAAAACGTGCTCGAGGTTGTGTCGATTTTGAGGGGGCCGCAACAGCACGTGTGGGTTGCAGAAGTCGCGAACGGGGCCCAAGTCTGCATTCACTGCGATGAGCGTTGGCTCGAGGGCTCTATGCCAACCACGCCGTGCAAGGTGTCAGCGTGACAGGTCAGACAGTCACAGGTCAGACAGTCACAGGTGTCCCAATGGTGGGGTTTTCGGGTACCGAGGAGGCTTCCTCTGCCGGGAAGGGGAGTGCCTGGTTCCAGGGCGCGAGGAACGCAGGCTGCCAATCACGTTTGACGAGCTTCGTGCCAAGTGGCAGTTGCTCTAACGACAGGTCAGATGTTGATCGTGAAAGCCAGCGACGCCAGTTGAGTCCCAGTACCGTCAAACCCACGCCACGTAACGTCTAAGCTCGAACCCCCCGAGTCTTCGATCTGCATGGTCCCGAACTGGTTTGTTCCGGTGAACACCCCGGAGCTGTACGTTGCGCCACCGTAACTGCCCGGGCTCACAATGTCGAGCGGAGCCGCTTGAAACGTACGGATCGGCTCTCCGCCTCCGGAAAGGAAATCGTGATGACTTCCGTCGTCGATGCCGAGGAAGTGTCCATCAGCAGAAAGCACGATTACTCTACCGGAACAGTTGGCATTGATATGGCTGACGAGTTCAGCTCGCTCTGTCGTAAAACCGCCCCAATGATCTGCGCCAGCCGTCGCAACTCCCCCGAACACGCGAGGGCATACCCACACGATCAAGTATCCAGAGGAATTTGACAACAGATTTTTGAACCACGTTTTCTGCGCAGACCCCAACATGCTCTTGGAAGAATTGTCAGTGGCCGAGTCGAGGCTAGCAGCAGAGCGTTGATCGGTGAGAACAAATCTTACGCGACCTACGTCGAACGTTTGGTAGATTGACGTGCCCTCAACAAGAGGATAGTGCGGCACGCGAACACGATACGTTGCACAAGAAGCTACTTTGCTCGGTGAGCTGGCGTCGCTGTTGTTCGGGCCGTAGTCGTGATCGTCCCACATGGATGCCGTGGGCACGTTACTGAACAGTTCGGCTTGTCGTGGTTGAGACAAGATCTCGTCGTAAGCCGCGTTGAACAAAGCTGGATCGTTAACGGCAATGTTGTTGTAATGTGAATCTCCGAGATGCAAGAACAGTAGCGGATCCAGTTCTCGGATCGTGTCGAATACTACTGCGTTGGATGCTTTGAGAGCGTCGCCTGCGAAAGCCACCGTGAACGAGGCATTGCCGGACGGTGCAGTGCGGAAGCCACCCGTAGGACCTTCTATGGCCTCCTCGTCTATCTGCACTTCGTAAGTGTACTCTGTGTCCGCATCGAGCCCTGTGATCGCAAACTTAGCGGCTTCGTCGTGGACGACATCAACCGGATCCGTGTACACAGTGCCACCAGGACCAGTGACAGCCAAACGCACGGCACTAGCGGCGTACGTGAGCTTCACCACCACCGTTGCACCAGCTTCAGTGAGTGCCCCTACCCAGAGCGACTTCACTGTCGGAACCAAGAGACCAAATTCCTCACCCAACGTATCGTTGTAGGAGTCCAGGATCTGTTCGTCCGTTAGCGCAATGCCGTCGATCTCGATTCCGAATACGTCTGGCGCGACAGTACCAGCATAGTTGATGGACAGTTGCCCAGCAGTGGACCCTGTCGAAGCAACCAAGACTCCAGACGGAGGACCGTACGGAATTCCGTTCACAAAGAACTGGACGACGACACCGCCAGCAACAGCGCGTCGACGCATTACCACGTGGAAAGGCACGTCAAACGCAGGCAATCCGCGTTGTAGAGGACCGGCAGAGAAGTACGCGTCTAAACCCGCATCATGCTCACCGAGGTAGGTGAGAGTGTTCTGACTTGTCAACCTGATCGCCCAAATGACATTCGTCGGATCAGACTCCCCGACTCCTTGAAAGGCGCAAACCCAGACGTTGGTTGGTACTCCACGAAGGATGAGCAGCAGTTGTACAGTGATGTCCCCGTAGAGGCGCAAAGAGGCGTCGGAAACACCGTTTCTGTTCACCACGCCAGAGGGCGACATTCCGATGGTGTTTTCGTAGACCTGACGAAAAATCGTGGTCGGCCCTGTCAGATTTAACCCGTTGCCAGAGGCATCGAGTAGGCTTTCGCAGTCGAAACGCGCCAGTGGGTTGTGTCGGTTATCGAACTTGTGTAGTCGCATGAAGGTTCCCTTCGTCCTTGGATGGCGAATAAATTGAAAAAAGGAACCCTTGCGTTTCGATATGTAGTGAGGCATTGTGGAACACTCAGACGACTCTGTTCTTGTTTTCCCAGGTACGACCTTTGTTGAGTGTCGTGGCGGATGCGGATGGCATGTACCGTTGATGTCAGATGATCCAAGAGTTCAAACCGGCATCCTTTGTCACGAGTGCAACCCGGAGACTCGGGGAAAGACGTTGATGAAATGTGACTGCGACGGGTGCAATTACGGCAAGACACACACGGGGGTCTGGACGAACCGCGAACGAAACTGAACATCAAACGAGAGCCGAAGCAGTCCGGTGTTGTAGCTCAGCGAACCCAATCAGGCAGACAGAACACTACAAGAAGCAGAATCGTGACAAGCGACTAAAGGCCGTCTAGCCCGTGTCGGGGAAACAAACCTATCTCCGCAAAGCCCCTGAGACGTACAAGTGGCAATCCACGGACTGATGCTCCTCAGGACATCGACAAAACCACGCTTGCGACGAGTACGATTTGACCGTACGGGAGACCGCGAGGATCTTTTACGCGTTGGGTATGTCGCCCAAAATAGCCCTCGAGTAAAACATGAAAGCAGCTTCCGTCAGATGTTGAGAGATGAGATCGAACGCCTTGCTCGGGAAACGGCGAACCCGGATTGGGGTTGTGAAAATGAGTCGTCGATCGCAAAAGCTGATTGGGAGTGGGCGACTTCCTTCCTCGCTCAAGCGACTGCCCGTGGTTTGCCTGAACCGACGGTAGCTCCGTGCGGGGACGGCTCAGTTCACCTGACTTGGTTTCGGCAACGCGATCGCATCGTGATCGAGCACAAAGGTCAACTGACGTTCTTTTCCTCAGCGGTAGGGGAGACCTACGATACTGGCCCCTTGTCGTCTGACGAGATTGCCTTGGACTGCGTTGTCAACTTCATGTTATAGTGAGGAGACAATGTCGACCCCGAGACCGCTCCAGTGGCGTCGGCGCC